TTTATAAAATATTTTTATTAAATTAATTTTTCTTTTTTAAAATTTATATTCCAGATAGAGAAATCTATCTGGAATTATTTTTTTTTTGATAAACTTTAAATGATTAAATATTAACTTTATTTAAAAACTTTAAACTTAGCAGGTAATGAAAATCAATCTTTTTAAACAAATTGTGAACAAAAAGTACGAAAAATATTGATTTCTACTTTATATATAACTTAAAATTAAGTGTATGGAATATAAATATAAACTACATACATGATTATTTCTCCTAAATTTTATTAGTTTCGTTGTAAAGTAATCCTTAAATAATATCCCTAGAGGTTAATCGCCTCTAGGGATATTATTTTGTTTATCTATTAGAATTATGAATTACTAATGCAAAATATAATTTAACAGCTCTTTCATAAGAATTCTTTGTAGCCAATCTAGATCTACGTCTTACATATGCAGTACCAGATTCAGATAACCATTCTTCTATTATAGCTTTTAATCGTACTATCTCTTTCTGTTTTGCGTTTGGTTTCGGAGCAATAGTAAATGTAATAAAATTAATATCTGTAAGATCATTTTTTCCAGTCTCATAATATAATGCTATCATTATAGATATCAATTCTTTCATAGTAATAATATTATCTTTATTATTTACTATAGATTCTATAACGGCCTTGCATTCAGAAGGAGTAATATCAGTATTAGAACACATAGAGCATAATTTATATTCTACTCCATATGAATTTATATGATTAATAGTTGCTTCAGTAGCTTTACTAATTCTAAGTGTATCACTATCTGCAAGATGAAAATCATCAGCATCAAATGAATCTGACTGATAAGTGATATAAGAATCTTTATTATCATATACTTTATAATATTCAGTAGCTATATTCTTAATAAAAGATCCTATTCTAGAATAAAGCTGTTGAATAAGATATACAAGGTCTTCATCAGTATATGATTTAAATTTATCTTTATATGCATCAAGCCATGTACATCCTACAGACTTTACAGCACCAATTACATTTCCTTTTGTTTTAAGATCAAATTTATTAGTAAGCTGATTATTTACTACATATTCCATTATATGCCTTACAGGAACAACAAGAGGATATGATCTATAATGAAGAGAAGGATAAAACTTGCCAGAAAATGATAAATACAACATAGCAAGCTCAGCATCCTTGGGTTGCTTCTCTAGAATGAAATAACGAATTATGCATTCCTGAAGTATCGTAAATTCGTGCTTTGCAGCAAGGGGTGTAAAATGATCAAGGTTTCCATAATAAGTTTCTTTAATAGCTTCAGTAACTTTTTCTTTAGGAATTTTTACAGCTTTAAATAAATTATCCATCTCAATTTCAGAACAGATTATTCTATCACAAGGTAATGTATCATAAAGAGCTTCTGCTCTTTTAGACATAAAATCATTTATAGCAGATTTATATGCATTCTTTATAGAAGAAGATTTCATAGCTTCTTCTACCAAAGGATAAAGTTTATCTTTTATAGCAGTAGTATCTGCTTTATAACTTATTTTCATAGTAGCCTCCAATTTTATGATGTTTTATAAAAATGTTGAAGAATAAAAAATAAAGGAAAAATAAAAAAAATAGAGGGGCCGAAGCCCCTCTATGTATTGGTTATGAAATCAAACATCGAGGATGTTGAACTTCATAACCAGCTTCAGTGCCTTATAAGCACAGAAGATCATAGTGGGGATTCCTGCCCCACAAAGCAAAGTAAGCGGCATTGACTGCTCATTATATACATAAGCAGTCAACCCTATGAATAAAATCATCCCGATAATTGTTATCGAGATAACCAGGGGCGCTAAAGCTCGTCGGGCTTTAGCATTCATGCGAGCTTCTTTAAGAAGCTTTCTTTCTTCAGCAGCTTTACGCTGCTGCTGCAGCATTTTCTTGTTTCTTTCAGATCTTGCATTAATCTGAGCAAGTCTGATCCTTTCAGAATCCTCATGATTCTTCTTGTCGATAAGGCGAATGAATTCATCGCCTTCCTGGTACCCCGTAATGGCAGCATCGTCAAAATCGATAAACGTTTTGTAATCCATGGCTTTCATTTTTTATTTTCTCCTTTAATTAAAAGTATAATAGTATATAGGACGATACTATTATACTGTAATATTTTGATACAAATTGGCATTGTATCACATTTATAATATACAATTATTAGATCAGTATATTACGGATTGTAATCCAAGTATATAATTTGAATATGCATACTCAGATGGTTTAAAATCCATAAATGATTCTACTACAATTTTTCCATGATCTCCCATCATGGAAAATTTCTCCTCTTTATTATCTTTAAACCATCTATTCAGATCCTTAAATGGATCATTCGGGTTTAATGCTATAGACATGCCCAACCAATCACAAAGCATTTCCATTAATGCTACTGGATCTGTATCTATAGTAGAATGGAATTCTACAAAGTATTCAGGATGATGCCTATTAGTTTTATAATGATGAGCCCAAGCCTTTTTAAAGTTAGCTTTTACGAGTTCAGGATCTGATTCTTTAGCTTCTGCTTCTGTAGGATAGAATCTAGCTCTATAAGCATCAAATTCATCATGATAATATTTACTCATATCATGTACATGAATAGCATCTAATATTTTCTTGATAAACATCTTCTTTGCTGGTCCATATTTATTGGCATAATTATTGAAGAAATCGAATGCTAAATAGAATGCTTTCTCCACATTATTTCTATGATCATCTATATATTTCTTATACATAAAATTTGCTGTGCTAATATCTTTACAAATAGTTTCTTTAGACATGATAAATACATCCTTTCAAAACATATAATGCCAATAGATAAATTCTATTGGCATTATTAAATTACTTTACTATTTCTACTGTGCAGTTCAAAATCTTATTTCCACGTGTCTGAATGATCTTATTACCGGCACTTATGGAACTACCTAATTCCAAATCTGCGATTTTAATAATTTCCTTACCACCTACACTGTTAACGTGTATTAAATCGTTTTCATTACCGCTTACTACACTAACAATTTTATCTCCAGATGATAATTTAATAAGATTAGAACCAGATTTTCCTCTTGCAGTATTAGAAATTCCTCCAAGTACACTAATGCGATTCATTCTACCAGATTCTGTTATCACTACTATATCTGTGCATCCATTATAGATAACGCATATACCATCTACATAGTCTACATTAGACATAGCTTTAGATCCTTTGGTATTTCTCTTAAGATAAGGAATATCATTTACATTGATAACTATAGCTTTTCTATCAGAATAAATTACTGTATTGAAATTACTATGAGCTATTACAATATCTTTAACGAAATCACCTTTATCTACTTTAGCATAAATAATACCAGAAGGCGGAACTGTTATAAAATCATCAAGATCCATTCTCTTTACAAGTCCAGAGTTTGTAAGAGTTATAAGATAATGCTTATTATTATAAGCACCCTTACCTGCAAAATTCTTAACGACAGATTCAGGGATAATCGTTGTTATATTTGCTGTAAGAGACTTAATCAAGAATCTTATATCTGTTCCTCCAGACGATTTATCAGAGAAAGGAATCTTATGAACAGGAAGCTTAAATACTTTACCCACTTCATCAAATATAAGGAGACTATCTGTATTATCTATCATGATAATCTTCTTAGTTACTCCATTCTTAGAAATAGGAAGATTAGAACCAGATGGAACTTTCATTACAAAGTTCTTATCTGTAATACCAAGAATCATTTCTCCCTTAGGAATATCCGAATCTGTATTAGCAGATATAATAGGACAAGTTCTAGGCTTTCCATATTTTGCTTTGATAGCTAATAATTCTTCTCGAATATCATTTTCTATCATCTTCTCATTCATAGCATGAGACATAATATTCTGACGTTCAATTTCAAATTCTTTAGCTTCGGACTTATACTTTTCAAGATAACCATATGAAAGTTTCTTTAAGTCTGAATTAATAATATACTGAGCTTGAAGATCAGTTATACCAAGTTTCTTAATAAGATACTCAATAAGAAAATTATCATCAACGGTCTTCTGTTTCTTAATTATATTGATAATATTATCAATCTCACCAGATTCGAGTACTCTTATATATGCTTCACGTTCATGAATCTTAGTCTGAACCGCCTGAAGCATATTAGTATATACTCTGAATTTAGTAAGTTTTCTAAAATCAATAAAGCTAAGAAGATAAGAACGATAAGACATTCTAAGCGGTTTTAATCCATCAAGTGTTTCGAGATTAATTCTATTCATTTGCTCAAGAGAAGTATTCTTATAAATTACATCTTTTACATAATTAGGATCACTACCAGGCTTAAGAAGTATTACATATCTCATATTATCCACAGTAGATTCATCAAACATATTTTCTATCTGGATAAGTTTCTTTTTCTTAATAAGATCTTCTATCTTATCTACTATTCCATCAAGAAATGTAAGATTAGGACAACTCTTTATAATAAGTGCAGTCTTACCCTTATATTGCTCTATATCGATTTTTCCTCTAACTCTATAATGTCCAAACCCAAGATTACATATCTTTTCAAAATCTGTATTAAAGATTTCACAAGGCATACAATGATCAGGAACGAGGCATATTCTAGCATTAGGATTATCCATAAGTGCAAGAGTAGCATCTATTACTTCATTAATATTATGACTAGGAATCTCAGCTCTAAGACCAAGTCCAATTCCAAATGATCCATTAATAAGAAGTAACGGAACTTTTACAGGAAGATAATCGGGTTCAGTAGTAGCTTCATTATAAGTAGGAGACCAATCTACTGCTTCAGGAGAATCCATAATTTCTCCAAGTATATTTTCGATTGCAAACTTAGACAAACGGCATTCTGTATAACGAGAAGCAGCTTCTTTATCTCCTTGGAAGGTGCCAAAGTTTCCTCCACCATCTATAAGAGGTATATTTGTTTCAAACCAGTTAGCTAAAGGCTTTATAGTGCCGTATATTGCAGAGTTATGCACAGATATAAACTCATCGCCATGAGTATCTACAGGTATGAGCATATTTTCTGTACCATTTACTGTAAAGTCATACATAGGTATTTCTTCAGAAATATTTGTAATATCAACATTTTTTACAGTAGCAGGATAGTTTGATTCAAAAATTCTATCATAAGATAAAAGTTTTGTTCCTTTAACAATATCTTTTGCCTGAATATACTTCAGTTTAGGAGTCATGAATGGATGATTTGATGTACAAACAATACATGCTCCATTAGTTAAAGATATATGATAAAGTTCCTTAGTCCATTGACCTATTCTGAAATTCGTAGCAACAGCAGGAACCACTTTTCCAGTATTAGGATCAATAGATAATATATCAAGTTTTTGCACATTATTTTTATACAACTCTTCAATTGTATAAATTTTATTATCTAGTCCGTAAATCTTAGTAGAGCCATGTAAACAATCTGAATGCGGGTGGTAATATTTCATTACATCACCTACAACTGCTGCTGACTTAACTCTACTTGTAATGGCTTTAGTATTCTTATACATAGCCCAAATTATTCGTCTTTGCACGGGTTTAAGCCCGTCTCTATAATCTGAAAGAACTCGTCTATATAAGATATATATACCATATCTTTTATAGTCTTGCTCAAATTGTTTATTTACTTCATTTGATAAAATCTTTTCAGCCATTTTAAATTAACCTCCATAAATTTATTAAGCTGTTTACAAAAATATAATATGCAATCATATTACTATATAAAAAATAATTCCAGAGGATCAAAACGATCCTCTGGAATTAATTATTGATATTCAATCTATGGAATTAAGTGAATTTACTAATATGTACTATGATATTTAAAAATTTATTTAATTATGCATCCATTGCATTAACAATTTCAAACTTATTAACAGAAAGAACAGTGCCTTCCTTATTAGTTCTAAATCTCGGTACAAGAACCATATCCTTAAGCTCTTCAGCAATATGCATATTCTTACCAAAGAACATCAGATTTGCATTCTTACCATCAAGATCGATAGACTTAATAACAGCTACATCAACAGTTCCCTTTGCATCCGGAATGCCAAAAGCTTTATTCTTTGCCATAGAAACAGAAATATTAATAAGTCCAAAGATATCAAAGTCTACAAGCTTATTAATAAGATCCATTGCAGAATCATAGTTGTAATCATTTCCCTTGAAATCCTTACCAGAAACTACAAGCGGGATCGATGCATTAGCAACTTTAGGTGTGAAATTCTTCTTCTGATTGTTATTAGTGTACGGCATTTTAATATAAACTCCTTAAATATAAAAATAAATTTATTTAGTTTGATCGTAAAGGATCAACTTAATATTTCGTTAATAAATAAATTACTTATTAATATTTACCAATTTTATTTTTTCATATTCTTCTTTAGATATTTCTTTATATCCATAATAATCATCATTATCATGATCATCTTTTATAAAATATCTACCAATTTCTATTCTTTCATTAGTAGGTTCTTTAATAGCATAATCAACAAATATTACATAATCAGAATCTTTAGCATCTAGAGTTAATAATATTTCTTCATAACAAACTCTATATCTAGCATTAGGATAATAGGGCAATGTAATCGGATACATTTCATCTATTATAGCATTTAATAATGCAAATGAATGTGGAACTTCACTATCATCATTTTTCATAATACCATAAGTTCTATATATATCACGATATTGTACTCTACCATCTTTATAAATTCTTTTAGTTAAAGCCGAAAATCTAATAGAACTATATGCATCATAATTAAATTTATCAATAGTATAATCATATTTCCATTCATCAGTTTCTTTAATAGGAGAAAGCGGTTTTCTATCTATTAATTGATTTAGTATTGTTTTTGTGTCCTGTATAGAAAAGAGGGTATGATCATCAGCATATAATGCTTTAATAGCTTTTAGAGCAGATTCGTAGCATCCTTTAATATATTTAAAGTCAATGTTTTCATCATCATCATAAGATTTTTCTAATTCATTTATTTTATATGCTACTTCATTAGTTGCCCATTCTAAAGTATTCATGATAAAATTTCTCCTTTATAAATAATAAATTTTATTTAAAAATTTTAGAATATATAAAAAAATAAAATGGGGTGGGTTAGTCCCCATTTTATTTTACCGGCTGTTAAGCCTTGAGTCTGTCGATTGCCCGATCGCAGATGTCCTTGAGAACCTCATCATCGCTCTTGGCCTCAAGCTCTTCATAGATCTTAATGAAGAATGCCTTATTATATCTTAAGGTATTCTGCTCATTATTTAATACAGCGGTAAGATGCTCGATCGCATCATTAGCATCGTGGTTATCGACATAGTTTTTAAGATCGAACATGATGGCCTTATCGTGCTCAATAGCCTTATTCGATCTCCATGCGTTGATATAAGGAATTGCTTCTCTTCCAACTATAGCAACCCTTTCTTCGTCAGTATTATCATCATTGAGCTCATTGATGCGGCTCATGATAGGATCCTTGCGGAGCTCAAGAATCGGTCTTGCAATGCTCACGAAGAGCTTTGCAATCTTATTTCCGAACTCAGCAACAATTTCCATGAAAAGATCCTTGAGATTCCATGATACCACGTACTCTTCATTGTCCTTCTTCAAGACGCAGGTATAGGCCTTGTGGTCAGCCATATATCTTGCCTCCATGTTCCGCTTGATCATGTTGAAGGTTTCGGTCATATCTTCAGAATCCTTAGATGCGATCTCTTTGGCGAATACGTTAATCGGTTCGAAGATATTTTCAACCATCGCTAATTCATTGCTGTTGAGCCTGATTTCAATTTTCATTTTTTATTTCTCCTTTTTCTTCATATACCTAAAGTATATGCATATTAGTGTACTTGTATTTTATACATCTAATATGGTATTCTAGTAACGTAGGGTATTTGCTAAATGAAACTACTGTATCCATATATAGTCAGTATATGGAGAGATGTATTTTTATTATACATCTTCTTTATTTCATAATTATATTATATAAATAAAATAATAGAATATTGCAAAATAGATAAAGATATAGAGATAAAAAATAAAAGGGATGAGTAATACTCATCCCTTTATTCTTACTCAATATCTACCTTACTTATTACAGTATCTCTTAATAAAGAAGCCATAGAGTTATCTATATGCCTAAGATTTTCTATTTCTTCTTTAGCACTTTCCATAGTATATCTTATAAGAGTTCTATCACCATCTGGACGTAATGCAGATACTCCAAGCTGTTCAGGGTTCTGCTCACCTAATCCTTTATATCTTGTTAATCCAGGAGGCATCATCTCATTAAACTTGCTCATAAGATTATATATAGAAAGCTTTTCTCCATCTACCAAATAATATAGATCTGTATTGTTCTTAATCAAATCTATAATATCAGTGCAGACATTAATAAGCTTACTATTAATAAATACATACTGATATTTAGAATTGACTAATCCTTCTATACATATAACTCCATTATTCTCATAAACTTTAATAAATCTATAAAGCTTAGTAAGATAAGTAGAGAATTTCTTTATACTAAAAGTAGATTTAAATGAATAAGAGATATTAGTTGCTACAGAATTCTGACTAATCGGAATAGCTTCATCCGAAATATTATCTTCATCATCAGATTCTGCAGGCTTAATATCATCTACTATCTTAGTTTCTTTAGTACTAGTTGTCTTTTTAGTAGATTTAGTTGCTGCTACTTTCTTTTTTGCTAATTTTACTTTTGCAGCCATTGCAGTAACTACTTCACTTGTTCCTATATTAATATAATTACAGAGATAATAGAATATATTCTCAAGTAAGTCAGGATCTACTGCAAATGTATTTGCTGCAACTTCAATCTTTTCTTTGTAATCAATATTCTTAAAGAATAATGCTGTGACTTCACTATTAGAAAGCTTACGTCCATTCATATCTGTAAGAGTATGTGTCTTTGCAAAGAGAGATTGAATATATTTTGTAAAATCAAGTTTTGTAGTAAAGTATTTATTACCAGATCTATCCTTAACTCCAAAGAGTGGAGGAACAGCTCTATATACTTTACCAGCACTAATAAGCTGTGGCATATACATAATAAAGAATCTTAATAGAAGCGTATCAATGTGGGAACCCATTTATGGGAGTCATATAAGCTCGTTAAACTTATACCGTTTCATTATTGAAACTGCTATACATTATTTATTCTGTATAGATTAGACTATATCTCATTCTTTTTAGTTTATATAAACTAATGAAGATCTCTCAGTTTCCATCCACTTGGATGTACTCTACTCAGTTACTCACAGAAATTTATTCTGTTACCTTTTCGATAGTCGTTGAACCCTTCCTAAGAATTTCTCCTAGGCTCGGCTACTGATTGCCATAATATATTTTTATATATTAAAGTTCCCTGTAATTAAGAGAGGATTATTTTCATAGTATTTCTACTAAGCCGGACAGTCCCACTTGTTTATCCGGATCTGCATCTGCTAAGAATATTATCTTATCAAACTTTACTTTATCAAGATCAAAGTTCTTACCATATCCACCACCAATTATTGTTATAATAGAAGAGATTTCCTGATTTGAAAGGAATTTTGCTTTGCTTTCTTTAAAAGCATTGGGAATTTTTCCACGAATCATTTATTGTTTTCTTTGTTCACATAGTTCGCTACACTATGCAGTTCTCTTATGAACTTCTCTAGTATTTCTCTAGATGATCAGACTATATCACAATCCATATAAAATATTTTATATGGATTCCTTTTATTTCGGACTCGCTTGAACCCTACTCTACTCAGTTATTCACAGAAGATTATTCTGTTATCCTTTCGATAGTCGTTGAACATTTCTTAAAGTTTCCTTTAAGTTTAGTTGCTGATTATGCATTATTAGTGATACTTAGAGTTTCCTCATATATTATCTCATAACTTGTTTCTGACTTTCGTCTCCATATATGGCATATGAGCTTTAGCAACTTCCAGCATTAAAAAGGTTTTCTATCACCGTTACCGATAATAGCCCCATTCGTTCTAGGGAATATTCCTTGGCAGGATGCATCTCTACTATTCTTTGCTGAACCTAGTGCTGAATCACCCTCAACTATAATAAGTTCATTATTCTTATTACTAGAAGGAGACACATATTTCTTTGGCTTACCAGAGAGAGCACTAGCTTCATAATTATTTGATAGCTTTATCTTGCTATCATCAGACTTCATTCTTATTTCTGCTACTTCTTTTATACACTTGCAAACTTTCTGTAAGTCTCCAGGAGAAGTCTTAGACCAATTATCCAAAGAAGTTAATGTAAGATTTTTTACATATCCATACATATCTTCATTAGATAATATACCTTTAAACTGTCCTGCAAATATAGGATTTAAATGTGCTGCTGCAACAATAGCTTTTAAGCCAGTTTTGATATCTGTATTAATTACAGATATCTTTGATTTTTCTCCAAGATATATCTTATTCATATAATTCCTGAAGAACTGACAAAGCCCATCAATAAATCCATTTACATGAGTACCATCAGTTGTAGGTGTATAGTTTGCATAACTTACAATATCTTCAGATGCTGTAAGATCAGAAGCATCATAAGTAAATGCAATTTCTGCTTTCATTGTACCAGTATCATCTTTAAAATGAACTGGAGTTATAAGAGGAGTTTTGGTTCTCATAAATAGAGAAACCATAATACCATCAGTATTAACTAACTCTTCCTGATACTTTATATCACCCTGCTTATTAATTCCTTTAAATGTGATCTTATCACCTATATCTGTCAGAGGATATACTTTAAGAATAAGATCAAGTACATCTTCACAAGTGAGAGTAATCTCGCCAAGAACAGATACATCAGGAGCCATATAAACAGTTGTACCCTGTCTGCCAGGAGGACAAGGAATATCTTGTTCTTCTTTAGTAGCAGGAACGCCATAATCAAATCTTAAATATTTTGCTTTACCTAATACATAAGAATATATTTCAAATTTACTAGATAAAGCCATTGCTACACCAGAACCTACACCATGCACACCTGAAGTGTACTGATATAATTCCTTAGTATAGTTTGAACTAGTATGCTGTGTAGCATATATTTCAAATATCTTTCCATGAGGAATACCACGGCCATCATCGCTAATGATAGCACTCTGATCTCTCTCATCAAATATCACAGAAACATTTTTTGCAGGAGATTCCTTTCTAATTAACTCATCAACCGAGTTCTGAAAGATCTCTCTAATACAAGCTTTCCATCCAGGATTACCAGTTGAACCAATATACATACCTGGAAGTTTCTTAACTACATCAACAAAATTTTCTATATGCTCAATTTTGTTTCCATAGTTTCGTATATTTTCTTCATAGTCTATAGAAGAGGAATTATTTTTCTTCATCAATAGAACTCCTTCTATAATTATTTTGGAAATTCCAATTATTATATGATTAATTATAATATTCGAATTTATTATAAAAATTAAATTCAAGCTAAAAGAATATTGAGATGGAGAATATTCTCCATCTCAATATATCATTTAAAAACTTATGCAGTGAAAGTCTTAGTCTGCTGAACTTCATCAGTTGCTGCAGTTCCAGTCGGAGCTACTGCCGGAGCAGTAGACGGCTGAGCTGTTGGAACTGCCTGAGGAATATTCATTGCAGGAGCTGCCTGAACAGGCTGCTGCGGCTGGGGTTGCATAGGCATACCATAAGCCATTGGATTACCCATCGGCTGCTGATATGCAGGAGCTCCATAACCACCATAAGGATTCTGAACAGGCTGCTGCGGATAATAGTTATTAGGCATGAACTGATAGGGATTTGTAGTAATATTCTGAAGTGCTCCAAATCCGCTGCCAAAACTAATATGATTACCATTATACATGGTATAACCATTGTTATTATTTCCATAATATCTACGAATGCAATTTGCCGACGCCTTCCAAAGCATCGTCATTCTCTTGAGCATAGGCTCAAGCGTTCCGAAGAACGACTTAATAAATTCAGGATCCGCATCAAGATAAGTTGTCTTGATTGTTTCACAGATATCCTGTCCAAGCTTGCTCCATGCATCGATTGCATTATCATCGAATACAACAGGAGTCCATGTAGCACCGCAGATTTCGCAGTGCATATGCTTCGTTTCAGTACCATCAGAATTCTTAACTACTTCATCTCTGATGGCCGAATTACCATCTGTAAACTTATGAGTGCATGATGCGACCAGCATTTCTCTAGGAGAAATAGTAAAGTCTATAGTATCTGAGGTCTTCATAAGTTCCTTGATCTGCTCTTCGGTAAGAGGCTGGCTATTCTTAGGCTGCTGACGAACCTGAGGATTCGGTCCAGGATAATAGCCATTCTGCTGAGGGATGTAAGGTGTTCCGTAAAAGTTGTTGTTTTCCATGGTAAAACTCCTTTTAAAATAATAATAAAAATATTTTTATATTGATAATGAAATCAATTATATTTTAGTTATCAGAGCGATAATTTAATATAACTTAATCTCTCTTATCATAAATATATTATACGTTTATAATTCTTTTTATATATTAATTTTTCATTTGTTTATAAATCTTACCAGCCTTAACTGTAATAGTAGGAACTTCTACATCTTTATCATATAATGAAGGATTCTTAACTATTACATCACTATCATTTTCTGTAATAAGAAGACCATAATTACCAGTACTGATATTTGCTGTAGTATCAGTTCCCTTAGGAGTAGTACCAATTGTATATCCAGTAGTATTTTCAGGGAATGAGCATCCTGTAACAGAGACTGCTTTAATAGTTCCCTCTTCACCAGTAATATCGGTAGGATGATCAGTTTCACCAAGACGTGCAGATACTTTTATGCATGATTTAACTGAAGTATCTTCAAATGTACAATTACTAATAATTATCATTGCATCCTTTATTGCAGTATGATTTATATCAATTGCATAATCATCTGCCCCACTATTTCTAAATATGCAATTATCGATATGAACTCTATTACTATTAGCAATATAAATCTGCTTTTTATCGGAAGCTGTGCCATCGAAGATACAATTATTAAGACTAAGTGTAAGCTTAGGAGGATTAGGATTATTCTGAGTATTTATAAGTCCTAATCCAGAATTAAATGTAGTATCCGAAATATTAAGTATTATAATCTTTCCATCAAGATCTCCAGTCTTAGCTTGTGTATTATAATCAGTTATAGATGAAAAAGAATAAACTGTTTCTAATTCAGGCTTAGGCATATCTTCCTTTTCAATAGGCTTAAGAACGTCTCCGTTTATAAAATCATCATCTCTATAGAATGCGCCCTTCTTATTAGACTGAATGGGATTAGTAGGAATAGAATTTGTAAACTTCTTAAGCATCTCTGCCTGATTACCCTTAAGCAGCTTTCCAAGATATTCACTATCAATAAACTTAAGAAATTCAGTCTTAGACATTACAGTTTCTATATACTGCACCATCGAATAATCTGCACTTATAATTTTTACAGGGAATACATCCTTGCCTCTAATTGCATCATTTACTGCAATGCAATGAACAAGAGTATTATCATCATCATAAAGTACAAAATCTTTAGATGTAACAAAATCTATATTATTATCAAGACAGAATCTAATATATTCACCATTAGTAGTCTTTTCACCAGTATCAGGTCTTATAGCTTCTTTACTATAGATTTCTCTAAATAATTTCATCTGTTCGGTATTCATAATTTATTATCCTCCTTAATAAAAAATAAAATGTAGGATAGAGCTCTATAAAAAGAACCCTATCCTATATAAAGCTTTTACTCAAAATGTTCTCACAGACAACCTCTAAATTCTGTCGGTAGTCTATTTTGCAATATAAATAAAAATGCTGGATTTCCATTACTCAGCATAATATTTTCTAATGCTTCCTTAATTATTCTATAAGCTTCAAGAGATTTTCTTGTGCTTATAAATACTCTTGTCTGTACCGAATCAAGTGGTTGAGCTCCATACGTATAATTTAATGCATTCATCATACATTCATATTCAGCAACTCTATTTCTGATTTCGGTAAGTACTGCATTTGTAAACGTAAGATTTCTAAAATAAGCAGACCTTGGATCTGAATAAACATTACAACGTCTGCTCGCTATATCCTTAAGAAATCTCATTCCTTCATTTGTCATTGTTCGTAAATTAGCCATTGGATCTTTGTTGTTATTATTAGACGGTTTCATATTGTTAAGATTCCTCCTAAAATCATTATTTTCTACATTTATAATATATAATCATATTATAGATTTTGAGAATTTGTATTTCTTCTTAATATTTCAAGGAATAATTGACGCTCTTTATTCTCTTCAATCATTCTTTGAATCTCTTTATTGGATTCATTTATCAATCCATTTACTTCACTTGTATTAGATATTACATCTTCAATTTTAAAATTCTCAAGTTCAATATCTTTATCAAGATACGAATCTATTCTAAAATCATTATTTGTATACTGATCTTCTACAGCTTTACAGAATTTATAAATATTATAACAATCTGCAAGATTTAATAAATAATACTTACTACTAATTTCATTATTATTTTCATCTTTAGGCAAGCTCTCAGTAATTACAATAGAATTTATAATATCTATATTATTATTTACAAGCTTAGACTGTATATCTCTATAAGCAGCAGTCCTTCCAACACAAACACTATATATTCTTGTAAATTCTTCAGGAAGATCATCTTCTGAAGTATCTTTAAGCTTATAAAGAATTATAAATAATTTTTCTTCATGATTCTTCTTCTTTATTTCTTTATTCTTAAAGAACTCCATAGGATTGATAGTACCATCAGGATTCTTAGTTGGAGCTTTCTCTTCTCTAAAAAACTCCATAGGATTTATGGTACCATCAGGATTAATATTATTTGGTGCAATATTTCTTATATAATTATTAGCATCAATTGTAAGAACCTGATTTGGATCCTTATTCAATACAATTTTAAATTGATGAGTTTCATCATCATAATAAAGTTTTCTATCTTCTATTTCTTTTAGCATGATTATTTAGCCTCCTGATCTTCCTTACAATTAATATATAAATCGACTAGATCACTAGAATTAATGGTAATTGTATCATCATTTGCTAATTTAAAATTTTGATTACCATGCTTATCCATACTCCAATTTTTGATAATCATATCATTAGCGCAAGGCTTAGTTTTCTCTCTTTCTTCCTTCATTTTAGCATATTGATTAATTAAATCATCTAAAGCAATTTCAATAATACTATCATCCATTAATGTAATTTTATATTGTTTAGTATTATAATCATAAATAAAATTCTTAATTATTTCATTACTCATACTTATTACCAATACTTTCTATTCTTTTTAATATAGATACATTTGTTTGTAAATCTACTTAATGCAGTATAATTAAGTTTTTCAGCTATACCAGGAAGATATTCTTCAATATAAATTCCAGAATTCCATTGAGATCCTTGAGCAACATGAACAGTCTCTACATATCCATATTCAAATGCTTCTCCAAATCTATAATTAAAAGCCTTTATATCTTTTTTCTTTTCTGGACTAGCTGTAAAATAATTATAATCTACTGGAACATTCATAAATGGAACCGGATTAAGATCAGGCATAAAATCTATTCTAAAGCACTTACCATCAAATTCAGATACATCTGGTCTATTCATAACTCGGCCAGTAAGTCCATTAGTAAGATTTATACCACCAGATTCCATCCTCCAATCATTAATTCTGCATATGAGTTTTTCTCCATAATCTGGCATAATACTAGATTTGTGAAGAATATCATATCTAATTTTATTAGTATAGAATTCTCGTGTATCATTCTTTCCACAAAGAATTACATCTGCGGCAGGAAGAAATTGATTAGCAATAGGATCAAAATCTTTCTGCTCAATAACTAATACATCATTTCCATACATACCTGTATGAATAGGTAATTTATTTTTTGCTCTTTGGCATAAATAAACTATAGCAGAATCTTTTGCTTGACGCATAATTTCTGTAAGTTTATAAACTTTTCCATCGTATAAAAATGCTGGATTATCACTTACAGGAGGTAGCTGATCCAGGTCTCCTGCAACAAGAACTTTCTTGCCTAAAGCAAGAATATCTTTTTTCATTTTAAATGGAACGGTTCCACCCTCGTCAATAGCCAATAATTTTATATTAGGAAGATCTTTTAAAATCTTCCTATAAGAAACTTCTGGTCTATTGAAATATTTATTCATCACAATCTGTCCATTAGCATCTCTAATAGGAACTTCTTCTACATCATATATCCATGAATGGATAGTTTTTGCATTATCTAGTCCTTTTAATCTCATATTAATTGCAGCAGCACCAATATAAGCCATTGGGGCAACTGCATATTTATCAATACCTATAGCATTAATAATAGCATTCATTACTACTGATTTTCCTGTACCAGGATTACCAGCAAATTGAAATACTTGTTCTGAAGAATTAAAAAACCAATTTACAGCAGCATTAACAACATCCTGCTGATTTTTTGTTAATTGAATCATTTTAATTATTTACCTTCATTAGAATCAAGATACTGCAGATCTATATCTGAATATCTTTCTCCATTTAATTGCATTATAATATCAAGATATCTAAGACATTCTTTATAATAAGGATGAGACTTATATATTTTTTCATTACTTAGTTTTACTGCAATCTGATCCTTATTTCCTGCTCCATTATTATAATTATAAAATAATGAAACATATTCATCATTCTCTTCTGAAAATTTCTTTAAAAAATATGAAAATATCATATTTAAAATCTTCCAGCTGCATGCTGGATCAAATGAAATAGTCATTCTTTTATCATGGCATTCTATTCCAGGATAGATGAGAAATTTATTACCCATTTGTAATGCAACACCCGTATCCTGATCCACTATATTAATACCCTGAACATGTCTTTCAAGACCAATTTCTTTCATAAATAATTCTGCAATTTTACATGCAATTTCTTTTTCTATTTTTTCAGTATCTGCTACTTTACTATTCATAATTTAAACTCCTTATAAAAAATAAACTCCTTGAGTTACTAAACTCAAGGAAACAAATTAAGGCTTAGCAAACTCAACAAATATTTAATTAATAGTTTAGAACTTATTAATTCTTAAAGGAGTGAGAATAAATGCTTCCAGCTAAAACAACTACTGTTGAAGAATTTATTGAGTCTGGCAAAGGTAATACTATAAATTATTTTAACTTGTCTTTTATTGAGAAACTTTCTAATGGAACTTGGGTATCCATAATGAATGTAATCTCAGATTATATAGATGAATTATTGAATGTAGCTGTTAGTGTAGAATTTTCAGTTAAAGAACAGAATACTTATTATTATAAACCGAAACTTCTGTGCTATGACGTATATGGAAATCCTGAATTATATTATATTATCCTTCTTATGAATGATATTGCTGATGTAAAAGAATTTACAAAACCAGTAATAAAAATGCTTAAGAAAGACCATATGAATACGTTATTGGGATATATTTATAATGCGGAAAAGAATGCTATAAATAATTATAATAAAAAAATAAAGTGATGGAGAAATCCATCACTTTATTTCTTGTCTTAATATGATATACCTACTGAAGAGAATATATTATCATCATTATCTGACTGCATAATTAATCCCATATCTTTAATAGGATTATTCTGATATTCAGATTGTTGATAAGCAGAACCAAATTCTTCATCTCTCATACTCTTCTTATAGTTAGGAATTCCTCCAAAGTCTTCTTCGAGTTTAAGAGAATTTTCCATAAAGGGAAGATAGGCAAATTCCAAATCTCCTGCTTTATATCGAATTTTAATTCTTTGTACACCAAGATATCTAATTCCAGTATCAGTCAATTCAGGAGCTATTATAAATCCTGCATCTATATTATTTAATATAAGCATAGATTCGCTAATATTACTTCTTCCTATAAGTCTAACTAGATCAGACTTACTGGATTTTCTACCTTCATCTATATGCTTTGATGCATCTCTATTTAACTGTGCTACAGTAATAATCGGAATATCTTTTGTTTCTGCAAATATCTTAAATTCATCTACTATTGCACCATATTCAAGACGAGTATCTTGATATCGCTGAGTAGACCTAATTCTACCTATATAATCCTGAAACATTGCTATTACTTCCATACCCTGATCTTCAAGGTCTTCGGTAAGACTATATAGATAACTCGTATCCACAGAATTAGATGGCTTAAAGTGAATAATAATATCTATAGGAGATTCATCATTTATATATAACTCTCCTTTTTCTCTAAGCATCTTTATTGCTCCATCGGGAGCAAGATTAGTCATATCAGATAATCCAGTTGCCATACCAAATAATCTTTCAATAGATTCTGTAACTGTATTCTCCATAGTAAGTAATACAATGCATGGCTTCTTTGTAGGATCTTTGGTTTTATAATCTTTATTATATTTCTTTATTTGATAAAGAATATTAAGCATTACTGTAGATTTACCTTCACCAGGCAATCCAAAATATACATAACATCGTCCATTTTCAAATCCTCCACCAATTAACTCATTCATGCCTTGCATACCTGTAATGAGTTTTCTTCTAGGAGAACTAAGACTATTATATGTATCATACATGATATTTTCAAAGTATCCATCCCTTAATGAAAACATTGTATCTGTTTCAGATTCATTCTTAGAACGTCTGAATTCATTTTGAATATTAGATATCTTATTTTCAAATTCATGTATTAAGTCTACTTTAGAATTAACAAATCCTGCACCCTTAATTCTATTACAGACATCCATTAAATCGTCTATATTCTTTTCAATAGTAGAATATTTAAGAGATTCACTAACTGCTGTATTAAGCCAAGTAATTTCAGAATTTGTTAATCCAGTAAACTTATCCAAATCAACTACAGAAGTATCTGTTATACCTCCATATATATGACTTACAATCATATATGGATCATTAAGATTATAATCAAGTCTAGCTTCTATACCTTTATTAATAAAATCTACTCGCTTAGATTTATCTGGGTCATTCTTATAAACACTAGGATCCAATAAATCCATAAGATTCTTTATATTTACAATATGACCTCTTTTAATAATTGTATTATTTGATACTATACATTTACATATAATATCAAGTGTTCGTATATCTATATTAGTAGTAATCTTTGATTTAGAATCAACTACTGCTACAGTGTTTCCTTGTCCAGCGTATTTACTATGTCTATCATTATTCAAGGATAAACACCTCCATAATTTAATTAATATATTGTGCTAAAATCTTTATTAGTTGACTTCACTTAAAATAGACTTAAGTTTTTGAACAGTAATAAATTCTTCACCTTTATTATGATTAATAAAGGATACAAATTTAGATAATGGATCCATACCAGGGTCAAGCAGGAAATCTAGATCAGAATATTTATTCTTAATTTCTTCAGTTGTATTAACCTGAGGATCTTTATTTACATATCTCTTTATAGATACATTTTTGTAATTAGCATAGTATTCTTCAATAACTTTCTGGCAAACTTCATTGTTTAAATTTGAAAAATCTATCCTAATATTATCTATTCCATTAGCTAATAACTCATTAAGATATTGAATGATATTATTAGGATCATTATACTGAAGAGTGTTAATATCAATAGTATCATATCTGAATGATTTAATTGGAATAAAATTAGTTACATGCTTAGACATAACTTTATCATGTAATACTATTAAGAATCCTTTTTCTTCTTCTTCACCAAACTTATATCGAACAGGATTCGAACAGTAATACATATATCCATTTAAGCACATTGCTTTATGAACATGACCACAAATAATAGGGCCCTTGCAATTAGTAAAATTTTGTAAAGAAAATACAGGATACTTTTTAGAATCGAGATCTTCTTTATTAGCTCCAAATACAGATCCTACCATTGTGCCATGAACAAATGCTGTATCATACATTCCAGAATCATATAATAAATTTTCATAATAATCTTTTCCTTTATTATATTCTTCTGGTAAGCAAAGTATTCTTAAACCTTGAGCATATATAAATTGAGCATTTTCTACTATACGTATGTCTACACTTGCGTCATCTGGTTCATTAAATATTCTTATTTGCCCACAATCGTGACTTTCTGTACCAGCAATAATGATTAGTGTAGCAAACTTCATTTCACATAATTCTTTGCATCTTTTAACAAATTCTATTGCATAATATACTGCATCAGAATTTGCCATAAACTTTCTATCAAATATATCTCCATCGATAGATAATATATCAAAATCCAATTTACTAATTGGATCTAAAAATTGTTCTTTTAAAATATTATATTCTGTAGCAGGATCTACACATCCAAAATGTATATCTGCTATATGAATTTCTAATACATGATTTTTCTGCTTTGATGATTCATAATATTTCATTGTAATTCCCTCATTCATTAAAATAATAAGCTCTAGAGATATTTAATCTCTAGAGCTACGCATATATGCAAGGAGAACAAAAACTCGTGGATTTTTAAAAATATATTAATGGAGGATAATATATTTTTTATATAAAAGTTATTAATATATTTTTTATTAATATAAGCCGTAATCATCATAAAACATCATATTTATGCTTCTCCAAATATCTATAATGTCTACACTCATCTAATAATTTTACAAATTCAGTAGTTATGATTTCTATACATCTGTTTACCACAGCAATATCAACAGTTCCTACATCTTCCATAGTCCATTCATTATTTTTAAATGTATAAGATAATGCATATGAGTCATCATAAGATTTCTTTAATTGAATAATAACCGTCATATTATTAAAATTTGCTTTTAAAGATAAAATTAAGTCATCTTTAGTAATTACAAATCCATATGAACTTGCAGAATATCTTTTAGATGAATATATTCTTGAATCCATATTATTTTTATAATTGTAAATAAATTCAGCACACTTGATAAAATTGGACATTTCTTTTATAGTAAATATATCTGGACTTCCTTTTAATAATGACTTTTTTATATTTTTAAATTCTTTAATATATTTAATTTTCTTAAATATATTATTAGCACTCTCTATTTTATAAAGAATACTTACAAATCTATTATCAGATATTGAAAAATCTTTATAATTTTCTGTATAATCGTCAATTACATTATTAGATCTTTTCATTTTTTGTTTTCCTTTTTATTATAATTTTTCTTTTTAGAAAATAAAGTTTTCTTTAAGTTCTTATAGACATCCATAGTTATTATAGATAATGCATTAGTTATATAAGTCTGAACAAGTAATTCTGTTGTTAAATAATCCACATCTTTTATACTATCATCATACCAATTTCTACCATTATTTATTAATTCATTGATATCATATGTACGAGTTATTAAATGCTTTTTATTAGTAATAGATACATTTTCTTCAGATTCATATACTACTCTAATTTTATCTGTATAATATTTTATATAGTGAATAGTAGAGACTATATCTGAATCTATATTAAAATTATATGAACAAATTAATTGCTTATTTTCAGTATCTACAGTTAATATAGATCTATCTTTTACTCTATAATTGATAAATTTATCCTTATCATAAATAAGCCCTACTTTAGCAGTATGAATAAATAAGAATAAATCAAGTAATGTATCTGATGTATATTTATCTAATGATTTACAAAATCTTTTTGTATCATATTTAGCAAATTCTAGCTGATACAAAATTCTAAGTTTATCAAGTAGAGTAATCTTTTTCATTTTTTCTCGTTTCTGCGCTTGTATAGAATATATTTGATATTGCGCATTTACAAGTATAGAATTTAATCCATTCATGATATAACCCTTATCTTGAAATATTTTGTCCATTTTCATATTATCCTTTATTTTTAAATAAATTATTATAACCATTTTCTACTGATTTGGTATAATAATAGCTATTAAGTAATGTAAAGAAACAATCTTCACATAATTGAAAGAATTTTAAATGTTCTTCATTGGCAAATATAAGAGCTTGTTCTTCAAACTCTATATCTTTTTTATTTAGTTGAAGTATAATAGCACCATCTATATCAATATTTTCAACAGTTCTAAGCATATATGCATATGCTGCTAATTGTATAAAATACTTATATAGAATATGATTGCTTGTCTTAAAATCAACTAAATATTTCTTACCATTAATTTCAATAAGACAATCTAATGTACCACCAAATTGGTCACATACTAAAGTCTTTTCTGAATATATGATATTTACATTACTATTTTCTGCAGATATCATGTTATACCATTTAAGAAATCCTTGAAAACATGTATTAGTATCACATATCTTATTCTCTTTTAAGAATTCTTCTATATGCTTATGCGCTTCTGTTCCTATATTAGCAGCAGAAGTTAAAGCATCTTTATATTTTATTCTTCTAAAACCGAGTGAATTAGCCCAATATATAAGAGCATCACTATAAATAGTTGCTGAGAGTACATCAGTTACTCTTGGTACTTTTTCACCTTTTATATTAAAATAATCTGAATTTTCTATATAAATTCCTTGTTTTAAACCATTAAGTAATATTGTATTATCTGTCATATTAGATAACTCCTTTATTTCTTTATTAAATAAGTTTTCGTATTAATAAATGATAACCTTAACCCCGCTTCAACATAAAATTAAATATTTATATTAATAGGAGGATTAAAATAATGCCTAAGACATATGCTGCAACCTTTTTATACAATAAGTATGGTGAGTATGAAAAGGAAATTTTTTCATTCATAATGAATGGAACTGAACTTGATAAAGATACTGAAGATTTTGATGATATTAAATATGAAGTAAAAAAGCGTCAGGTGTCTAATGCACTTGTAAATGTCCTTGAAAGTAAGAATGTTATTCTTATTAGTGCTGTTAAGCCTCTTCCTAAGGCTTTTAAAGTATTTTGCGCTAAGGATATTAAGAATTCTAAAAATCCTGAAAAAATGAAGGTATTTATCGACGTATCTAATATCATTAAGAAAAATGAAAAGACGGGTCGATATGAGTGTAATAGAAATAATATAGACATATTCATCTCCTATCTTGTTTCTGCTATGCATACATATATATATTATGCAGATCAAAAAAGGATTGCTAATAATAGTCAGCTTACCCTTCTTGGTGCTAAGGCATTCTCTTCACTTATTACCTATTGCATAGATTATAAGTGCAAAATTAGTGCTATGCCTAGTGTAAAGAGTAAGTGTATTTACCTTGCATCTCTCTATTATCTTTCTAATATTCTTGAAAAGGATTATAATAATGCAGGAAATAGAGATCTTGCTAAGAAAATTTCTAATTTGAGTGATAGAGAAGCTGATATTATAGATATGAATATAGATAAAGATATGATGCAGAATATTAAGTATTTTGTTGAAGGTGTTGCTGATATTCTTCATCTTAATAAGCTTACTCTTGATGTCCTTGTTGAAACTTGGATGACTGTATTTGGAACTGGAACTGTATTTGGACTTGAAATGTTTGGCTCATTTGCGTCTATAATTACTGATGCATATGTAGGTGCCTATGTAAATAATCAGAAGACTATAGAAAAAGTACTTGGCTCAACCATGGTTGAATTTACTAAGACTATACTTATGATTGGAGCTGAATCTGTATGAAAAACACAGATGTAATCAAAAATATCAACAAGTATAAGCAGAAATCTACAGATAAACTTAAAGATCAGCAGATAGCTTATATACCTATAATTGATGATGGTCAAATTGAGTGTATGGTATCTAGTTATATTCTTGATGGCCAGAGATCTATCATAAATCCTACTAAGTATTTATGTTTTAGACTTAGATATCTTAGATTTATGGCTATATCTGGCAGAACCCATCTTCAATATATAAATAAAGAATGGCCTGTAGAAGCTTTAATAACTGGCTCTAGGGGTGAAAAAATACTTCATCCATTTACTTTATTTATTAATGGATATTGCATTCCATGGGAAATGATGTCTATTATTATAGGCTATGATGAATATTATCTTTTAATAAATCTTGAAGATAATGTAGAGATTGCTAATAATATTACTGATGTTAAATTTGCTCAGATAATGAGCCTTCCTGATAGTGTAATTGAAGAAGTTACTAATAGTACTTCGGACAAAACAATAATGTCTTTTAATGAGAGTGGAGAATATGATACTACAGATGTATCTATAGCATATAATATAAATTCCACAAAAGTAAAAGTATTTAAACTTAATAATCTTAAAAATATTGATGCAGTAATTACTAATATAGATAATGATATTGCCATTGATACAAGTAATGCTATAGTATTTAGAAATAAAATACTTGCTACTAATACTAAAGTAGGTATTATTAGAGGACTTGAAGCAGAGTATGTGAATGAAGTACGTGGAATTACTATTCCATATTTATCAATGGCACCTACTCCTGTTACTAATCCTAATCCTACAAGTAGATTTGATTCTAATGTCCTTACTATTACAGATCCTAATAATGATGGTAATAGTACTTATGATATAGCTATATGTGTTAATATTAAATCTAATACATCTGCTAATAATATTTCAAAGATTAAGAGCGAGTCTGTAAAGACTGATGCTCATGCATATAATACTAATTCTCCCAAATCATATTGGAATACTCTTAAAACAGATTTCTATATGAATATGGATAGAAATAAGTATTATGATGCTAATATTAAAGATGCCATTAAGGCTATGATGTCATATAATTCAGCATTCTTTAATGAAACCTTTAAGAATAGATCTAATCTTATTATAGAAGAATATACTGGTGCTGAAATAAATAGTATGACTACTAATGGAGAATTGGTTTTATCTAGAATGCATGATGAAACTTATGATGAATTTATGGTTATGCTTGTAAATGGATCTATGTATGAATTCTATAAGTCTATTAAGTATACCAATAGTAGTTGTATAATTCCTATTCAGGGTATAACTGATTCTGATGTAGTTGAAATTTTCAGATTTAAGAATGTAGATAATAATGTATATCATATCAAAGTTAATGAATCAGATGGATATGTAGAATATTTACCTGAAATAATTAATACAGATATGAACTTATTCTCTTCTGAAACTGATCATAACTATTTTGATTATCCATCAGATGGATTACAGTTATTCCCTGTTGAATATACTCTTGATACAGATGCTGATGGAAAGATAAAGATTACTCTTACTAATCCTTTTTATTATGGAAAAGATCTTATAGTTGCTTATAAGAATAGATTTAAATGGTTCTCTTATAATCTTACAGAAACTACAGATGAGTTTGTTGTAAATCTTGGGGACAAGTTCTTATATTGTAATGATTATCAGAAGTATATGATATTCTATAATGGGAGAAAACTTGGATCTGATCATTATAGGCTTACCCTTCCTGTAAGAGATACTACACCTTTCTATGATTTTAATATATATCTTACTTTACCTATTAATGCTGGTGATAGACTTGATATAATCTATGTACCTAGCCTTATGTATGATATTTCTATGACAGCTACTGCACCAATTAGTGGTGATATTTCTATAGCTAAAGATATTCTTACATATGGACTAAGTACAGACCTCTATATGATATGGATTAATGGTAAGAAAATTCCTAAGTCTCATATTTCTGATGTATATTCTACTGATTTGAAGATTAATACAGATGAAAAATCTATTCAGACTCTTTGCATAACTAAGTATATTCCCGACATAGATATTCTTTCAGAAGCATATAAAGATAATACTTCGAAGTGGGATTCTATGAAAGATCAGATTACTGATATTTATAATATGCTTGGAATTAATAGTACTACTCTTACTGATACCGAACCTAATATTTATGCTAATGCATTTAATATTAGAAGTATTATGTATGAGCTTGTACGTGAACAGTTTATGATGAACCCGAGAGTTGACATAACTGAACCGTTTATTTATGACTATCAGGATGTAGATAAGACCCTTATCAGTGGATATGATAAGAAGGGTAATGCTATTCTTGATGGAGTTGCAGATTCTGAGAAGACTGATAATATTAATAGCATTGAGAGAATCTGGAATTAATAAGGAGATGAAAATATGGCAGTAGTAAATGATATAATTAATAATAGCTTTCTCGATAAGAGTATGCTAGATAAACTTGATACATTTATGGCTAATACAACCACAAATGATATTAATAGAAATACATTTCTTGTCCATAATCTTAGAGATAAGACCAATTCTATTACAATATCACTTGTATTTCTTAAAGATTGGGATAGTATAGAAAGTAATTCCTATAATTATACTATAATTCCTGGTGCTGGTGCAGTTATTACTTTCCCTTGTTATTGGATAGAAATTCCTAAGGAACTTGCAATTCCATATATTATTCTTGTACTTCAAGATGTATATGGAGAAATGGGTCTTGGAGGAGGATCTTCTTCTGGAGGACTTAATCCTGGATCTGGTGGAAATATAAGTGGTGGAACTACAGGTGGTTGTCCTTGTAGAACATAAAAAATAAAAGAGAAGGGTTTATACCCTTCTCTTTATTATTCTTTATAATCATTATCAAATGATTCTGATAATAATTTTATGTATTCTGCTAGTATAGCAATGAATGTATTTAATCTATTATCATTTGTTAATTTATTAGTAGATGCTACTAATGGTGAGTTGAATCCTAAAGCTATTTTCATAGCATTCTTCATTCTATTTACATCTACATTAATCATTTCAGCTACGAAAGCATATATATCATTAATGCTATTAATAGCTTTTGGCCTTTTGCTATATACAGTAGCGCACATTACTACCATTATATATGCTTCACTAAATGAAATAGATTGGTCTGGATGCTTGAAGTAAATCATTATCTTTTATTTTTCTCCCTTCTTTTTTTTTTGTAAATTACTCTTATAGTGTCCTCCTTCATCGAAATATTATATAATCAAATTATCTAGAAATTACAAAAAAAAAAGAAATGGAAGATGCATATGCATCTTCCATATTTTATTTAGTGTCTCTTTTTACGTTTCTTATTTCTATTATAATTCTGATTATTTACAGGCTGCTGGGTGTTAGTATCATTCTCATCAGTCTCTTCATCAGTAATCTCTTCATCTTCAGCCTCTTCGTCATCAAATTCATCTTCTTCGGTATCTTCTACATTAGAAGTGCATTCCTCAGAATTACTATTATCATCAATTATCTCATCATTCTGCTTAAGATCATCCTCGATAATTACATTTGCATGAATAGTAGTAGTCTGAGGAGCTACAGTTTTAGTAGCAGGAGTACTCTTTACAGCATTAGCATTATCAGTATAATAATTAGAAAGATTGAGTTTAAGAGTAGAACCATCTTCAAATACTTCAAATACCTGAGCTCTTCTAAGAAGACACTTAAGTATAATTGTAGTACTCATCTCTACATTCTTAAGAGTTCCATAAATCGGAGGATGAACAGAATTAACAGGAACTCTAGCATTAACATTTACAGTTTTAATATAGGAATTATTCTTTATCTTCATACTTCGTCCTCCGTTACGGTATTACTATTTTTATTATTAATTCTTTCAATATCAAAAGAATCAATAAGGCCATCTATAAATGAAAAATTGTCATTTATAACATTCATGAAGTTTGTTCTATCCATTTCTTCAATGAACAACTGTTCAACTTTATTCATATTAATCTACCTCCAATCTTACTATACTGTTACGACATCATAGATTTCATGCATCTTTCTATAATAAAGATAGTTATAGCAATTGCATAAAAACAGTCTTTTCCATTACACCAATCAGTATTTTTTAATACTTTAATATAGTCTTCATTAATATAAGTATAATTTCCATTCATATAGGCGACCCAGAGATTATAGAATTCATTTTCAGAATCTTTTTCATACATTTCATTATTCTGAATATGATCAAATAAATCTCTATCAAAAATAGGAATCAAAGATTGCATTGAAGTAGATGGAGCATAATTTATCTTATAATATCTAGAAAGACGTACTGCAAATAATGAATTAGGATCATCAATTAATTCACTAGTAGCAGTATTCTTTACTTTAGACAAATTATTATCCCCATTTTCAAGTGCATAGAAGAATGTTTTCATATAATCCATAGAAAATGTTTTATGTACAGTAGTAGCATGAGAAACATAAATATACTCATCGGAATTAGTAAGTACATTATTTCTCATAAGAAACTCTATAAGATATGGATCATAAAATGTATATCCAGAATATGAATAAACAAATGTCTGGAGCTTCTCATTAAAGAATATATCTCTGAAATAGGTAATAAGAGTAGAACATAAATTATCTATAATAACAGCAAGATCGTATTCATTACTCTTCATTAGAGTTTTATAATCTGTACCAAAATTGTCAATTAAAAATGTATATTCTTTAACAACCTGAGAATTTATATTCTCCTTAGCATTAGTCTTATCAAGTGCATATTCAAGTTTATAAATATTAGCCCCGGTATCTAATGTATCGGGAGATACTGCAGTTACTTTAAAAAGAATATCTTCTTTTACATAAGGAATATAAAAGAAATCTCCAGGTCTTGGATTTATAGTATTAGGAAGAACTATAGCTTCTCCACTTATAGCATTAGCCTCAAGACCATAATCTCCTATATCATAATCTGTACTAATTCTTTCTATTCCATATAATATAAACTTATTTATCTTATTAAATTTAAAAGGAGAATCATTACCTAAATGAGCACCATATAATCCAGATGCTTCATCAAGAGTAGATTTTTCAATATTCTGATTATAATAAACTACTTCAGTAGGTTTCTTATCTGGGAATTTATAATAAGGATTATTTAATTTATCATTAGTAGCAGATACAAGATTATTTAACGTATCTGTATACTTGGTATTAATAAATTTACCAGCCATCTCTTATACCTCCATAATTCAATTAAATATTTATTATTAAGTTGACTAGGTCAAAGATATAAAAAATAAACAGGTGGAGAAGAGCTCCACCTGTTTTATATTTATTCTTTTTCAAATATCACTCTATGACCAACTGTTAATTTCTTTACATTGATATATCCATCTTCAGTATCAAATCTAAATGGGAAAAATATTTCTTTATCACTAAAGAATACACCTGCAAAGTCTATTACTACAAATGGTTCTAAAGTCATATCTTCACTGCATATATCACTTCTTAAAAAGTATGCATAAGGAGTATATACCTTCTTAAGAGCATCACGATTATCTTCAAAGAATCCATTATATTCTTCTCCATGTTCATCAATCAAAACAGCTCTATTTACTACCTTTTCAATAAGCTTTTTTACTTCTGATTCATCCATTGTACTTATTATATTTTCTATAGCTCCATATGTGTCTTCATAAGTACAATTATTATACATATCTTCATCATTAAGAAGTGATTTATTATAAAGATCTTTATAATATTCCTTATCGTGCGTAATAATTGTTTTACTATTTACAACAGATGCTTCATTGTTTTTAATGTTTTCCATAATATTTCTCCTAAATATTTTTTATATTTCACTCCAAGAATCAATTATAAGATCTTTAGAAACTCCAAAATCTTTTTGATCTTGAAAAGTGTTTCGATGAATAAAAGTTTTTATATCAAAAATCCTTACTTTATTAGCAATAGATTTTATGATATAATTATTTATATCTGCATCGGGATATATATGAAGATTACAATTAGAAAATCCATATTGAATAATAAGATACTTTATTACTTCTTCATATGATTTTCCGCATATTGCAGCATAAATAGAATTTGGGTTTTGATTAGGAAGATTTAGATTTATTGATAATATATCAAATACTCCTTCTGCTATATGAATATCTACAGGTCTATTCATATCTAATTGTCCTGGTATTAGATAATACTTTTTAGCATCATCAGAAGAATTAAATATATTATAATTTATAAATCTATAATCTACATATTGCGGTAGCTTTCCTTCAGGAACCATTCTTCGTAGAATTACATATCTATTATCTGCAGATAAAAATCCTAAAAAATATTTATCTAATAATTCTATTACAGATGGATCCCGAGTATAATTAGTAATCTTATTTAAATCTAAAAAATCTTTTAGATTTAGAATAATCTTAAATTTTTGAATATCATAAATAGATAGATCTACTTTTAATCTATTTATGATATACTCAAATTTTTTAATAGCAAAGTCATTATTTGATATTGGAATTAATAATTTTCTTGCTTTATAAGATGCAAATGAAGTAGCAGATTTCTTAAATCTATTGTCTGTATTCTTACTTAATTGATCTGTACACACATCAATTAAATTTTGATCATAACAGCCCATAGATTTTAAGAACTTATTATCTACTACTCCTTTTGCACCGCATTTAAAACAGTTATAAACTATAACTCCATTTTTTAAACCCATATACATATGGGCATCTGATGGATCTTTTGAATCTCCACATATATGGCATCTTTTAATAATTTCTTTGCCTCCACTAGCTATTTTAGCATTGAAATTATTTCTCATATATTGCTTAAATAATTCAAAATTCTCACTAGACTCCATATACACTCAGCCTCCTTTCAAAAATATAATATCTATTTCTAAAAGGATTTTGGCTGAAAATATAATTCGAATCCTAATGCATCAAGATATCTGATTAAACTTTTCATTGTAGGATTACCATTATCTACATTTTCTATATCAGAAATGCATTTAATAGATAATCCCGATTTATCAGATATATCTTTTTGACTAAGATGCTTAGCCTTTCTTAAATCAGCTAATTGCATTTTGGTTAATCTTGACGAGATTATATTATCAAGATTAAAATCTTCATTATTCTTCATTCGTATCATCCTCTTTTTCAACTTCATGTTTATAATAGTATAATTCTAGCTCGCATCTTATTTTTCCTAAAATAGATTTCATATATTTCATGCATCTATCATCATTAAATTTAAATGCACATTTTTCAGGAATATCTTTCTTTAACGCTTCCATATTTTTTATAGCTTCATCTAAAGCAGTATATTCTTCCCATTTAAATAATGGCATAGCTAATGGGTATCTGATAACTTCTTTATCCGGCGGATAAAGAAATCTTTCTTCAATACTATATATAGAAGAAGTACCACTATAATCAACTCCAGCTATTCTTACTTTATATATAGATCTTCTAAATGGTCTCCATTTTTCTCGTGCAACTATTACAGCATGAACACCAAAGTCAGAAAACCTATTAAAATTATTATAAGGATCAACGCAACATATCGATCCAGGCATCAACCAAGTTTTCATTTTATTCCTCCTTATTTATTATATTTATCTACTAAATTTTGAGCTATTATGAATTGTACAGTTACAATTATATATACCGTAGCCATTAATACAAATCTTCCAAATACATACTTTTCTGATCCTATACTGCAGACTGGAAGTTCTACACATATTATATCTACAAATACTATAATTGAATTAGCTACAACTATAGATAACTTATCTATAGCAAAATCTTTACTAGTTAAAGATTCTACTTTATTATTACAAAATTTATCATAAGAAATATCTTGTAATATACCTATTTCATAATTTGATAAAACCATGAGATACAATTCAAATATGTAGATTATAAATGATATATAATGCCATTTTAAAAATAGATTTTGATCCATTCTATTTAATATTAATAATGCTATTATCATACACATGAATATAGGCATCATAATATAAAAACCATATTTCTCTAATTTAATTGTTTCTTGAAGTTTTTCTTTATTAGTTTTCATTGTTTTAATCCTTAATCCCTTTCAGTAATTCAATAATAATATACCAGGATCTGCATTTTTTATATCCCATTCATCCCATATAGCTGTACAATATAAATCTGCAAATTCCAATAAAAAGTATATTAATCCCATAGGTATTAATCTAATTATACAACCCCCAGCAATGCATTTTATACCAGCTCTTAGATATAAAATAAAATTGATAAAGTTATATAATCTTATTAAATTAATTAATACATATTTTCGTTTATTATTTATAGAATCGAATTCTGTTAATATTTCATCGTCATCCTTTTCCATAACTTTATATTTATATCCATCCATAGCAAATAAATCATTACTAAATATGCATATAGGCATAAAGTTCATAAAATTAATTACTATAAATTTTGTATAAATTATTATAATTATTGATATTAGCATTGTATATGCACTATTATCATTCCATTGGTATAAAGATTGACCAAAGAAATATAATGATAATAATGCAATAATCCAATGCCCTATTCTAGAAAATATATACATTAAGTCACCTCTCAAAATATATGGTAGGTAGAAACAAATCTACCTACCAAAATTAAGAAGTTATATTAAATTAATATAGAGAAGAACCTCCTCACATACTAATTCAGGAATAACTTCAATTGTTTGTCCATCAAGTTCACCTGTCGGATCTATAATCTGAAATTCAGAAGTAAGTATGCAAGCAATAATACTAAGTATATATGTCTCAATTTTACTACTCTTATATTTATTTCTGATTTCTTCCCATAATGGTGAACTTTCTATTTTTGTTAATTCTTTTTTATTTACATTCTTACGACTTGCAAGTCTAACAACTTTGGCACTTATGATATAAGGCAACATCACCATACCAGTAGATTCCAAAATTCTCTTAGCTGCAATAATAAGTGTAACATAATCATCCAGATTGATAGAGTTAAGAGTATTACTATCTCCAAAATACTTAAGAAATAGATTAAATACCATATCTCTCTGGAAAGAATTTATTGTACATTTTGCTCCATCTGATAATCTATGCTTATAGAATTGAATTTCTTCCTGAGAAAAAGGACCAAATTTAATTCTAATTTGATTCATAGCATCATCACATGCACATTGATTTTGAACAAGTAAGCTCTCATCTGTACGGGATAAGAAGCTTTCATACTTATCAAACTCACTCGGGTGTTCACGTAGGTCGCTAATCTACGCAGTTCTCTTATGAACTTCTCTAGCTGTTAACTAGAAGGCCAGACTATATCTTCATCTTCAGCTCTACCTGCTTAGATGCATCCAATTTCGAACTTGCTTAAGCTCTAACGCTACTCGGTTACTCATAGAAGTTTTTCATTCTACTACCCTTTGGCTAGTCGTTGAACCTTTATAAATTATTTCTTTTTATTTTATATCTTCCAACTGTTTTATATGTTTTTGCAAAATTATAGTTTTGAGATATATGCTTCCATGATTCTCCTCTACGAATTGCTGATATAAGAGAAGAAGCATCCGGAGAATTTATATTACATTCTTTTGCTATATCTGAATATGATTTTGTACCTTTATCTAAATACTCACATATTTTAATAGCTTGAGATTCTGTAATTACTGATTTTGGAGAATCTTTCCCAACACAAGCTAAACCAGTTTTTACAGCATGTCTATTATTATCTGCACTGCTAATCCATTCTAAATTAGTAAACATAGGATTGTGTTTATTGCCATCTATATGATTTACTACTAATGTATGGTCACCTGAAACAAATAATAATGCAATTATTCTGTGTAATAAATATGATTTTGGTTTACCATTTGTATTCAATGATACAGATAAATATCCATCATCTCTATTACTCAAAGTAATATATCTATTTAATTTAGTATCAAATATTTTTCCAAAATTAGATGCATAATATCTATTGGGATATATACCTGGTACTTCATTCTCCGTTATTTCCTTAAATACTTCTATAAATTCTATAGGTGAATACATAAATAATCACTCTTTTAAAATTAATAGAAGATATTAAAATAAAAAGAATATATTTATACTTGGCTGCTGATTAGACATTCTTATCTACTTAGAGTTTCCTCATATAGAATCTCATAACTTGTTTCTGACTTTCGTCTCCATATATAATATGGCATATGAGCTTTAGCCTTTCCCAGCAATTAAGGACGTTGCAACACAGTATTTCTACTATGCGGAACTAGTAAGTTAATTCAAATCCTCATCTCTCTTAGAAGATGAGAGGTTGCTATAATCGTACTCATATTCAATATCAGTTATTTGATATTCTGTGTTTCTTAATATACTCTTAAAATTAAGATGCACCAGATTACCATCATAACGATACTTAGGCATAATATTTATAAGAATATTATGCTTAGATTGAATTGCATGAATAGTTGTATTGATACCTCGAATATCCTGCATATCCCAAATGACCTGATTTCTTTTTTCTGATCTTAGGATATTAGATATTGCTGTTTCGTACAATTTAGAATCTATATCTACATCATATCTCTTATTGAAAGTATCAAGTAAGATATCATATAATGATAATATAAATTCTGTTGAATTCTCTACTCTTCTTACGTACATAAAATGACACATAAGAGGAATCATGATATTCATGGTTACTGATATTTCCATCATTATCATACCATGTTTATCATTATATTGAAGATTCGGATTATTCTGAATTCTATAATTTAAATTCAATGAATAATTATCTCTATTCATGAAGAAAATCTTATAGAATATAGGTCCATTCATAATATAATGATACATATCATTGAAGAATGCATCTCTATTATATTCAGGAGCTATATCTATTAAGTATTTTATTCTAGAATAGATTATGAGAAGTTCATGATTTCTATCATAAAACTTTTCAAAGTAGTTAAGGTAGTGCGTAGTATGTTCTCTTGTATTTGGGTTATTATAAGACCGCTTTTCAGTCATTACAAATGTATCAAGTTCTGAATTTGGATTAGTGAATCCAAAATAACTAGATACATCAAATGATATAGAACCTCTAGCTGTCTTAAATATTTTGTCTTCTTCCGCTGGCTCCCAAGTATCTACTGGTTGAAACTCCTCCTTCTTCCAAAATACCATTGGGTCTACTAGTTGGTTTTTGTTTTCATCCACGATAGTTTTCCTCCATAGAAATATTTATTCAAAAATATAATATCTGCTTCTATTATATTTTTACTTCTTAGTAGCTTTACGAGTAGTCTTTACCGAACTAGTAGATTTGACTGATTTAGTCGATTTTACTAATCCTATTTTATTACTAGACTTACTTGTATTCTTTTGAGGATTGTCTTTCTTTAGTGCTTCTTTTCTTTCTTTTATTTCTTTCTTATGTTTTTCTGCTGCTTCTTTTTTACCTAATTCCTCTCTGAGAGCAATCTTTTCATCAGTATGCATAATCTCTTTAAGGAAGTCTTTCTTATTATATTTACTTCCATAAGTTTTATACATATATTTTGCAAAAAGATTCTTCATCTTCATAAATAGATAAGCAAAATACAATATTTTGCTATACCCAGGAATTTGGTAAGGATTGGTTTGCTTTGGGTCTTCTTTCAAAGCTAATTTTGAAGACTTAACTTTCAAGTCTTCAAAGAATAGATCATTTTTCAAAAATACCCGTAAATAAGTAAATACAAATGCTGGGTCATTAGAGAAGAATTTTACATTATAATTCTCTAATGTAGGCTGTGAATGTACTGCAGCATCATCAGTATAAAACATTATTACAGCATCGTAATAAAAATTCTTAACACCTTCAGATGGTATTTTAATATGTATATAGAATTTGTCATTATCATCATAATACATCTTAAAATTAATCTTTCCAGCTTCTCTTAAAAATAACTTATCAAATTTATCAGTATAAAGAGCTTTATACATATCTCTTTGAGAAAATACGGCATTTCGTTTTCCCAAAGGGTTCTCAATATATTGCTTAAATGTCATCTCCATAAATAAATATCTCCTATAAAATAGATAATATTTTATGTTGCTTTATTTGTACTTTAATAAATAAGTTTTAGTAAAAATAAATTGTTACATTATATTGTAAAAGTTTACAAAAAAAAAATAATGAGAGTGGATAAATACCACTCTCATTAAATTCTTTTTACCATATTCTAAATATTGAACCTGAAGCTGTCATGATTACACTTTTAATGGAACTCTTTGGAATAATATTAAGAGTATTAAATCCATAATATGTAAGTTCATCACCAACTTTCTTAGGCACTATACCAGAATTATCTTGCATATAGCAAACCTCTCCAGATACACATGCATAGATATCTTTTTCTCCATTATATATAGAATCCCCAGATACTGCAGAATCTGCATCTACTCTAAATTCCATATCAGTAAGATTTATAGGCTTTTCTCTAGCATCTTCAGGTAAAGCAAATGTATTTTTATATATTGAAGAAAGACAAAAATTTCCAGGCTTATAAGATTTATTTGCTCCATAAAGTACATCATAATCAAAGAGAAAATGATGCATATAGTTTAATTCTCCTCTAAGAACAAATGCTTCACCATATACTTCTGTTTTATTTGAAGAAATGAGTATTCTTCTTACTAATGCTTTTTTGCATAACTCATCTTTAACTTCTTTAATTGTTTTTCCTTTTAATGCATCCAAATCAGATTGTTTAAGTATATCAAATTTACTAATAATTTTATTAATAATCTTAATATCAATAAACCCAGTACCTATTTTAGTAATATTGATAGCATTCAAAAGATTATCAAATGACTCAAAAGGAGTCTGAATTAAATTTGACACGAATAATGCATTTCTATCCGGTATCATAATATTGTCATAATAAAGTATATTGCTATTTTGATTCATAATTTATTCTCCTTTAAATCTTACCTTGACATATTAAGAGTATCAATATAAGTTTTTAGTATATTTATTTGAGTATTTATGATATTTGTATATAATATAATATCATTATAGTCTATCCCTATATATGGATTAGTAAGATTAATAAGTAAAATAGAATAGTCCTTTATTATATATCTATACATCGTAGCAGCATTATTAGTTCTATATCCTAATTTAAGAAAATCGCTACTAAGTAATATTTCTTCAGTTGCACCGTTTAAAAAATTTATTAATGAAAAATATTTATTTCTATAGATGGATACATCATTATTCATATCATCAGATAGCTTTTTGCATTTCTCTATAATAAATTCAATATCTTTCTTAATATTATCCGGCTCAATATACTTATCCATAATAATTACTCCTTTTATATTATTTATTAATATTTTGAATTTTGATTTCGCAAAGAATTAACCAAATTTAATTTTAAATCTATTATTTTAATAAACATCATTCTATCTTCATTATTTATAGGCATAAGCGGATCCATAAATAATTTTGAAATATAATTATATGCCTTAGCAATTCTAAATTGTTGAAATTTTAATAATCCGTAATCATCTTCTTCTACAAGATTATCAACTATATTATTCAATGTATCTAATAATTCTACTGGAAATACTCTTATATAATCCAATATATTATCTTTATTTGGCATTGATTTCTTAAGATCTAAATCATTTTTAGTTTTATAAAATTTATCCACTTCATCTTTAATATAGCAATCTATAGTACTATAATAAACTGATGAAGGTTTATAGTTTTTTATCATAATTAATCTCCTTTTATTAATTATTTATAAACTCTTTATCTTTTATAAGACAATAGTAAAGACTATTATCTATAGTAGATAAATGAGTTAATAAATTACCATTTATAGTAATTCTATATGTTTTTGAATCATCTGGTGCTTCATTTCGTATTAGTTGTCTTATTTCTTCTGAAGTATATCTATGACCTTTATAGTGCTTATATACATCCATAGTATTTATATCATATTGAATACATTTACCAGTAATAATATTATCATCAATATTTTCACTAGTATGAAAGAAATCTATGCTTGGACTATAAATAGGTCTACCCATGATTATTTCTCCTATGTAATTATTTTTATCAATTTGTTTTAGAATAAATAAAAAATAATACTGAGGTGATTAACCTCAGTATTATTAATTTAGTCTTTTGAATTCATTTTCTTTAAATTATTTGGTATCAACAATGCTAAACATTGTCTGTATATTAGATAATTTATAATCATTTAATGTAGTCATATATTTATAGATTTCATTAAATGATATATTACCTTTTACAAGGGTTAAAATTGTTGGATCATTATATGATGAAGTATTAGTACAACTAATATCAAGATTCCTATCTTTATTTGATGGAATAAATAAATCTATATTAGGAGTATTGCTTTCAGGATTAGTCATATATATTACTATATTTATTTTGACTTTTTTATCATCATATAAAAAGGCCATAGCAACAAAATTATATATTTTATCATTACGATCTTTAGGTTCTATTATAAATCCACAGCTATTTACATAGTAATTGTCAAATCGTTCATGTAATTCAACTTTAGAAGTTGTATTATATCTATTAGCTACATCCTTAATATAATTATTAATATATTCATAAAGTTCAGATATTTCTTTAAAAGTATTATATGAATCTTTTATATTGTTGAAAATAGCAGTATCTGTAGGTATAAATTGATGCATAAGATTTAAGAATCCTATTACATCAGATTTTATTATTCCATCATTAGAATTTCTTGTAAATAAACAATTAATAGTATTTTTTAACATTGTATTTTTCTCCCTTTGAATATGCATAATTATTTGGGCTATATGATAAAACTCTAAAATTATCCAATTTATATCTTTTTGATTTATTCAAAGATAAATCAACATCTACTATATCATCTACACAACGTATTACATCTTTTATAGATATAATTTTATTATCATATAATGATAAAAATTTCAGATTTTCATTACCTAATACATCTTTAGTATTAAGCATAATTGAATCTATCCCATTATTATTAATAGAATTATCAATATCATGAGTATTTGATAGTACACTAATTGATATTGAACTTGTAGAAATGTAGCTATCCATATCTATATTATTCATAAAATCGATTCTAAGATCAAGATATGGATCACGACCTCTATAATCACATACATCAAAATAAGATATATTATAAGGAGTATCCAATTTTAATTTCTTTATAGTAACAGAGATATTATATTCATTATTATTCATGCCCCACATATAATCATAATCATTATCGTCTAAATAATTGCTAGATACATAAAAGTTGTATTTATTATTTGTATCAAATACTTTTGCATCTTCTATATTAAATGCTTTTGATAATAATTTAAAATTATATTTATAATTTATCTCATTATCAATAGACATTTTTTCTACAAATGGATCAGGCTTATTAGTTATTAATTTTAGAACTTTATAAAATCCTAAAATATTAAAATTCATCCAATCACTTATTCTTCTGCTATCAGTATCGTAGCAAAAATTATTATATACTGCATTAATCTGAATATTATTCATTATTATTTTCCTTTATCATATTTTTAAATAATTCTAAATTTGTATTACGATATCTATTAATTCCTTCTTTATCTATATTAGCTTTTATATTAAATTCTTTAAGTTCAAAATTTGTATACCCATATTTTGAATTATATTTAATATTACCATCTATTAGATATAGAATAGAATCAAAACTTGAAGCAAGCTTTTTATTAATCAAGCAGGTATTAATAAATTCTGCAAAATTATCAATAGAATTTATAATACTTGATATATTATTATCTTTTTCTTGCTCATATAACCGTATAGTTATTCCTTCATTTATTGAAAATTTATTAGTATTATCATTCATTGATGAAAAATCAATCGAGAATTCTATTTGCATATATCTTCCAGGATGAGTATTTGATTTGATAAATACTATGACTTCATCCATAGCAAAATATTTAATAGATATATTATTATCAGTCTCTTTTAAAATATTTTGAATATCTTCTATAATATTCATAAAATCAGATTCATATCGAATATCTGATTTAGATAATTTAGTTAAAGATTCGTCAATAGAATAAAAGTCGTTTATAATATCTATTATAATATTTTTAAAATTATTATAATAATTAAGCGATGTCTTTGAAGAATCTACCCCTGTATAATTATAAATTGCCTCAGCATACATATTTAAATATCCCCTTATATAATTTTATAATTGCAACAGTAATCGAACGTTTCTATATTAAATTTTTCTTTAAATAATTCTAATGGATAATTAAAAAATTCTTCTAGTGATTTAATATCACTAGATTTTTCTATTTTTGCAATTCTTTTAAATAATCTTTTATCGTGCAGCATTGCATCTATTATATTAGGCATTTTAAAAGTATTTTGATTAATATTTATATATTTATCATAATCTTTTATAATATTTTTAATAGCATTTGTTCTTTGATAAATTTCACTCTTTAAGCACATATAAATATGATCATTAATGAAATCCACTTCTATAGAAATTATATATACACCATATTTATATTTGATATGAATATGATCAGGTCTATAAGAATCTACAGACTTTGGTTTATTTGTATACCATTCTATATTTATTCCATATTTTTTAGAATAATTATTAATAATAACTTCATCAGTTAAATATTTAGTAATAAGATCTATTTCATGCTCAGATGCATATTTATTCATTCTAAATAGATTTGTCTTTTCATCTAGATCATCTATTAATTTATCTAATGAAGTATTTGAATAATGTATTGCAAAAACTTGACTCATAATATTTATAAGATTATAAATTGCAGATTTTACTTTATACTTATTTAAATAAGCATCATCTTTATTTTTAAAATCATTTAATGATACTCTATAAACCTTTTCGATATATGCAAACATTTTTTATTTCTCCTTTTATTTATAATTTTTAGAGAGGTATTATAATACCTCTCTATACTATTGTTTCAAGCAGTCTTTATCATAATAACAAGTATCAAATGTATTCACAATAAATTTATCACTAAACGCATTATATGCAAAATTTAAATATTCATCCATTGTCTTAATCATACTATTATTTTTTATACTTTTAACTCGCCTAAATAGTCTTTCATCATAAAGCATTGCATTTATAATAGGATGATGCTTCTCTCCAGGATGATCAACACTTATATCATAGCAATCACTCATAGCATTCTTAATTTCTTTTGATCTTCTATAAACATCATTCTTTATACGCATATAAATATGATCTTTAAAGAAATCTATTATTATAAAAATTGTGTATGAACTATAATTATACTGAATTGAAACAAATCCAAGCCTATCAGAGTTTGTATAAGGTAATTTATTTACATTCCATTCTATAGCTGTGCTAAAGCATTTAGAATAGCTATTCATAATAATTTCTCTATCTAGAAATTCTCCAATAATATTTATCGGATTTTCTGATACAGATTCATTTGCTCCAAATAAATCAGTTTTTTCATCTAATTCATCTATCAATCTATTTAATGAATTAGTCGGACGATGTATTGGAAAAAGTTGACCTAAAATTTTTATAAGTCTACTAATTGAAAATTCTACATTGTATTTACTAAAATAAGTATCTTTCTTATTTTTAAATTCATTTGTCCTAATCCTGTAATTCCTTTCAACACTTACAATTACATTCATTTTTATTCTCCTTTGGATATTAATTTCCATAAAGATGCTTTCTTTGATATTTAATAGTATCAAAACTATCTATACCATAATTCCATTTATATTTAAATAAATTAATTGGATAATCTAAGAACTCTTCAAATGAACTAGTTTTTGAATTCTTCATTATATTTGATGGCCTTTTAAATAATCTTTCATCTGAGAACATTGCTTCTATTATATTACCATTTTCAGATTCATCTATTGCAGAAGCAATAGATTTATTTATTTTTAAAACCTCATTACTTATTGTAACAACAATTTCTGTAGCAAGAAATTGAATTGACATAATGATATTAAATCCTGCAGCTTTATATTTGATACAAATAATATCTAAACCAGAATTTTGGCCATTATATCCATTAGACTCTTTATTACAAAAAAATAGGCTTCCATCTAAATATTACATCATAATGATTATCAAGATTGGATGTAATTGTAGATATGAATTCATAAATAATATTTGATCTAGAATTAAATTCTTCATTTCTATTAGTAAACAAAGATGTTTCAGAATCTAATCTAAATATTAATGTATTTACTAAATTTTCCTTTTGATTAATTGGAATAATTTGTGATGCAGTATCTACTAATATATTTACTACATCTTTTACATTTTCTTTACAATAATAATTCCCACTACTAAGAGTAGTGAGCATAGCTTTAGGAATATGATAAGCCCTTTCAATATTTGCGATCATTGTATATTTCTCCTTATTTATTATTTACTATCTTAAATTCAGTTGTAGTATAAAAATCATAATTAGAAAGAAGATTATTGGTATAATTAACCAGGCTCTGATAATTCTGTGTTTCACTATATTTTTTAATCTCTCTATCTATTTTAAAACAATTCTTATTCATTTTTAATTGTTTTAATACTTCATAATCTACAAAATGTTTATTTTCATCGGTGCATTTATAATTGACAAGTTCAATAAAGATTTTTCCATTTTCATATAAAATTGATATAGATGCTGTACCTAACGTATTGAATTTAATATAAATATTATTATCTGGATTAGTATATATTGTCATTCTTTTATAACTATTATCATCTGTACAAAGTAAATTTCTCATATACTTAATAATTGTATCGCATATAATATTACGATATTTTTTGTAATTCACTGCAAAATTATTCGTATTCTTTTCGATACAATTTATCATATTATCAAGGTCAGATTCGATAAATTTAATTGGAGTTATATTTGATGCTATTGATATAATTTTATATATCAAGTCCTTCAATCGATCCTTATCAAAATGCTGAGGATCCATCATGATTTTAGTTACGGGCATAACCTTTTCTGTTTTTAAAATTGCGTACATATTTTTATTTCTCCTTTTATTTAGCTATTTTATAATAGCTTATTCATAAAAATAATATCTAATTAATAAAAAATATAGAGAAGTAGAATAGTCTACTTCTCTTTTAATTTTAATTAAAAACTAGGATTTGACATTTTTGATTCATCTTCAGGAAGACAAAGAGTCAAATTATATAGGCTCTGCATAGCTTCCTTATCTGAAGTTCTAACACCTTTACCACCTAAATTAAATAAATGTGATTTAGACGATAACTGTTTATCAAGTTCAGCATTAGCCTCTTCTGAATATACTCCCTTTACAGTAACCTGGTCACCATCATAGTCACCACCTATACCATCAAGGTAAAGGTTACTAATATTAAGAGTATCGATAAAGCTATTAGATGTATTACTACCAATATCAGCTTGTGTAATATAAGGATAATTCTTATAATATTTATTTCCAACTACCATAGGAGTAGTTTTATTAGTAGAAGCTATACGAATTCTAGTAGGATACTGGTTAAAATAACTATCTATAGGATATCTGGTAATAAGAATATGCTTATCAGCAGTTGCTTCAACTGCAGCCATATAAAGAACATCACACCATGTAAGATCTCTATCCTGTATAGGATATTTACTTAAATCAGCTTTATTAGCAAAATCTTCTGCACTAACATCTCTTCCTTTAAATCTAAGTCTAACGACCCGTCCTTCAATAGTAGGAACTTCTATAGGAATAAATCTATTGGAGAATCCAGTACAGAATCTATCTATTTCTTTTTTGATTCTTTCATCAGAGAACTCTATTTGATAATCCTTAGGATGAAGATACTTAATAGTATTATCTTTATCCATTGTAGGAATTACAGAGTCACCGGAGAATTCATTCTCAAAGAATCTTCTTACATGATACATTATAAATGGTAAGAAGTTTACACATGCCGATGCTAAAGGAAGAACCGAATAATCCAAATCAGCTTCAATATCATCAAGTTTTTCAACTTTTAATTCAGGAGCAGAAAGGACAAGACGAGAAGCATAGTCTGTAGTCTTAGACATGACACTCATTCTAAGTACACCAAGTTTACCAGGAATGACATCAGAAGTCTTTTCACCATTAATGGTTGTGCCAGAACCAAACCAGTCATATATCTGAGTTAAAGTTTCCTGAATACGACCTCTAGTAGCATCAGACAAATTCAATCCATAATCAGCAGATTCTCTAAGTGCCTTGACAAAAACTATAAGATTTCTATAAAGTTCATTTATTGCTCCAATAGCAACCTTTCCTTTATCATTATTGACATCTCTATAGAATGCTGGACATACAATAAATTTCTTTATAAGCATCTGAGGAGTTCCCATATACTTTTCAAGAAAATTCACCTGCATATCTCTACGCTTAGAGCTTGTACGCTTAAGCTTGAATTTATCTATATTCTTAATAAGAAACTTTATTCCAGTTTCTCCATTAGGATCTTCTTTAAGTTCACCATTATCAGTAATAGTAAACCTTCTGATTCCATGAACACAATATTTTATACCAGAATCACTCTTGCACCACATTTTATAGATAAGAGGATTTATAAAAGTTTCATAAAGATCTATATACGCAAAAGTATTAGCCCTGTCATATTTAGTAATTCCAAAAATCTCATTAGAAAGTAATCCATCAGGACTAGGAACTCCATTTCTAACAAAAAATACTGGATTAGTGACTTCTCTCAAATTATTTACTTCAACAAGTTTATCAGGATCAACGAGATCGACTCGTAAATGCTTACCACGGAAAATTTCATCTGCGGGCATAATTTCACCTCCAATTATTAATAATATGTGGAGTTTCTAAAAGATAAGAGTGAGCCCATTGGGCTCACTCATTTTCATTGACTATATTTAAAGTTATAGCATTATTATCTATAGTAGCATTAATTATATACATCGATCCATATGAAATAAAATGCATACCATTAATAAAACTATATACTCTATTTGCATCCAGTATATTATTATAAATAATAATATACTCATCTGTTTCTTTCTTATAATCTAATGAATAATCAGAATCAAGTAAATGATATAGCATCATTATCTTATCAAAAAGATTTCTAATAGAATATGCTATAGTATCTTGATTATTCATGGTCTTTGTTATATTAATACAATCAAATTGATTCATTTTATTTATTAACCTCCTTCCGCCATTTCTTCTATGGCATCTTCCAAATCATCTTCTGATATATTAGATAATGAAGGAGATTTTGGAACTTCATCAGTTGGCTTATATGTATTATACCTTGCATTATTCTTATTTAATTCTTGCTGTTTTGCTTTTCTTTCTTCTTCTTTAGCACGTTCCTTTTGAACTTCAGAACGAAGGAATACTATTTTATAAAGAGAATGAATATCATCAAATGGAGCATTTAGCATATCCATTATAGATATTCTTCCCTTTAAAAATGAAGCAATAGATTCAACTAGATTTACATACTCTGAATAGCTGCCAACTGATGCCGTGTAAAAAGCAAATTCTCAGGTGCAATATTTGCAGTCTCAGCAATCTGTTCTGCGCAGTCAGGGCAAGTTGCTCCAGGAATCTTATAGGTAACTGCATTATTATTTTCATCAAATTCATTAACCTTACCTCTAAGATTAAAGAACTCATCAGAAGTAAACTTATTGATTATATTATCAATATAAGTAGCAATACGTCTTGCAGAAGTCTTAGCAAGATCATTAGTAACAGGCTTGGTATTAATAGGCACAAGCATCTGATGATCAGGATCGATAAAGTAAATATTATCGATATAAGAAATAAGATCAATCATATCAGCATACTTTTCAAGGAATTTATCACTCAAAGCAGCAACTTCAATAGTTACATTCCAAATACTAGGATGACGAAGTGCAACAGCATAGTTATCAGAGATCTGGAAGAGTTCAGATTCACCAAAGTCCTTAGCAGGAGCATTAGTATCCTTCTTACAGAACATTTCTACATTATGCTTTACTTCATCACTAGCATAAGAAACCATATCATCAAAATTAACTTCTTTGATAAACATCTTCTTGCACTTAGAATTGGGGCATTCATATGTAATGAAGTTACTATTAGCAAATGTAGCCTTATAGAGTGCAAAATAGATATGAGCAAGATCACTAAATCTAGTAGTCTTAAGCCAAGTTTCATAATTCGGCTTAGACTTGTCTATAATATGATCATAGATAATACGATAAATATCTTTAAAAGTATTAAGTCTATTTCTAGTACTATTTGCAGGATTGAGTTTAAGAATTTCAGGACCAGAAAGGCCAGAAACAGAGATAGCCTTCTCTGCGCCATACATCATCCAGTCAGCAACATTGGGAACTGCTACAGTCTTATTGGCAATAATCATATTAGCCTTTTCAGAGGTAATAGACTTATTTGCAATAGCAAACTTACTAAGATCAAACTTACTCTTTATAATAAGCTTACCTTCAAGCTCATTCTTGAGTTCCTTAATAGTCTCCTCTTCAGACTTTTCAGCAGTACCATCAATATCATATTCATCATCAGTATTATCATCATCGTCATCAAAGAGAGAAGAATTACTTACTCCATCAAGAATATCAGTATCAATCTTCTTTTCAGGAACATGAACAGGCGTATCAGATACTGCAGAGGTTGATTCAGTAACAACTTTATTTTCAATAGGATTATATGATACAGCCTTAGTAGAAATATGAATAGTATCAGGTTCTATTGTATTACCATGATTAGCATCAGTCTCTATTGTATCATGATCATATGAATCAGTATTAATACTATTTAAATCATCAGTATTGATATGAGGCTGTTTAATAGGTTCCTGATAATTATACTCATCAGAAGATGCAGTTTCAATATCTACAGTATCAGTAGAATCACTAAAATTAAAATCCTCATTAGAAACATTATCAGATACCATATCATCAATATCCTTATAAGTTTTTGCAGATTCCTTTTCTTCCATCTCTGCATCTCTCTTATCAAGGATTGCATCCATCTGGGATCCCATTTCTGCCTTAGTTCTATCGAGAGCTCTATCAAGATCTGCAAAGATATCAGTATCAGGAGTAATAGCTTCTGACTTTACAGGAGTCTTCTTAGGGAAGAACTTATTAATATCTTCCGGAGACATTTCACTAATATTGGAGCTCTTAACAGGACCATTATTAGTAGTAGGGATACGATTTACCATATTATTAATATCATCTACAGAGGCAGAAATATTGCTAGATCTTACAGCACTTCTACCTTCTACATTAGAACCTCTAATTTCATTAAGGGAAGAGTTCTTTTCCATTTTATTAACCTCCATAATCTAATTTTATAGATCAGCTAAATGTGTAAATTTACTTACAATAGTTTGAGCAGCACTATTATAAATGAATCCATATATAGTACTATCTATCTCTATTGTAATATATATTGTTTCTTTATCTTGATTTACATTTACAGATGCAGACTGATAATCTGGTAAATATGTAACAATCTGTTTCTGTATATCTTTTTTTAAATTGCTTACATTTATTCCATTTACGCTATACATGTATTTAGAATAAAGTCCCACACCCATTTCCGGATGCGATTGAATGGTTCCTGACTCAAGTAGAAGTAATCTTGTTAAAAGTACTGCTACTGCTTCAGGATTTTTATATACCTTTGGATTTTCGAAATCATCAATAGAAAAAGAGTATTCTTCTGATATAGTAGCCATTATATCACCTCTTTTTAATTAATTTAATATTTTTTAATACTTTGTTGTAGATTTTAAAATATACAGACTTTTGATAAAACATATAAATAATATACTAATATAAATTATTCACCTACATAAAGCCAAAATTATTTTCTTTTAATTCATATTTTCTTCTTTTCATTTTAACCTCCTTTTTTATATATAGAGAGATAGCGTTTTGCTATCTCTCATGCTTTTTATTCATACTTCAACATAGCTATAATATGATTACATAGGAGGTCAATAATAATGAAGCCTACTTATAAAACAAGTAAAAAATATAAGTGTCCTTATTGTGATTATCATGATACTAGGACTAATCTTGTAGATCATGTAAATAAAGAACATGAAGAATTAATCCCAGAAGGATATACAGCAGCTAGGGCTGTATATGATTTTATAAATGGAAAGAATTATGGAATTTGCATGATATGTAAACAGAAAGTTTATACATGGAATGATAAAATAAATCGTTATAATAATCTTTGTGATAATCCTAAATGCAGAGCTGAAGTCAGAAGGATTGCGCTTGAACGCCATATAAAAGTATATAATAAACCTACTCTTCTTGGTGATGCTGAACAACAGGAAAAGATGCTTGCTAATAGAAAGATATCTGGTACTTATACTTTTTCTGATGGTGGTAAGATTACTTATACTGGAAAATATGAAAAGAATGCTCTTGAATTTATGGATACAGTTCTGAATATTCCTTCTAAAGATATTCAGGCCCCTGGTCCTGTTCTTGAATATGAATATAATGGTGAGACTCATAAATGGATAACTGATATTTATTATATTCCTGCTAATCTTCTTATTGAAATAAAAGATGGTGGAAATAATCCTAATAAGAGATCTATGCCTGTATATAGAGAGAAGCAGTTAGCAAAAGAAGAGATGATTACTAATCTTGGTACGTTTAATTATATTAGACTCACCAATAATGATTTCTCTCAGCTTCTTGCTATATTTGCTGAAATGAAAGATGAAGCTTTAACTAATGAAAGTCCTAAGGCTACAATTAGAGTTAATGAAGAATTTAATATTGGAGGAGCTATGCCTAGAGCAGATGCAACTGATGTGTGTATAATTCCTTATATGTCAAGTAATACATTTGATATTGGATATGCATATTCTGATAGTACAGAACCTGACAAAGTATATATTCCAGAAGAAGATGGAGATAAGATTGTTATTAATCAGTATAATAAAGATGATTTAAATAATAATAAGATTACTAAAGTATATAGTAATTTTGTAGAAAGTCTTAATAATAGTATTCCTAAATTATGCAAAACTTTTAATACAATGTATTATTGCGGAATAAATACAACAGAAAAGTTTGCAGAAAAAATGAGACTTATATATGAGCAGATAGAAGGAAAGAAACCTGTTGAAAATAAATGGTCTCTTGTTAATACTCTTACTGGTGCTAATATAAATAATTATAAAGACCTTTTTACTCTTGAATGTTTTAAGTATTATGATAAAGATCGAGAGCAGAAGATTCGTTCTTATATAGAAAATGCGTATGATTATATTGCTAAGGATGATAATTATATGCAGAATATAATTAAAACTAAAGGCTGTGTAATGATTTGCAGAGCTCTTGATGGATATTATGCTTGTACAAATGATAAATTCTATATGGCCACTGAAAAGTTTGATACTCTTGAAGATTTAGAGTCTAGTGGAGCTATAGATATTATGAATGATATCTATAATGCAAATTCTAATAAGAAGGAGGAAGAAGAGAATGCCAACGAATGATATGTTTGATGATGAGTTTAAGATTTCAGATACATTAAAATCTTTAACCATGAAAGGTGAATACTTTGATGATCTATATGAAAAAGATCCTAAAGTAGTTGAAGCAAATAACTGGTCTAATTCCTCTGGAATAACTATTATGACTCCAGATATTCTTACTATGGAAAATCTTGAGAATAGATGGATTGAATATAATAACAATACTAAATATAATCGTAGACAGTCAGATTGGAAATGCTTAGAATTATTTGGTATTGATAATTATGAAATGTATAATTCTCTTAAAGATAAACTTAGTAAAGAGAATACTAATATAACTTCTGCTGTATCTGATTCTATTACAGCAGATTCTGAAACATTATCTGCTCCAATGAATGAAGTGAGTGTAGAAGATAATTTTATTAATTCTACAATAGACTGGGATGATGTGGTCCAGACAGCAAAAATGTTTGGTGTTTATATAATGCATCCATATGGTAATCCTGATGAAATATATGAAAAATATAAATCAATGCCCGACTCCGATAAAGTTGTATCAGATGATATAATGAAAGAACTTGTTGGAAAGACTAATAAAGAATATTATCTTATGCTTAAGAATGATATTATTTCACCTATGATAGGTGATGATTATTCTGATAAGATAATAGAGTATAAAGCAGTTACTGATACTGTAACTGGTATGAGAAATTATGCTAAATCTTTAGTTGAAAATAGACCTGTATGGGAATCTGCTAAGTATCTTCTTTCTAAAGCTAGAGAAAAGAAAGTGCTTACAGAAGAAGCTATTACTAATAATATAATTTCAGATGCTATTGGAGATTTTGAAGCATTATCCAATAATAATCCTGAATTTATATATTCTGATTATCCTTATATATCTCCTGAAGATATGATATCTATGGGTGTATATAATGATGATCCTGAGCAGAATTACTATAAGGCTATATCTGATAATAAATTAATTTCAGATGATATGACATCTGAAGATTGGTTTGAAGAATATAAGATAGATGATTTAGCATACTCAGAATCTTTTAGAAATAATATTCCTAGTTGGATTTCTAAAGTAAGAGAGCTTACATATAGTCTCAAGAAAATGCAGGAATCTGGAAATTATAGCGAAGAACAGATTAATTCTAGAAAGCAGTCTATTCTTGAGCTTGGCTGGAATCCGGAAATAGAATTCTCTGATAAAGCTAGAAGTATTGCAGTTGAAACTGCAAAGATGAGAAGATCATCTGTGAATATTATAGATCTTAGAGAGTTTGATGTAAATTATACCACTCCTACTGAAGAAGATCTTAATGATAAAGAACTTTATCCTATCTTTATTGTATTAATTGCAGGAAATGCCTTCCATTCTAAACTTATTAGAAAATTTACTAGAGATGATTATAGTCATGCTGCATTTAGCCTTGATCCAGAATTAAATGAATGCTTTGGTTTTAAGATACTTGAAGCTAATGGAACAAAACGAACTGGATATCATAAAGAAGGTATGAAAGATGTCTTTAAACCTAATAATCTTAATATTGGATTATTCTGTTTCTTTGTACCTAAATATATCTATATAAAGTTTAAAGATATTATTAAACATTTTGATGCAAATATGGAGAAAACCAAGTATAGTTATGCAAGTTTGCTATGTTACTTGCTACATATTCCTGTAAATGTAGATTATAAATATTTTTGTTCTCAGTTTGTAGATGTAGTATTTAGAAAGCTTGATATAAATATTACTGGAAAGAAATCATCTACATTTGTATCACCTGCTACACTTCATAAGGCAGCTTTAAGAAATGAAAAGATATTCAAGCTTTATGAAGGATCTGCAAATGATTATGATGCTGAAAAGATTAAAGCTGTAATAAATACATTAAAGAAAACTGCTAAGCCTCTTAAAGAGTCTGAACAGATGTATATTAAGAATCAAGATATGTATATTAATTATCTTATAGAGAATTGTAATAAACTTGATACCGTATTAAGTCTTAAAGAATATTCTTCTATAGTAACCGATCCTACTATGAATAATATAATTAATAAAATGCTGTTTGAACCTCTTGATATATATAGCGAAACCGAAATGCAAAATGGCATAGATATAGATTCTCTTATAAAGAAATATATAAAACCTTTATGCTAAAATAATTATGAGAGTGGATTATATGTCCACTCTCATATTTTTTATTTACTTAATATAACGAAAACAAATAATTAAGTTAATTTTACATATATGGAGGATAAAATGGAAACTATAAATGCCAATACTTGTGCTAAGAGCATTCTTATGCAGCCTGGAGATGGAATGCTTACTGGAGAAGAAATTTTAAGACAGGTAAAAGAAAATAATATAATAATTGATCCTTTTGATGAATCCCTTATTAATCCTAATAGCTATAACTTAAGAATTTCTAATAAGCTTAAAGTTTATAGCCATGGACTTGATAAAGCAGATATTGATGATGCTGTTTTAAAAGGTGATGATCATAGATTCTTTAATAATAATCATATTATAGATGAATATGGATATAGCTTTCATGTCAAATCCATTATTCCTACAAAAGCAAAGCCTATAGATATGCATTCTGATAATGAATATTATGAGTATACTATTCCAGAAGATGGAATGGTTTTGTATCCCAATATTCTTTATATAGGAAGTACTATAGAAAGATGTGCTACAGATAACTTTATTCCTATGATTAATGGTAGATCTTCTGGCGGTCGTCTTGGCCTTTCAATTCATATCTGTGCAGGATTTGGAGATATTGGATTTGATGGTACTTGGACTCTTGAGATTACTGTAGTTGAACCTTTGAAGATTTATCCTGGAGAAGAAATAGCTCAGGTTTGCTATTTTACTCCTGCTGGAGCTGCTTCAAAACTATATAGAGGCAGATATTATAAACAAGAAGAACCTACTGTAAGTAGATTTTTCCGAGGAAAAATAAATTATTAAAGGAGAAATATTTGGACAATGGAAACTCAGAAAATTTACACAGGAAGCAAGTTTTTTAAGTACAATGATAATGAAGAGGCAGACATACTCAGAGTTATCAAAGAAGATGAAGCAGCTAATATAATTTACTGCAAAGACAGAGAAGGACATAAATATAAGATTTCTAGATCTGATCTTTTAGATAATTATACTATGCTTAAACCTGATGGCGTTCTCAATATTTCTATTGTAGAACTTGAAGATTCTTCTGATGTAATAGTAGCTCTTGCTAATATTAAGAAACCAGAAGATGGTCCTTTTGCAATATGCAGACAATCTATATATGACTTCTATACTAATGATAGAACTCCTGAAAGTGATTATCAACTTTATCTTGGAGTATCTACTAATAAGTATACTTGTCCTGCAAATATAGATTTTAAGTGTTTAACAGCCTGTAATTCTATTAAAGATACAAGATTTGTCAATGTATATCTTGATGATACATTAGATAATATTCTTGATATTATTAGAACCAAGAGATATGATACTATTCTTAGGCAAGTTCATATGACTATGGATAAGATATTTACCAATAAAGCAGTATTCGGTTGCAATGATACATTAAAGGATCTTCTTGTAGATAATAATTTTATGTATGATTTTCGTTCATGCTTTGATATATTTGAATTCGATTCTCCAATTGGAGATAGAGATTGTTTGGATGCAATCAATCTTGATAAATTGGAGCAAGATTATCATGTCAAAAATGTAATGAAAACATATGTACTACCTTATACTAGAGAAGTAGATCTTTCTAAAGTAGTAAAGAAATATTTCTTAGCAGCCTCTAAGGCAGAAGACTATAAACCTATTTATATCGTAGCATACGATACTATAGATGAATTGAAATGAATGAATAAAAAATATATTAATCACATAATATATATATGAGATTAGGATATGATTTTATACATATCATAACCTCATAATAAATTTATTATATAATAATTTAAAGGAGTTTTACCATGGAAAACAACACCACTACAAGAGAAAAGTTCGCAATTAAGAGCAAGATTCAGGAGTTCCCGACCAATATGGGATCGTGGATTACAACCTCGATCAATCTTTGTGAAGTAATCAATGCGTATTTTGGAGGTATATTTAAAGAATTTTATGCTTCCAAAATATACATCAATGATGGGCATGATGTAAGCCCGGCCACTAGGCGTATTCCGAATGGGGCACTCTACATCGATCTGTTCTTCTCTATGAAGAATAATATCGGAAATGGTATTACAAATGCCATTAAGCTTGTAGATGATAATTCTGATAATGGAAAGATTAATCAGAATGATCTTACTGCAATGTATCTTAATACGGTGAGAAGATACAATCAGACATCTGTATATGAACTCACCGATGAGCTTAAGGACATCCTCGCTCCGTTTACCTTTGAGTATATCGATGAGAATACTAAAGTAAACTGGAATGAGCATAAGTCCGAAGAGCTTAGTTCGTTTGACAATTTCAATAATAAGGCAGAGTATATCTGCCGTATTAGTGGTCTTGATCTTGTCAAGATCATCGCTGCAATTTATGGCACAGGCTCGAATGGTGTACGTTATGATTATAACGTTACTGTTCAGAATGTCATTCCGAGTAGAGCTGGTGAATATATTCTTAATGTATCCCAGCTCAACATGGCAACCGTTAGAGAGCTTCAGAGTGCTCTTGGCTGCTGGAACAATAATGGCTGTAATTACAATGTCTATCGTGGTTAATAGCCATAATGAAAGAGGTGAGCAATCACCTCTTTCTTTTTTATTCAATCTTAATAATTATTAAGGAGGATTAATAAAATGAAGGATAATAAAGAAAAAGAATTTAATCTTGAAATAGATGATTCTATTAATGAGATTATAGATGAAGCTCCTGGAAGTAATAGCTTTATAGCATTACGTAAACTTAGATGGAGTGAGAATGGAAAGTTCAAGCTTGATATAAGAAAATGGTTTACAAATTCTGAGGGAGAAGAGATAGCTGGTAAGGGAGTATCATTTATGACAGATGATGGACCTGCTAATCTTATTGAAGCTCTTCTTAAGAATGGATACGGGGATACTAGAAAGACTTTAAATGGTATCAAAGATAGAGAAGATTTTGCAGTACGAGTAAAAGAAGTACTGCAGGAAAAGAATATAAATTTAAATGATGTAGAAATTCCTACTATAGATTCTATAGAGGAATCTTATTATGATCCGAGGAGTATATTATGAGTTATACTGGGATACCAGAGAGAGTAAATGCTGTTGATATTTTATATGGAGAATATATAAAATATGATCGTCTTTATGAAATGACGATGCATGCATTTTGCGGAAATGACAAAATAGATAGGACAGATATCTATGTAGATCTTTATTCTATCTTAAGAAAATTATATCATTTTGGTGATAGACTTGAAATAGATGATAGCTGCGGTATAGCATCATCTATTATTAATCTTGCTATACATCTTAGAGGTTTCTTCAATAAGATGGGAATATATTCAAGGATATTTTTAGTATATGGAGGAGCAAGAGATCCTCATATATTAAGAGATATGCCTAATTATAATGCAGCTCATATTTTACAGGAGGATACCAATAGTCTTCTTACTAGTAGAATTATGGATGCATTGCAGATATGCCAGATATATACTCCATACTTACCTGATATATTTACATTAGTAGATAGAGAATCTGAATTTTCTTCTATGATTGTAAATAGAATTAATACAGATTTTGCAGCTAATAGAGAAGGCAAAGGATATATAATCTATAGTAAAGAACTTCTAGCATATCAACTTGTAGCTATTTGTCCAAGAACTTTCTTATATAGACCTAAAAAGAATTATATAAATGATAGATCTTGGGTGGTTACAAAAACTTCATTATATAAAGCATATGGAGTTGGAGAGCTTGGATTAAAGCCTTTGGAAGATGAATCACTATACAATTTACCAGCCAAACTATTTCCAATGATTCAGACATTGTCCGGGGTTAAGTCTAGATATAAAATAAGAGTAAACAATTTCAATATTATTTTAAAAATCTTTAATAAAGCTTTTAATAATCATGAATTTGACAATGGTTATTCTTATCTTAATCTATGCACATTACCTTTACAATGTAATGGTATTTATGCAGTATTAGCAAAACCTGAGTATAAAATAAATAAGCCAGAAACTGTAGAAAATTTCTTTAAGTTATTTTCTATAGTAGATCAGCTTAATAGAGGCTCGATATACCCGCCATATAAAACATTAGATTTAGATAATAATATAATAAATCTTTCTGATGATAATGCAGTTAAAGAAATTAATGAGAAGTATTTTTATAAATATCCTATCGATCTTATGAAGCTTTAATCAAGGGAAAACATAAAGGTAATGCTTAAATGCATTACCTTTATTTTTTTTTATAAGGAGATTGAAATTATGAGTAATGAAAACTCCGTATATAAGCCTGATGGTGATTTATATAAATATACAGCAGAAATGAAATTTGTTGTTGATAGTGATGATATTACTGATATAGATAGTATTAATATAAAATATATTATGGCAGATTATAATTATAAAGAAAATAATATGCCAATGTTTTTTGTTACTGCTTCTCTTGATAAGAAGCTTGTTGATAAAATAGTCAAGAATCAGAATTCTGCATATTTTATTCTTAATATAAAGAGATGTATTAGTAATTCTGATATGCCAGATTTTTATGTAGATTATATTAATGCACAGTTTATTTATTTTATTACTGACGATATAAATAAAACTGAAGATGCTGATTATGAAGGAAATAATTCTGATAGAGAAGATATATATAAGCTGGTTAATATTGGTTTAATGTGTCTTGATCATATTAATAAAAATAAATGTGCTACTGTAAATGGTATATTTAATAAATGTAATTTAAGCAGTCTTATGTATATGGCTACTAAGCATCTTCCTATTCTTATAGAAAAGCCTGATGATAATATTACATTTGACTCTATATTTATACCTCCAATTAATAGTACTTCTAAGCTTATTAAATATATAAATTCTATTCATGTTTTATATAAAACTCAGTATAGATTCTTTATAGATTTTGATTGTTCTTATTTAATATCTTCTACTGGAAAATTTATTAAGCGAAAAGGAGAAGATATAGGAACTATATTGATTACTTTAAAGAAAGATTATACTGAGGAATCTAAACTTCAAGGTATGACTACAGATGAATCACAATCGATGTATAATATAGTTTGTGATGGGTTAGACTGCGAACTCGCAGATAATCGATATTTGGAAAAGAGCTATTCTAAAGTATCCCTAATAGATGCATCTGGGAACAAGATTGATAAAAGTATTAATAAAACTGAAGATTCATTGATAGAAGATAAGAATAAATCAATGCGAATTAAGAATGATAATACTGGCGTAATAGATAATATTATTAATTCTGCTAATACTTCCGCAGTGCAAATTCTTATACAGAAAACTGATGTAGATTCTTCAGTTCTTACAATGAATAAAGAATATATTATTCATGCAGATGAGGTATATGGTAATACATATAATGGAAAGTATATTCTCATTAGAAAAAGAGAAATGTATGTAAGAGAAAACAATAATTTTACTATGAATACTATGCTTTTATTCGAGAAACTTCCTGATAATCTTATCGATCAAAATCAGATAGAAGCAAAGAAAATACATTAAGGGCTAGCAATCCTTAATGTATTATTTTAAATATTTAGATATTATAATTTTGAATAAATATAATATTCTAAAGGAGGATAATAAAAATGAAAGCACGAATACCATTTAAAACTTCAAATCCATCTGGTCATAAAGCTATGATGGAAGAAATTCGACGGCAATGTGTAGAAATGAATAAAGACTACGAGTTTGAATTAGATTCATTATTCTTACTTTCTTTAGCAGAAAAACGTGGATATAGAAAGAAACGTCTTTATGATTCTTATAAAGACGTATTAAGAAAACGAAGAGAGCTACATAAATATTATGCTTGTTCAGAAGATAAGGATGTAGGTATCGAATATATTGCAGCTAAGTATAAGCTGGAACATTATTATGGATATAATATAGAGGAAATTTATAATCGAATAGAAGAAGAATTAGATAAAGAGGAATCTAATAATGAATAATAATGCAGCTACCCTTAAAATAAATTCTGAAATAAATGATTTAAAAGCACTATTAAGTACTATAGTGGAAAATGGGATTTCAGTACCTCTTATAAATGCTTATTCTATTTTATTATCTAATCTTAAGCAAGATCTTAATGCATTAGATATTTATACAATAGGGTATAAAGAAAACTTAAAAAAGATGTTATACTTAGATAGGCAATTAGGATGTATGCAAAGAATGCTACTAATGAAATAAAGAATACCACTAGGAGATTATTCTCCTAGTGGTTTATTTTTTTTATTTTTTCTTTTCTTCAGCTTTAGCTTTATCAGATATATTCTTTTCAGTATTAATCTGATTAGAGTTCATAAACATACTAGCATGAGCTCTAATAATTTGAGAAAGTTCACTAGTAATAAATTCTGCTGCAGTAAGCTTAGATGCAAATATATCTCTATAGCAATCTATATACATTTTAAATGTATTAGCATTGTTTACTGCTACATTATTATTGTGACCATCATCATTATCAAGCTTGCCTTTTTCTATTTCAGCTTCAGTAATATATCTATTAAATAAAATAGAATAATAAGACTCATTCTTTCCAGAAGGAGTAGGCTTACTTTCTATATTATTATTATTCTGCTGATTATTATTTGCTTCAGGTTTTATATTCTCTCTATTAGAAGCACTATTCTTAAGATACCTAGTAGACTCATTATTTAACTTATCAAAGTCTGATTTAATTCCTCTAAGGAAAGCATCAGTATTTTGAAGAAATCTAATCATATTAGGCTTATTTGCATTTAATTCATTCTGATTAAATTCACATTTCTTAAACTTTTCTTCAGGCATTGATGCTCCATAATAAACTTTACAAAAATCTGTTATAGAAGTATTCTTATCAAAATCAACCTTTCTCTTAGAGAACTGAGATGACTGATTAAAATCTTTAAGAAGATGCTTCTGGAAGAAATCTTCTTTAGAATCTATAGATTCTTTATCATTAAAAGATACTACATTGATAGGATTCTGAATTCTATACATTCCTGCAAGAATATCTCCATTAGATTTTACAGATTGAAGAGTAATAGGCTTATTTATTATCTGCTCATTTCTCTTTATATAATCTGCATTATACTTCATACGAATATTAAGTTTCTTATAGAAATTATCTATCATTTTCTTAATATTCTCAGCACCTTTTCCTAAAGAATCCTGAGCATTTGCAACTTCTGCTTCTTTAATAGCATTAAGTCTCTGAATTTTATTTGGATATTTATCTGTAATAATAGAAGCTTCTTCTTTAGCAAGAGTCCTATAGAAGTTAAAAAATTCAAATAAGGTATCATTTGCTTCAGTATTAAGAATAGTAGATATTTTAGATTCGCTAGATATTATCTCTTCAGAATCGGTATCCATATTGGTATATTCAGAGAATCTAGTAGACTCGTTCATCTTGGTATATTCAGCAACCGCTTTAATTATAGCTTGAGCATTACCAATATAAGTTCTAATTACAGCATCAATCTGAGCACCAATTATCTGAGAATAAGACCAGCAAATATTAACTAATTTATTTGCTGCTATTAATTGATCCCCTTCAAGATCTTTGGATAATTCCATAAAATTATTAAGAAAATCATTAATCTTATTTCTATACTTATTAAACTTAGAATCATCAATTACTGGATGATCTTTGGCATAATTCTTAATATCATCTATTGTAATATTAAATTTCTCAGTTTTTGTTGATGCATTTTTCAGCAATTCTAAGTATTCCTCTATAGTTTCAATATTAGAATCAGGATCAATTTCATGTGCTAAAAATCTTATATTATCTTTGAGTTTATTTTCAGATATTTCAGAAATTGTGGCAAGCCCATCTTTATCATTCTTAATAGCTATTTTAAATTTATCTATAGTAAAAAGAATAAAATCATAAGACATAGTTATAGATTCATCATTTAACTTTAATTTATACGCACTATATAAATCTACAGAAAGATTCATATTCCTATATTTATCTTCATTTTTAGCAATATTATCAATTATTGCATACATTCTTTTTACATTAGTAGTTCCAGAGCTATAATACATATATAGTCTCTTAAAGAAATTCTTAATCTTTTCAATTACTTTTTTAATAAACTCTTTGAAATTCTGCCAAGCATTTTCAGATAATACATTTGAATATGAATAATATGATTTATTAGCCATCATTTTATACATATTCATTTCATATTCCGTAGTAGCTTCAAGAATGCTATTATTACATTCCTGAAGTATATTCATATATGAATTATCTTTTTCTTTATAAGTATTTATTGAAAGAGAATCTAAATTACTCGATTCTGATAAAATATTAGATGAGAAATTCATAATAAACCTCCTATATTAATTTAATTTTATTTATAAGTTAAATGCAGTAAAATAATCGCTTTATTATCAAAAAAAAACAATTAAGTAATATATATTACTTAATTGGAGGATAAATTTATTATGAATGAAATTCACTTTTTAAATGAAGGATTATTTTCATCCTTATTTGGAAATAAAGAAAAGAATAAAATACTTGAAAATTATTCAGAATATGATTTGAAGATAAGAAAATGTTTGGCTATTCTTGAATATAAACTTGAAAAGATATATACCCCTATATTAGATTCATCTGAATTTTTAATAACTATAGAAGATGATAATGAAAATGAAATGCTTAAATATCCTGGCAAGATTGCTACTAATATATTAAAGGCATATAATATTAAAAAATCTATAGATAAAAATAATATTTCTAATGAATTAAAAATATCTGAAGAAATATTAAATAAAATAGACCATGATATAGAAAATGAATCTTCAAATATTTATAGTAAAAATGATATGGCAAATGCATTGGAAACAATATATAGTTATAAATTAAATAGTATTTATCAGAATTATCTTAAATTATTAAAATATGATTTAGTTGATTGTGATGCTGTATATGAAGGAAGCGGAAATAAACCACTTACTATTAATATGAAGTCTGGAATAAATGCAGATATTATTAATTGTTTTATTAATAATTTTATTAACGATATTAAAAGTATTGGTGATATAAGCAAACAATATTTTATTAAGTTTAAACAAAATATAGATCATGATATATCTGATGCAATATCTGATATAGAATTCATGAATGATTAATAAAAATCCTTAGGAAGATATCTTCCTAAGGATTTAATTTAGTAATTACTTTTGATCAGAAGTCCATGTAATATCTCCTGCAGTATACTTAATCTGATCCTTCCACCATCTAAATGCATAAATAAATTCATCAAGTGCTTCATACTCATCAGTATCAGGACCAAATTCGGTTATAGTTGCTCTAATCTTATCAACAAATTCTTTAGTATCAATAAGAGGCTCAAGATTATAAACTACTATCTGATAAATTCTATATACCCTCTTGTAATATTCACCATCCGGATAACTACATTTCTTAATGAGGTTCATATACTCATTAGAAACTTCTTCTTTCTTAAAGTCGGCTCTATTAAAAAATATTCTCTTCTTACGCATATCATCAAAGATATTTCCTTTAAGAGTACCCTTAATTTCTGCAACTTCTTTACCCATATCATCTTTAAGATCTTTAAGCTTTTTCAAGCCAGTCTTAAGCATATTAAATTTCTTTTTACAATTAGCTGCTGTATCTCCACTAAAGAAATTCTTATAAAGATCAGACATTATATCAGTAGAAGCTTCACAATGAGTAAGATAATTATTAAGAAGTTTATCAGTCTTAGCAATAGCAGATTTAGATACTTCTCTTCCTCCAGCAGTGGAGAAAAGTATTCCTTCATTTATAAGAAGAAATAGATTCATTTAAGAATTTAATATTGTTCATATTTGTATCCTTTCTAATAAAAAATAATATATTATAATTATATTACATAAATTTTATTTCACTAAATACATTATAATTATTAATTGATGTAAATAAAGATTCTTCATTTAAAAACTTTTTATAATCATTATAAAACTCTTCATTTTCAGCATCTTTATTTTTAGATTTATTAAATTTTATTTCATCAAGTTTTCTTTTTACCAAATATTTCAACTCATCTAAATCAAGCATCTTTTTATTTTTTACAATAAAATATAACATAAGACCAGTACTATCATCATCATTAAATGCCCTTGAAATTGATAATGCACGGTTCGATCTATGAGTTATATTTTTTATATAATTTAAAAGTATGTTAATACAATCTTGCTTTATTGAAGGATATGTATTTTCAATTAAATCAATAAACTCTTTATCATTAATACCAAAACTATTGACCATAAAATTCTTTATGCCATCTATAACTCTACTATATTCATACTGTGTTTTAAGATCGAAATAGCTCTTATATGCACCAATCCTAGATAAATATTTAAATACATAGTATTTTTTAATATCATTATATGATATATTATTATCAGCAATTGCTTTTTTCAATCCGCTAGTATCAATAGAATAAAATTCTACATTTTCTTCATCATCTGTATTAATTGGTTTAATTATTATTTTATCATAATAATCCTTAAGTATTTCTTTTACCCTTCTTGTTCTACATAAATCATATAACATATTAAATTTATCATATTTAGTATTTATTATCTTAGCAAGCTTTCTTTCTGCGGATTGCGCCACTTTATAATATTCTTTATTTATCTTACCCATATTCATTTCTGTATTATCTAATTTTGATCGATGAGGCTTATTCCTTAATGCAGATAAACAAACAAATTCTTCTATTGTAAATTCAGGTGCACATAATTTTTTAATTTTATCCACAGTTAATGAATCATAAAAAGCAGAGTTCTTTTTATCACGGTACTCCCAATTTTCATCATCTATGCCATTATCAACGACATCTATATTCTTAAAAGCTTTAACTATTTCTTTATCAGTCTGTGCCTCTTCGACTTCCTTCTTATACTTATCCAGACCGGCTGTTATCTTAGCAGCATTTTCTGCAGCTATTTTATCCATTTCTGCTTTAATTCTAGCTTCTTCTGCTGCTTTCTTAGCTGCTATTTCTGCTAATTCTTTAGTCTTTTTAGCAAATTCTGCAGCTAATGTAGAATCTATAGAATCTATAATAACAGTTGATTCATCAATAACTTTTACTATGTAATCAGCTAATTTTTGATAATCACTTATTTCTTGATATATTTTTGTAGTATTTTTCGCGCATGCATCAGATAAATATTTATTTAATTTTATTGAATTATCATATAACTCTTTTAAATATTTCTTCGAATCCTCAGAAGAATCTATAGTTATCTTTTTCTGATATTCTTTCTTAAGAGATCCATCTTTTTCATAGAAAGAATATTTTTTCTTTAAAGCATCACATACGTCATTTATATCAAAATCTTTACCAATATCAAGAAATCCACCAAGTTCTTCATCATTTATCTTTTTTATTTCATTTTTTGCCTTATCAAGTTTCCTATACAATTCATCTAAATTATTTTTACAATCTTTCTTACAATCTCTAATCCATTTATCTTTATTATAATCATAATTAGACTGTTTGTTTATACCAAATTTTCCTACATCTATAGCACTATCACTATTAGATTTAATATTTGATTTACAATAATCAACACTATTTTTAATATCCATTACAAATGATCTAATTACTTCATCTATACCTTTAAACATCATTGAAACATTAAATTCAGTTTCTAGTTTACTAACAGTCCTAAATGCTTTATCAGAATCCAAGACTATAATTTCTACTTCTTTAAATTCTTCAGTATCTTTATCATCGTCTATATTTATATCTATATCTATACCACGTATTTTATTTGATATATCTGTAAATTTTTTCTTTATAAATGCACCAAGCTATTTTAATTTATCCCATATCCATTTAAAAGCTTTCTTGATCGCTTCTATAATAATAGTTTTGCCAATATTTTTAATATTAACCTCATTAAGTACATTTAATTCAGAAGGATTAAAACAATTACTAATATATCTATTTCCTTCATTAAATATAGTATTTATACTATATTCATTCATTATTCTTGTAGAATTATAAATCATAATTAATTATTACCTCCTACACCGAGTGCCGCATATTTAGGTTCATATGAATAATTTTTATAAGATACATCATTTGAATTATCAACATCTTTTTCTTTTTTGCTGCAAGCTTTAATAATCTTAAATGCTATATCTTTACTATCTTTAACAGCCTGCATTGTAGTGACATATTTAAGAGAGGCCAATCTTATTACAGCATTACACTGCTTAATTATAAATGCATAATTATTAAAGATTTTGGAAAGTTTTTTATTCAATGGTGTTTTATCAACTATTCTTTCTTTTCTTCGCTTTATATCAGTTATAATCTTATCAACAGTACCTAAATATTTAAGATTCTTTTGTGCTGAATTAAGCATCATAAATCCTTTTGATAAATCTTGCATATTTAATTTATTAACTATAAAAATCAAATCATTAAAATTTATAGAATCTACTTCTTTAGTTATAGACTCATAATAATCTTTTTTATTAAAGTTATCTGCCATCTTTTGCACAGCATTCATATCATTTTCATTGTAATCTTTATCTAAAGCCTTTAAATCATTAAGATCATGAAATTTTTCTGCAATAAATGCATGCACATCATCTTTATCTTTAATATTATTCATCTTCATATAATCATTGTATGAAAACTTTTTATCATCTATTATTCTTTTATTTACTATTACATTATTTTTATCTGTAAAAACATAGTCACATGCTTTTTTGATATTATCATTAGTAATTATATCTTTATTATCTATAAATTTTCTTTTAAGATCATAATCTATCTTCTTTATATTTGCAATAAAATTAAAATAGAGCTCCTGAAGTTTTCTATAGATATTTGCAAAAAATTTCTTGAATCCTTCAATAAGAGTTTTAATCTTTTCACCAAATGATTTAACCTGTTTCTCCTCATTATCAGTAGTAGTCTTTTTATCATCTTTTTCATCAGACTTATCTGTAAAATCATTTACATCAATAATAGTATCTTCAATAAATGCTATTTTATTATCTGCAGTTTCAGCAAATTCAGACAAACCAATTTGCTTATAAACTATATTCATATTATAATCTGATTCATACATAAGATCATAAAATGCTTCATCAAAATTGATATCTTCAATAGATTCATCACCAGATATTTCATCAATATCAGGAATATCGTTTATCAAATCTGTATCTTCTAAAAATTTTTCAATATACATTTTTATTTCCTCCAAATATTTAATTATTATATAATTGTTTTTTTTTGAGCAATAATCACTAGGCATAGGTTACCTAGTGATATATAATATTATATGAAATTTATTTCATTGAAATAGACTCCATTAATCTGATTATTATAAATTTCTTTTATTCCATTCTTATCACTATTTTCATTTTTAATAGCAAAGCTTTCAGGAACAAGTAAATTTAATATTCTAATATATGTAGCTCTCTTTTCTTTTTCAATAGAAATAATAGTTTTATATGTAGCCCATATTATATTTATTTCTTGATTAATTATATTTATATAGTGCTGGATAAGCGATAATCTAGCATTATCTTTCTTAAATATTTTACTATTTAAGAATTTATTTATCTTATCAAATTCAAGTGTAGATTTAAAATATTTACACTTATTATTTACAGTTTCATATGCCAATCTTATACTCTTAATACTATTTCCAGATTCAAAATATTTTATAATATCTCTAAGTTTATCCTCAGGAAAATTTATATTATTTTCAAATTCTATCATAGCATTGGATTTCAGAGCATAAGATATGAGTTTCTTATATTCATCCATATTAGAAATATTATTAATTCCAGTAATATCTTTAAATAAAGATTCATCGTCTAAATATTTACTAGTAAACTCAGTAATATTATCATCAGTAACATTCTTAATATTTGATTTAATATTACTATTCATTTTATCTATATTTTTATTTAAATCATTAAATATATTATGATATATAGTATCTTCAAGATTAGTATATGAATAAGCTCTAAATCTAATTTTTTTAGTTTTAAAATTAGTAAAATAAATATTTTTATATTTCTTAATTACTTCACGATACTTCTTATCGTTTCCAAGCATAATATCTTTATTATAATTCATATATTCAATAATTTTATCAATAAGAGTCATAAGCTTTTGTATTGCTAAAATTATTTTATTATCAGAATTATTATTGGATTTATTAAAGAATTTAAACTCATTAATATACTTTAATGTATCTACCAAATCATTATCTATATGAGTTTCATTATATACAAAATTTTCATTAACTACCATAACTATTTTCATCACCTTTATTTAGTTATTTTATATATAAGTTGAAAAGAAATGGCGATGGGAAATTTCCCATCGCCATTAATTTAAAATTACATGAACTTGATATCAAATGCAGATTCTGTCTTAGGAGTCTCCTCAGCAGTCTGTTTCTTAGACTCCTTAGTATCCTTTTTATCCTTAGTTGCAGCAATCATAGCCTTATGATATATAGCTTCAGTATATTTTATAAGAGAGATAACATAATTAAATTTTCTAATTACAAGCATTTCATTTTCTTTTGTAGATTTAATATCATTCTCTAACTCTTCCTTAGAAAATGGTGTATCCTTATTTATCATTCCCTTATACTTCTTGATATTTTCATCAAGTCTCTTCATTACAGGCTTATACATAGACTGAAGACTGTTTAACATATTATCTCTATCAAGCATAGCCTTCAGGCTTGCTGCATCAAGTTTATCTGTCTCAATTGTAATTGTCTTAATAAAATCGTCATAGCTTGTATCTTTAGCATTAGAAGAGATATTATCATATGCATAGCTCCACTGCTTAAAATCAAAGAGCTTTACTTTTTCTTTAAGTGTATTATTAGAAATATAAGTGTCAATTTCATTCTTATATTTCTTATATGTTTCCTTAGCATCACTGGTAGCAAAAATATCTTTAGCATTTTTATTAAAGATATTTGCACGTGCTTTATTATAAAAAGCTACTATCTTATCCTTCAGGCTAATGAGCCAGCGAACAAAAGCCTTTACAATCTCAACAACCTTATTCTTAGCCTTGCCCATTGCATCAGTGAACTTATTCTCATTAAGGCTACCTCTAGCAGCCTCATTGAGCTCGCTAAGTCCAATAGACTTGCAGATCATGTTGAAATTATACTCAGCTTCATAGACAATCTCAGTAGACTCTTCAAAAGGATCGCAATCCTCTCCCGGAAGACCACAAAGAGCATCGTCTACCTCTTCATCATGGGAATCTTCAACTGCATCCTCAATTTCTTCAAGATCATTTCCAACATTATCAGGATCCTGAATACCAGTAATTGCAGCTCCCTCATAGAACTTCTCAAAATACATATTATTTTACCTCCTTATTAAAGTGCGGCAGCTTCAACAAAGCTTCTGATAGCAGAAGTATTGAGATCAGCAGCCGGAGTAGCAAATGCTTCATTAATCTCATAGATACCATTTGCGATATCCATACGAGCTTCCTGAGCAACAGTCTCCTGAGTCTCAGGATTCGAGGTAGGAGTCTTGCAAGCGGCAAGAATCTTAGCAAGGCCAGCTCTTGCATACTTAAGGCTCTTCTTCGTAATCGAGATTCTAACAGCCGAATACTTAGCAACAACTACCTGATATGCAGCAGTAAGAACTACAAGATTCGAGATAACATCCGGAGCCTCTTCTGCAGTCGGAGCATCAGCCTCGGTCTCATCGACAGCAGCCTCTGCAACTGCACCCTTCTTATTAGCAGCCTTAAGCTCAGTGAATGCACCAAGAAGTGCCTTCTTAGTATCAGCTTCAGCAGCCTTAAGCGACTTAATAAGAGCACTACCACCCTTAATAGTAGCAAGAAGCGACTTAGCCATCGAATCAACATTGCTATCATTGATTTCGACAGTCTCGAATGCATTCTCCATGCAAAGCTCAGTAAACTGCTTAGGAGTTACAGGCTCAGTAGCATACTTCGGAATGCATCCCTGAAGACCAGTCTGAATAAGAGCAGTCTTGCCAAGACCAGTCTCGTTCATTCTAGAAGAAAGTGCCTTAGAGAAATCGTTCTTAAAAGACGGAAGCTTGAAAGATCCCATAAACTGCTTAGAAATAACCTTCACATCCTGAATAACCTTTCCATCAAAGTTAGCTCTATTCTGAGCAAACTTCTTCTCAAAGATATTAGCATAAGCCTTACCATCTCTCATAACGTATGCAGCAACTGCATTACTAGCATTCTTAAGAACACCAGAAATCTTCATGCCAGTCTTCGAGAGGCTAATCTTAAGAGAATCAATAAGATGCTTCTTAGAAGCCTCATTGAGAGCAGCAAGCTCCGACTCAAGAATAGTACCCTCGCGAATACCCCTAATCTCCATGAAGTCATTCTTAAGAACAGCCTCAAAGATCATCTGATCATTGCATTCAGACTCATACATAATACGAGCCATATCATTCGGTCCATACGACATATCTGCTTCGAGAGCAAGAAATTCTGCAGAACCAGTTCTATTTCCAGAATAAATAGGCATAATTATATCCTCCTTATTAAATTATATCATAATATGTTTAATTGATATCATATTCTATATGATTTATTATATTGTTTGTGACTAATAGATTTTATTTATTAAAATAAAGCCGAATTAGTTGCAGTATCGGGGTTAGCAAGCTCAGGAGAATTATCTACAGTATTCTTGGTTTTAGCATCTTCAGCTATTTCTTTATTAGTATCAACTTCAGCTTTCTTAAATTTAATACTAAAGAAATTAGCAATCTTTCTAAGAGCTCCAACCTTTTTAGTCTGTTTTTCAACAATTCTATTCTTCTTTTCCTGATCCATCTCAGTATTATTAGCAACTCTATATGCATTCATTTCAAGAAGATCTGCCTGAGTATTGAAATAATCAGATGCACGAACTCTAAGATGATAGAATACAAATACAATTTCCTTAAGAAGATTAGGAATAAGAAGGAGAAGACCAACACTACCAGCAGCAATACCAAGTCCAATTGCAATCTTACCACCAAGTCCAATTCCAGCAATTGCAGCAGCTTCATGCTTGGTTCTGACATCAATAACACTATTTATGCTCTTATCAAGATCACCATTCTTGCAAGCTTTATTAAACTTCTTAAGATTGCTAAAGAATATATAATTCTTATTCTTAGTATAAGCCATTTTATCAAGAACAAAATCAAAAGATTCCTTATTAGGAGTTTTAATAAATTCAATAGAGGTAGAAATAAGAAGAGAAACAGAAGCAACTATTGCAAGTACATAGTTATTGTACATAAGAATTGCAACTTCAGAATCAGTTCTAAATCCTCTTTCAAAGAGATCTTTTCTAGCACTAATATTAGCAATTGCTTCAGTAAGAATATCAATAGGAGCAGTATCCTGCTTCATAGCAACCACAAGTTCTCTAATAATATCAATACATTCAATAAGTCCTTTATAATTAGAGAGCTTAGTAATATCTCCCTTAGTATTAGGAATCTCACCATAATCAATATCATCAGTCTTAGCTACTATCTTATCATAGAGCTTCGAAGTAATGCTAGTAAGAATAGCATTCTGTTCTGCTTCAGTAAGAGAAAGAATCTTTCTTCTAGTAGCTCTATTAGTAATATCATAATACTCAGTAAAGAACTGCATTACTTCAGGATTACCTCTAAATTCTGCAATATCTTCATCCTTAGTATCATCACAATCGGTAAGATGATCATCAAAACAATAAAGATTTTCAGGAGTCATTCTTTCCTTTTCAATGCATTCATCAGTATCTTTACAGTTAAAATCATCTTCATCATTAGAAGAGAGATTAACTGCAGATTCAGATAATCCAAATTTATCTATAGTATATTCATTATTCTTTAAGAAATTATAAGTACATTCAAAAACAACATTTGGTGACCCAGGAGTACCTATATTTACCATAGATCCACCAAAAAGTAATACATTGCCGCCATATACTTTATATACTAATTCTGCAAATTTTGCTTTTGGTATTAACTTATTACTTGTAGATTTAAATCCATCGGCTTTCAAAATCTTAGAAATTATCATATATGCTTCTTTTGCATCATCCACATCAGAATCAGTTACATCTGGAATAATAAATGCATTTTTAGGAAATGTACCTTTATTAGTTGATTCAATTATATTATTGATATAATTAGAAATTCTATAATAAATATTAGATTTATCATCAGACTTATCATTTTTGCAAATTACATTATCAATTTTCTTAAAAAGACTAATCATTTCAGATCTAAATGAAGCATTTTGGCAATCTGCTTTAGATGCATGATCAAGAATATTAAATAATTTCTTAAATCCATATTTTTCTGTCAGTATTGTAGATTCAACAAGATCAACCTCATCTGAATTTATTTCAGGAGCATTATTCTCTTCATCATTACTATCAATAAGAATATTTTCATCTCTCTCATCAGTAGTAATATCATTCATTGAATCTATATCTTCAGTAGCAGATTCAAGAATATTTTTTCTCATATTAAAAATCATAGTTCAATTAACCTCCTTATTTAGCTACCTTAGTCATAAGGTTAATTACTTTTTTATAAGTACTGTCAGAAGACTCTCTTTCAAGATGATTGAAAGAAATAACTTCCCAAGAAGGTTCATCTTCATCAAAGATGAACTTTGCAACTTCCAGATTCTCATCAACTATGCATACACTGATAAGATTATATGCATTAAAGAGATTAGTAACCACAGAAGTTCTCTCAAGATCAATATTATAATACTTCTTCATATACTCAACTTCATCCTGAGATATAAGAAGAGAAGTAATTGCTGCAACAGAACCTGCAGCACCAGATCTCATAAACTTATGAGATTTAGAAAGAGCTGCTCTTCTTTCAAGAACCTTCCACATCTTATCAGAAGTCTTATTCTTATCAGAGAAAGAAAGAGCATCAATCTTGGCTTTATCAATTCCAAGAAGGAAATCCTTAACAAACGAAATTTCTCTTGTAGTAGCTCTAATAAGATTAACGAACCAGTTAGTCTCAGAATTCTTATCTACAAGATGCTTAATAATATCATCAGATGCAATAGGATACAGCTTAGCCTTCACTGCAGCAAGTGCACTAGTATAAGGAACTGTACCATTGATATTGCCATTATCATCTCTAGTAGCAATAGAGAAATTGACTACCATAGTTGTAGGCATAAGTTCATTAGCCTTTTTATATTCACTATTAAGAACAGTATCAGATACTGTAGCCATAGAATCTTTTCTTATCAGATTACTGCCTTTTGCAGTTGGTATATCAGATCCATCGGTATTCTTAAATATACCGCCTTCTTTATTATCATTAGTACTATTCTTATCAACTGCAGCAGCTTCAGTAATAGCATCTATTCTTACATTATAATCTGTAAGTGCAGTTTCATTAATATCACTAGGAAGATAATAATTAATATTTCTCATATCATTCTTAATAAGATTAGCTTCATTAAGAGTAAGTCTCTCAGTATCATTATCAAGTGTAGAATTAAGCATAGCAAATATATCATCAAGGTTTGCACTCTTAGAAGATATATTACCATGAAGAGCAGCAAGATAATCTTTAAAGTTTCCTACATCATTTCCATCAACAATCTGCCAGCTAGCAAATAATCTCTGAAGCATTGAAACAAAATTCTTTTCAAGTGCTTTACAGACAAGAGAAGCATTAGCAACAGATACAGATTTAGAAGCAATTACAGGAAAAACAAGAGTAAGATTTGAAGAAGCTTTTGCTATGGAAGAACTATTAGCCATAGGTGATGCAAGCTTCTTACCATTAGACTTATATCGATCAATGATATTCTTGTTTTTTACATCACTAGCAAAATCTTTTGTTGCGTTCCAGATATTAAATATATCTGAAAGCATTGTTTCATGAATAAATTTAGGATCATTATTATTCATATCACAAAATAACCTCCATTCGAAAATTTTTTATATCTATGTTCACGTAAATGAAAAGAATAGGAATTATTCTTATTATTATAATGTAATTTGGATAGAATTAACCCTCGCAACATTAAGTTAATAAAAGAGTATATAAAAGGGAGGTAATAATATGCCAACCGGTAGAACACATAGTGGTGGCGGTGGAAATTTTGGTAATAATATTACCAAATCTAGTAAATCAATCAGATCAGATATATTTAATCAAAAATCTAGTCTTGCTGAAAATTTTAATCAAACAAATGGAAATACTGGAATAGCTAGTGCATTATATGCAAATGGAATATATGATAGACTCAGAATGGGTTTATTTGATAAATTTACTCGTATTCCTGCATTAGATCCATATAATGCTGTATTAGGAACCAAAGAATATATATTTATAACTAAGCCAGATCTTTGTTTACTTAGTGGAACAAGTCTTAATCCTGCTATAGGATATAATGTTTTTCTTAGTGAAGCCACTAAGAATTATTTACCTGTAATGAGACAACTTCAAAGTTCATCTCAACCTTATTCTACACCTTTTATGACTATACTTTCTAATTCTCTTACATCATCTATGGATCTCTCTTCTATAAGTGCAGATTCTGTAGAAACACCATCTAATATTATGGGAACTAAAATATCTTATAGAGGAAGTTCTTATAAGTCAGATGATGACCATGATTTTAGCTTGGAATTTGAAGATAATAAATATCTTGATATCTATATGCTCTTTAAAATTTATGATGAGTATGAAAGACTTAAATGGAATGGTAGTATTGATTTATCAAGTCAAGAGCATTGGTTAAATTACATCACTAATAGAGTACTTCATGATCAAATGAGTATATATAAATTTATTGTAGATGCTACTGGAACTAGAATTATATATTGGGCTAGAATAACTGGTTGTTATCCTATTTCTGTTCCACGTGATAATTTCTCAGATGCTCCTAAAGATGGATTAAAATACACTATTCAATGGAAAGGTAATTTCATTAGAGATATGGATCCTATTATATTAGAGCATTTTAATTTCCTTGTATTTAATAATAGAAATTCTTTATATAATAAGAAAGATCTTCCTTTGTATGATTCAACTAACAGTCATTTTGAAGGACATTGGGCTAGTACTCCATATATAAAAAGAGTTACTAATGCTAATAATGGATATCATAGATCTTTTAATAGTGATTATAATACTACTAGAACTGAATATCATCTTATGTGGAAAGAATAAGGAGGTTATGATATAAATGGCACAGAATATTGATAAGTCAACAGATCTTACCTCTGATGTATATGGAATAAATTCCTATATAAATGAAATAAAAAAGAAATTTACTCCAGATGTATCAGATGATACACTTATGCTTGGAATATATGGATATATGGGAGAAATGTTTTCTAATACCATACAGAATAGTATAGTTATGGCATCAGAATTCTCCAATGAATCTATTCCATATAAAGCAAAGTTTGAGAAGAATATAATTGCTCATGCATTAGGCCTTGGTATCACAGATATTAATGCAGTACCTGCACAGTTTGATGTAATACTTGCTTTTGTAGAAGATGATATTATAGATTGGGCAAATGCCAGAACCGCTGATGGAAAAGATCTTCCTTGGGAATTTGTATTTGATAAGGATACCAATATTTATATTGGTGATTATTGTTTCCATACAGACTATGATATTAGTATTAAGAAAGTAAAACTTGAAGACTCAGGCAAGCTTAATAAGTTTGCATATACAGCAAAATATCTTATTGATGTAGATAATCCTGTATCAAATATAACTAATCCTTATCTTACATCCCCAGTTATTCTTAGAGTAAATAATACAAATCTTCTTTATGTACACTGTACTCTTAGACAGGTAGAAAAGACTACTATATATAAAAAGATTCTTGCTGATAATAGTATTAACTCTAAAACTATTACATTTGATTTTGAAGGACAGCTTGCTGCTTTTACTATAGATGTAACTGAGGGAAATACTACTACTCATTTAGTTCCTGTATATGAAGGATTATATAGTGAAACAAAGAAGTATCCTCATTTCTATTATACTTATCTTGCTTCTAATACTATTAGAATTAAATTTGATAGGTCATCATATCAGCCTAGAATAAACTCTGATGTAAGAATTAATATTCAGACTACATCTGGCGAATCTGGAAACTTCACATATAATCCTGATGTATACCCCGGATTTGCATTTGAATCTGAGAAATATGGATATTCTAATATAGCATGTGAAGTTATGCCAGTAAATGGTGAGTCTTTATATGGTACAGATAAGAAGTCTATTAAAGATCTTAAGAAACTTATTCCTAAAGAATCATTATCTAGAGGAAGTATTACCAACCTTGCAGATCTTCAGAATTTCTTTAATATGATTAATACTGATAATTCTATCTTATATTTCTATAAGAAGAGAGATAATGCATTAGAAAGATTATACTATTCATTTATTCTTATGAGAGATGAATATAATGTAATCGTACCTACGAATACAATAGATCTTATAGTATATGCTGATGAATTACAGACTGAAGAAGGATCTGGTAAATTGGTATTTACTAAAGGACAAATGGTAAAACTCGATGATGATGGAATAGGAAGAATTTATAATGGATCTGGAGATGATTATACTGATTCATTTAAGTATGTAATTCCTTATAGCTTTATTATAAATATAGATCCTTTGTATGGAATGTTTTATTTATCTACTATAGATACTAAGAAGACTCTTGATTTTACTTATATAAATGAAAATTGTTTCTATCAGTATATTGCTACTAGTATATCTTGGAATAGAGGATATTTGAATAATCCTAATAATTATTATCTTACAGTAAATGCTGAACAGAATATAGCTACTGAAGATGGAAAGCAAATGATTAAGATTGATCCTGATACTGGAGATATTCTTGAATGCAATGTACGTTGTATAGCAGTATTCTATGATAAAGAAGATAATCCTCTTAGATGGGCAGAAGGATCTGTTATAAAGTATGATCCAAATGGTAATATTTATTCATTTAGATTTACATTTACAACTAAAGATTATATAGATACAGATAATAGAATTAGAATAGATACTGGAGTATATGATCTTGGAACTAATAATGAATCATATGCTCACTTTAATGCTAATACTAAGTGCATAATTCATTTCCTTTCCAAACAGGGAGAAGAATATGGATTAAATAAGATAAATGAAATTATTCCAGATACTGCAGGCTATACATTATCTAACAGCTATACGGTTCTCGAAGGAATAGATTTCTTCTATGATTATTCTAATATCATAAATTCTACTATAGTTTATGATAATGATGATAAAGAATATTTTAGAATTAAGGATGTACCTGTAGTTAAGTATGACTATTTTGAGAATGAAGATAAGGCTATATACTTCTGTAATGAATTATCTAGAAGAAAAATTTATATAGATTATGCTATTGAAGTTCTTGAAGATGCATTTGGCATGGACTTTAAATTCTTTAATACTTATGGACCTTCTAGATTGTTTACAACTGATAATGAAGGTACTTATGTAAATAGAACTTGCCTGTCTCTTACATTCAGACTTAAACTTAAGCCTAATTATGATACAAATATCATAAATGATATGATAAATGATGTAAAGGATTATATAGAGAATATTAATGAAATAGATTCACTCCATATTCCTAATCTTATTACAGAGATTACCAATAAATATAGAGAGTCTATAGTATTCTTTGAATTTATCGATATGAATGGATATGGTCCATCAGTGCAGCATATTTATAGTATGGATATGCCGGAGAATGTAATTACTCCTGAATTCTTAAATGTAGCTGCATTACCTGATGGAACTCCTGATATTAATATAATTCTCGCATAATAGCTTATAGTACAACATATTAATAAAATTTTCATGAATAGACGGAGGTTTAATAATGTATACTAATGATTTATATGATTCTGGATATAGTGCTAGAGTAAAAAAGATAAGACAGAATCAGCTTAGCGCATTGTATGAAAATGCTGATAAGTATGATATTGAAAAGCCTAGTATTCAGAAGACTAAGCTTGATAATCTTTTTATCGAATCTAGTAATACTCGTACTGTTAGAGACGATTCTATTACAAGATTCCGCTCTTTCTCTGAAACTGTTAGAAATTGTCTTGTAGTGGAAGCACTCTATAAGATGTATTCTAATGCAATGGATCCTGTTCTTAAAGCAGATCAGACCAATAGATCTATTATGAGAAAGATTGTTACAGAGTATGTAAATGAGAATGGATATAATATAATTCTTGCTAATATGAGAAAAGCATCCGTTCCTATGTGTGAGATGTATAATGTAATCAATAATTCTATTAATTCCATTCTTGAGGATTGTGATCAGACTAATCCTGATACTTTTGTTATTAAGAATGAAGATAAAGATCAGTTCTTTAATGATCTTGATTGTACTAATACTGAAGATGTAGAAGAAGCTATATCTGATAGAGTATCTAATGCAATGGCTGACTTTATTAATACTAATAATAAAGATCATGAAGAGATTACTAATACTCTTAAGAATGCTCAGGAAAAGATTGATACGGTTACCTCTGCAGATGATGGTGAGGATAATGATGAAGAAGATAATACTACTCCAGATGGAAATGTTCAGGAATCTTATCAGGGGCTTGCTAGAGCAAGAATAAATAAGATTAGAACTACTCCTAAGGGCGTATTCCATTCTATGGTTTCTGCTCTTTCTGAAAGTGTGCTTAAGCATGAAGATATGCATAATGAGTTTATGACTGAAGGACATCTTGATATGGATAAGATTGTTGATAGAACCCGTATTATGTATACCTTTATGGAAATGCTTAATACTTCTAGACTTGATAGAGTTGATGAAGCATTTATTTCTGAAGCAATCATGAATCTTTCTAAGTAAAAAGAATATCCTAGTAGCATTTAGCTACTAGGATTATTTTTATAATTTTATATAAATCATATTATCATTTATGCATACAATATTAAATATCATACTCATATAATTCTTATTACTTAATATAATATCAATTATATCTGTAGATCCACCTTCATATTCAATCCAATGAGACAATACTCCAATATTTGCCTGAATAAAATCATAAAATGCATTTATAAGAATATTATAATAGAATTCAGGTTTATGAGCAAAGTCCTTTATCTTTTTCATAGAAGTCTTTTTAATTCTAAGACCAATTTCAAAAGTATCGGGATTATAGTCAATACTATTACAATCTATATAAGAAGTTATATACTTCTGTAATTCAAATATACATGTAGTATCCTTATATAAGTGGTATAAAGCAACCCGCAAATACTTTATACTTTCAATAATTCCAGACTGTTCATTATTTGCAAAATAAAATGTAGTATCAGTTTTATTCATATATAATCTTACTCTCCTTTTTAATTTAATGAAAATAATTTAAATCTATATTCTGATCATAATCTTTTCTATTTATTATAGAATTATATTGAGCTCTATTATACATCATATTTAAATATTGTATTCTAATTTCTACTCTAGGAAGTATAGAGTAATATCTATGTACAGATCCATCTATTACCAATGTATCATCAAGCCATATATTAGCATTAAACATATCTGAATATTTTTTACCACAGTTATCCCAGTCAGGTTTTGTAATAGGTCTATGTAATCCTATTTCTGCTAATATTGTATCTTCTTTATTATAATAAGAAGGCGTTTTAAAATAAGCATATATATCTAACTTACAAGGAGTATATATCATTTGATTAACAAATGTAAAATCTTCCTCAGTCATTAGTCTTCTCATATATGCTGAATCCTCTGCACCAGTAATAGAATATACATGAACAAAATTTGGATTAGCCATAGCCATATTAGCTAAATTTTTTCTATTTACTATTCTAAATCTAGGTCTAGGAGTTCCTTCTGGAACTTCAAATAATATAATTTTTGTATCATAATATTGTAAAGCTTGAATCATTAGATCACGCTTATGTAATATAGAATATGCTTGTTCTTCTGATATAGATAATCTATCATACATCCAATCAAGTCTTTCTCTAAAGTCAACTGGAATATCTCCAAATTTTTCTACATATTCATCATGTTTCTGAGATCTATTTTTTCTTTTCATTTTTATTCTTCCTTAATAAAAAGAATAAGATGCAGCCTGCATTGCTGCATCTTAATAATTTGTTTAAAAATGTGTAAAACTTGACAAATATCGTTAATTAGCTCCGCGAAGCTTATTGTAGAAGTTCATAATAGCATTCTGAACTTTAACTTCTACTTTTCTAAATGTATTATTCTTAATATCAAGTATTTCTCCACCCTTATTAGCAATCCACATTTCTGCCAATCTACCAACTTCAGGTTTATAAATATTAATACCACAAAGATTTGCTATATAATCCATTAATGCAGTATTAGATATTGTATCATAACTCCAGTCAGACATACTAGATGGTGTTATAGACATTGCTTGATACAAATCTTTAATATCTATAGATACATTTATAGCAGAAGGTAATCCTTCTCTAGTCCACTGACATTCATCACCTTTAGTAACAGACATATCTGTTATAATACCCATATCAATATTAAAGAATCCTTTATATATTGCACGAACAAGATAAGGATTTGTATATCCATTAGGATTAGAAACAACAGACTGAGGACAAGTTAAGCATATGAGATGGAATAAAGGTACCAATACATTCAAATATATAGAAAGAGGAGATGGATCTGGAGATATGAATTTAAACTCACAAGAATAGGTTCTACTAAATGAAGAGTCAGACCATATTTCAGGGAATATAAGTTTACCACCAGCAGCAACAGTTGCTAAATGACTTCCTATATTACTAAGTACATTTCCATGACCTAATATCTTATTTACAAAATCATTAAGATTTTCTATATTACTAGATATATCTGCATCAGACAATACCTTATCTATTCCTGCCATTGAAGATGACTGACCGAGTAAGAATGATAACTCTCTTCCCATATCTGAAATAGAGTTTACAGATGAAGCGAGCATAGATTGAGAAGTACTATTACTATAGCTCTCTCTAGTACTCGTTTCAGTATTTAAATAGAATGGAATAGAATTGAATGTACCCACATCAGAAATACTTCTTATTCCTGCATTAGTATATTCTTCCCAGTTCATATATTTAAGTACATTACTAGCACCAGGAAGTTTAATATCTCCTATACCAAGATATATAGATGCTATTCTACACATAGGATTTAAGTATTTATAATAATCATCTGCATATTGGAATGTATAATACCTACCATTAGACTCTGTAAGATCAGAAAGAGTATTTTCATTAAAATCAAATCCATTTGCTACACTTGAAATGAATTGTGATACAAAGTTTTTCTTTTCTGTTTTACTATATTTAGTCATAAAACTAGCTCTACCAGGAGCTATAAGAAGTAGTGGAATTCTTTCTACTATCTTTTCAGCATACTCATATCCTATAGAAGGAAGAAGAGTGCTAGAATTTTCAGCACTAAGTCTTACATCAGCTTCAGGAAGAAATTGATATGGCAATCCAAATACACCAGATATATTATTTATATTGGCAAAATCTTCAGTATCAAGATCGGTAATTCTACTAGTATATGCAGCATCACCAAACATACTTTCGTATGTAGGCCTATATCCAGTTCCTTCTGCATCACTTTCGCCAACAGAAGTTTCAGATTGAGTAGGCTCATCTGAATTTGATGTAATAATACTTACATCATTAGAATCAGAAAAATAGCATGATAACTTGGTACTAAATTTAGTTTCACCACTTACATTTGTGATAAATAAATCATCTGAATTCTTACATAAACAGATTATCATATCTGTATAATATGCCGTAGGAAGTGGATTTGAAACTACTATATATGATCCATTTCTAAATGGTATAGGAAGCAGATTATCTCGTTGAGTAAATCCAATTTGATCAGATTCTATATCAAGAGTACTTTCTACACTACCATTAGTATTATAACCAACTGATTTTAATTTCACAGGTTCTTCTGAAAAATTATGATATGCTGCACCATCTATAGTCTTAAGTAATGTGTCTTTTGATATATTAGTACCTATTACGCTACCGCCAGCCATTACAGTTGCTACATATTTACCATCTTTATCTTTTTCACATTTATAGCCTATGCAAGGATTATCTTTATTTGCTTTTCCCATTGATTCCCATATGTACTGCATAGATATCCTCCTTTTTAATTCAATATAATTATATAATTGTTGGAAGGGCATAAATATACCCTTCCAACCATAATTTTTTTACTCTCTTGCTAATTCAGACATTGCACTGATAATATATTCATTACTCTGATTATTAAGAAGCTTTGAAATGTTTACAGTATTTCCAGAGTTACGTTTAACAAGTTCATTCAAAGCAGCCTTAGTCTGAAGCTTAGTCTTTCTTGATGCAGCATCTATATCAGATTCATCTATATCAATACCAAAATTCTTAGAAAGTATCTCAAGTACTTTATTAAGAAGAGCAGTATTATCAGAGATCTTAAGAAGTATAGATACTATAGTATTCAAGAAGCTATCATAGCTAATAGATGTATTTGCATTAGATGTAGTATTAGCGGAGCCACTTCCGATAATATTTCTATTATCATCGGCATACATTCTATTTTGATCAATAGAACGTTGAGCTCGCCCACTACCAACTGCAAATGCATTATAAGCTTCTTTAGCATAAGCCTTTCTCTCATTGTCATACAAATATTGCTTAACAGATTTCCAGTTAGGCATTTCATAACTATGAAGAACATCAATAGCTGCCTCACCAGGATCCTTAGCATTCTTAAGTCTATTGACAAGACCACCACAATATTTATTCCAAGATCCAGTAAGATAATCCAACTGGTTAGGAATAGAATCTATTTTCTTACCTTGTCCAACAGTAGCATCATAAAGCTGCTCTTTCCAAGTATTATAAGTAAACTGCGGTAATCCATAACCAAAATAAGTATTTACAAATGTATCCTTAGAAATCTTACCATTCTGGAGATCATCTGTAAACTTACGCATTAGTGTATCTGAGTTACCACCAGTATATCCTAATTTCTTAAGTTCCGTAGCTTCCACTGCATAAGGTTTATAAGCTGACTCCATTCTGAAGTTACCCATAATACCAGCAGCTCCAGCCTTACTAAATCCTTTTGATCTAAGATAATTCCAAATCTTTTCAGCATTACTATTTCCTTTCACATCCATTGATGTAATAGTATTAGATTTCTTATTGCTAACAAGAGATATTTTGCCACTACTATTACTTGATGTATTAGCTGTAGAATCAGATGATGAAGAAGTATCATCCCCATCTCCATACATAGCATCATACAATCCACCATACATCTTTTTCATGATATTAGTTCCAAGATTACCTATTTGACTAAATAATTTATTAGTTGTGCTAGTATCTTCGGCTGATGAAGAATCTGCAGATTCAGTACCTTTTCCTATATTCTTTCTGCCATTAATAATAACAGAAGATTTCATAGAATTAGCTATCTTAGATTTATTATATTTAGTAGATCCACTAGGAAGATCAGGATCTTCTACTATAACATTTCCATTTCTATCATATCCAGTAGCAGTAATAAAGTGAGGAGTAGTTCCAAATGGCATTCCATTATTAGAATTATCCTTACCAAACATTATTACCTGCTTACCTTGCTTAATAGCTTGCAATGCATCAGATGCACTATTAGTATTAGTTGTAGATATTCCATTATCAGCAAGATATGAATTGAAATAATTCATAGAAGTGCCATTCTTAGAAACCATACCATTAGCTTCTGCATAGCTCATAGCATGATTAAGATCACCTCTACCAGTAAGACGTCTTAATGCATTAGTAACAGCCACAGGAGCACAACCAGATTCTCCTAATGTACTATTACCATATCTCATATTCTTTATAGCAGGATCATGCTGATAAATATGTCCACGAGCTTTACCAGCATTTGTAGTTCTAGCACTACCTATACCAAGAGCAGATGACGTTCCAGAAGAAGTAGTTCTACTATTGCCATTAGATTTATTTATTACAGCTTCAACTTCTTTGTCTTTAACTCCAAAGATATTACCAAACCAATTTCCTACACGTTTATACCAAGGAGCTTTCTTTCTCTTATTGAAATCTTCAAGATTATCATAAGTTTCTTCAGGATGCTCCTTATTCCAAGCATTAAGCACCTGATTATAATTACTTCTAGCATCCTTAAGCTCAGTCAAATCCATACCAAATGCAGGAAGAATACCATCAATAAATATATCCATAATTGTAGATGCAGGAATAAGTCCAAGCAAGAATCTATTAGTAAGAAAATTAGTTAATCCGCAAATTACTCTAATACCAAAACTAATATTATATCCACCTTTTGCTACTCCCATAATAGTTTCAGCATTAGTCATACCCCATAAGAAGTCGACAACACCTAAAGCTATACCAAGAGGAGTTGCATTAGAAAGTACATTAGCAAGTTTTAAAGCAGATTTTCCAATTAATTTAGTACCTGCGTGTTTAGCAAGTTTTTCTCCAGATTTTATAAGTGCTTCTTGAAGAGCTTTTGTTCCAGCTCCTTTGGTAACACCTGAAAGAAGTATTTTACCAATTTTACTATTAAAGATATTCTCAAAAAGTTTCCTAAATAATGAACCAAATGATTTCTTTGCAGTATTAACTCCAGTACTTTCAGCTATATTCTTTATAGTATTAGTAGCAAATCTACCAACAGCTTTACCAGTTTTAGTATTTGCAATACCAGTACCAATAGCTTTTCCAGCTTTGCCTACAAGATTAGTAGCTTTTCCAAGTTTAGTTGCATCAAATACAGTTTTTCCAACTTTACCTGCAAGTTTAACTGCTTTAACAGTAGTGCCTTTATTCATTCCAGCAAGAACTTGTAATCCAAATCTTGTACCAGTTTTTATACCTTTTGATAATATGCCATCATTGCTATGATATTGTGTATAATCATTAAGTATATTACCATTTTCGTCAGTTACAATCTGGTTTGTAGAATAAGTTCCACCTATAATATTACGTCTATTTGTACTTCCATCAAAATCATTTGCTTCCATTGCTTTACCAGTCGTAATATTAAACACAGGATTTTCTATTCCGGTAACGTCTATATCATCAACAATAGATTTTAATTTAGCATTAGAAGAGCTAGTATTTCCACCATTTATATTGAAAGTGCTTGTAGTTTTATAATTTGTAGATTTGCTACTATCAAAAGCTTTAATTACATTGCTATAATTATTAGAAGTTTTCTTAACTCCAGGTTCTGTAGATGTACTTTGAGTTAAAGCAGATTTAAGATTACTATTATTTTTATTTGCAGCATTAAGATATTTAGTTACATTGGTATCATAGTCAGTAAATGTAACATTATCATTTGCAGGTTTTCTCTTAGTAATTACTGCAGTAAGACCTTTAACAATACCTTTTACAGTACCCCAAAGAATACCAGGAAGAGATTGTATTATAAGACTTACAGCAGGTGCAACCAAGTTCTGAATAGCATAACCATGACCAATTATAATCTTCTCTAATGCACCAGCAAGAAGACCAGATAATCCACCATTATTCAAATACCAATTCTTAACAGCATTGAATTTTTCTCCAAACCAGTTAAATACTGATCCAAGTATTCCAGATTTACCATCTTTACCAACAAATATATTCTTAAGACCACCAAGTAATCCGCCACTTCTTACTCCATCTTCATTCTGTTTACCAAATAAGAAAGTCTGTATTTTAGGCCAAATACTTGTTTTAACAAATTCAGAAGCATATCCAAACAGAGAAACAAGTAATGCACCACCAACAATTTTCTTTCCTATCTTAGCAACTGTTCCGAGAGGAGAAGAAACCTTCTCTTTAAATCCTACTATTCTACCGAGTATACCAGCTATACCAGATCTAGATTTCTTTCTCTCTTTTCTCTTACCTATAAGACTATCTATAAGATCATTAAAATTCTGGCTGTTCTCTTTGTTCTCTTTATCCTTCTTCTCTTTAATTTCAGTATGTTGTTCTTTATTTTCTTTATATTCACGAGAAGATGTATCTGAAGAAACTACATTACCAGTATCCTGATCATAGAATTTTTCTTTATCTTCATCACTTCTATCATTAAGTGACTTTTCATTAGCTTTTTGAATAGTATTTATTACTTTAGAGCCACCATCTGCTACATTTTTTGCAGTTTCAGATGCATTATTTGTAGTAGATTCTGATTTAGGTCTAGCTTTAGGATTCATTGTATAAATAACTTCTTTAATAGCATTCAGCATACTATTATTAAAATTATCTATTTTACTAGAAATATTTTCAACTGTTTGCTGGGTTTTCTCTTCAGGAGTCTTAGGTTCTTCTTTAGAAGTTATAGATTCAACATTTTTTCCTCTAGCTTTAAGTTCAGCCTGAATAGCTTCACGTACACTTCTAATACCGCTTTTACCAGAGATCTTTCTACCTAATGCTTGAGAAAGTTTATCTTCGATTTCTTTTTGATCACGTCTAGAACCGCCTAGAGTTAATCTAAGACGATATAATGTATTTACATCATTTTCTGAATCACTTAGACCATTTCTAAGAGTATTAAGTATACTATTTTTTATACTATTCCTATCATCTTCTCCAAATTTATCAAGGCCAAACTTGCTATCAATATATTCACTAAGTTCATCAATATTATTATATTCACCAGATAATGCTTGTTTAGTAAATTTATTAAGAGTCTTATACCCTAACTTGTCATAAAGAGTCTTACCATTAGCATCTCTCTTATTAAACAAATCTGAAAGCCTATTTTGCATACCACTACGAATAGACTTCATTTGGTTTCCAATATCACTATCAGAATTAAGCATAGCACTAGTATTGGATAAAAGCATATTTAATGCATTATCATCCAGTCCAGCTAAAACATTATCCTGTTCAAATGCATTATCTCTTCCTAAGATAGTATTAAGTAAACTACCAGACTCAGAATATCTATTTTTCTCAAGAGTATTTGCTAATCCAGAATCTTTATTAAAATATCTAAGAAGACCTACTAATCCATTAGTGCCTTTCTTCTTATTACCATAAATAAATCTATTAAAGAGTTTATTATCTGAATACTGCTTTCTGAATACAAGTCTTTCTGCAGCACTCATATCATAAGCTTTGCCTTTTTCTATTTGATGCATTCTCATTCTATTACCAATAGAACCAAGCATTTTAAATGGAGCAGAAATTATGCCCTTAGCAAGATTAATAGGAGATTTAGCAACTGCACCTATAGCTTTTCCAAGAGGTTTGAATATCTTTTCCTGGAAAAAGTCCATAGCAGGTAATCCTATGAATTTAGAAAATGCATCATTAATAGAATCTGCTACACTATATCCAATATCATGAATAACATTCTTTATTCCTTGCTTAAAAGGATTCCAGAAATTCTTTAAAGGCTTAAGCATATTTTCTTTAGCATAGTCTTTAAATTCATCGAGCATGGAAAGAATCTTTTCTTTACCTGGAATAAGTATAGTTTTATTAAGGGCTTTCATAACAGAGTTCTTTTCAGGATTATCAGGATCACCAAACATAACCTTATGGAAAGTATCCGTTGCAGTGAGCAATCCAAGACCAGAACCTATTATACTATTTCCTAAAATACCAAAAGGACCAGCTAATGCACCAATACCAGCTCCAATAAGAGCATGAGGAGCAGCCTTCTTTGCAAACTTCTTAAACTTTTCTACTCCCTCTTTTTCAAAAAGTCCATTTTCTCCAAAGAGGATATTCTGTACAGTTTCATTATTTTTAAGAAGACTAATACCAGCACCAACTGCAGCACCACCAAGAGGGCCAAATCCAGTAAGTAATCCAGCAACTCCACCAACAAGACTAAACTTACTCATATCAGGAGCAGCTTTTGTATATACATCAATTATTCTCTTAGGAATAATTCCTCCAGATCGTTCTTTAGTACCATCTTCATTTGTAATCATATCTCCAAGAAGGAATTTCTTAGCAGTTTCAGAACTGTTTATAATGGATAATCCTGCACCAGCAACTGCGCCAAGAAGAGGATTTCCTACAAGTAATCCAGCTCCACCACCAACTATTCCTCCAGCGAGAACCTTGGAAGTATGATCATAAGAATCTCCAAGAATATTTGAAAAGAATCCTTTAAGCTGATTAAGTTTCTCTTCAGCACTTCCCTTAATATTTCCTTTAGCATTAAGAGCAATAGCATTAGCAATCCTATTTCTATCTCTCTTTTCAGCCTTTTCCATTTTACGCTGCTTATTTTTATCAAATGTAGCAGGTATAATAATCTCACCAGGAGATATCATGGTAAGGCCACGCTTAGTAGCTATTCTACCATAAGCAGAAGTCTTAATTCCACTATCAGCTTCAAAATCATCTGCAGAAGATACTCCACCATCTTCCATATTATCAGCCTGTCTAGAAAACTTAGACTTAATATCAGACCAGACATTAGAAGCAGTATTCTTTACACCTTTCCAACCTTTAGAGAGAATATCTTTTACATTGTCTATAACAGGCTTTATATATTTATCAATAATGGGTTTAACTTTGTTCTTTAAAGTATCAAGTATTTTATTAGTGACTTCATTAAAACTCTTTTCCATTCTGAAAGCCATATAATCAAAAACAGAATCGAGTTTTTCGCCCTTATCATTATAATACTCTTTATCTCCAAACAGGAACTTATAAATAGTATTATTTGCTTTATTGATAAATTTAGTTGCAGCATTAAGTGGAGCACCGACTATTTTTGCAACATTATCAAATTTATTTCCGAATTTTTCTTTAATAAAACGGCCTACTCTAGTATCATAAAAACTATTTTCACTACTATTAGTATCATCATTTTCAGCATCTCTATATCTCTTAATACTTTCCCAATCTAGATCCCCATCTGAGTCTGGGTCAGAGTCTCCTCCATCAGAATCAGAACTCTCTGAAGAATTAGATGAAGAACCAGAAGATGATCCTCCAGAAGGAGTAGGATTAACAGGCTTGTATCCTCTTCTTCCTTTGTGCCCACCTTTTCTATTATTACTAATTACATTAAAAATATCTCTAAGATAATCAAAGACATTTTTACCATAACTATCTCTATTAGCATTAAGGAATCCGATAGAATTATTAGATGATTTCATTATTTCAGGAGATTTATAATCATTAGATGGAATATATTCGCCTTTATTATTAAGAACTCCTAATTTTTTCATGCGCTCAAAATATTTTTTATCTTTTTTAGCTCGATTTTCAATGTTTCGTACAGCACCAGTACTAATATCATCCTCATCTTCAGATCCAAATGTATTATTAAAAAGAATAGAATACAAACCAGGCTCATTAGCTATATCTTTAAACCGTCTATTTACATCTGATCTTGCATTCATATTACTTGCTGCAATATTACGAATAGTATCTCTACTAAGAGAATTTTTTACCAATCTAAATTCTTCAGGAGATGAAAAACCATAATACTTCCAACCCTTATCAATAGATGATTCAAATCTACCATTATCTTTATAAATAGTATTAATCATATTATCTATTTTCTTCTCTAAAGATCTCTTCTGAAAAGCATTAAATGTTGTATTTTCATCACCGAATAATTTTTCAGCATCTCTTCTTATATCATAATTTGCATTAGTGATATAATCTCTTTCTTCTTTGCGATATCTCTTTTCTATAGAAGAAGCATATAACCATTTTCCTCTATCGGAATCAAAATATCTTTCAGATCTTCCTGTAAGAGCAGATTCAATTCTAGCAAGATATCCTGGTATTACTTCATTTATAGTTTTACGAGTAATTCCATCAAATGGAACAGGACCTTTTTCATATCTAGAAGTATCGATTCTAGCTTTACTATCTGAAGTAAATCCAAGTACTTTAGATATAAAATTAAATAATTTATTATCTGAATTTCTGTCAAACTTACTTAGCATATTAGGAAAAAGTGATGCAATAGTAGAATTAAGATCTTTAAGACTCTTACCAAAAGCACTATTTTCCATCTTACTACCTATAAGCAAACCTAAAAGACCAGATATTGGACTACCAGACGCCATCTTTATGAAGTCAGCAGGTTTGGTTGCACCAGTAAGAGCACCAGCCATTCCTAATACACTACCGACCATATTATCGCCCTTTATTTTTTGAATATTTTTCTTGATTAATTTAAAATATTCTCCAGGATCCATTATTCCATTATAGTCCATAATAGAAGATATGTCATCAGAATAGCTGTTATATTTACTATTCTTAGGCCTATATATAGATTTCTGAATATCAGTCATCTCTTCTATAGAAGAGCTCATTTTACGAAGCATTTCTATAGTAGTATCCTGATATTTTTTAGTATTTTCAAGATGAGCAAGAATATTAGTATTTAAGAATTTATTGGTAGTTTTGACCTCATTATATATCGTACCAATACCACTAAGTATTCTTGTATTATTTGCAGCCATCTGATTCAAAACAAGGCCTGTATTTACTTTGTTATGCTTAGCAATAAATTCACCAGCAGCAGTAGTAGCCATACTCTGCTGATATCCAGTATTAATTATACTTTTAATAGTACTAGTATTAAAATCATCATTACTATTAGAAGAAGATGATTCACTATCGCTATTATTAGAAGATGAACTAAAAGAATCTGAGAATGAAAAATCATTATCATTGAAAGAGAAATTAAAATCCATTTCATCTCCGAATATATTAGAATCCATTTCTTCTTTTCGATCTTTGTTATAAATATTACCAGTTTTCAAATCTGAGAGTGCATTTTTAAAGAGCTGATTAGTATTCTTATACAGATCTGAATTTTTAACAATACTAGTAAGAGATCTTTTTGTTTCAGATTCTCTTTTCTTAGCAAATGTCTTGTAAATAGTTTTACATCCATTGTCTAATTTTTCGATATATGTTTTAATAGCATCAGCATTACTGCCCAAGCTATCAATAGCTATATATCCAACAGACTTTCCTAAATTTCTTACATAGGAGCTTGCACTAATACTTGGCATAGTGTATCTTCCTCCTTTACCTAATCAAATTTTTATTATTATGTTTCGAATGCAAAAAGAATCATGGTAGAGTATATACTCTACCATGATTTATTTTATATATTATACCGGAATTTTAAGTTTATCACCAGGATGCAGTGTACTTGTACTGCTCTTATTGTTATAAGCAGCTAATTCAGAATACCTATACCCAGATCCCATTGTTTTGGCAGCTATAGACCACCAACTATCTCCAGCTACAACAGTATAAAGGGTTTCTTTCATAGGAATCTTAATCTGCATGCCAGGATAAAGCTTAGCATTTGCAGAACTCATTCCATTAAATGCAAGAAGTTCTTTATATCTATTTCCATCACCGAGATTTACAGCAGCAATCTTCCACCAACTATCTCCAGACTTTACAGTATAAAGAATATAAGATTTATCAGCAGCAAGATTATTACTCTTATCAGCAATAGCATTCTTAAGATAAAAAGCGACTACATTATCCACCTGTCTATTTTCAGTAGGATTACCAAATACCTTACCCTTAATAAGAACTCTAGCACTTCCTCCACCATCAAGATTAACAGCAAACTTAGCACCAATATTATCAAGGAGTTCAGATAACTGAGCGAATCTCAGACCAGGTTTTCCTACATGAACTATAAATACTGTAGTATCATTATATCCAATACAAGAACGTACAGCACAATAATCTATTTCTTTAGCATAGTCAAATTTAGTAATAGGACCAGTTCCATTAAGAAGAACAGGATAAGCAGAAAGAAAGTCCTTCCATCTAGTTCCATCGTTAAGATTACCAAATTTAAGTTCATTTATAGCATCATAAGAAACACCAATACCGATTCTATAATTAGTATTATTAGATCTTACAATACCTTCATCAATAGTATTAAATACCGGATTTCCATTTGCCATAGAGAAGAATCCACCATTGATAAGAATATCAGGTTTCTTCTGCTGTCTATTATAAAAAGAGCCTAAGGTTTCCCTAGGCTCTTTACATGCAGTAAAATCAACATATGATATCTCGTCTCTAGGAACTTCTATTACATTGACAAACTTATAAGCGGAATGTACATATGTTTTCATTCTTAAGCATCTCCATTAGTATCATTATTAGAATTATCACTATAAGTAGTGGTATCATCTTCAGGCTCAAAAAGTTCAAGCTTAAATTTCTTAATCTGCTTATAGATCTGATTACAACCAGTAGCAGCTAGACCAGAGAACGCACCATTACCTATAGCTCCAATAGCATTATCTGCATACTGAACAATTCCCTGAGGATAAAATTTATAGATCAGGAAGCCCATTACACCACCGAGAATTGCACAAATAATAGGAAGCCAATTTTTATAAGCAGTTTTCTTTGCAAAAACTCTCTTATATATCTCGGCGATTATGTAGATTACTATTATGATAAATGGTGAAAGATATCCTACATCTACCATAACCAAATCCCTCCTTTCTTAAATGTATTTAATTATATGTTTTTAGATAGAAAAAGTATTGAAGGACGCTATTTAACGTCCTTCAATATTGTTTTGATTAGCACATATCTTCAAGTTTGGTATCAGCATCAATACCCATAATATTTTTAACAGCTCTATCAAGTTCTATCATGCATTTATTAATTGCTCCAGATACCCAAACAGATGTAACCATTCGAGCATTAAATGACCTAGCAGCAAATAATGCATGAATAGATTCTTCTGGACGGAATTCGGAGAAAGGTTCATATCCCTTAGGGAATATATTTTTGATAACTCCCTTATTTGCAGACTGAGCAACCACCTTATCTCCAACAGAGAGTTTATCATTATACTTAATATAGAATACTATCTTAACTCCATCAGGATTATTCTTCATCTTTCCAGTAGCTTCCATCTTATAATCAGGATCAAGAAGATTTGCTCCAGGAGCTTTAAATTTCTCATAGAGTTTCTTCTGTGCTTTAATCTTATCCTCGTATTCAGTTACAATTTTCTTAAGAGAATCAGACATTTCTTCTATATCACAAGTACGATATATTTTAATATCCTGAATAACTCCGGTATATTTACTCTTAACTCTAACTCTACCAAGATCAGATACAAAGCTCGGGTCAGTAATATTCTTAAGAAGCATATTTGCATCTTTCTCATCAAAAGAATTCTGCATAGTAATAAGAGGATCACCCTCCTGTACAGCATCGCCAATCTTTACAAGCTGATAAATATTAGCATTCTTAGATACATCGGTTTCCTTTTCTACAACTACATCAGTAGCCATAGCTTCAGAAAGCCAAGTTGAAACAGAAGTTGAATCCTCAAATCCTTCATCAGTATTCATTATTGCAACTTTAGCAAGTACTCCTACATTATATGCAAGATTATCATCTTCACCAACTTTATCAGAGAATGAAGATCTATCATATGCAATAATATCACCCTTCTTAAATATATCTCCAATTTTAAGATCAGTATCAAGTTTAAGAGTAATAAAGAATCCACCATCAGAGTTTTTCTTTACTTCATTCTTAAGATCAATACATTCATTAAGATAAGATTTATTATCGTCAGTAATAACGGCTTTATCATATGCTACTACCATATAATCCTTAGTCAATTCAATAACTTTGCCATTCTCTTTAGCCTTATAAGCAAATGTATCGGAAGATATGTAAGGCATAGCTTCATCTGCACCATTAGTAACAAGAAGAGGCATAGACTTACCAACTCTCATAGAATGCTTAGAAGTCTGAATAAATGTCATTGCAGAACGGAATGGGTCATCATGAGTAGTACCAAAAGGAGTAACTGCTTCAGTCATACTAAGAGATTTAGTAACAGATTTATCATCATTCTTAGAATCTTTAATATAACCACGCTTACCAGTGATATCCATATCAATAGTAGTCTGACGATTAATACCGACATTTGCAGCAAAGCCAGTAGAAAGAGCAAGCTTATTATTCATAGAATCATCATAAGTACGTTTATCAAGAGAATAAGATCTACTATCATTCATACCAGACAATCCTTTAAAAGATACTTCATTTGCAGCTTCAATTTCAAGAAGAGGGTTAAGTATAGAAAGATCAGAAGTCATTGGATCTTCAAATATCCAATCAATAACTGCACTTCTTTTCATACTAATTCCAACTTTTCTACCACGTTTAACCTGAGCTTTATATTCTACATAAGCTCTAGAAATAGCTTTATAGAAGTAACCAGCAATAAGCTCATTAGTTCTATATCTATTACCGGATATATCAGTATGTCTATTATACTTATTATTAGAAAGCAGACTATTAGCATATAAGAGCATCCCTGCATAATCGGAAGGAATACCAACATGCTTACAAACTTCTTTAGTTATAGGATCAAGGAAAAGATCAGCAAAGTTATCAAGACCATCAGAAAGTATACGTCCACCAAAACTATCAAGAAAATCTAGCCATGTAGATCTGTTAGACATATCTTTCAAATTATACATTTCAGTATTACATGCATTTAATCCATTAAATAACATAGCTGCAGGATATGTGGTTTGATAATACAAAGTTGTATCTGCAAATTTAATTCTAGATGGATTACTAAACTTTTTATCATCCTCGTCTAGATCAATCTTCATTCTATGAGCAATAACATCCAAACTACCAAGTGTATATCCAAGTATTACTATAAGTGGTATTTTATTTGAAAGAATACTAGCTTCAGAATAATTTAATGTATTAGATACCTTTGTAACAGATAAAATTTCTCTAAATTTATCACTAGCATTTGATATTTCATTAGAGATAATATCAGATAATAGCATAGGAGCATTATTCATTAAAATATTACCATCATCATCCATTTTTACGTAATAAACTTCACCAGTATTTCTATTTACACAATAAGGAATTCCAAGAGAAGAATCAGCTTTATATTTAGAATAGTATTCATCCTGATTAAAATAATAAATTTTATCAGAAGTTTCTATTCTTGTAATTTGACTACATATATCTATATAATCAACAGGAAGTTCATACTTAGAGCAGATAGTTGTATTGTCTCCAACTATTACTTTAATATTCTTATCCTGATTTCCAAGTTTTTTAATTGCTTTAAGAAATCTATCAGATGATGGATATGATTTAGAAAGTGCGCCTTTACGTCTAATAAATATCTTGTTATAGTTTGATACGCACTGCACGGTATCTTCATCAGTCTTAATACAAGGAAGAAGAAGTAACTGACCAGACATAATCTTTTCATTACCCCTAAGTCTCATAAATCTATTATTCTTAAATTTAGGAATATCAAATGTAAGAGTAGATCTCTTACCAAATCCATCTTCAGTCTCCACTCTATATGTATAAATATAATCCATATTTGTAGAAGTATCTTCAACCTCAATATTAATTATATCTATAGGATAGCTCATGTCATGTAAGGACTTAAGAATATTGAGTATATCGAAATTTATATCATACTTCTTTTGGAAATTAATAAATTTAACATCTTTCCACTCATCATTAATGGAATTAATTTTCATAGAAGTCGATTCAATTTCATCATCTTTATCATTAGAAATAATTTCTTCTATAGTTTTTCCATGAACTTCTTTCTTAAGAAGCTCTTTACTAAGAGTATTCATTCTATTTTGACGAGTAGCATTGAACTTGGGTTTACCATCATCTTCAGCATCAAGATCCATTAAAGCAGCTTTAAAATTATCATCATTTTCAATATTTTCATAAGCTTCTTCTTCATTATCAGAATCTTCTACATTATTGACAATATTAGTAACTAATTCATCTTCTTTTTTATTCTTAGCTTCAGTTTTTTCGATATCAATATTCTTTTCTACTTTTACATCTTTTACAGGAGATTTATCATCTTCTGTAGATTTTCTCAATATTACAGGCTGTTGAGATGCTACCATATTAATATTAGGCTTAGCACTCTCATTATTTTTTATTAAAGTAATTATAAGATTTTTAAACTGGTTATATTCAGTAGACTTATATTTATCTGTATAAACAGGGAGGGTTTCTTTAATTTCATTATAAAAAATAAAAACAGTGTTGGGAAATCTATTGCGAAAATCTACACTAGAGATTTTCATATATCGTATGATAGCACCGACATATCCTCTATCACCTTCAATATTATTAGAATCTAAATGTTTTATAGGGATATAAATAATTCTATTTCCAAATTCTTTTTCAGTATCCTGAAGTATTTTCTGTATAAATCTAATAAATGCTTCATCGGATTTAAATTTATTTGAGGAAATATCTACTATAGTATTTTTATTATCATTTGCTTTAAAATTATTTATAATTTCAATATTATTCTTTTTTAAAGTGTTTTTATCATTATCTGTAAGAACAGATTCATAAAGATAATTATTATTCATAATTTACCTCCATACAGTTTTATATTTATTATAAAGTTAAATGAACAAAAAATAATAGGCGGAGAGTTTTCTCCGCCTATAAATTTTATGCAAATACTATATCATTAAAATAATTGTAATATTTATCAAATATATTATTTGTATTTTCTTTAAATCCAATAGGAGTATTGGACTTATTAATCTTATCGGTGTCAGTAATTAAATCATTACTATTCCACCTTTGATTAAGATATTTATTTTTATAATAAATATCTTTATAAAATTCAATGTCCCCAAATTCAATCCGTCCTTCTTTTGTTCTAGCTTTAGCTTCATTTATTGTAAAATGAAAAGCATAATCGGCTAAATTTTTAAAGACAATATTTAATGGAGATTTAGTATATGGGCCATACAAATTACTTGAAGTCTGTAAAGCACATATACTTCTAAAAGTATCCTGATAGATTTCAACAAAACTACGGATAATATTTAAATCCGTTTTATCATACTCACGTATTAATTCAGTATGATTTGTTTTATCAAATACATATCCTTTATCAGGATATAAAAATATAGCCACCGCTTTTCTTGATTTTGGTAAAACCAGCCAAAATATGTGGCCATTTCTATTTTTGTATGTACCGTATTGAGGTCTAATGAAAAATTCATAAACCTCTTCTGGATTTAAATTATGTAAATTATTATCAGAATAAAATTCCTCTAAATCGTTCCATTTAGATTTTGGTTTTCTTTCTAATCTTGCCTCCAATCTAGGAATATAAATACTAAATCCTGATTCATTATTAACATAATTTAAATCTTCAGTTCTTAATCCGAAATATTCATTTAAAAAATGAATATTTAATGTAGTATTATAAATCATTCTATTTATATCTCCTTTATATAAAATTTTTTGAAGGAATAATTATTTTCCTTCTACAATAATAATATATAATCGAAAGGAGCTATAATACAAACAGTATAGAGCAGGAATCTAATCCTGCTCTATATATTTTTACCTATGATACTTCATTTATTATTTATATAATATTCTCTGATTGTAAAAGTCCATTAAAATAGTTGTATATCATTAGCGTGAGAATAATGAGTAATTAATTAAATTACAATATTTTATTCTCAATACGTACATATGAGAGGATGATTGAAAATGGAGAAAATTCAATCAATTAAGGTTAGGAATCCGCCCGAGAATTCGGATTCTATAACAAATCCCAAAGATCTTCTTGATCGGGATATTCCAGTGGAGGTTGGAAGTTTTGCAACGCTTGATGATAACTTGCCGCTTAAGTTGTTTATTGTTGCAGCTATACAGGGTGACATAGCCACCCTCGGTGAGTTAGAATTAACGGATACCAAAGATGATGTATGCCTCAGATTAACTGATGTATCATTATCAAAAGTACTTGCAGTCGACGATAGCTTCGTTAATATAAATGGAGTATTATGGAATATCCGCGAGAGGTTGAATAAGCGAATATAATCCTAGCAAAGTAAAAAATAAAGAGCTATTTATATAGCTCTTTATTTCCCTATTATGCATTAAGAGGTTTAATAACTTCTAATGCATAATAGGACTTTGCGCCACTAATCCATCATCTTTCTCGATTTACGTAATAGTATACTATTTTTCTTATATATAATCAGTGTGAGAAATACATATACTATTTAAAATTACACTTATATTTATAAAATAATATAAGTGTAATTTCTTTTCTTACTTCGGTGATTATTGACTGGACTGATGGATCAGTTGGCGATCTTCGAGTAAGTTGGGTAATTAGAAACTTTTTATTATTTTCTCTTTCTAATTATCTATAGGAAAACTTACCCGCAGATTACACCAACGGTCTCATTGTCCATTATTTTTCTCCTTTCTTGATATATAGCTTGGAGGTGATATATACATATTGGCTTTCGTGTAGATATTACATCTCCCTTATAAGGATATATCATATTTATAATATCTTGTTATAAATAGGAGAAATTCCAGTCTGGTCAATTTTCATACTAGAAGGGTGGAGCTTCATAACCGCCACCCTTCTAGGTTTATTTTAAAATATATTTTATTTTTTTATATAAAAAAGAATGATCCATGGGAAATTCCCATGGATCATATTTATACTTATACGTTCGGATAATCGAGTCCAGTAATGGACTTGTACTCTTCCTCAGTAAGAGCACCCTTCTTGCAGAGAATCATAATATGACGGTTAGTATAATAACCCTTGTCATAATATCTCTTGATCTTAGCATAATACTTACTATTCATTATAAGTTCCTCCAATCATTAAAGATTAATAATCTTCACCAGTCTGATTCTCAAAGAAGAGCTGAGCGTTCTCCTTCTCAATCTCATCAGACGTGTCCTTCTTAGCATCAAGGACCTTAGAAAGAACAAATACACCAATAATAAGATTAGCAACTCCAAGAATAGTATTTGCAACCTGCATAATAAATTCCTCCTTATATAAGTATTACTAAAATGTTTAGTAATAATAGTAAAAAAGATTTCTAAAATTATATATTTTTTAGTTCATCTTTTTATAATAAATGTATTGTGAATTTAAATTTAAAGCATCTTGTTTATAACTATCAGATCCAAGAGAAAATAAACTTTGACTAGAATTATCTGTATATGCATTAGGATCAGTAGAACTAACATATTCTACTGTGCATTTATATAAATGAGTAATTCTACTAAATTTTCTTGTACTATATAAAGGATTTACAAGAGAATATCTAAGTGGTGATGATATTGATGATATTTTACATGCTAATTCTTGTTGATCATTTTTAACTGTAATAGATGTTGAGGTAGGACTATACTTAATAACCCAATATCCACTTAATGCACTTATATTTCCATCTGATTCATAATATTTTTTTCCATTAAATGTTATACGACACATATCATCAAGGTTTACTGATTTTGGTGATGACAAATATAAAGTTACTGATGATCCATTTGTTTGAGTATATGTACCAGATCCTACATATATGGCGCTATTACTACTTACAGAAATACCATCACTGCCAGAACTCATATCTATAATATCATATGAATATTCAGAATTATCTTTAGTATAAGTATATTTAGCCCATTTATATAATTTACTAAATATTAATTTACTAGTACCATTTATATTTCCATAAGCAGATATTAATTCTTTATTACTTCCATTATTATTAATATAGAGGGAGGTTAATTGTTTTGACCCCCCCCCCAATATTTGTATACATTGACATTTTAATAATCTCCTTTAACAAATATTAGGATTTTAATATGTAGTACCATTATATCTATAAACATATGCTGCAGCCATACTAGATGAATTATATGTACTACTAGAATATTTATAGTCAGCATTAAGTACAGAATCAGACGACGCAGTATAATCATTTTTATTTTGTGTTAGAATTGAACGTTGGAATCTATACCTCCATAGATAATATGGAGTATTGTAGTAACTTAATTCAAAATAATCATATCTATATTTTACATATAAATTTTCAGTTTGTGATGGGCTATAGCGTAATAAATATAATAAATACCATGCGTAATGAGCATATGATGGAGCACTAGGAGCATATTGACTAGACCAGTCTATACATGTATTATCTCCTCTTTCACCAGCTAATATAGCATAATAACCACTATATCTACTATTTGTAGATCTATCTGTTAATTCAGTATATGATACTAATGATGGATTATTTAATGTAATCTTTTTTGTACTATGATTAAAATTATAAGATCTTGCTACATAAAATTTAGCATCTGTATTTTCATCACCACTATTAGATGTATATCTATAAATACGATAATCTTCAGTGGATAGTCCAGTACGCCTCATTTCCGTTTCTACAAGATCCCACATTTTATTTCCATCGGTTGTAAGTTTATATTCTCCATAATTATGATATGAAATTCTTCCATATATTTCTTTCTTACTTCCATTTATATTAGCATAAGCATTATTTAATTGCTTATTTGTTCCATTTTTATTTATATAGAGGGAAGCAATTTGACGTTGCCCCCCCCCCAATATTACTGTACATTGACATAATAATCTCCTTTAACACAACAAATATTGAGGTTATAAAAATATTTTTATAAAAAATAAATGGGATTACATATGTAATCCCATTAATCATTTATGCCTGATAATCTTCGCCAGTGATCAACTTATACTCTTCTTCGGTAAGATTACCAGTTCTAACAAAGGCCTTAATATGAGCCTTCTTATAAATCTTCTTATCATAATACTTCTTAATAGTATTAAAATACTTAGACTGTGCCATAATTAATACCTCCAATATTATTCAGTGGTAGTTCCAGAATCGGCAGATGGATCAGTCGTCGGATCCGTTTCAGAACCAGATTCATTACCTGTATCGGTTGTAGGATCAGTATTTTCATCTGTACCAGGATCAGGCATATCTGGATCAGTTTCACCAGTAAGATTCTCAAACAGAAGCTGTGCATTCTCTTCCTCAAGACGCTTAACCTCTTCTTCATGAGCAGTAAGCTTACCCATATAAACAGTAATCTTTCCATCCTTATGGCAGACAATGTCACCAAGAATAGAATAATCAGTCTTGGGATAATCTACATCTCCATAAACATCGTTACCTTCAGTATCCTTACCAGTAACCTCATTCTGCCTAATAGAAAATTCTGCATCATCCTTAAAGTAAGTACAAACTTCTCCATAATTAGTATCAGCAAGGGTAATACGAAGCACATCTCTATACTGCTGATCAACCATAGCCTGTTTATCAAAAATGCAAGGCTCAGTCTCTACAGGATAAGCAGCAGTAGTAAAGAGCTTTTCATTACCATCTTTATCCTTAAATACTACTCTATTCATAATAGTACTCATATTTAATTTTATCCTCCTTAGAAAATAGATTTTTATCTAATTGTTTGATTAATATAATAATGTCTTTAGTAAGAAAAAATATTTATAATACCATTATTCTAGCCAATTAAATAATATGCAGAATTTATATTGTCTATAAGCGTTGTTGGTGATAATGATATAATTGGACGAATAAATATATTACTTATTGTAGCAATAATATCATGACCATTATAACTACTACCATTGTATGTTACTGTAAAAACATAATTATCGCCATAATTACTACCAACATCACCACCAGGACTTCTCATCCAATAATAAGGTGCATAATCAGTTTTATCACTTTTTACTACTGATATTCTTGCTTCATCATCCATTGATGTTCTTCCAGCAGCTATTTTTAAAGCATCTAAATATGAAATACCTTCATCAGATAAATAACTATAAGAAGTAGAACTATATCCAAGTTCAGAATATGATGGCAAGAATATATCTCTATTAATATTTATAATTTTTTTATTACTAAAAGAATAAGATTTTACACTAGTTTTAGTCAATCTGTTTCTAATAGATTCATCTAGTTTAGATCTATAATTATCTGTAGTTGAAACTTCTGCTGATAAATAATTATCTATAGTTGATGCATTATATTCTGAACTAGATATGCTATTAAATGCTCTTAGTTCATACAAGTATCTTTGTAATAATAGTACAGTATCATTATTATAAGATGTACCTAATACTATAAAATCAGTAAGATTATTAGAACCAGATAAAGTAGTATTAAACTTAATTATAGAACCAGCAGTTATACTACTTAAATATGCAAATTTCTTAAATATTTCTTTACTATTACCATTTATATTTCCATATGCATTATTTAATGCTTTATTAGATCCATTATTATTTATATAGAGGGCGGCCAAAAGTTTCGACCCCCCCAATATTTATATGCATTGGCATAAGATAATGCCCTCCTTTACAAAATATTAGGGTTTTAAGCATAATATCCAAGATATTCATAATAATATCCATCACAATAATATGCTCGTGAACAAGTTTTAGGATAGTCATCACTATAATCAGAATCATCACTATACCAGCCTATTTTATATCCTGAATTACCACTAGTAAGATCAGTAACTACAGTACGGGAAGAACTATATTTAGAAGCTCCAGTTGTAACTGTATTTAGACTAAGTTTACTATTATATTTAACTGTATTAAAATTAGTAGAATAGGATTTTGGTACTTTATAATAAACACCATTTAACCTAAGTAATGCCCTATATTCAACATATGTATCATGATAAATGACTTCAAGTGATGAACCAGAAGATGAAACTTTAAATGCAATATTATTATTAAATCCATAACCTGGAAAATAATATCCATCATATGAAGGATTAAGATAATAATAAATATCATTATCACTAGACTCAGTTCTATTGTAATCAAAATTTACACTATTATATCCAGAAAATTGTAATGATCCACTACTATTAGTATATGACATAGATGAATAAAGCGGTATAGTATCACTTGTACTAGAAAAACTTTTAGGACATAAATAATTTACAACTCCTTCATATGAATATCCAGTACTATCTTGCCAATATTGTATACTACATAATGTATATGAAGATACTGGATACTGTTTATACCAATAATATTTAGTAGCACTAAATATTACTTTACTGCTACCATTTATATTAGTATATATATTATTTAAAGCTTTAGAAGAGCCATCTTTATTTATATAGAGGGAGGCTAATTGTTTTTGCCCCCCCCCCCAATATTTGTATACATAGGCATTTTTATTATACCTACCTTTCTTTACAAAATATTAGGGTTTAATATATTTATGATAAAATTATATAAAATATGGTTAAGTTATCACAAAATGATGTAAATATATTTCCAGTCATAGTTCCAATATTACAAAATTCCCATTGACGAACAAATTCAGTAGATGAATTCCCTTTATTATGAAAATATGCACGTATATTTATATTTGTTGTACTAGCAGTTGAAGTTGATACAATTGGACTTGATAAGCAAAGTATTGTATTATTTTGTTTGTCATAAATAAAAGAATCATTTTCTGATATATAAGTATTTGTATACATTGTTGCAGATGATCCATAATAATCTTTTTCATATTTATAATTAAAACCAAATAATACATTATTAGAAAAAGTTATAGACTCATTTTTTGAAAGAACTTTAGTTTGTATTTTTCCTATTAAGGAGCTACTGCCCCCCCCCCAAGGATTTGCATACGCCGTTAATATTAGCATAAAGACTCATAATTAATAATCTCCTTTATAAATTTATTTTTTATATAAGTGTTATAGATAATGAAATTTATATAAAATTTCTCAGGTAGATTAATCTACCTGAGATTAAGTTATTTAAGCATGATACCCATCATATATCCAATAATATCCATTAAATATATAAATACCATAACTTGAAGCGCTACCACCAGATGGCAAATAATCTTGTGCATAACTTGATGTATCCATTGTACCATAATAACCATTTGTATCATCGTAATAATCTCGAGCATATGATATATTTATATTTTTACTAGAAAGTATAGAAGTTGTATCACTAGATGATACAGTAAATTTTATAAACCTCATAGAGTCAAAACCAAGACTACTAGAATTATAGGTAAGCACATTAATTTTTGATGATGATAATGAATTTGGTGCAAAGAATGATCTTGGTAAATAATGTGCAAAATTTAAATAATATGATGAATTTAAATTAGGAGCATGAATTACTACTGTTGAATATGCATTTTTATTATAATCTCTAGGAATTACAAAGTATGCTTTTGTAATACTAATATTAAGCTGATCAAATGTATTTCCATTATCTGTTCCTGTATCAAAATACGCATTAGTAAATTTATATACAGTTTCGCGAGTATAATCTGTACCAGTGTTTGTTAATGTAGGTGTAACCAAACCCCTATCAACAGTCATCAATCCAGTAGTACTATAATAACCAATACTAGATATTGATGGAGTAACACCGCCAAGAACTTTCATACGTCCATCTGATTCCGGTGTTGGAGATATAGAAGAATATACTTTCTTACTGTTCTGATATGCACTCTTTAAATATCTTATATCATAATGACATGTGCCATCATCAACTTCATATTCACATAATTGCCATTTAGTAACTGGATAAGCTCTCCAATAGCAATATTTAGTAGCACTAAATATTTCTTTATTGGTTCCATTTATATTAGCATATGCATTAGATAATGCAATATTACTACTATCTTTATTTATATAAAGGGAAGCAATTTGTTTCTGCCCCCCCCCAATATTTGTATATAATGACATTTTAATAATCTCCTTTAACAAATAATGAGGTAAAATATAAGAAATATGAGATATGAAATTAATTTCATATCTCATTTAATATTTTTAACTGTATACTCCTAATATACTACCATTACCTGTAGGTGTACTAGCACTAGTATTTAATGCTATATTTCTTACTTGATAAGTAGTATAATTAGTATTAGCTTGTGCTACTAAAGCACCAGTTAATGTACCACCAGACTTAAGTAAATACTTATCTAATTCAGCAGCAACAGCTTTTCCACTTACTGGATTATCACTATTACTATTAAAAGTGCTATCTATTACAAGTCCACCATCTGGTATACTATCAATTTTGGTTCTATCAGAAACACTAATAAGCTTATCATCAGTAATATTATCAAGTTTCTTCTTATCCTCTGCACTAATTAATCCTGGAGTTGTATCAGTAGCTTCAGGAGTATAATCTTTAGCAGCTTCAGCTAAATCACCAACAATCTCATATGCTCCACCAGTATAAAACATATGATATATCTTATTAATCTGAATATAATTTGCTTCTACATTAGTACCTCTATACTTAATATTCTTAGCTCCAGTAGCATTGATATTGAGTGTAGGAGATGCTGCAGTATTAGCATTAGTAAATTTTATATAAATATTATTTCCATCTTTTAATGCATAATTCTCACAGTCAACTGTTTTTGCAGCAGTAGCTCCAGCAGTAGTACATGTAAGAAGAGTATTTGTAGTATAATTAATAATAGTAGTATCTCCACCAGTAGAAGAACCACTACCAGAAATTTCTACTACAGCTCCAGCAGAATCTTTCATGTAAATTTTATGATTATCCCAGTCAGCTATAAGCTCTTTATTAGTAGCTAAACTAGCATTTGCATAAGATAAAGGCCTAAATGGTATTCTAGCCGTAGCTTCATGACCCATACTATAACCTCCTTGATATAATTAAATTTTTATATAAATGTTATTAGAAGCAAATAATAGCCAAAAATATCTCGGGTAGAAAAATCTACCCGAGATCTATCTATATGAATTCTAATTTATATAAATTAGAAAAATAATTTTATTTTTTACCAAGCTATATAATAATATTTTTCATTTGTATTATTATAAAGAGTAGCTTCTATATTATTATCACTATTATTACTATCATATGTACTATAAATATGCTGTAATGAAAAAAGTAATGTTCCACCATCACTACAATCTGTAGTTGTTACTCTTGACGTATTTATTAATTGCAATTTATTATCTGAAATAGATACTGCGCTGTATTGAATTGGTCCGATAGTTTTATTACTACTTGATCCACTTCCATTACTCGACCATGAATCAACTCCGGATAAATAATAATATAGTGATGTAGAAGGTGTAACAACAAGAATAGATTGTGCAGAATCAGAAATTAATATTAATGTATTTATGTTAATGGGTAATATAATTTCTCTAGGAGTTGATGAAATACAACCTACGCTTCTATAACTTCTATTTCCACTAACTTTTAAATCATAATATCCAGTTCCATCACCACTGTAATAACCGCTTACAATATTACTGCCCCCCCCAAGGATTTGCATACGCCATCAATATTAGCATAAAGACTCATAATTAATAATCTCCTTTATAAATTTATTTTTTTTACATAATTGTTATAGATAAAGAAAATTATATAAAAATAATATCTCAGGTAGAATTAATTCTACCTGAGAAAATATAAAATTTAATTAACTATGATATCCATCATAAACCCACCAATATCCATTGAATATATAAATATACTCAAGTACAGAATTGGTAGCACTTGGCATATATCCATCAGTATAGTTAGATGTATCCATTATTCCATATCCACCTTCATAACTGCTAAATGTATCTCTGACATCTGCAACACCATCGGAAACTAGTGTAACACTTTTTAATGAATGTAAGCCTTCTACGTTTTTAGAAGGATAATTATATACTTGCTGAAGTGAGTTTGGACTTGCTACATCATCTGGAAGATATACTCCAAATGTACTTCTTAAAGACCCATCATCATCTGGAACATAAAATCTTACTGTTGTATATGTATTTTTATTATATGATTTAGGAACTACATAATATGCTTGTGTTATTTTTATATTAATTGTATCAAATATATTACCAGTACCATCATTTGCAGTAGATAAATACGCATTAGTAAATTTATATACAGTTTCGCGAGTATAATCTGTACCAGTGTTTGTTAATGTAGGTGTAACCCAACCCCTATCAACAGTCATCAATCCAGTAGTACTATAATAACCACCACTAGATATTGATGGAGTAACACCGCCAAGAACTTTCATACGTCCATCTGATTCTACTGTTGAAGATATAGAAGAATATACTTTTTTACTGTTCTGATATGCACTCTTTAAATATCTTATATCATATTCATAATAACTACTTCCTGCACTACTGCAATGAACTAATTCCCATGCATTAACAGGATAAGCTTTCCAACAATAATATTTAGTAGCACTAAATATTTCTTTATTGGTTCCATTTATATTAGCATATGCATTAGATAATGCAATATTACTACTATCTTTATTTATATAAAGGGAAGCAATTTGTTTCTGCCCCCCCCCCAATATTTGTATATATAGGCATAATATATAATCTCCTTTATTAAAATATTAGGATATATTTTATCTAAATAGATTTATAAAAATACTGTGTTCCAGACTCACTACTATACCAGTTTAAATAAAAATCTGATCCCAAATCAGTTCTATTACTTGATGAATATTCTGATTTATTAGTTGAATATACTTTTGTCTGACTTTGATATTGCATTAATCGCACAGTTCCGTTGCGTATTGTTCCATTACATCTTATTTCTATAGGATTGACCGTTATTTCTGAAATTCTATATCCATAAGCTCTCTGTGTATAACTTGTATCAGAATAATCTACACTAGAATCACTAAATTCAAAATTACTTTGTATTAAAGTCCACAATGGCACTGGTGCTATACTAGATAAGTATTGATAATGATATGTAGTGCCATTATAATATAATGAACTTGAGCCAACTGACTCTAGTAATTTATAATTATTAAGCGATATAGTTTTCTTAGATGTATTTATTGTGTATGATTGAGATACCCATAATCCTGCAGACTCATCTAATAGATATGCTAACTCTGATGTATAATCAGATCCTTCACCAGACCATGTAGACACATCTGGTTGTGTTTCACTTGTACTAGAGCCATAATAAGTATATCTAATCCAGCCATAAAGTGGGGCAAATATTTGTTTACTTGCTCCATTTATATTAGCATAAGCACTATTTAGTACTTTTCTAGTACCATTATTATTCATATAAAGGGAGACAATTTGTCGTTGCCCCCCCCCCAATATTATTGTATATTGGCATAACCATATACCTCCTATTAGGGATTTATAATATTTTTAATTAGCTCCAATATATTCATATTTATAATTACCATATTCTCCTTCAGAATATGCATTTCTATTTGTAGAAGTTAATGTAGTATCATATTCCCATCTATATCCATCAGATGTATTTTGTACATCCAATTGATAGGAATCAGAATAATTACATTTAATATCACTATCTCCAATAATAGATTCAAAACTAGAAATTTCAAATAAATAGATATAGCTTGGAGCTGTATCTGATCTACTGCACTGATATTCTTTTATTGGAGAAGGCTGATATTGAGATCGCGTACTAAATGGGTCTTCATATAAGAACAAATATCCAGAATATGTAGTTACTTTATAATATACAGTAGCAGCTCCCGATGTATGCTTTACTTCACTGTCAATACGTACATTATTATCATCACAACTTATACTATATACATAAGTGCTTGAGCTTAATGAATAATTACTAGCATAATAAAGCGTGCCAAAATAATTTGTAAAAGAACCAGAACCCAAAGATTCTGATAATCCTTTTTTACTTACTTTTTTAATATATCTTTTCCATATATAAACTAATGCAGGGAAAATTTTCTTACTAGTGCCATTTATATTGCCATATAATGCATTAGTAGATCTTCTTGTACATTGTTATTTATATAGAGGGAAGCAATTTGTTTCTGCCCCCCCCAATATTACTGTACATTGGCATATAAATGCCTCCTTTACAAAATATTAGGGTATTATTTTTTAATATAAAATTAATTAAATTAATTGATAATTTTTATCTATAACAGTAGATTTACTAAATGATAGTGCTGGACGAACATATATACCTGATACAATAGGATAAGCTTCAGCCCTATCGGCATCTTTATTTTCTGAGTTACCATTATAATAGTTGGAATATGGAACATCTTTATTTGTACTATACTCATCTCTCAACCAATAATTTCTATAATATTCCTCTTCAGTTTTAAATTGCCTTGCTTTATATGGTACAGTTTTCCCAGTAGCTATCTTTAAAGCATCTAAATATGATTTACCCATTCCATATCCAAAACTGGCACCAAGACTCCAACCAACTTCTGCCATAGATAATAAAAATATATCTCTTAATTCTTTTATAACAGGATATGTACTATCTTCTATGCATTGTATCATTATTTCAGTCTTTACCAATTTACTTCTAATAGATGAATCTAATTTAGATCTATAACTATCTGATGCTGAAGCATCTGCTGATAAATATTTATCTATATTAGAATCATAATAATGAGGACTACCATTCGAATCAAATACTCTCGAATTACCATATGAATATCTTTGTAATAATAATATAGTATCATTATTATAAGATGTACCCAGAACTATAAAATCTGTAAGTTTATTAGAACCAGATAAAGTAGTATTAAATTTAACTATAGAACCAATTGATATATCAGCTAATGGTGTTCCTAAATTAAATATTTCTTTACTACTACCATTTATATTTCCATATGCATTAGATAATGCTTTAGATGAACCATCTTTATTAATATAGAGGGAGGTTAATTGTTTCGACCCCCCCCCCAATATTTGTATATAATGACATTTTAATAATCTCCTTTAACAAATATTAGGGATATTAATTATTTATGATAAAATCATATAGCTTAAATTCATAATTATACTTGAAAAGTTTGCATTTGGAGTAAATATTCCATTGTTAATATTACATATTGTTATATCATCAGATCCACTAGTAGATGTTGATGATGCAGCACTAATAGTTATATTATTAGAAGAATCAACAGAAATTATTCCAATATAATTAGAGTTGTTGGTGCAATATGATCCTATAATTTTATTTGTATTTCTATTATAATAAATATTCAATACATTACTTCCAATATAAGCAAATTGTAATATCAATATTATAGTAGTACCATTAAATGTAACACTATTATACCTATTAGTGACATTATATGTAGTTCCTATAATATAAGAACCATTATTACCCCCCCCCCAAATCTTTGGAGGCTCCATCAATATTAGCATAAATACTCATTTTAATTAATCTCTTTTATAATAAATTTATTTTTTTTATTTAAATGTTTTAAAGTTAAAATATATAGAGATATGGATGTTCTCCATATCTCTATATTCTTTATTATCTTTATATTACGAATATACTCCTAATATACTACCATTACCTGTAGGTGTACTAGCACTAGTATTTAATGCTATATTTCTTACTTGATAAGTAGTATAATTAGTATTAGCTTGTGCTACTAAAGCACCAGTTAATGTACCACCAGACTTATCGAGTTTATTTGCTAATGCAGTTGTAGTAGCATAAGTACTATGAGTATGATTAGTATCAGACTTTCCTGCAAGTGCAGCAGCAATTACTTTATTCTGAACAGGATTCTCTGAAGTAGTAGACATTGCAGTATCACATTCTACTTTACCTCCTCCACCACCTTCATACCATGCAGACCAGCTAGTACCATTATACTCACGATATGCGATAAGTCTAGAATTAGTTCCATCTGCAGTAGTACCGAGTTTTTCAGCTTCCTGAATAATATACTTAGAATAATTTGTTGCCGAAGAACTATTATCAGGATCAGGAGCATATACTCTAAGAACCCATGCACAAGCACTGCTGCAAGTTAATGGCGTAGTAGTAGTACCAATGAATATATACATACCTGTTTCAAGCACAGTATCAAGTAATGTAGAATTAGATGATAAACTGCCAAGTAACACAGATCCATCAAGATAACCATTTTGAGCAAGTTTTGATATACCTGCTATTATTTTAGGTTGTGCCATATATAAAATCTCCTTTCAAGAGGAATGATAAATTATTAAGTAGTAATTTTAAATTTAAGAGAGTCATTATAATTATGCTGAGAAATATCCTTAAGATATTTAACATCAACCCATGATGTACCAGTAGGAACAGAAAGTGTAACAGTCTGCACACTAGAGGATGAACTGCCCTTAAATAATTTGGTATAAGTACTATCTGCAGAATTACTAGTCCCAAGAGCTGTACCGATTTTACCTATAATACCATAGTCATAATTTGCTTCAGCATAGTTTATACAATTAAATGTAACAGTATATGCAGCTCCAGTATTATTAGTAAAGTTTATACGGCAAACAGCAGCGGAACTATTTACTCCAGCATTACCAGATGTATAATAACCGTCAGATGTAAGACTAAATCCATAAGATGCTCCAGATACTTTGGAAGTAACTGTCCAAGTAGGAACAAGTGCTTCTGCAGTAAATGCTTTACATGAAATAGATCTTACATCACATAACTTTATTAAGCTATTCTTAAATTCAACAGCAGTAGTATCACCTGCGGTAAAATACCTGCTTGCAGTATCTATTTTAGTAATTGGTATATCAAATTTACAAGATACCGAGTTTCTAGATACTGTAATAGTTATTGTATAAGTTCCAGCAGCTGCAGATGCTAATGCGGTTGAAGTAATACTATAATGCATTCTATGATTATCATCAACAAACATTACTGGATAACTTGATGATATCTCTGTGCCAGATGAATTAGTAACTTTTATTGATACTAATGTACAATCTGATGACTTAAGATTCTTATGAGGTTCAGCATATCCATAATCATAATTATATTTAGCAAATTTATTTGCATCACTAGCATCATGAGCTTCAAGTATTTCCGCTACTCCATTAAGTTCTCCATCTGAAGCCATAAATACTTTTGCATTAGCAGCATAATTACTAGTATTATTATACACCCATTTAGCATTAGTATTATGATCACTACTTGCATAAGTTGTTTTTATGCAAGACCTTTTAGAATAAGGAATCTTATCAGCAGTAGCAGAATCACTACAATAGAATTTATTTTCTATTTTTTCATAAAGTCCAACCATTGAATCAATTCTTCGTATTACTGGAACATAATCTCGTATAGTAACTCCATTTTTAACCATTTTAAAACTGTAAAGTTTAAAACGTCCATTATAAGTTGTTTCTGTTCCAGCACCTCTAATACTTTCAACATCAGATGTTGTAAATATATAAATATTATTTGTACTATTGGTTCCAGTAGGAGTAAATGTATAAGCTGTACCATTAACTGTAATACCACTCTTAGAACATGAAGCAGTAATACGTGTAGTAGCATCTATACTAACATCTTTTTGTGCTCCACCATAATGCCATCTTATTCCTCCGCCAGATTTATATGCATTAAATAGATATCCATTAACTGTCCAGGAAGAACCAAATATACAATTATCTGTAATTCCATCTGATAAGCATTGAAAGTCTACAGTAGTTACAAGATCATCAGATGGCTTAACTCCAGTATCTATCTTTTGTATACCATTAGATTGAATATAGTCAAGAAGTGTATATTCTTCATTTTTAAATATATAAGATTCTATAATTGGCTTATATGATTCACTTATATTTATATATCCATTGGTAATAGATTTATAATTACCACCGATATTTATATTTCCATTAATTGGCTTATTTATACTAAGGGTAGATGTTTGTGAACCATTAGCTCTATGAAATATATCTGTAGCTCTATCATATAATCCAATATGCCCAGAGCTCTCCTCAAGGCAAGGAACAAAATCTCTTACAAGAGTACCATTATCATATACTTGCATAGAAAATATTCTTACTTTACAAGGATACTGAGGACTATTAGCATTATTTGTATCACCAATATGCATACTATATGAGTTAGTAAATGATGTAGTATCATTAATAGTAACCGCAGTACTATCTACTTTAAATTGAGATTTGTCCAAAGATACAGTATGCCTATCAGAAACAGATTGAGATGAGAATGAGATACTATATTCTTTTGTACCCCATCTTCCCATCCAAATATTTTTACTATTATCTACATAAAACCATACCTGTTGAGTAGAGCTATTTCTAGATCCACATATTGCACTATACTGTGAAGAAAGAGAAACAACTTGACAATCAACAACTATTTTTGTATTACTATTAGGCTTGAATTTTGTACTTATATATTCTCCACCATAAAATTCAAAATAATCTGCCTGAATGAATCCGTCACGCATAAGTATAATTCAACTCCTATCTTTATTAGGAATTACTATAAACAAGTACAATGTCTCCATCATTTCCACTAGTAGGAAGTGTAGCATCACTTGCATATACAGAAATATTTCTTACATGATTACCAGTACTAGTAGCCTTAGCGATAAGATTGCCAGTCATAGTAGCACCAGTTGTCTTTACGACATTAGTAATATTTACTACACCACTTGTAGAAGGAGTAACAGTAGTACCATTAACCTGGATTGTAGGAGAAGCAACATCGACAACACCACTAGAATCGGGCGTAGCAATAGTTCCATTTACTCTAACTCCAGAAACAACTCCACCATTAAGCTTTGCACCAATCTTAGCAATTGCACTCTCAACATTATTTACCGAATCAAAATATCCAGCTGTATTAACAAGTGTAACATTAGCACCAGTAGCAGTAAGTGCAACATCAGTACCAGTACTCTTACTTACTACTGTAAAGATATCCCCGTCTTCAGCAGTATATCCATTAAGAGCAATATTTCCAGCAGCATTTATAGTATAATGAGTATTCTTTGTAAGAAGTATACCATTCTGATAAATTTGTGCAGCATCAGATATAGCTACAGAAAGAGGATTAGTGATAACAGAAGCACCAGCGGTAGCTGTAGTAGAACCAGAAACTATTGTTCCAGTATCAATAGTCTGCCAAGTACCATCACCACGAAGAAACTTAGTATTTGCACCAGCAGCAGGAGCAGGAACAAGGCCCTTAGCACCTGCAGAAGATGCAGTAGCAGCGGTCATTATAGAATCAGAAGCTATACCAAGTCCAGTAATATCAGACTTAGTAATTGCTGTAGCTGCAGATATATGTCCAAGCGTATCTACAGTAATCTTATACATGCCGCTTGTCTTAGCAGTATGTGTAGGATGACTATATACAGTATCGCTAAACTTTGCATTTGCAGGAACAGATTTTGCAATAGTATATTCAAGTGCAGTAGGCTTACCATCTACAAAATATACAGGAGTTGTAGCATCACCAGCGGTAGATGTACTTAGCTTAGTAGCTGTTTCTACACTAGTCTGAAGAGGATGAACATGATCTGCTCTTGCAGATCTAGTAAGTGTGCCTACTGCAGCAGTTCCATTTTCCTTAGGAATATCTGCAGTTCCAGCAAGGCCATATATAGTAGGCTTATTATCAAGATCATTATAGCTATTACTAGTAGCCACAGTACCAAGTCCAGAGACTATACTAGCAGGAACACCAGTAACATTAATATTTACATCTTTACTTCCATCAAAAGTAGCAGCAGTAGCAGTTATACCACCACTAATTCCGATACTTCTTGCAGTTTTAAGTTTATCAGCAGTTCCTGCATTACCAGAAACACTAGTTTGAAGAGGATGAACATGATCCCCTCTTGCTACAGTAGTTTCAGTTCCTACAGAAGCATTTGCCGCTCCAGGCTTAGGAGCAGTGGTTGAAATCTTTACAAGTCCAGGAGCAGCAGTAGTTGCATCTGGAATAGTTACATCAGTACCAGAAACAGGATCTACAGTTCCTATTGTAGTTTTGGCACTATTTAAAAGTTTTACACTTTTATTAACTCTAACACTTGTAGATCCATCGGAACTATATACATATAATTCGCCATCTTTTTCTACAAGCTCATCAGGATAATAAGTTTTACCTGTCTCAAGCTTTCGAGCTCTAACAGGTTGCTTTATATTATTAGAAGCCATGATTATACCTCCATATTATATAAATTTTTATTATTATGTTTTGAGTTTATATATAGGCAATATTAAATTTAAATACCAGAAAAATGAGATTGCTGGTAAACATAATAATAAGTATTTTCATAGTAAAGGAGTATTAGACATGTGGATTCGGTCATTATATAGTACCATCTCATCAGATGGAGTTACATCTCCTATAGGAACTCCATCTGAATCTGTTGATGCTGCCATAAAACTTACAGAAGCTTTAGAAAAATATGGGCCTTTTTTAGTTGGTATTGCAATAGCAATTACAATATTTATGATCATTGTGATTGCAGTCGTAGTTATATTTTTATATGATAAAATTTGTAATAGTAAAAAGGGTGAAAGAATATTTGGATTTAGTGAAAAAATTGTTGAAACTGCTATGGCAAATTATTTTGAAAAAAATAATAAGGCAGAAAATTCAGATCAACTTGTAGCAGTCAATGATAAAGAAACTAGATCATTCGTGGTTCAATGTATGGAAAAATTAGATTTTATTACAAATAAACTTGATATATTGAAACCACCTCAAAAAACCGAAGTTGTTAATAAAGATAGATTAAAAAACTATTGGAAAGCTAGAGATGAATTTACTAATGCATCCAAAGCATGCCTATCTGTATTGGAATGTAGTAGGGTATCTATCTATGTTTTTCATAATGGAAACAAATCTCTTTACGGATTTCCGTTTTTTAAAATTACATGTGTATACGATTTAACTAGTAATGGTTCTAAGAGTTTTGCTAGTAAGAATCATGTAGATTGCCCATTGAATATGTGCGGATTTGTTGCTGATTTATATAGCCAAGGATTGTATATAAATTATAATATAGAAGAAACAAAAAAAGAAAATGAAATAAACCATGTTGATGATAGAGGTATTTTAACATTTTTAGAATACTCTAAAACTAAATCAATATATATGGAAGCAATTAAAACAGACGATGATGCATTATGCGGATTTGCTGCAATAGAATTTGATACTGCACATGATCCTACTGATGATATGAATAATAGTTATATAATGAAAACTATAGAAAGTTATATAAAAGCAATTAAGCCAATTGTTTGTAATTATGGGGAATTTGATAAAGACTAAATATACATAAGTAAGTAGGTTTTCCTACTTACTTATTTTTTATAGCCTGAACAATTTTATAAATTATTATTTAAAGGAGCGTAGACTATTATGGAAAATATTAACCTTATTGCAGCTATAGGAATAGTATGTCTTATTGTTGTTGCTATAGTTATAAATATTATCATTATAATTTCTAAAAAGAAGGATAAAGAAGCTACTGTAGAAGAAATTCTTGATTTTATTTCCTCTCGTACCTCTTCTATTATTATAGCACTTCAAGATGCTGTTATTATTCTTCAGAAAAATGAAGCTGATTATAGTAATAAAACAGAGTATGAAATTGATGTAATTAATACTACTCTTGAAGTGATTAAAGAACGTGGTAAAGATTTTGGAATTCCTGAATCTATTATTAATATATGTGATACTGCTAAGCTTGCTGAATTTATTGAAAATATTTTTAACTCTCACAAAGAAGAAGTTTATTCAGTGCTTCCTGCAGAAGTTATCGATAAGAATAAAGATCTTTATGATGATGAAACTGCGAATGTACTTGCTGAAGCTAAGGATGAAGAAGAATAAATACATAATGAATACCCATGGAGAATTAATCTCCATGGGCCATTTTATTTGTCTTCTTTTTTAGATTCTTTCAATCTATCTTTATATCCAGATTGAGCTAATGAATAATTTGCAAGATAATCTTTATCTATATAAATTCCTATATAAGTACCTATAGCAGTAACTATTTCATCTGAGCTAAATACCATAGTGTCCCAATTAATAGTTCCTTTAATATAATTTCCACCATTATAAAAAATAAACTCGCAGAAAATAGATGGGGATATTCCCTGATATAAACAATCAGCGATGCATTTTTTTATATCTCCTTCTAGCAATTCAGAAAGATTTATAGAGAATTTCTTATCCATTACATCATTTTCATCCATCTCATATGAAGTAGAAATATATAAAGGCCAGCCATATTTATTCTCTTCAGGAATAATAGTTTCTTTAAATGTATAACATGTACTAATAGGTCCATTAGGCTGATACCATGCTGTATAAATCTTTTCAAGATTATGGGCATTGTTAGAATAATATGCATACATCTTAGGAGCAGGAAATCTAACTTCTGCAGATAATTCTATTCCAAATGCGTTAGTCATTTGGCCATTTTGATTTCCATCATCTGCAGATAAATCTGTAGGACGTACATGTACATACATATTTTGCATTCTTAAAAAGAATTCATTTCTTCCATTAAGAGTTCTAAATTTATATAAAAAAGGCAAAGAACTATGCATATTAAGATATCTTAAAAATTTAGGGATGTCTTTTATTATCTCAGTATTATATGCTTCGGTTCCTTTCTTTTCTAATTTAATAACTTCAAATCCATTATCTCTAGCAATTTGTATCATTAATTCATAAGGAATATGAAAATCCAAATCTACATCTTCTCCACAAGTAAATCCTACTCTACAAGCCATCTTTATATATTTATATAAATCAAGCTGATGTGATCTAGTTTCTACTTTAATTCTAAAAGTAAAGGGCATAAGCAAAGTTTCCATTCCTATACCTAAATAAGAAGATGTTTCGGGGCATGAGAAAAATGATTCTTTAAATTTTCCTAATGGAGTATATAACTGCATTCCATAAGGATAAGAATCTACATTTTCATTATTAAAATCCCAAGTTATAGAAGGAGTAATTGTAAGAGCAGGAGTAGGACGTTTTAATAGCTCAAGTTTGCTCATTGATCTAAAATCATCATATATATTTTTTCCATCTACATAAACAGATTTGAATATATTCTTATTAAATTTGGAAAGAAACCATTTCTTCATATATTCAACACAAAGAGAATATGCTTGTGTAGTAGATGGAACACAAATAGATCTATATAAAGACTTAGAATGATTATTTGATTTTTCAAATTCATTTGGTGTAATTTCAACTATATTAGATGAATTAAAGTCCATATATTCATTCACCTCCATTTATTTTAAATGTTCAAGTGTATTATAAATACAAAAAAATAAAAGAGCAGAGATTTTTATTCTCTGCTCTTTCTTTGGCTCTTAACTCTTTATTTTATTTTTCTTCTTTATGAGTATACACAGTATTATATATAATGCAAAAATTATTATATTTTCAGTTATAGTCATTTGTAAAAATCTCCTTTAAATAAAATAATAAATTATATATCCTTAAGAGTTGCACGTGCTACTATATCTGCAAGAAAATTAATAGCAAATTCTTTTTTCTCTTTATTTCTTTCACCATTAAATTTCTTTATAAATATATCATAAAAAGATTTTCCTACTGACTGACGGCAATAATCATTCAAATCTATCAATCCAATATCAGAAATTCTATTCTCAGAATAATATTCATTAAATTTCATTTCATATCCCATTGCCTGAAATGCATTACAAGGAATCATACTATTTGGATCATCATATAAGATATCAGGATTATCAAATGCATCTGAATTGTATTCTTCTATAATAATTTTATTCCATAATATAACTACATTTCTATTGATATTGTATGGAAATGCATATATTACAGGAATTTTACAATATCTAGAAGCTGCAATAAATTCTTCAAAGTTCATATAAAATGGCGATATTATAATCTTCCATTTACTAGCTGCTTTAGATATTGCAGATATAAATCTAGATTCTATATTATTTATATTCATATCAATAAACATATGAAGATTTCCAATGCATTTATCCGAATTATCTTTTCCTTTTAAATTAGGAAGGCAAGGAATATTTTTATATTTATATCTCTTAGATGGATCTGCATCAGGAATAACTATAATTACACTCTTATCAAGATCTCCATTAATAAGATCTTCTTTCACTTTATTAAATTCCTCATTAGTCATAAATTCTCTCATTTTTATTTCTCCTTTTAAATTAATTTTATTTTTTTATTATTTAAATAAATTCATATCCACGAAATATCCATCTTTTAAAGCTTTAGAAATTAATCTTATATAAGTAGGATACCTATCTGTGAAATTGAAATTATTATATAAATAATCTGTATCTATCTTCTTATCTTCCTTATATACAGGAATATGAAGATCATTTTCATCGATAAATTTATAGAACTCATCAATATCATCTGGTCTGAAATATGGTAAATGACCCATGAGATCATATACCGCTTTTTCAGAATAATCCGATGAAATCAATATATTGTTTTCTATCCAATTTTTATAATAGTCATCATGTATATTACTAATATTTTCGGGTAAATAGTAAATTACAGGATAATTGAGACTAATACAAACATGTAAAAAGAGTTTGTAATTCTTATAAAATGGTGCTGTAAGTATAATGTGATTCTGCGCTGCATTTCTTATAGCAGCTTCGATTCTATCCCATCTTTCTTCTATTAAGGATTTATTATAAAAATGAATATTTCCTACTACAGGGTAATTAGTCTGAGATCGTAATGCTGGAAATTTTGCTAAATTAACACCATGACAATGTTTCTTAGGATAGGGATCAAATGTTACAATAATAGGTCTCTTGTCAAATTCATTCTTATTAAGAAGATCGACAACTGTTTTGTAATTAAAATTTGCCATTTTATTTCTCCTAAAATAAATATATTATGAAAATATTTTTTATATTTTCATATTTATAATATATAAACAAAAAAAATAAAAGGGAGAATAACTCTCCCTTTTATTCGATATGAGTATTAGTTATCGAAAACTCTCATATCGATATAGAAGCTATTATTTATAGCCTCACTGATGATATTGTATACTATTAATATATCGCTATCGTTCATACGAGCGAAATAGCCGATGAATTCATCGATAGTGATGGTGATATCATAAACACTGGGTACAGGGACATTGTTCGCATATACAAACTGTTCGAACGCAGCAGATACGAACTTTATATCCTGAGGAATAAGGCTATTCATTCTAGCCTTATCCTCAGATGAACCCATAAGCTTGGAGTAAAGCGTATAATCGGCATTATACGCTTCCACGCTCTTCTGCTGAAGAGTGGTAAATCCATCTTCAGCATTCTGCCGATAGAGATTGTTCCAATAAACCACTGGGTGGTTATTCATTGCAAGTACTTTAAGCAATGGCTTAAAGACCTTGTACATCGGCACAAGAACAATCTTGTGCATCGATACAGCCTTAGCAATTGCTACATCGAACTTCTCCTCGATATCTGCGATAGAATCGTCGAGATACATATCGAGATTTCCAATGGCAGGAATTCCATCCCGCTTAATGAAGTTCGGAAGTCCCTCAATGTTGATGGGCTTCCATCTCTTCATAGGGCATCCATCATTATAAATGATGAATACCGTCGGAAGGCTTTCAGGCTCATTTAAGAGCCTTTTGAAAAGGTCATTCATTTTATTTTCTCCTTTGTTTTATTAGTCTTTAATTATAGGAAGAATCAAAGACTTATTTATGTATGAAATATAGAATATATCATTCTGTATTTCATATTTATAATATACAAGTAAAATTCAGTACTTTTACTTGTTATTATTCATCTAATTCAATTTCTATTGAAGGTCTAAGATCAGTATATGTGACTAATACACCATTTACTTCATCATTATGTTTTTCTCTATTTGCAGAGTCTTCATCCATAATATATATCCAATAAATATCATCATCATTTTCTCTTGGTTGTATTTCTATTGCTACTATATTTCCAAATAATTCACTATCCATTTCATCATAATAGCGAACATGTTTTCCTATAAGATTATTAATATTATTCATTTGTTTTATTCTCCTTAAAATCTTAATCTGATAAACCTATAACAATAGGTTTACTAGTATCATATATTAACTCATCATACATATCATTGAGTCCATGTATAGATACATCTGTATAATAAATACGCTCTCCAGTATTTTTATCTATTACTATTTTATATAAAGATCTATCTGCTATATGATCTATTGAATATAAACGTATTTTAAATCCATCTTCTGTATAGATTGCTTCTATAGCAACAGGTTCAAGTCCAGAATCTATTGATATTGAAGAATCAAATCGATCAAATCGCTTAGCATATACTGTAGGTTTAAGCATATTTTTATTTAATCGGCCAATATTATTAATTACTTCTGTATGCATATTATCATCTCCTATAAAATATTATACAGGGATAATTACTATCCCTGTATAATACTTATTGTTTAAAACATACTTGCTTTTTCTTTAGCTGCTTTAAGTTTTTCAAGCTGAGCAGAAGAATAATTAGATCTACTAAGATATGCAAGTGTATTCATATTAATAATAGTATCGCGCTTATGATTATAAGCATTATTAAACATACCATCATTCTTACTAATATACATTGCATTTCTAGGATTAAATACATTCTCTGCAGCAACCTGGAAATCTTTATTTATTATTGCTAATATATTGAGCGTATCTCCCGTATATTCACATTGCTTCGCAACAGCAATGCAGTTCTCTTATGAACTTCCTATACTTATGATTTTATATAGAACTAGACTATATCATTCTCTCTTAATGTATACATTAAGAGAGCATGGCATTTCGATTTAATAGGACTTATATTCTTTCCAATAATGCCTAACCCCATTAGCTTGGGCTCTACGTTCTTACGAACTAGTCGTTGAACTTTGAAAGGTTTTATATTAATATATAAATTTTTTAGTTATATGATTTCTAGTTTTTCTATGATATAATTTATAAATAAAACTTCCCAATGTAGAAGAATTATTATCATATTTATTCACATAACTTTTATATACATCAATATATGGTATTCCTTTTTGAAATTTTTCACATATTTCAATAGCTAAATTATCACTATAAACAGAGTTATATCTATCTTCACCATGCTGATATAATTCGTTTATAGATGCATGATACTTATTTTGATTATTATTACACCATTCTAGATTTAAATAATTATTATTTTGTTTATTTCCATCTATATGATTTACATCAGTATAAGTATCTGGAAATGGATTTATTATAAAACTATTTGCCACTAATCTATGAACAGAAAAATTTCGTTTACCATTATTAGTAATTAAGCAAATTCTAAAATATCCAGATTTATTTATATCAAACTGTAAATATTTATTTTTTAATCTACTATATATTTCTCCAGTTGGATATATCATATAATATGGCATTATATTATCATATACTAATAGAATTGGTTCTAAATTTGGTGTTATATTTTTATAAAATATAACTGGATTTGTTGTATGATCAAACATGTTTTTTCCTTTCAAAAGTGCTGATTATCTATAATAAACGCTCAATATTATAGATTCCCAGCTTTTAACCACCTATGGCATATAAGAATCACTTCTTATATGGACAATCATTCATCAAAGTCTGCAGCTAATCCTTCAAGTATTTCAAGTGGTATAAGCATAGTATATCCTGTAGATATACCAGTACAATACATTTGGACAATTCCGCCGAGATTTATGGTAGGATTACGATTTATTAATATCGGTATTCCTCGTCCACTTGCTCTTATTATTCCTTCTATAATTTGTTTTATAGTAGGATTTTCATCGTGTAAATTTGCATATACAAATTTATATGCATCATTATATCTCATAGAATAACTTTTATGCAATATATTAATTATTCTCTGTTGAAGCAATCCACAAAGACAAGGATAAGATAAATGAACTTCATCTATTCTTAATTCTGGTCCAGGTGCTATAACAGATCGTGCAGTGAAGTTATCGTATATTCACATTGCTTCGCAACAGCAATGCAGTTCTCTTATGAACTTCCTATACTTATGATTTTGTATAGAACTAGACTATATCATTCTCTCTTAATGTATACATTAAGAGAGCATGGCATTTCGATTTAATAGGACTTACAATGGACCTTTATACCTAACCCCATTAGCTTGGGCTCTACGTTCTTACGAACTAGTCGTTGAACCTTCTTAAGATTTCTCTTAAGCTTGGCCACTGATTAACATATCCAGATTTCACCATTCTAGATAAGCATCCCAGTAATTAACCAACTTTGCATATAAGAATTACTTCTTATATGGCCACTTTTACACAGCGTCCGCCAAATAATTGTTGTATCAGAATACATTATTGATTCCCTGACTATATCTTCATCTTCAGCTTTACCTGTTAAGAGTCTCCCATTTCGCTTGCGCTACGTTACTCGGTTATTCACAGAAGTTTTTCATTCTGTTACCCTTTTACTAGTCGATGAACCTTCCTAAGATTTCTCTTAAGCTTGGCTGCTGATTATCTATTGTAACGATGGTTAAGATTTTCATCCATACATCATCTCATAACTTATTTCTAACTTTCGTCTCCATATATATTATATATGGCATATGAGCATTAAGAACTCCCAGCAATTAAAGAGATTGTTTACTGCACATTTCTGTACAGGGAACCATACAACCGATTTGGTCTAGTTCCTTTTTTACCAGATAATATCTTAACTAACTCTCCATATAGATCTTGATACTTTTTTTGCATATCTATAAGAAGCTGATTCTTAGGCTTATTCTTTCTAGACATGATGGTTTTATCATTATTAATAACACCAGCAAGTCTTGCTAAAATATTATATAATGCATTAGTACCTTCAAAATGGAAAGCACCGCCATCAATCTTATAAGGTCTAAGATGAATTGTATATACAGGAATACTCTGTATAAACACTTTATTTCTATTAGCCATAATATCATCATAGTAGTCTTGTTTAGCAGGTCTCTTGATTCGATAATAATTCATTATATCATCAAATCTCTCATAGAAACCTATTAAACCTATACCTGTAAATTCATTGTCTCCTTTACGAGGTGTAGTTATATCATGTCCATCCTCATCTTTTCTATCATCAGGGGTGATGATAGACATGAATTCTTTTTCACCAATAAATGATGCAAGAGAATTATACAGATTCGGATGAATAAGATGATAAGGATCTTTAAGAACGATATAACCAAACATTTGGAAATTATCATCCTTAAATTCTACTTTAGTTCCACAAACTTCACAAGTAAGTCCATGATAGAATCTAGATGTTGTGTGTCCACATTTACATCTATATCTATTGCCAAATGGATTTGCATCCTGAAGTCCTGGACCATACTTGGTTGAGAATATTCCATTGGGGTCTTTTACATCATCCTTAATAGCTTTAGGTGCACTCACTATAAAACCATTTCCAGATAATACATCGTGTTTACGCTCATCATCAAGATTGAGCCTAACAAGATGAGTTTCATATTCAAACTCAGAAGAGTTTGAATATCTCGTGTTTACATTAAGTTTCATATGTTATTGTCCTCCTTCGAAATTATAAAAATGTTGAAGCCTTGATAAAAACATACCTAGATAGCCATATTTCAGGCTATCTAGGTATATTAGGTAAATTAAAGCATTTTCTCTATAATTACTGAAGCTGCTTTATCAGAAAACTTGCTCAATACTTTTGATACTGCTTCAGATCCATTGTCGAGCATATTCTCAATGGACTTCTTTACCTCTGCTCCTATCTTGTCTCCGCATACAATAACTCTTTCAGAGACTCTAATTGGTTCATAACAGGTAGAGTCTGCTTCAAGTTTTTCATTCAAATAATTCAATAGTGCATTATTGTTCTCACTATCGAAATTTGAATTGAGTTTAATAAGTGCTCGTCTCGAAAGGTCCTGATAAGATTTGTTGTTTTTCATTTTGTTTCTCCTAAATTAAAAAAATATTTTTAACCAATCTCTTGGTCAATATTATAATATATGTTTTAGATGTCATTTACAAAAAATAAAGTAGATATATAAAATCTACTTTATTTACCAGTGAATTACTGGTAAAGAATTATAATAATCAAATAGTGATATATCAAAATTAGTTTCTATTATTTCTATATCACTAATTGAAGTTATAATTCTAGGGATATAAATAGTATCAAAATTGTTATCTACTTTTATATATTTAAATATCCCTAGCATAGAATTATCATATATAGAAACTTTATCTCTAGGAGTCTTAAATAATATAGATGCTAAAGCAGATTTTTGATTTATATCTCTATCAAATAATATAATAGAATGCTTTGCTTCTTGTCTAATACAATTTCTTCTTATTTTAATAAAATAAATAAGAAGATTTTTATTCATAAAATACTTATTAAATTTTACTAAAGACTTACTTAAATACTTTGATGAATTTATAATAGAATTAAAATAGGATTGTTCTATAATTATATTATTTGGAACTGATGAATTATGTATAATTTCTTGTCGCAATTTAATTATTCTCCTTAAATAATAAAAATAAAATCATTTATTAAAATAGCCCCAGTAGATTTTTCATCTACTGGGGTAAAAGAAAGGAAAAAAGGATGAATGAGGATGAAAGAAATTATATTACACTAAATAACACCATATATGTAATATAAACCTCACTCACCCATTGGTATTAAAAGAGTAATTATAAATTACTCGTTTTAATCGATTGTTATCGATGCATTTCACCAATTGCACCGACAAGCGTTCCTATGGCTTTACCCATGAAGAACGCTGCAGAAATTATTCCTACATATATTACAAGAATAACTCCGCAGATTTTTAACTCCGACTTTTTGTCGAGCTTCATAATCTTATATCCTCCATTTTAATTTTCTTCATAAGACCCCATGCAGTAAATTTTTGCATAGAATCCATACTACAGATAGATTTATCTATATCTATCTTGCTAAGGCCATCGATATGATCTTCATTTTCGAAGATCATATCTCTAAAATTTTTGCAGAGCTCTAAAGCTCTTATAGCGAGCTTTAATTCATGAAGAGATATTGCTATCTCTTCATCCGAAGATGCATTGTGCGCATTGAACGCAACATGAGATGATAATGCATAAGCATTATTTATAATCTCATTCATTCTATATGCCTTAATGACATTAGTCATCTTACATGCCTCCTTGAAAGATATCTGTTGAATGAGGTGAAAACTGAACTGCTCCAGGAAATGGAGTAGAGTAGCATGGAGGTTGATGCATATTATGCATTGCTATTTTAACTTCTTCGAATATAGATTTAAAATAATCTACATCGAATTTAGAAGTGTACTTTAGCACCTCATTATCTATTGCACTTATAAAATTAAGTGCATAAAAATACTGCACCGGATTTCTAAACTTCATCAGTTCAGAAATTATTTTATGAGCTCTTCCAGACTCATTGAATATTCTCATTAGTGATGCTTTTGTTTTTACCCCATCACCAATTTGAGTGAAGTTGCTAACTTTACCTGCTTCCTCAAGCTCCTTATTAGAAGGGGTAAAGTTTATAACATCGATACTTAAATCTTTAAGTATCGAGCTAAGCTCATCTTCGAGCTCTTTTCTTTCTTCATCGTTCTCTTCACCTGATAGCAATAAAAGAAAATCGGTATCGTACATTTTTATTTCTCCTTTTCTTTTCATATACCTAAAGTATATGCATATTAATATATCTCAGAATTTATATATCAATATGGAAATCCAGTATCGTAGGAAAATGCTATGAAATAATTATCTAAATAAAGTAGTCAATTTTATTTAGATGAGTAATATTTTTATTATATTACTCTCTTTATTTCATATTTATAATATATTATCATAATCAATAAGAATTACAAAAGAATATAGAAGGAGAATATTCTCCTTCTATATAATATTTTAATCATTAATACAAAAAGCCTTTATAGGATCCATCTCAGTAAAGTTAAGCTGATCATCATGGAAAAGTTTCATAGAAAGAACCTTGAGTCTGGATGGAATCTGAGGAGTAGACGCGCCTATATTTCTAATACCTAATCTATAAAAAAGGTTTCCAGCACATTTATTACAGATACCATCTTTAGCTTCACACATAGATGAAAATCTAAGTTTTACTCGCTTTCCAATAAACTTATCTTTATTTTCAGATGTAATCTCAGTAAGAGATCCATCATCATTAATTACATAACAATACATAATAGATCCAATATTCTTATCAGTTACATCCATTGTAATATGTCTTGTAGTTCCACAATCAGAATCGGGTTCAAGAAGAACTACATGCTCAAATGCAGGAAGGAACAACTTTTCCCAATATCCACCAAGCTCAGTTTTCTTAGCACGAGAATAAGGACCTGCAGCAAGAGTATTAGCAATCTTAGAATATTCTTCTTTAGAAATTCCATCTACATAATTAGATGTAATAATATTATAAGACTTTCTAGGATCAGGATCCTGAACAGATCCTCTCATGATAAACATATTCTTGAAGTTATTTTCAAATGATCCACCAGCACCAGACATAAACATATCCATCGCAGGATCATCTTTCATAATACTTCTAGCATATTCAAGAAGTTCCTTAGAAATTTTATCAACAACCTTTACATCACCTTTATCAAAAGCTTCTTGATTTGCTTTAATTAATTCTTGTTTCTTTTTATCAATAAGCTTAGTACAAGTAAGCATATTATCAGAATAACTAGGAGCAAGAATACTTACATAAGGCATAAATTTCTGAGATTTCTTACAGAACTTTTTATAACAATCTACAGAAATTCTATTTTCAAGAACTGCATAGCCCAATGAATCAAATATCTTACCATATTTCTTTTTTCCAATATCATCATTCACATATCCTAAGAAATTAAGCAACTCAGGCTCACATTCAATAAAATATTTATTAAAAATGAATCTGCCTATAGTAGTAGTAAATTCATTCTTATTTCTTTTTTCAGTTCCATCGGGAAGTTTTCCGCCATATCCTCCAGTAGGAATAGTAATTATATCATATGGATTAAACTTCTGATTTCCGTTTCCAAAATCTCCGAAAGTTTCCATTATAAAACTAGTAGTTATATCATCTTCGGTAAGAGCAATAAATTTATCTATAATATTTTTATCTGTTATAGTTTTAGATTTTCTTATAGTCTTATCAGCCATAATAGTATTACCTCCATAAGGTTTATATTATTCATTTGTTCAAGATATCAAATAAAAGACCAAGTAGGATTTCCTACTTGGCCTAGTGATTTATTACATGTAAATATGATAAATAATTTCAATTCCCTTAGTGACATCAATAAGAGATTCATTCGGAATATTAAGCTTTGTAATAGGACGAATTTCTTTAAAATAAACCTGTCCACTTTCTTCAACAGGATATCCAGTACAAAGAGAAATACTATTAATCTTCGCTTCATCAATACCAACAGTTGCTACAAAGTAATCTCTAATATCTTCCTTAGTAATCTTAAGACTAAGTTCAACAAATGTTTCTGCAGAAGTGGTCTTTACAGAATCATATACCGTAGCATCAATAGGAGTACCATCAATATACTGCTGAACAATCTTAGGTTCAGTTTCAAATCTCTTAAAGTAATAAGCTATGTACTTTCCATCACTAGTAGTAGCACGACCAAAATAAGTTTCCTTAAGAGCATCAGTAAGATCATTACTTGCAAGCTGATATCTAAAGGGAACAAGATCAGCAGGTTTAATCCACTTAGTATAATTTACAGGATAAACCTGAGAAGATTCAGATCCGCATCCATCAGTACCGCAACAGAAGAGAACTACCTTCTGATTATTTTTGGTAGCAGTAGTACCAAGATCTTTACTAGGAGCAGTCTCTCCAGTAGGAGTATAAATATTAAGAGCGGTATTATAAGATGGAGTAATCTCATCAGTAGTAAGATCAAAAAGCTTTTTAGCAACAAATCCAGAGCCAGGAATAATTACCTTATTCTTAAGACCCTTAAAAATAACTTCTCCAGTTTCAAGATTCTTTATATCAATAGAAGTTTTAAATGTAGTATATTCTCTACTATATTCTTCATGTGCATTAACACCATCGAAGGCGACTAATGTCTTATCCATAATAGTCCTCCTTATAGATTTATTTTTAATTATTTATATGTTTTATATCCTTCAAATTTCATTAATCCAGAGAGAATCCTTAATTCCAAGTTCATCAGATGAAGTAAAAATTACATTATTAGCATTAATAAAATCTAAAGGTTTAATATATTCATTAGAACTCTTCTTTATTACCATTTTGATATCTTCTTTAAATCCAAGAATAGTATAAAGTATAATTCTAGTAATCTTTTCATAGAGTTCTTCATTTATAGTAATTCTATCATCATACTGTTTATTAACCCAAGTACGTATATCAAGATAAATTCTATCATGAAGTCTAATCTTTTCACTAGGACTAATATCTATATTATTCTTAGCAAAATAATCATGAAGCTCTATATATTCCCTCTTATCAAATAAATGATTCAGCTCCATATCATCAATAATTTGAATTATAGAATCTAATTCATCATCCAAAGTATATATAGTATTCATTCCCAAAAAATCTACTTTATAAGATTTATAGAAATTAATTACAGTTGCTATATACTGTTTAACAGATTCTGTACTCATAACAGGAAGATTGGAGAATAACCCCTGAAATTCCTTAGTATCTATAAATTCTTCCAATACATATATTATACTATCTATAAGATTTCCTATATACTGATTTCTAGATGCTTCATCTTCAAAATCTTGTATATTAAGTATAGTATAATATAATGAATTATCTCTATGCTTAAGAAATTCTGTATATGTAGCATCACCTTCAGCATCTCTATAAAAATCTCCAGTTTCAGGATTTTTATAGTAATCAAAGGTAAGCTCTAATGTCATAAGAGAATCATAAAGATTCTTATATACATCATATACTCTCTTATTATCCGCTTCTCTCATTCCTTTAATAAGCTCATCTCTTACAGCCATATTATTTACATAAAGATCCATGAGCTCATTAAAACTAGGAATATTACTTTCAGGTACTTTAAATGCTTTTAATTGTTCCTGAGCATGAAGTGTACTACCAGTCTTCTTCATATCTTCAGCTAATGCTGCAAGATCAGCTTTAAAGTTAAATCCATTTACATAAAGCACTTTACTCTGAGTATCCATTATAGTATCTTTTACTCCATAATAGTAATAAGTGAGTACAGTAAGTAATGTAAATACATCAGATACTCTAAAGTTTTTACCTGCTTCTATATAAGGTATTTGAACCGTTATAGCATCTTCCAATTCTATATTATCAAATAGCATATTAAAGAAATATGATTGCTGTGCAGACATTTTTGCTATTTCATAAATAGTATCTATAGAAATATACTTAGTTCTACTGAAATTAAATTCTTCTTTAAGAATATTCTTTAAAACTTCTTCATGATCAAGGTCTCCATCCCATTTAGAATCACTAGAAACTACTTCATCATAATCAAGATAATTAGTTCCAGATCTTATATAATCATTAAGATCATCTTCAAGAGGAAGTTTAAGAAATTTAAGAGTATATTCTTTTTCAAGATCTTCATTTCCATCTTCATCGGTAGCAGTGACATATTCTCCAGTAGTCAGATCAATATTTCTATCTCTAAGTAGATAATACTTAAAGATCTTTATATTATTAAATCCAAATAAAGAGCATATGTCTACCATACATTTTGATGTAGATTTATACTTCAATAAAGTATGAAGATTCTTTACCATACTTATTTGATATTTAAGAGGAATCCTTTCAAAGAAAGGAATTCCATTCGATCTAAATATATATTCAACTGATCGTATATCAAATATTTCTTTTCTAGCAATAAATTCTTGTACTCTAGATATAATATCAATCATAGTTATAAGTACAATAAATATTGCTATAAAATTATCATAATAAGCAGAATCATACTTATAAGCTTCTGAATAAACAGTTCTAAGTACATAAAATTTATTCTCATCAAGTCTATCCTTATACATCTTTTCTATAGCATCAGAATCTACACTAGGTACATATAAAGGATCAAATCTTTGAGATTTTCTGGCAAGATAATAATCTATTTTCTTTTTTCCAAGAAATCTCATATATTGTCTATTCTTAGGATCTTCTTTCATCATTCTATCAAGAACACCATATCTATCAAGAAGTAATACCTCGGAATTATCCATTTCATGAATAGGCTTAGTTAAGTCAATATTGATTCCATCCGGTGGAATCCAATCTGTAACATAATCTTCTTTTCCTAAAGCAGGTAATCCATGCAGCATTCTATAATAAGAATTCATTTCAACATATTTTGATATAAATTCTTCATTCATAGCTTTAACTACAAGAGCTTTCTTATCTTCAGGAAGTTTATTAGGATAAGATAAATAATAATTAACACTAACAGAATCCACTATACCAGCAGAAGCTAATGCTGATATAGATATACCTGGATATAAATCAATAGTTGCAGTTCCTTCTATAGCAGAAATATAAATTCCTGCTTGTTTTAAAGATTCAAGAGTTTCATTATCATCAGCTTGCTGCTGCATTTTCAATACTGTTCCCATAGCAAGAGTTTTAGTATAATATACCATCTCATCTACATATGGATTTTCTGTATATATCTTACTAATCTCGAAAGACAATTAAACACCTTCTCTCGATAATTTAATTTATTGATATGTGAGCTTATTAAAAATAAGATGAATAGCTCTTATAGGATATGAATATGATTTTAACATTTTTGTAATATCATATAGGAGGTGATAAAATGGGCAATTATAATCCGGTACCAGGCATTGAATCTTATCAAGAGAATGCTAATCCGGTATTAAGTAGTCCAAATAGTGTATATGCTATAAGTTTCTATCAAACTAGAGATACTCTAATGGATATAGATACTTATAGAGTATTCCTAAAAAATTGCGAATCTAGATTTAGACATTCTGTTACATATACAAACTATAAAGGATATTTAATTGATATAGGAATGAATAGATGCCAAGTGCATGGATATATTACATCTGATATGGAAGGTGTAAGTATCGAAATGCATCATGCTATTCTAACTTTATTTGATATATGCCTTTTAATTACAGAGCATATGCTTAATACTGTAGGATATGTAACTACATTTGATGTGGTTCAGGCTTTAAAAGAAGAGCATAAGGCTAATAATATAGCTCTTGTTATGCTCTCTAAAACTCCTCATCAAATGTATCATGCAGAATCTTCTCAGTTTTTTATTCATCCTAGTATGTGCTTTGGAAATTGGCCTAAATTATTAGAGAAATATAAATTAGGCTTAACTCAGGACGTAGCTTTCAAAGTATTATATTATTTAAAGAAAGCTATAGAAACTGAAGGCACAACTGATAATGGATTATTAAATTTGAGAGAAAAAATAAAAGAATGGAGTGGTTATTGCAATGCTTGATATGGTAATTATTGTACCATGTATTATAATTACATTGGCAGTATTATTAGCAACAATTATTTGGGCTATTTGGCTTAATAATAGACATAATATAAAATTGGAGGAATTGGAGAAATATAAACTCCATCTTCAAACTAGAGTAAATGATATTCCTACTATGCTTGAAGATCTTATTAATGAATCATTCATAGATTATAATGCTAAATACCTTGCATCATATACTGCATATATTACAGAAGAAAAAGAAAAAGAAATTAGAACTGAATTAATTGATGTAATACTTGCTAGAATGTCTGATGTAGTATTGGAGAAACTTTATACATATTATAATCCAAAGGAAATTGGAAGTATTCTCGCTGATAAGATATATATTCTTGTATCTGAATATACTATACAGCATAATGAAAAGATTCTTAGTAAGTAAAAAAATAAATTGCTATAAGATTATATATCCCCATAGGTTACCAACCTATGGGGATATGTTTTCTTTAGTTGAAAAGTGCATCGAGTTCATCAAGAGCTTCATCAACACTCTTATTGTTCGCTTCGATCTGTTTTCCAGATTCGAAGAGCTCTTTTTCAAGCTCAGTATGTCTTTCTGCCATCATTTTTTCTCTTTTCATTATTTCTTCTATATATTGATCGTAGCTCTCTTTAAACACTTTAGGTCCATATTTCCTTTTTCTCATTTTACTATTACCTCTTTCTTCTCATTTGCTTCAGCTAATCTTCTGAAATAATCAGCTACTGCTGCTCTAAGTTCAGCATTGCTGGGAACGTTATTGCTAGTGTCGTTTCTCTGATTGGTATAGGTGAGGTTTCTTTCAACCTCATGGTTTTCGTGAATTTCTCCGAATCTTCTCATTGTTATTTCTCCTTAAGTTTTTGCATATATTAATATATGCTTATTTATTCATAATTATAATATACAACTATATTTAAAGAGATTTACAAATACAAAAAAAAATAAAGAGGATGCATTTAAGCATCCTCTTTTGAATTTTTATTTAAAGTATATTGAAGCTAATATTCTATTGAAGAATCTCAGTATATTTTCATTATAGGATATATCCAATAGATCTTTATCACTCTCTGTTACTAAGTCGGTGTACAATGGCGTTACAATAGAAAAAGATGGATTCAACCTAAACATCGAACCTGCATTCAATTCTCTATAGTATCCAAGCTTCATATCCTTGTTAATGTATTTCCGGTGTACATTATTCAACAAGTTGATAGCCATCTGGACTCCATTCATCTGTATAGTATAACAGAGCTCGGATACAAAGTCTAGCATATATTCTTTATGATAAATATCTGCTTCTCCTAAGCCCTTAGTGTCTAGAACTTCCTTTTTTGTAACTGGATCATAAAAGTAGAAGAAGTCTACTCCTATCCCAGCATTATTGAATAGCATATTTGGCGTGGCATAGAATGATGTATAGGTTGCAGCCAATCTAAATACAACTCGTTCAGATACAGCTTGGAATTTCGCCTCCCTTCCTATAGTAGTTATAGCATCATTGCGTATGCTCAATATATCAGAATCTAAAAATTCATTTTTTGTAATGAAGAATTTTCGTGCTTCTTCAATACCATTCTTAAGAATTTCGGTAAGATGTGGGTTCTTAGCTCGCATCTTACCCATCATGATATTTCTTTCAAGTTTTGGTGCTTGATACAAATATTGATATAAATCCTCAGAAATTGCATTCTTATCTCTTAGCACATTTATATTTGCTTTAGATAAGTCGTACTCATAAATTGGTGTATCTATAAGATATTGAATGTTTGCTCTATAAAGAACTTTGTCCCAAATCATATAGCATACTCATCCTCTGTATAATAGCCTGAACCGTACATCATTTCTCGATATCGGTTGACATCCTGATCTATATTTTGAACTCCATTTACATTCATGAAATCTGGATCATCTATACTTAGGAAATCTTCAGGTTCATATATATAAAAGATTTCATATCCATATCTCTGTTGAATTAGTTTTGCTAATGACTCAGAGATTGCATTTCGATATGGAGAATCTTCTATAAGAACTTGTACTAATGAGTCTGGTTCCATATAAGCTGGAATCATTATACTCATAAAATCTACAAATGCACTATTGTTGTTTAAGATATACTGATGATATGCAATATCAAAATCAGCAGTATCACAACTTCCATTTAGTACATCTTCAGGAATATTATCTATAGATGGAATAAGAGAGTTTAAGTTTATAACTCCATCAGAATAATATGATGTAAGATTATATACATAAACTCTCTTAATACCTTTTCTCTCCAAATAATATTCTGGTATTCTCAAAATATTTGTGAATATTATCATATGCTTACTAATGGATCAATAAGAGGTTTATTAGCCTGTCTCATTGCTTCCTTTACATAATTGAAGTATTCTTCATAATGCTGATAATCCTTAACTGGTACACATGGATTTATATCATATGCTAATTTAGGAATAATATTAGGATTAATCGGATTAATCGGATGATTAGTCATAAATGTCATATAGTCTATATATCCATAACTATATAATCTAGCCAGCATTGGAGGTAATGCATCATTAAGAATTATACTTCCATTTTCAGTTACAATTATACCATAATTATCTTGAAGAATATTTATAAACATTGCTGGAAATTCTGTTTGCATTTCATCCTTGCCAAATGAAATTCCAATCAGATTATTTCCAAACATTGCTGCTGTTACCATAATAGCAATATATCTATCTGGTATTTCTGTTGCAAGATATGATGCATAAATATCTCTTGCAGCATATCTATCATCATTAAAGAATGACTGCACAGCTTCAAATGGAGGAAGTAAAGCTGTAGCACTATTGATTAATGGATGATTTCTCATCTCTGGATTTATAGAATCTGATTCGGCGATAAATATAAGTTTACCGCCAGAATTCAGAAAATCTATTTGATGATTCTCATTTACATAACAGAGATGAATGGGCCTACTATCTCTTGGTAATGGAATCATATTCATAATCTACTCAGTCTCCCTCTTCTTCATTAGGACGGAACCTCTTAATATGCTTTCCTGTTCCAGACTTGATTCTATACTTAGGAATATTTTCATATTCTTCAAATTCATTATCGTAATCATTAAGATCATCTCTATGATCAAGATCATCACGAGTTACGATATTTCCATTTGTATTAGAATAACTCATATTAGTATCCTCGCTTTCATCGTCTTTATTGTCTTCCTCAGTATCTTCTTCTGAAGTTTCATCACTATCATATTCTTCATCTTCAGACACTTCCTCAGATTCTTCATTATTGCCAGAAACTTCATCAGCATCTGCAGATTCAATTATATCAGAATTAGTATTGTCTTCTGTTTCTTCATTTTCATCAGAAGATGCAATTTCAAATGTATTATTATCAGTTACATCTTCATCAGTAGATTCATCAGATTTACTTTCTTCTGCAAGCTGCTTAATCTTTTCAACTTCTTCGTCTTCATTTACATTTTCATCTTTGTACTTGAAGTTGAAGAGCTGCTTAATCTTAGCAATAGTTGCAACAATATCGCCCTTATTCTTATAAATGATCTCAAGAAGTTTAAGCTGATATCCTTCAGCAGCATTCGCAGGATCAAAATACTTTGCGATATCTTCAAATGTAGGAATCTTGTTTTCCTTTGTATAAGAATTCTGATTGTTATTATTGAATTTATTATTAAGCTTGGATTTCTTAATACGGTCCATTTCATTAAGAACAACTTCCTGGCTCTTAATAGAAATTTCCTTACCGTCATCATTAGTAATGACACTAGATGCTTTATTCTTATAATCATCCATAGCTGCATTAAATTCTGCAGAATCAGAATAATTAGTTACATTATTCTGAATAGGAGTATTTCTCTTAATGATATTATTCATAGCATTAAGAACAACATCTCTTGCGCTCACAGCAGTATTATTACCGTTCTGTGTTGCAGGAGCTCCATTATTGGTAGAAGAATTATTAATCGGAATTCTAATAAGTTCAGGCTTCATAGATTCATTTGTCTCCTTTTCGATTTTAGGTTCAGGTTTCTTCATAGTAGAAGTGGTTTCATAGTTGCTAGCAATTACCTTGTTTCCGTACATAAGTGTGATTTTCATTGTATTTTCTCCTCTTACTAATTTAATATTTTTCTGATTGGTTTGCCCTACTTCAGAAGCAGGGTATATTTTTCCACATTTATAGCATACTAGATGGTTAAAGCCTTTATCATAATCTATTTCCCCATCACAGCATTCACCAGTATCTGTGGGCTTAGTACAATATAATTTATTGTGATCTAGTTTATAAAGATATGGATAATCGAGTAGAACCGGCCCAAATCCTAATCGAATTCCCCAGTTCATAAAATACTTAGAACCTATATCCTCCATAATATATTCTCCAAGTATTTTATTTACTATTACTTCATAAATATCTCCAGCTACTTCTTTGAATTCTTCCTCATTCTTAATAGGAAATACTTTCTCAGAAAAAGCAACTGTACCACATGGTGTAACTTCAAATGTCTTTGCAACAAAAGGTTTTAACAAAAATTGATTTCTGAATTCAGCAGGATTATCATTTAATGCTACTCTATCCATTGCAATCTTTGCTATAAATCTATCATCTGTTGTACATTTATATATAACTCTATTTGTTCCTGCAGAAAATCTCTTAAATCCTCTATTCTGCATTATAGCATCTATGAGTCTATATTTCTCTTTAACTTTTCCATTTAAAGATGCACTTGTTGCTATACGATTTAATTCTCCAATATCCATTGGTGATAAATAACTAGATATTGGTGGAACAGTCATCGTATCAAAATTGATTTCAGATATAGACATATTTTGAGATTGTAATATGTCGTAATCTTTTATAATCGCCATATTATTTCACCATCCTTATAGTGGAAGATCATTCGAGTGCAAAGATCTATAAAATTCATCTTTTGCTCGATCTTTAAATCTTGCTACAAAGTTTGGTGGAACTACTGTTGTTTGTGCTAATGCCTCCTTATTTTCTCTATCTATTTCTTCATCTGTCTTAAAGTCATCAAAGTTCTCAGGGCAAGTCAGGAACATTTGACCACTTTGAGGATCATATGAGAATGATTTAGCTATATTTGGATTATTACCAGGGCTTACAGGTCTTCCATCTGGCATAACTCCATAAGATCCGTAAATTCTTCCTATATGTGTTTCCCTTTCTGTATTAAAATTATAATTTGTATTATCTCGTAAATAATTCATAAACCCATCAGGATTATAGACTTTACGAATATCCCTTCGATGCAATGACCTTATTTCAGCCATTTTATACATCATTCCTATTTGGTTAAATGCATCTCCATATAGATATGCATCTCCGCCTACACCATAAAACATTCGCTCTGGAGCAGAATTTCTAATAGCTTCAAACTGCCGCTGCATCATAATCTTATTTTGCTCAAATCTCATAAGCTCATAATTATTTACACGGCCACAATATTTTCTGCGATCTGCTTCAATACGCTTTCTTCTCTTAATCGGATCTGTTTCAGGAGTAAGAGTGATTATCTTAGTCTTTTCATCCAATGTTGCATTCCATACTGGAATATAATCATAGTTCTGCTTATCTGCTGTAAATCTATTATCATTTTCCTCCTCTTTAACTTCAGGATATGGATCAGGATCAAATAAAGTCTTTTCAAGAGTCTCTATTTCTTCTTTACTCTTATCTTCATAATTGCACATCCATATGATCTGCTTGCAAAGAGCTATCTGAGTTCTTAACTGAGAAACAAAATTAACTCTATTGCGGGTATTCTTTTCAAAATATGCACATGCTTCAGGATTAATGTTGCAGATATTCCTTATAAGAGCATCCATATTTCTAATACTCTTTAAGAAATTATCTTCATCAATCATATCTTCGATAAATCCTTCACCAGTTATAGGATTATACATTCTTCCATAAGTATAATCACCTGTATTATGGCAAGGAATATAATCTGAATCAGGTCTTGAATTAGGATTATACCAAGGGGACATCATAACTCCACGCTCAAGTAACTGATCTTGAGTCGGAAGTCCATATGAGCCTAAAAGATGAGGAGCAATATATTCAGGCTGTCTTTCTGTACCAGGAACTTTATATCCATATATAGGACGGCCATATATATCTACTCCAGCTAAAGAAACTTGATTAAAACTCGGACCATTATTTACAGACCCATACATACTATTAGGCTGATAATAGTATCCAGGCTGATAAATATTTTGAGGTCCATTATATCTGTATCCCTGATTTGTACCATAGACAATTTCTTCGATGCTACGATTTCTTTCAGGTCTTGTAGGAAAATTAGTATTTCCATACTGAGATTGCTGCGCATAAGTCGGCACTGTATTAATCTGCTGCTGCGGATAATATGGTTTATAAGAAAACATAGTATTCATCTGAGGCTGAGGAGTATATTGTGGCTGCTGAGCCTGCTGCGGATAATATGGCTGATATGAGAATGCTGGATTTTGTGGTATTACTTGCGGTTGCTGATATTGTGGAATCTGCTGATACATCTGCTGTGGTGTTGGAGCAGAATTATAATAGAAACTATTAGTAACCTGCTGCGGCTGTAGACTAGGAGCTCTTGTATTATCAAGAACTCTACCAAGAAAATCTGGTTCGGTATATGGAACTAATTTATGCTTAATTCCATATTCATAAACAGATTGTGGCTGCTGTTCATTAGAATTAATATTAGGTGTATTTTGTGTTTCCATTTGCGTATTTTGCAGTTGCCTCATTTTATCTCTTTCATCACAGAATTGCATATAATCTTCGTATGCTTCTTCCTCTTCTTTTCGTCTTTTTTCTTCAGCTTGCTGATATTCTTCTTCAGAGAGAAGTTTTACATCAGCATCTGGGATAGCTCCTGCAGTAGCAGCACTAATATAATTATTAATCGCTTCCTGTCCTTGAGCTTTTACCTCATCTGGTATTTTAATATCAAAATGCTCTATTTTGGCATTAGGTGATGGAATATATCCTCCATTCATCATACCACCAAAATCAAGATTTCCTGTTCTCGGATTATTAGCAACGGAATCTAGCATTGCCTCTACTTCCGGAGATACATACTGCTTAAGTATCTCGTGCATGGTTTGTATATCATCCTTTCAATTATTTAAATTAACTATCAATTCTTGTAAGCATTACCGTGAGTAAATATAAATACTCATGTAATGACTGAAGGAAATATGCATCTTGTTCACTTATAAGTTTATGCCTCTCTTTCAATTTCTCTGGGAACTCAAATATGGATTTTATTGTATATCCAGTTATATAAGTTCCATTTATTAATGCCTTTAAATACATTAATATAGTATCTACTTCAGTTTGATATTCATCATCTTCTGATAGAAGTTCTCTTATGTATGATTGAATATCGATTCGTATTCGATTAATCATTTTCTCTCTAAAATGATTAACAACTTTAGGATCTTTATTTTTCTTAATATTTGTAGAATAAGATATGCAATATCTTAAAGTAGTATTTGCACTAAGAAAAAGTCCGACCCCTTTATCTGTAAATTTCTTGCTGCTTGTAGTAAACCGATCAAAAATTGCTCCACTTTCTAACATGATAATTTCTCCTTTTTATCTACGTAATATTGTATTACGATCTATTAAATTTAAATATTTCTTAACTTTATCTGCGCGAATAAAATATGTCATAGGATCTTCTCCTATGACCGTTATATTTTCAGATGGTACTTCTATTCGTTGATTGATATAGTCATATAATACTGCTCGTGAAGTATTATCTACTAAATCATTATACTTGCATAAATATTCCATATTTACTCCAAGATATTCTGGAGCTATACCATTCTCATGTATAAATGATCGTTTAGCATCATTTATATTGCATGTAGATCTATGATCTAATACATGTCCTCTTTGGTGATAGAATTCTACTTTCATATCATTAGAGACTATTGTATTAAATACTTGAATAAATCTTTGTTGATTTAAAACTGGATTTCCTTGTGCTGAATAAAGTATATTATTATTCATATTCTTTATCCAGCTAGGAATCCATTCTCTTAATCCAAAAATAGATATTCTTGAATCTGAAAATATTCTAAATAGAATATTCTTATCTTTTTGATATAATTCAGCCGCTTTATTTACTGCTGTGAGTATTGCTAGGATTTCTGCTGAATTATTTGTTGCATTTTTTTCAATTGTACAAATTACATCCTCATATGAATGTAAAACTTGTTGTGTCTTAAAATCTTGTACAGACATTGAGTATGCTGCGCAAGCAATCTTAAGAGGTGCATCAATAGATGCATCACAATAAAAATTAATAATTTTGTCCATGATAAACTCCTCATATATTTAAAATTAAGTAAGATAAATAATAATCTTACTCATGAATATAATATGCAACCATATTCGATAATAAAAAATAAATACTAGTAGCAGAAATGCTACTAGTATTTATCAGAAAGTGAGTAAAACGAATGACAGATTTTTAATTAGAGGGCAACTTCTAACTACTATATTGTTATATAGTATTTAAGCCTTTACCATTGCAACCTTACCCTCAAGCTCCTTAACGGTATCAAGGGTCTTCTTAAGCTTCTTCTTACCCTTGCCCTTCTTCTTGCCACACTTGGACTCAAGAATAGCGGTCTCTGCAAGGAAAGCGCATTCAGACGAGATAACAACAGCAACCTGATCCGGCTCAACGCCATTCTTCTTAGCGATATCATCGATAACGCTAGCAGCATCCGGCTCATTAGCCTCAACGTCTGCCTCAGACGGCTTAGTATCCGGCTCATCCATCTGCTCAGCAGCCTTCTCTTCACCTTCGGCCTCCTTAATAGCAATAACATCCTCAAGCTTAACGAGGTACTTAATATTGCTATTACGGTACTTACCATTAGCTCTCATAAGAGCAACAGACTCAGTTGTTACCGGGATACCACCATTAGTAGTCTTATCCTCAGGCTTAACTTCTTCAACATTATTCGAAAGAACATCCTCAAGCTCGTCAACAGTATCCTTTACTTCATCCGAAACCTCAGGATCAAGAAGATCAGCAGTAGCTGCTTCAGAAAGCAGTCTTCTATTAGTCTTGAAAATCATAGTTTATTTCCTCCTTTAGGATTATTTATATAAATATTTTTTGATATTTATTCCAAAATATGTACTGGAATTTATCTATATGTTGTAGCTTGGGTAGTTTTAATTTATTTATTTTGTATTTATAATATCATTAATTCTATCTTTTACCATGGAAATAATATCTTCTGTCTTAGGTAATTTATAAAAACCAGATATATCTACATAAACATACTGCTTAGAAAGTATAGTCTTTACAAGATCATCATTATAAATTTCAGTAGATTTCTCAATATGCTCAAGAGTTTCTAATTGTTCAGGAAGCATAAAATCTCTATACCTATCAACAAATTCTTTATACTTTCCTAATACAGCAGTAGTAGGAACAAAAAGATATTGTGCATGAACTAATTCATGAACAGTTTCTGCAAGAGGAATAAGTCCAACCATAAGATTATAATGAAGATACATTACTTCTTTAGCAACCCATTCTTCTTCTATAGATTCATGAAATGCTACTCTCTTATTATAAACTATAAGGCAAATATCATAAAGAGATAAAGGTTCATGATGAATCTCTATATGTACTTTAGGATTATCTATATTATTAATATTCTGATAGAATGCACATTGATTCATATCCATATATTCTCTAAGATAATTAATCATAGATTTATATTCAAATGAACCACGTACATCTCTTTCCACATTCTGTATATATTTCTTAAATTGTTTCTCATCAGCAAGATCATAGTCTTGAAAATTATATTCAGGAATATCTTTCATTTCTATAACTGCCGGAGGAGCTTCCAATTCATATGACTTTGCTATATTATCAGGATCACGCATGATTACACACCTCCATTACCAAGATGTTCAATTTCAATCAATTAGAAAAAAAAATAAAATTTAATATATTCATTATCGGTATGGTAAGATAATCCTTACCATACCGTATAAGTAATTTAAATTTTATTCAATTTTAAATTATTTAAGACCAAGTTTATTTTTCATAAACTGATATCGCCTATTATGATATATATCTGAATGAGTTGCATACCAAGTATTCATCCATTTTCCGCTTGCATCATTATTCCATGGAGTAATTACAAGATGGCCATCTGAAATATATCTATGATAGCAATCACCATCAGATGAAAGTATTGAAATATACTTGCTACATGAATGTAGATAAAATCTATATTTATATTTATTTGAAATTATAGAATTACGAATATAATATTTTCCATAATATGTTGGTAATGTCCATTCTCCTATAGTATTAAATGTATCACGTAACTTTCCATTAACAAGACTAAGCATATACTTAATTCTTTTATATGACATAGGCTTGGATTTAATTATAGATGTTTTCATTTCTTTTTCTTGTTTCTTTGCTATTCTCTTATTCATTTTTATTCTCCTTTTGTTTTTTTTAATGATATAGAATTCATTATTCAAAAATATATTTATCTTTCATAATTATAATATACAAATAAAAAATAAATAGGGATTGAATATTCAATCCCTATTTATTCTTAGAATATAGCATAATAGAGTTCTGCTATATTCAGCCCGAAGGTTTTTTCGAAAGCCTGGCCTTTCTTCGTATTGATGAAATCTTCAATACGGCTCATTTCATTGGAAGCATCATCCATGCTTCCAAAATTGAACTGGAAATTATCACTTCCAGAAATTATTTCCAAATATTCACGGGAACCAAAATCTCCACATGAGGTATTAGAATATTTGATCATTGCATAGTGATCAAATATTCTGACAATCATCCAACCCTCAGGCTGGCTATATCCGCCGCCATTACTGGCAACTTCTGAATTGGCATAGGGGTTGCTTTCATTAAACTCATACCCAATCATTTCTAATGCTTCTTTCATAATATTTTCTCCTTTACATTTCCATATACCATATGTATATACATATTAATATATCTAATATTTATATATTAATATGGAATTTATTCTTATACGTACTAATGAAACTACTGTATCCATATATAGTCAGTATATGGAGAGATGTATTTTTATTATACATCTTCTTTATTTCATAATTATATTATATAAATAAAATAATAGAATATTGCAAAAAAAAAATAAAAGGGTAGAATATCTTTCTACCCTTATTACTTTTACTCTACATTAAACTGAAACTGTATATCTCTTTCATTCTTATATTTCTCATCAATTAAAGTTTTTAATTTATTAAATGATGATATAAAATTAAATTTATCATTATCCATCATATCTACAAAAATATATACATTATCAGTTTCATTATTAATATTATATTTCCTATAGAATATAGAAATTATAAATTGATTAGCGAATGGATCAAATACAATTTCAATTCCATAAGAATATAATTTAGTATTTGAATTATCATAAATATTCTTAGTTATAAAGATAGTTTTAGTTTTATAATAATCATCAGTTATAGATGAAATATTAATCGATTTATCTTCAACTAGTGATTTATGATGTCCTAAAGCAGTTATTAATTTATCTATAACACCTTTTATAGAATAATTAATAGACAATCCAGTTATTTCATTTTGAGGAAATACAAGATTAAATATTGGAATAAATTTTTCGATTAAATTATCTAATTCTTTATTAGAGATATTAAAATAATAACAATTATATTCATCTGAATTTGGTATGCTATATTTATTAGATAAAGTTTTTATAAAAATACTATTTTTTAATTGTGCTACCATTTTTATTACCTCGTATTCTCATATATTCATTTTCATCAATCAATTCTATTTCAAGATTAGATAGAGATAGAGTTCTATTACAAACCATAATTAAAAAATCTCTGATATTATCAATAAAGTAGTATTGTGCAATTTCAGTAATATTAAGTTTATATGAAAATTCTAAATCAATATTTTCATATATATCAATATTTTTATTATCGCATTCATACGTATAATATCCTGAACTAATTACAATACCAGCATTATATACATTTTCACTAATTTTTGTTAAACATATACAGATTACATCTTTGTCATTAACCATTCTATACAGTCCAATATAGAATGATGAAATACATGATTCATCTGCACTAGTATTTGATACTAACTTGCAATGTCTTCTTGCTGTTTCAATCATTTTTGAGGTATTATCTGAATAATATTCAAGCTTTGGAATATTTTCAGATTCATTATATAATAAATTTACAAGATCTTTAAATACTATCAGTGCATCATATAAATTATTTATATCCGATGTTTTAAATGTCTGAAGTTCTTTTTTTGCTTTAATCATTTTTAATTCTCCTTTTCATTATTAATAACCACATCTTCTTCAGTACCAAAATAAGCAGACATAGATATTAAATACAATTTATTATTTTCGATCATTTCAAAAAATCTTATTCCATTATCTTTAAAGAATTCATATCCCATTTTTGCAAAATCACAATCATATGTAATTTTTGCAAATTCATTTCGATTACGATATTCTTCAAATGGATCAGATGCTAATTCCATAACTGGATGTATAATTCCAATTCCAGTAGCAAATTTCTCATCATGGCCAATTATATATACTATAAAATAGTAATTTCTAACTCCCTTAGAGAAACGTAAAAATACTGTATCTTGATAATTAAATACATTAGATACTGCAGCATCATATATTTTATTACTTCCATCTTTATCTGAAAATAATATAGCATGATTTGCTGATTCAGTGATTAATGTAGTCATATTATCTGTAGAATAATTAAGCAATTTATCAGTTTCAGATTCATCAAATAATAAATTTACAAGATCTTTATACATTAATAAAGCATCATGTAAAGACATCTGATGACTCTTAAATACAACTGCAGCTTGAGTGTACTTAATCATTTTATAATACCTCAGTTTTATTATCTATTAAACCATTAGATTCGCATAATGATTTAAATTTAGAAAAGTAATCTCCGTATAAAGTTGCACGTAATTTAGTTCCTATCTTTGTCATAGCATTTATTTGCTCAAGATTTACATCATCTTTATTCATATTAGATACTATAGAACTTGCATGTGCTTGAATAAACCCAATAATCCTATTATTATCAATAATAGGACTAATTGATATTGATAAAGATTTATGTATATCATTATTATCTATTGGCTCATATTTAAAACCATAAATTTTTAATGGCTTATTCTCATTCTCTATTGGACGTATGAAAATAGTCAATGGACTCTTCTTTTTATTAAGCTTTGAATTTGCTTTAATATCAGAAGACATTTTATTTATTTTTTCATAGATTTCATTATATATACTTAATTCATCTTTAGCATAATCTATTTCAATATGATTATACTCTTTAATATCCTTAAAAGTTTCATTTAAGATATTTATAAATATCTTAAAATTAGTAATGTAATCATCTTTTTTAGATTCAAATCTATTATAAAAACTTACCACTTTAAATTCTCCTTATAAAAATAAAAATGCAGTGTGAATTTAATCACACTGCATTCCTTTTATTAATTTATCGAATAGTAATACTAGTACGATTCAAACCGTACTTATCACAAATATTCTTAAGCTCTGCATAATTCATTCCAAGAGCCTTATCTACTCCTGCAGGAGTATTAAGGGAGCGAACGAAATATGACATAGCTTCTCCACTCTTTTCTATAGTATAGAAGTATATAAATACTACAACCTTAGCACTCATATTTCCTCTATGTATTTCAGGAATAAGTCTAACTTCTATAGACTTATACTTTCCATCTTCACTATAGGGAGTAATATACTTATATGCACAATAAGTATAAATATTATCAAGGAAATTTTCTTTATTCTGATACTTTTTAGGAAGAGTATCTACATTAATACAGGAAGGGAGTGCACGACACATAAACATGTCATTTTCATCCATCTGCTTAACTACTACTTCCATCTGTTCTTTAGCATCATCAAAAGTCTTTGCATCAAAATCTATATGAGTATATCCATCAGTCTTATCGAAAAGTTCATTTGTCAAATCAGTGAACTTTTTAAGAGCTTTAATATATCCAGAAGGATTTTCCTCGATACTAGTAATAAAAACTTTACGCATTTCCATTTTATTTATCCCCTTTTTAATTAAAATTTTTCAATATCAATTTCAGGTACATCAAGTCTCATATATTCGCTAAAAAGCTTCTTATATGTATTGAAATCAATTCCAAATATTTTCTTAAATTCAGTTGCATTATTAATTTTACTGATATCTTCAAAAACATCATCGGAATCAGATGTTTTACTAAAATTAACCATCATATCGAGATACAATCTCTTATGTCTATTCTTTGTATATTTAGCATCTATAATGGTTGGGCAAAGATTTATAAATGTATTTGCATCATGTAAATTAGTAAACTTAACCACAAGATCTATCAGGTTTTCATCTTCAGAACGAGGATATGTAAAGACTTCTACAGTTCCAAGTTCATTATGATTAATATTACCAGCAAGATCTTCAATCTGCCAAATAACCTCTTTAAGAGCTCCAAGATTCTTTTTCTGTGTAATCTTTATCTCCTTATAAGTTTCATTCTTATCACGCTCAAGAATCTTATTAAAAAGATTAACAAATTTCTTGAGTGAATTCATAAATGATATAGATTCTGCATCATCGTAAAATTGTCGGAAAAGGAAGTTTGTTGAGATCATTTTGATTTCTCCTTAAAATATATTTTATTAAAATAATCATTATTGATTATTTCATATTTATAATATATCTTTATATATGTATTTAAATAATTACTCTAAATAAATTTTCATCACTACTTATAATATTCCTATTACCAATATTAAAGCCAACAAGATTGAATTTCTTATTAGTTAAATAAGTATTATATTTTGCAGAATTTTCACTAAACGGTTTATTAGAACTAAATGTCTTCATAATCTCTTTAAGAAGGATATTATTAAATATTGAAGATGTATTTTTAATATTATTATCATTAGCATCGTTAGAACAGAATTCAAATGATATATTTATTTTATATCTATCTACTGTTCCAGATATTACTTTTAATGAAATATTAGTTACTATAAGATCTCCGCAATTACTAGAATTCACATCATAACCCCAGAGATATTTAATATGATAACCTTCATCACTAGATTCAGAAATATCAATACATTTCTTACTAGTTTTATACTTTACATTAGAATGTATTTTTCGTAATGCAGATGTAATATAATTACTATCATATTTTGCATTCTTTACAATATCAGCATCAATTATATCAGAGCCAATATTCATTTTAATAAAATCAGAAATTATTGTAAAGAATGATCGAGCTGCATTAGATGAATTTGTAAATATTTTATAATAGTTAATGACTATATCATTATTCCAATTTTTATTGTTCATCTCAAACCTCTTCATTATTTTTATAATTATTTTCGGAAGATATATCTTTATAATCTTTTTCAACCTGCTTAGTATCTATTCCAAAATTATTAGCAATAATTTCTTCTACACTCTTTACAGGTTCACCGACAAATTCTTCAGTATCAATATCTTCAGCAATATATTCATCAATAGCATACTTAGGTCTAATAAGCTCATTGATAAATTCATTATGCTCTTTACACCAATCATATAAAGATGATGCAAAAGTTCTAATCTCTGCCTGTGCAGCAGTATCTACTCTAAGTATAAAGAACATGAAAAGATTACTAAATGTAAACGTCATAAATATCTTTCCACATTCTACATTACTAGGAAGAAATGCTCTTGCATCTTCCTTAAGAAGTGCCTGTTTAATACCTTCCTCTTCATTAAGAGATTTATTAGTAAGATCTTTATATATTCCAATTTCTGCTTTGCCAATATCAGCTAAAGTCATAGAATATTTGTTTCCACCAAATTCAAAGTTATACTTAGTATTTGAATCGTATCTGTCTGTAAATCTATCAGGAGATGCAAATGAAGCATCACTATAATTTACATATCTCTGGCTTTCCTGTGTAATAGCATTTCTATGTCTTACAAGCTGATGAGTACAAGTTCTACTCATATTCTTAAAAAGTATAGTAACCGACAAGAAGTCATATACATCTCTTTCATTAAATATCTTCTTAGTCTCTCCATAAGTAAGTAATGCATTATTAAGTCTTTCAAGGAAGATATCGATATTATCAATCCAGAGTATATCAAATAACTTTGTAGATACTCTATTAATTCCTTCAGCAGGTCTTATACTCTTAGAACAATTATACATAAGAACTTTATCAGTATTTTCAAAGTCTTCTTTTTGTAATATGGAACTTAAATGTTCGTCTTTCAGAATATCTTCGAAAAAACAACTATGAGCACAGCTCTTAAGCTGTCTAATAATAAACTTTAATACAGTATTGCTATAGATATTATCAATATTCTTTATAAGATCACTGTATGCTCTATAAGAACCACCAATAAGTAAATACCAAGCAGTATTATCAGTAGACTTCTTAATAGCAGTGCGAAGATATCTACAAGCAGATACAAGCTTTATAAGATCATCAGAATATTCATTGGGAATTTTAAGAAGCATAACACAATTGCTATGCTCAGTAACTGATGTATGTCCAATTCTAGATCTCTTAGCTATATATTCAGCCTGAGTATCATAGGAAGTTGGAATTGGTCTGTTCCAGCAACAAGCACAAGCTTCTGCTACAATTGGAACTGCATGATTTTCAGATATAATGGTTCCTTCTATAGAACCAATATATGTATTCTCTTTCTTTTTAGAATTCTTGGTAAAAATCTTTCCAAAGAAATTCTTATTATCACCAATAGGATTATTTGTCATTTTTAGATTTCCTTTCATATTTTCCATTCATTGAATTTACTACAGTAGATACTTCTTCCCATATCTCAAATGTAAGTTTGTCTCTACTTTTTATCTGTTTGTTTCTTTCATCACAATATATCCAAACTGGAGTGATTCCAGCTCGTTCAAATATCTTTCCATTTTTTATATAAGAAATCTTATCCCATACTTCTCTAAGCATATTAGTATCATTCTCATTCATATCTCTATTCTTCTTTTTCTGAAGCTCAGAGATATAAAAATCAAAATTATGATACATAAGCCATACTACAATATCTGGGCTAGGAACTTCCATAGATTCCTCACTTCGAAAATCTTCAGGAGTGATCCTCTTATTATTATAAAGAATATTCGATACATTATATCTATCGAATATAAATGCATGTGGATGATTTTCAGATTTATAAAGTTCTATATTAGTTGTATATCCAAATTCACGAGAGAATATTTTAGAATTCCAATATGCAACTCTATCTATTGTAAAGAATGATTTGATTACTTCAGGGCACTGCTTAAGAAGATCTCTGTCAAAATCTCCATTAAGCCACTTTTTAAGTAATGCACTAGACCAATCATCATATCTAGGAAATGATTCATATTCTATTCTTCCAAATGGAAAAGTTGTTGCAAGCTTTTCAGCAAATGCTCTTGCATTAGTTTCTTTAAAACAATTGTCTAATCCTTCAAATGCTATAATTTTTCCTCCAGGGAAATATTCCATTGACATAAAAGTTGCCTCCATAAAAATTAATTTATATTAATGTGCACCTTTAAGTAATTTGATAAAAAATGGTTCATATTTATATATTATAAATATGAAATGGAGGTTATGAAAAATGACACTTAGCGAATATTCAGCATATTCTAATATCACAAGAAACATATTTAATTATATGAATGGAAAAATAAACCCATATAATATATGCAAACTTAATATAGCTACTTATAGTGTAAAAGGATATAATGGCTTTATTAAATATCCTAATTTGGTTACAATTTATATTGGAACAATTTTAGATAGTTGGGATGATAAATACTTTGATCAAGGATTAAATAAAATAGATTTTTGTTGTACTTATATTGCTTGGGTTGTAGCGCATGAATTATTTCATTCTGAGCAATCAATGAGTATGTTTAATTATTCTAATAATACCAATTATAGAACTATTTGTGAAAATGATGTTAATAGAATATCATGGAATTGGGTTAACGATCATAAAGAAGAAATATCTAGGCTATTTGATTTTAATTGTATTATTAAAGATCTTACTGTTGATAATCTTCCTAAAGAATCAAATTATGCAAAAGTTTCATCATTAAAAGAATTTTATTTACAGAATATAATTAATATAGGGTCATCTGCATATTGTGATTTAACTAATAAAATTATTGAAGCTATGGATAAATATAAAAATATAGGATTTGAAGTAAATCTTGCTGATAAATTCTGTAGAGGAGTATGGATAAAACGAGATAATGAATTTTTATTAGATTCATTAAAAGCATTTACAGCTATAATTAATGACTTCTGTTCTCCATATTCTACATTTAAAATACAACATAAGATTTCAGTATTACAAAATGATGAATCAACAGCTTTTATAGAGATCAATATAGCAGATCCTATAATAGAACCAATGGAATTTTATAAATAAAACAAAAATCCCATCTACCTGAAATATGGTAGATGGGTCATTTTTATTTTTTAACTTTTTAATAAGGACTTTATTAATTTTTATATAGGGAGATGAATTAATTGCATATACTTAATACTACGATAACAAAAATACCTGAATTTAATGTATGTATATTTCATAACTTATATCAGTTATTAATTGATAACTGTATTAGTTATAAGGACTTGAGATATAAAGATTTTATTGAATGCTCAAATTCTATGTATATTAATACTCATAATATGAAAAGTAATAATTACGTATATAATGAGATTATAGGTGTAATAGGTGTACGTTTAATAGATTTTCATGATGCCATTTCTTCTAAGTTAGATTACTACCCTATGAGAAAAAAGCATATGTATAGAGTAGAATTTTTACATCATAAAGAAATAGCATCGGAAGATGATATCTATTCTCTCATTCATGAAAGTATAGCTGATAAAAATAATGGATTTATTGAATTTGTTCAGAAATGTGAATTGATGGATGAAGAAATTTCTGCATTAGAACGTAATAATTTTCATAAAGAAACTGTTGGTACAAATACTATATGGATAAGAAATCCACTTACATTATAAAAAAAAGAAAGACCAAAGGTACAAATAGTACCTTTGGTTTATTTTTTATTTACTTAACCCAAACAGGGCACGGAGCAATTACTCGAACACTCTCATGTGCCGGAACAGTAGTAGGAGTCTTAGAATAACGATCAGTTCCATCATCATTTACACCAACCTTAGTCGGATAAAGTCTAGTAGACTCAGGAACATTCTTAAGGCTAATCGAAACATCAGAAAGCTCTCTTGCACCAAGAGGAAGCTTGCGATTAGTGTGAATATAAGTATTGATAAATTCCTTGGATACATCTACCATAGTAGTTGCATCACTCTTAGTAACCTCATACTTATCTACAAGGCCAGTTGCCTCAGAAGCAGAAATCTTTGTAGCCTTAGAAATAATGTTTGCACACATATTTCTAAAGTCCTTAGCCGGAGTATATACACCCTCAGCTCCATCCTTACCATAAATATTTACTTCATAAGATGTATCGTTAAGCATTGCCTGCATAACCTTAATCTCATCCTTACGAGAAGCACTCTTCTGAGAGAGGTTGCTCTTAATATCATTTACAAGTTCAGTTACAGTAATACGATCTGCCATTTTGGTTATCTCCTTTTAATATAAAAATTTAATCTTTATTGTTGAAAAATATAAATGGTTCTTGTAACTTTTTAGGTTTACCTTTTTCCAATATATATTTATCAATTTCTTCAGGTGTTGATTTTGCCAAAAAATCTATAAAATTTTCTTTAGATATTTTTGGTTTAGATTCTTTTTTGCTCATAATCATTCTCCTAAATTATATAATAGTGAGCACTTTGATAATTTACTATTACACATATGTATTTGACGTTGTAAAGGTTAATTCAGAGTATTTTAATAATCTTAACTTATTTATAAAGAGGTGATCTAACTTATGAAAATGATAAATGAACTTAGACCACTATATCTATATTCTGCAGGAAAGAAGTTTTATGCACCAATAAATGTTTCGGAACGTAGAAAAGGTGCTGCTATATTATTGCTCTCTCCAAATCTAGATACTAGTGCTAAGATGATTCAACTCCCTTACATGTATAATCCAGGATTATTTTCCTCTTTCTTTATAGATAGAAATATAACTGCATATATATCTGATCTTACTGATGAAGATGTAGACTTTGATGAAAAAGAAGAAGAATCTTTATCTGAATCTCTTGTTTCACTTGGAAATTCTAAGATTACATTTGAATATGATAGTGATGTACCTGTTCTTGTAAAAAGGCATTGCTATAATATCTTCAATTCAAATGTAGCTAAGTATCTTGCCAATAAAATTGGACTTAAAGATCTTCCTAAGAAGCTTTTCATTAAAGTACATAATAATCTTAACGAATTATCTTCTGGAGTGGACTATAAGGATCTTAAAATTAATTTATTCTCATATACAAAAGATAATGTAATTAATATAATTCCTAAGTCTGTGTTTAATGAAAGAGAATTCGGCGGTGAATATGATATATATCTTGCTACTGAATTACTTAATGCTATAATTTTAAATACTAATCCTAAAATAAATAAAATATTAGCTGAAGCTATTGGAGCAGCAGTATCTGGTAGAATAGAATGGGTATTTGTTTCTAAGGAAACTAAAGGATTATTTACTGGATCTTCTTCTGACCTTATTCTTAAATATGGAAAGATATTCTATAATATCTTAAATTCAAATAGAGGGCATGATATCGGTAAATTGATTCTTACTAATGATACATCTATTCTTACAGATGAAATTAGAAATGAAACAATTAATTCATTTAAAGCTACTATATATGGATACGTTGGGCTTATTAAATCTTTTCTTCCTGAAAAGAAGGTTAATGAAGCTACAGTAATTGCTGAAAATGACCCATATAATGATATCCTTTCTATATGTAAAACACTTTCAGAAGATGAAATGAAAAAGATTTCATTCTATCCTGAATATAGAAATTCTCAGTTTGTAATCAAGAGAATTATTCATAAAATTAATGATGAGCCTGCAGGATTCCTTGATGTGTATCAATTCCCTTCTAAACCTGAAATTGCTCAAATAACTCTTGCTGTTAATAGTAATTATAGGCATATGGGCGTTGCAGATTCTATGGTTAAAGAGATGCTTGATTCTAATCTTGAATCTGAATATGGATTTAGTACTTATTGGTGGACTGCTCATCCAGATAATATTGGTTCTCAGAAAACTGCTCTTAAGAATGGTTTTATTAATACTGATTTGATTGATAAATATGGTAGAATGGTATTTATAAAACCTGTAAAAGCAATTACAGAATCATCTGAAATTCCTACTTATACTCTTATGAAAAAATGTCCTATTCCTGAACTTGAATTTGGAGAATATGGAATACAGATTAATACTGAAAATAGAGAAACTGTTTTCAATGAAGTTAATGATGAAGCTATGTATTCCAAGAGAATTAGAAAGTTCTTGTATATGGAACGTTTAAAGAATAAGAAGCAGGTTATGGAAGAATATGATAAAATTCGTCCAAGTATTCCTATGATAAAAAGAATGTATCCTAAGATTGAAATGTATAAGAGATTTAATCTTTTTGTAGATACTTCATATTATCATGCTATATTCTTAAGAAAGAATAAATTTAAGAGAGATAGAGCAGTAAACTTCTATTTCAATTTCTTAAATAGACTTCTTAATAATCCTGATGTAAATGATGTGTATAAGACTCGTACTATATTTATTCCTATAGATAGTGGAATTTGGAATGAAATACCAGGATCTGATATAACAGACTGGAGAACTAATTTAAATCCGATTTCAATTTTCTTTAGGCTTGTACGTACCAATTTACCGTTACTTAGGAAAGAGTGGGGAAATAAAACTATAGTTTTTGTAGGATCTAGAGGTTACTTTACTATAGATTTCTCTACTATCGAATTTAAGAATCTTCAGAGAATAAAAAGAAATCTTATCAAACTCAGGTCTACTACTGAAAAGATAGAGGATGAGTATGAAGTAGATGACGATGATACTCTTTCTGAAGATGAAGATAATACAAATTCTTCTAAAGCTACAGCATTGAAAATCATAGATACAATAGAGAATAAAACTGGTATAGAAATAAATAATGCTTCTCAGATTAATAATATTTCTAAACAGAAAGTTTCTACTGTTGGATTGGTTGATTCTCACATGAAGATATCTTCTAAAATAGTAACTATTAAAGATAGTTCTAATCCTACACTTGTTATCTCTATAGATAATGATGTATTAACTACTAATTCACCTTTGGATATTAAGGGATTTAATAAATATTATAGTGAAGATTAAAAGAATATACCCATCTAGGATGTACCTAGATGGGTAATTTATTTTTACTTCAGAATATATACATTATTTGCAGGATTCGGAAGAATAAACTGATTGCAAGTAATCATAAGAGTAAGAATCTTAGCAACAGCATCAAGAATAGTAATATCGGACATAATAGAAGACTTTACATTATCAGTCCATATATTTTCTCTAATATTATAAGCAGTATTATTAATAAGCTTTTTCTTAATAAGATCCATAATCTCATCAGGAGTATTATCAGCAAAGCTATTAGAATAAAGTCCACTTACAAGCTTATCATATGCATCTGCAAATGCTTCTATAATAGGCTTGGTATATTCTGTAAATGTGTAATCCTTAAAGATATCTGATTCATAATTAGTTATATTCTTATAAATACGAGTAATAGAATCAACTGCAGAAAGGTTTGCAGCATATCCTACACCATTAGCATCTGCAGAACGAATATTAAGAACAGCATCTTCTACAAGATCTCTAATAGTATCTCTATCAGTCTGAGTTGCTCCACCAACAAATATCTCAACCATATTAGACTTAAGAGAATTATATCTTCTCTTTACTCGTCCAATATCTCGTACATCCCCTTCGGCAGTAAGATTCTTAATTTCAGATTCAAGATAAGAAAGAAGGCTCTTATAAAGATTACTATAAGAACCATCCTCATTAAACATCTCATGAGGACGAACAAATGTAGTCTTATCAGAATAAGCGATCACTCTATCACAAGTACCTGCCCAATCAAATACAGTATCAGGAGTAGGAGCAAGCCCATTCTTTACATCCTGCTCAAATACTCTAGGATCAAGATACTTTCTAATAAGTTTAGCTCCACACATCTTAGAAAGATCTGCAAGCTGATCAGGATCAGAAAAATCAGTGATAATACAAATAGGAAGTCTATTGTTTATAGGCATCTTTGCCATATTAGCAACAAGGGAATCCATAATACTCGAAGAATCCTGAGTAATCTTTGGTGCAAAAATTACAGTAGGAATGATCTCATCATACTTCTGAGCATTTACAGGAGTAATAATATTATGAGAAAGAATGGAATCAAAATATACTCCAAGCTCACGAGTATCAATAGGATGCTCAAAGAAATATACTTCAGGCTTATCAATAACAGAAGTATTCTTACTTGCATCAGTAATATAACAAGTATCTGCATAACCCGCATTAATTGTCATACCATTATAATACTTTACGTATGTATCATTTCCTATAGCAGGAGTTACATCAATAAATACTCCTCTTCCCATAGTATTATAAACTTCCTTAAGAAGATTAGACATTTCAACGTTTCCATTAGTAGAAATCATTGCAATATCATATGCATCATCGACGATAAATTCCTTTGCACTATTCTTAATGGTATCCTTAATAAGTTCTACCATACTCTTAATCTGTCTAGCAAATTCTGCAGGCTCAATATAATTAAACTTTTCAGACTTATAAATAGTATCATAAAAATATGCAGAAAGAAGAACTGCAGAAGTTGTGCCATCACCAACAGTCTTTACAATATAACGAGTAATAGATTCAATATCTTCTCTAACAGAATCTTCAATAACTCCATTATATCTTACTGCTCCGATAATACTATGTCCATCCTTAGTATATCTAGGAAGATTATTATCCTGCTTAATACAAGCATTAGATCCATTTGGTCCAAAAGAAAGCTTAAGAATATCTGCAAGCTCAAGAAGAGTATTATGATAAATTTCTCCAAGCTTTTCCTTAGGTACTACATTATTAATTGCACTACTAATAATCGCCATTTTAATTTATCTCCTTTTGATTAATTTATATCTCTATAAGGTGATACTACTTTAATATCGCATATATCGCCTAAATTAACAATAAGTTCAGGGTCTAAAATTCTACGTTCATCGTTAAGGAAGTTATCTGCATAAGAAAGCACAAGAATATTCTTAGGTTTATCTATTTTATATTTAAGAATAGATTTTGAATCTCCTGATATAATTCTTCCATATTTATCAGTATCAACATTTGATCTATCCAATTCAAGAATATTATCTGGATAAATTTTATATCTATTAAGAATATTTCTAGATATATTATCTCCAGGATCTATTCTGACTGCAGTCGTTATAGTCCCATTTCCAGCTTTCTTATATGCACTAATAAGAATAGCCATAGATGTAATAAAAATATTTCCATCAGTAGAAGCATCATATATATTATCTATTATAGATAAATCATACATTTTATCAGTATCATCTATTATAAAATCTCTAAATAATCTGGATCTATGTATTCTGCCCCATTTAATTTTAGTATCATCTAATTTAGATAAATAATCCATATGATAAATATTATCTAACGAATTACGATTATTTTCTTGATTATTATAAAGATCTCTTAGAGCCCCCAATGCAGTTGCTTCTTTATCTATAATAGAATCTATATCAAATAATACAGAATTATCATTATTCATATAAATTACCTCAAAAATAAAAAAAAAGAAAGTGATGGTTAATCACTTTCTTTAAATTTTTAATCAATAGATATCATCAATATCTACAGATTCATACGTTGTCTTGGTTTCGTAATTACTAGGAGAAGATGAATCAGAATTGCTATTAGCAAAATGAGAAGTACTATTATATCTAGAACCACCATTCTTCTGATAAGTAACAGAATTCTTAGTTACTTCTACACCAAGCTTATCTGCAATAGCTTCAATCTTCCCTTCAACTCTATTAAGAGAATATTTACGCTGATCCATAACAGTAAATGCTACTGCATTTGTTACAGCCTTAATGTATTCATCAAGAACCATTATTACCTGCTCAATTTCAAGATACTTATAATCCTCATAATCAGTATCATGATTTTCAGTACCAGTATAATTTCTTACAGAGTAATAATAGTTGGTCTTAAACTGATATGCAAAACTTGCAGTAACAGCTCCATTCTCTCCAAGCTTTCTAATAATCAGACAAGGACTATCAGGAGAGCCAAGTTCAGAACCATTAGAAATAGTTATAATTGCAGAGCCAGAAGGAACTCCGCAACCATTATACTGCTTAGGATCTTTAATAAAGTTTGCAAGTTCATCTCTAAGAATTCTTGCCTTAGTATGAGTAAGGAATATTGTAATTCCATTATCCATATCAAATGCAATCTCATCATTACCAGTATTTTTCTTAGGGAAGATTCCAATACAAAGACTTGTTCTCCAATACTTAAAAGTAAGACAAGTTGCATCAATCTTAGACTCTGCATTATTCATGCGATAATTCGAATAAACACTATACTCGATTGTATTATTATTCTTATTATTTGAGTAATTATTAAAAGCCATTTTTGTTTCTCCTTAGTTATTAAAATTACTTATACGTTAAACAGCAAGTCAAGAGTTACATTACTGCTTATAAACATTATTATCAGCTAATGCCATTGCTGTTATAGAATCTATCTTGTAATAAAGTTTAGTTGAATAGGTTTTTATATCTTTATTATATATGCTTCGTGAAGCATATATACCCGGCACTATATTTTTATTATTAGAACTACATTCAGAAATACTAATAATTTTATTTACCCATTCATATGGCTCAGGTAATTTAATATCGAATAAATCAAAAATGGAATCATAATTTTTTCCTATTTCTTCATCATACCAACAAGATTCCATAAAGTTTGTAGATAACAGATCTTCAATTCTATAATTAACAGTGCAGAGTTCTATATGAGGATATATATTAGATGTAGCTTCAATATCCTTAATTGTTTGATCGTAGTTCTTTGTTATATACCTATATGCTGCATAGTTTTTATCTCGCTCATCAGAAGGACCAAATGCAAATCTCTTTCTAAGTTTATTATCCCAATCTTGTACGATTAAATCACTTGGATAAATTATAATAAGGTCTGAATTAGGAACTCTTGCCATAAGTTCTTCTTGTACTTCTTTATGTGTAGATGTAAATACATAATGATCTTTTGCAAGATGTATTGCTGTATTAGCATATACCTCTGCCCAATCTTGAACTTTACCTTTATTATTACTTAAATTAAAGCAAGATGATTCAAGATCGATAAAATGTGGGTCATTCATTGATGACTTTCCTACTCCGGGATATCCCATAATAATTTTGTTCATAATTATTTCTCCTTAATAAATTATAAAATTTAAATAGTAAGATTTTTATCTTACTATTTCATATAAATAATATATCATTGTATGGTGCTTTATTTTTTTTTATTACTTTATTGAGGAAAACTTATTAATAAAAGGAAGTGATATTATGAATAACACTAATAATTTTTATGATGAACTTGAATTACACGATACAGAAATTGCTATAGCGATGGATGATATAGATAGAGCTAAGCCTGAAAATATAAAATTTATTATACCAGTACTTACTCCATATATGGATAATTCAAAAATAGCTAAAAATACTATTCATCAGAATAAAGAAAATCTTATGAATGCAGATACATCATCTGTAGAAATTAATAATCTAGAAAATACTAATTATTTTATTACTTCTATTCCTAAAGAATTATGTGCAGTATCTGATGGTGAATTTGAAATAACTGAAGGTGAATTAGTTACTACTAATAATATTAGTTCAACAAATGGATCAATTTCAATGAGTGGCTCAGTATCAGAAGAAACTGGAAGTGTATCTGTTTCTGGCAATATTACTATAAATAATGCAGATACCAAGACTACAAAGATTACCGGAACATTAAAAATAAGGCCTAAAGATAGGATAATAAAAGCTCCTAGTAAATGGGCCGTTACATTTATAGGTGGAGATATATCAAAGCCTAGAATAATTTGTAGATTGTTAGATTGAAGGAGGAAAATATTATGTCAGTAATTATTTGTCTTGACCCTGGTCATGTACGTAATTATAATCATGGTGCATATGATCTTTATTATGAAGGTACCAAAATGTATGATCTTGCAGTAATGCTTAAACAAGAAATTGATAAGTATCCTGGTATGGAAGCTATCATTACCAGAAAGAATGTCGATGATAATCCTGAACTTCATATCAGAGGAAGAATTGCAAAGAATGCTGGGGCTAGATGCTTTATATCTCTTCATACCAATGCCGCAGTTAATCCCAATATTAATCAGGTTACTATATTTAGATCTATTAAAATGCCTGGTACTGAAGCTCTTGCATGGAAACTTGAAAATGCTATAGCAGATCTTATCGGTAAGGATGTTCCTACCACTAAGTATCCTAGAATTGCTACTAGACTTATTTCATCTGGTCCTAAGGCTGGACAGGATTATTATGGAGTACTTAGAGGAAGTACTGATGGATCTATTAAGGAATCCATGATAATTGAGCATGTTTATCATACTAATTATAAACAGGCTGAATGGATGTATAACAATAATAATCTTAGACAGCTTGCTATAGTAGAAGCTAAGGTTCTTGCAGATTATTATGCTGATCTTAGAGCTCAAGAAATAAATAAGCCTACTAATAATACTAATAATAACAATACAACTACTGTTGGAAAAGCTTATATTGTAAAATCTGGAGATTCATGGTGGTCAATTGCTGCTAATCAGATGGGTTCAGGAGCTAAGATGTATGAACTTGCTGAATATAACAATTGTACTATAAAGTCTGTACTTGCTGTTGGAAGTACTATAAAGATTCCTACTATTGCAAGCAATAATGATAAGTCCAATAATAATTCTAGCAATACTAATACTACTAAACCTGCTACTGGTTATAAATTCTATACTGTTAAAATAGGTGATTCTTGGTGGGGAATTGCTGCTAGAGAAATGGGTAATGGAGCTAAATATAAAGAACTTGCTGAATATAATGGACTTAAGACTACTAGTATTATAAAGCCTGGTCAGACTATAAAGATTCCTGTAGCATAAAAATATCCCCTAGGAGAAATTCTCCTAGGGGTTTATATTTAATATCTATTCTCAACTATATCGGGATAATTAACAAATATACCATAATTTTTATTCTTATATACGGCTGTATTGGCAAGTTTCTCTCTCATAGCTTTAAATTGTTCGAGAACTTTTATCCACTTCTGCCGCATATCTTCATCTTGTTCTTCCATCGCATAATCATCAAGAATAGATATATTGTTATTAATAACTCTCATGAGATAAAGAGCATCTGCTTCTTCTTCTACATTCTTAATCTGCATAAGAAGTTCACAGTATGTACCTTCAATCATCTTGAGATTATTAAGTCTATGTTTTCTCTTCTTTTCTGCAATTCTTTCTTTAATAGTAGATTCAAGAACCATATTATCATCAATATGCTTAATTCTCTTAATCATATTCTCATACTCAGTCTGCTCAATTCTAGATGCAGTAAATGCTCTTGCTCTAGCAAGTGTATTAATTGCTCCAACTCTTCTTATCTTAAGATTTCTATAAATAGAGAGAGCCCATGCAAAAATAGCAAACTTACTTACCTGAGCATTTGCATAAATAGAACCGAAATTTCTATATATAGTATCATGAGCCATTCCAAGATCATATGCAAGTCCATATGCATTAAGGAATTCATTAGAATAGAATACATCACTATCTTCTATATAGAAGAAAGAATTAACTTTAGAAAGATAATCTCTAAGTCCAAATCCAAGAATATCTTTATAGTGAATAGAATCAGATATCTTTATATTATCTCTATTTGCATAAAGATATGCATTAAGTGTATCTCTAGTATTCTCCATAGGAGTAGAATCATTTACAAGTCTAGAAACTTCATAAAGAAGAATAGAAATAATCTTTTCTATATCAAGATTAAGAATAGGATCAAAAAGCTTAGAATCAAATTCTATCATATAAGTATTTATTCTATAAGGATCATCATCAGAAATGAGATCATAAATACTCGATACATTGACGATAGGCATTATTTTAATACCAAAAAACATTCTATCAATATTAGTAGTATAAAGTACCTCTTTACATTCAGAATCAGTAAAGAATTTATTAAGTTCATTCTTAATAGTTTTAAGATCAGAGGTATTTATATCGAATTTATTTTTCAGCCTACTAATAGCATCAGCTAAATTAGTAAAGTCATATTTAATCATAACTAACCTCCTGCTAGCAATTATTAATTACATAATAGTTGGCCTATTTTAGCTATATATAAAAAGAATGAAGAGAGCAATTATGCTCTCTTCATCCCTGTTGTTCAACAAATTAGAAGTTTTGTAAATAATTAATTTTTAATTAGCCGTTATTCGTGATAAGGTTGAAATCCGACATATGGTTGCCAGTCTCATAATGAGTATCCTTATCAAACGGATCGGTGTTGGGAGCAATGTTCTCAAGTCCAGTCGGATGAAGGATCTTAATACGACCCTGAACAGGCTGATACTCATAGAACTTCCAACGCTCAAATGCATGAACTGCCGGAAGTGCCGGGTTAGCAGCATTTCTGATCTCGTTCGAGACATAGAGCTGGTAATCATAAATACGGTAAACAATACGATCACTATTTCTCGGGCAGAGAATGATAATGAGGTTAGTATTGCCACGGAGCTTATCAGACGAAATGAACTGGTAAACTCTCTTATCAGAAGTAACAACAGTCTTCGTGAAGTCAAGATCAACCGGACCGATTGCAGACGGAGTCTGATAAGTATACTCAGTAGGAGTAATCTTACGAATAAGCTCAGGAGCACCAAATACCGAGATGGTCATGTTCGGATCGTTAAGAACCTGGAAGAGACCAGTCGAAACAGTATCAAGGTAATCCATGAACGTCTTCTGTCTCCACTCAATGTGATCAAGAGCATAGCCCTGTCTCGGAGCGAAGTCAAAAGTGGTCTGATACTTGGAGTACTTGTCCATATGGCGGAACGAGTCATCAAGCTCATGATGGATAGCAGTATCCTTATACTCACCAAGAACGTCCTTCATAAGATCAAGAACCTTCGAGAGCTGATTTACGTTGTAAAGAGCACCAAGATCCTTAACCTCTTCCGGCGACACAGGAGTATTCATCGGAATAGCATTACCAATCTCGACAACGTCAGTCTTAACAGCCCACTGAACCGATCCCATCGGATAGTTAGCAGAAGAGCTATCGAGCTGAGCCGAGATCTTAATAGCAGTGATAACACCCTTAGCGGAAAGGACAGAAACCTTATTCTTGTCCATCTTGCCATAGAGCTCATCTTCCTTAACAGTAGTCTTAGTCTCATCAGTAGCATCAGTGCATTCAATCTGAACTCTCTGAGCCATGATACGATTAAGATCACCGTAGTTCGGAGTAAACATGTACTTTACCGGATACCAAACATCCTTCGTGGTAGCCTCACCAAGAACCTCACCAGACTCAGGATCGATCTCACCAGCAGCAAAGTGAACATCCTTAACCTTAATAGCAGAAATATAAGTATCAATTGCGAAGCTGTCATCATCAGTACCCTGAAGGTCAGTAAGAATCTCTTCAGACTGAGTCTCAGTAAGCGGAAGAGTAAACTCAAACTCCTTCATCGGACGAGTATTAAGCATAGCTCCGTAGATCTTGTTCTGCTCCTTGAACATATCGATCTTCTTGCCATCAGGAGTTACGAAGTAACGAGTCTCCATCGAGACAGTGAACTTCGGCTCTCTAGCGACAAACTTCGGAATAGCACCCTTGTCGAAGACCGTATTCATAAGAATATTCTTATGAACCGGGAAGGTCATACCGATAACAGGGTTGTAGGTATTAAGAGCTGCATTCTCAAGCACAGCCTGAGCATCATTATTGAAGAGCTCCTCATACATAAGATGTGCATCCTCAGCGAGGACTGCAGCATTTGCAGGATCAACACTAGCGAACTCGTTATCATCAACACAGTTCTCAGTGTAGAAATTCTTAAGTGCTTCTCTAGAAGCTCTAACCGAAAGAGCAGTGACCGGATCTCTAAAGAGATCAACTGCACACTCAGAAAGAATATCCTTACAAGTAGAAATAAACGATTCTGTATATGCTCTATTAGCAGTAGTATAACCAGAACCAACAGTGGTCTGCTTTCTGTTACCAATTACAGGCATTTTATTTATCTCCTTTCAATAATTAAATTGAGAATTTTATTATTTTATTAATTACCGTATTTCGGTAATATTTTATCATGATGTTAGCAAATCATCTTTTTGCAAGACTTAAATTAACCAAATTATTCAGTAGGAATATTCATTTCTTTAAGCATATTATTTATAGCGGTCAATGTAGCAAGATATCTATTATAAATTATAGAATTTTCTATATAAGATTTGGTCTTATACACATTCTCCATATAATCTATAATCATATCTTTAAGTTTTACTAAATTATTAGAGGCAAATTCTATTATAGATACATTTTCTTCAGAAAGATTTGCTGCAGAAATTTTTTCTATAATAGCATTTATAAGCTCATATAGTGCGAGATAGTTTCTCTTTAATTCTTTATGCTTAATATCAAGCTGTTCAGGAGTAAGATTGTTATAAAGCTCTTCTTCCTGTTTCTTAATATCATCTACTTTCTCATCACTATTATCGTCTCCACCACTGGAATCGTTGCTATCTCCAGAACTGTTATTATCGTCAGAATTATCAGATCCTGAATCATCTCCAGAATCGTCTCCATCGAAATTCATATCAGTATAATCTGTATTGTCAGAATCATCTGAATTATTATCAGCATTATCATCCTGATTATTATTTTCAGTAGTATTTTCTTCAGCGTTATTATCATTAGAATTTTGATCTGATGTATTAGCATCATTTGTATCATTAGTATCTGCTGTGTAATCAGTATTATTATCGTTACCAGCATCAGGACTATCTTCATGTAAAGGAGATAGTCTATTGAAGTCAGATTTGCTTAATGAAAATAAAAGGCCCATTATTATACCTCCTTTTTAATTAATTATTTGTATGTTGCAGATAGAAATAATAAAGAGGCCTCATGAGGCCTCTTATTGTTTTTACTCAACGCCCTTTGTATCATAAACTTTCTGTCCAAGTTCAACTTTCATCTTATACTTAATTCTTTGAAGCTGTCTCTGAAGATTTCTCTGGATAGTAAGAAGCTGTTTTAATGCTTTCATATCATTCTTAGATTCAGCAATATCAATATACTTCTTACACATTTCAAGTTCAATCTCAATGTCATCTATAATCATCTGTCTTTCTTTAGCCTTATATTTAGCACTAATGCCAAAATATCCTAAAGTACTAATAACTGCAAGTACAGGCTGGCCAATTGCAATAAGTCCAGCATTTAAAATACCAAGCTTAATAATCTTAGATGCAGAAGGGAGAATAGATCCTTTTATAATAGCTTCTCTATTATCATTTGTAAGAGACTTCTCAAAATTTTTAGTCAAATTACTCATAGAATAATCTACATTCTTAGATATCTGCTTCTGCTTATCGTTAAGATTTGTTAAAGAATTCTTTAATTTCTGTCCAGCTAATTTTAAATTATTAAGGAAAGATACTTCATTTAAAGGATATGATGATTTAGCATTAATAGTGTAATCATTCATGGCTTTATAATAATTACATACTGCATCAGTATAATTAATACATTCAGCCAATGTATATAATTTAACAGAATCTATATCAATATCTTTAAATTCATTTATACTATCTGGTATATTATTTGATATAATAAAATTATCACTTATATAAATAAGATTATCATAGATTTTATTCAATGCTTCATCAAAATTAAAATCAAAACCATCGAAATTAAAATCATCATCAGAAGAATCAGAATCATATACTCCATCTTCTATTTCCTTATTATATCTATCTTCCTGCTCCTTTTCAGTAGATACATCACCAAGATATTCATTAAGTTTATTCTTTGCATTATTAAGAGACTTTATATAAGCTTCAAGCTTCTTTTTAGTTTCTTCATCTGAAGTAGATGCAATCTTGGTTTTGGTATTTTTGATTTCATTATTAAAGCAATCAATCATTTTAATTGCATCCTGCTTTTTAATCTTCATAGATATAGCTCTATCAGCAATCAAAGTTCCAATACTCATTATAGGACCAACTGCAGGAATAGCAGCTATACCAAGAATAAAGAATCCTCTAATAAAGCTTAAGAATTTAGGAGTTCCTTTAGTAATATTAGTTACATTATTAGAGTAAAGCTTTCTTATCATCTTTCTAAGTTTACCTTCAGGCTTGCTATTAGCATCTTTAGAAAGCTCGCTCTTTTTATATTCATTAAATAATTTATCAAAATCTATTTCTTCATCTTTAGATTCTTCTTTATTTTCAGAAGTATTATTATCAGAAGCTCCTTCTGTATAATTATCAATTCTTTTACTTATATAAGAAGAATTATCTAAATTATCAGATTCAGGTTCTTCCTCTGTAAGAATATCCACATCTTTAAGATCATCTTTATCAAAAAGAATAGTAGATTCTAATACATTTTTACAAGTATTAATTCCATCTTCTTTAAATAAGAAATAATCATTAGCAGTATTAATTACATCAGAAATCTTATATGACGTGGAATATTTTTCCAATCCATACCAGGCAGTTTCTATAATAGTATTATACTTAATAATATCAGGAATATTATAGGTATCAATAAAATTACATAATTCTATTACGGTATCTTGAATACCATTTATAGAAGGATTGGATGAGAATAGATTGTCTATATTAAATCTCTTTGATACTCTATTATAATTTTCAATAATAAGATCACAATATTCACATAAATAAAGTTTATCTAAAATCTTATTATAAATAAGATTTATAGTATTTTCTTTAAGAGAATCATCTGTAGTTTCTGCAGGTGTAGAACTATCAACTTTAGCTACATTAGATCCAGTAGCATTAAATGATTTTTTAATAGCATCATTTATCTGATCTTGAATATTATGAGAAATTTTTAAAGCAGATTTATTTGTAACTCTACTCATTCTCATCTTTATAACTTTAGCAGTTTCTTTTGCATCTCTTACTTTATCAACAGCCTCATTTATAATAAGATTACCCAATTTATTTATATTTGATATATTGGACTTTTCTGTAAAAATATCAAATATCTCCATACATATAAGCAAATTAGGACTGGAAGAACTAGTAATGCATTCTTCCATAAAAGAAAATATTTGTTTAGAACTGTAATGGGTCTTAATATTATTTAAAACTCTTTCTTGTATAATGGTTTCATTTGCGTCTAGCCCACGAATTCTAGATCGCATATCATTGATATTAATCGCTCCCATATTGGCCCTCCATAAATATTAAATATTATAAATAAGTTAAAATCGGTATTTATACAAAAAATAAATATAGGCAAGGTTTGCTTGTCTATATTTATTATAATTTAATTACTCATCATTATCATCATTAGAAGATATAGATTCAATACAATCATCAATATCTAAATCTCCTTCTATCATTCTTTTAAGATTACTCTTATTTATATCAAAAAGTGTTGCAGCATGAGCAACTGCACATGAATTAAGCGGAACATAAATTCCATGAGGACCTTTAGCATTTCCTATATAGCAAGGATGATCAATTCTACCAAGATCATGAATAGTATCATCATCTTTAGTAGTACCAATATAATGGAATCCATCATCTACAGTATTTATAATTCCAGCCAATGGGATCTTATACTGTCTATCTGCCTTACAACCAACTCTTGCATCATGAACATTTGAAACTACTGGAGCTCCAAGCATAGCTCCAGAAAAAGTTGGATCTCCAACAATTTCTACATCATGATCTTTATTAATAGCAAATCCATTTTCACTTATTGTATGCTGAAATCCTAATGCAAAATCAGCAAACTCATCAAGCTTATCAATCTTATCTGCTATATCAAGCATATAATTATTAATCTGCTTAGCCATAGCATGTTCCGCTTCAGATTTATCTTCTTTCTTTATAAAGTCTAAATCCTCTGCAGGAATATGAAGTACATATTTCTTAGTTTCCATTTTATTCTATCTCCTTTAAATAATTTTTATTATATTTCAGATGTATCATATTTTAAAGCATACTTCTCAAAAATCTTAAATTGTTCAAATTCTGTTTCTTCTTTTCCATAAATATTTTCAAATTCTTTATTTAATATAGAAGAGTCAAAATCGGGCATGGTGAAATTAAATATCATCATCATATTAATGCCATAATTATTAGCATATAATCCTAAAAGCGTTTTATACACTATAAAATTAGTATGGTCAAGATCAATATCATTAAATTCTTTCTTAGTTTTTCTACTAAGTAAATAAGAATGAACAAAATGATTTGTTAAATTACATGATGCATAAAGAATCATATCAGAAAGATAATCTATAACCTCTAATCCTTCTGGAGTAAAAAGTTGTAAGGAATTATATATTTTCTGATCTAATTCAGGAATCATACTACCATCAGTATTTGAAACCTGATCAAGCGTAATAATATTAAATCTATCTGTAATATTTTTATAATTAGAAATACTGTGATAGACTTTATTTATTATTTCTGTGCCTAAAACGTTTTCTGGTTGTTTTGTAGCTTTAATTTTATCTTTTAGGGTCTTTTCATTTGCTACAGCAAGTTTCATAAAACTCATTTTCGATATTGGTAAATAAGTGTCTTTTTTCATAATAAATTTCTCCTAAATAAAATATATTTTTTTTTGAATACATTTTAATTATTTGTATTCAAAAATATAATATCTAATTATTTTAATAAATAATAAAAAGAATTAAGGTGCAGCCATCTCAGCCGCACCTTAATCTATTTCAACAAAAGGAGAAATCATGAAACGAAAACAACAAAAATTTACACGAACACAAAAGCAATGAGCAAAATAAATGAAAGGAAAACAATGAAAACCAAATCACGAGCAGTAGAGATTGGGACTTAATCCCTACTAATAATATGTTAATATTTTTTCATAAATATAAAGAAAATAATGCAAGATGAATTTCCATCTTGCATTATAATTTTCTGAAAGGACAATAATACATAATAAATTGTAACGAAAATAAAATATATGAGGTTCCAAAATCACCAATAGCTATCCCACAAATTAGATGGTGAGTCTAATTTATAATAGTGTTTGTAATATATTTTTAAATACCAGCCAAATTCTATATGTCCAAACATATCGATAAATATATTTAAATACCGGAGGTGTATATAATATGGCAAATATGCCTATTGGATATATAATTCTTGAAGGTGCACCATCTGAAATTCCAGATGCCACTATAATAAAAGAATCTAATAAAAGAGTTATAGGAGAAGGAATTATTCAGACTGCAGAAGAAGAAAATAGAAATGGAAGATGTTATCTTCAGCCTGATCTTTTAAGAGAAGTTCAGTGTGCAAGAACTAAAGAACTTCTTACTACAGGAAATATGCTTTCTGAGAATGGTCATCCTATGGATACATCTATGATTAGGCAGCAGACTATTGATCCTAATAATACTGTCGCTAGATTTCTTAAGATCTGGATGGATGGAAATAATGTAATGGCTCAATTTAAGGGAACTAATAATGCTAAGGGCGAAGAATTTGATCAGGATCTTAGGGAAGGCGTTCTTCCTAGCTGGTCTCTTAGAGCTCTTGGTTCTCTTGCAAATAAGGGTGGACGTAATGTAGTTGAAAATCTTAAGGTTATTACCTGGGATAGAGTTATTTATCCGTCTCATCCTCATGCTTATACTACTAGACTTGTAAGCGAGTCTGCTGGAATTCGTGATAATTCTATTAATACTATGAATAAAAATGGTAAACTCATTCCTATTACAAATGAGTCTGTTGTTTCATATATTAAATCAGAATCTGGGAGAATTAAATCTCTTATTGAGCAGGTTGATTTTATGTATGAATCTACTGATATCGTAGATAATGGACGTAGAGTAAGACTTGTTGCTAAGAATGGTGATATCTTTATGATAAATCTTGAAAATCATGTTGCTAATGAAATTGAAAAATATTGTCTGACTAGAAGATAAATAATACATGAATTAGGTAGAAGGGTTGTTCCCTTCTACCTAGCTTTTATTACGTCAACTTATAAATAAATATTAGATATATTGAAAGGAGGAAAATAATATTATGCCTGTAATGTATAATAATGTAAATACTGGTGCACCGCAGCAGTTTAATATATATTATCATATGTCTACTAATAATAAGTCTTTTCTAGAAATGCATCAATTTCTAAAAGACCGTGGAATACAAAATAATAAATTTATGCTTGTTCTTCTAAACCCAGAACTTGCAAGAATAGATCCTAGGGATCCTAATCTTCCAATGCCTTATAGAGCTCTTGTATTAAGGGAATGCCTATCCAATCCTTGGTATTTCTTTAGAGAAATTATAAGGGTACCTCAGGAAGGTCAAACAGCAGGTGTACCTTTCCAATTAAATAGAGGAAACTTGGCACTTTTATTCTGTCTTATGCTCAATATGAATATATATCTTGAACTTCCTCGACAGACAGGTAAGACTATTGGAGCAGTTTGTTGGTATCTTTATTTGTATAACTTTGGAACTCAGAATTCTCAGATGTCTTTCTTAAATAAGAAGCTTGACGATGCTAAGCTTAACTTACAGCGTCTTAAGAATATAAGAGATCTTCTTCCTTCTTATTTAAAAATGGATTCTGCTTATAGTGCAGATGGCACTAAGTTAAAGTCTAGAAGTAATGTCGAAAGTATGCAGCATGTCTTAAATAATAACAATATTAAGACCATGCCGTCTGCTAGATCTGCCAATGCAGCAGCCAGCCTTTTAAGAGGTCAGACTACGCCTATTATATACATGGATGAGTATGCCTTCATGCCATATAATAATATCGTTTACTCTAACATGATTCCTGCATTTAATACTGCAGCGCAGAATGCTAAGCAAAATGGATCTCCTTATGGACTTCTTTTAACTTCTACCCCCGGATTCTTAACTACAGATGAAGGTAAAGCCGCATTTGATCTTAAGAATAGAGCTACTGTATTTAGTGAAAACTGGTATGATCTTCCTGTAAATGCAATTATGGATATTATTCATACTAATACAAATTCTAATTTTGTATATATTAAATATACTTATCAGCAGCTTGGTAAATCTGAAGAATGGTTTAGAGATCTTTGTATTACTCTTAATAAGGATTGGGAAGCAATACGTCGAGAGATTCTTCTTGAATGGGCTCTTGCTAATACCAATTCTCCATTTAGTCCTGAAGATCTTGATACTATAAAGAGTTTATTAAGACAGCCTATAAATACAGTTCTTATAAATAATAAGTATGAATTAAGAATATATGAAAAAATAGATCTTAGATATCCGCCTATAATGGGAGTCGACGTCTCTGGTGGATATAGAAGAGACTCTTCTGCAATAACTATTATAGATTCTTATAGTACAAGGGTTACCGCAGAAATGAATAATAACTTTATATCTACCCCTGAATTAGCAATGGTTATATATAAAATAGTAACCGAATGGATTCCTAATGCAGTAGTAAATATAGAGCGAAATGGCGGATTCGGTGCATCTGTTATTGCAAGATTACTTCAGACTTCTATAAGAAAGAATCTTTTCTATACAATAAAAGATAAAGTTGTAGAAGAAAGAGTTCTCGGATCTGCTATTCATAAAACAACACAAAAAACAAAAGTTTATGGTTCAGATTCTACTAAAACTGAAAGAGAAACTCTTATGGAGATTCTCCGAGATAGAGTAGAATATCATAAAGACAAGATAGTATCTCCTATAATATATGAAGAACTTTCTGGTCTTGAAGTTAAAAAGGACGGTAGAATTGAGCATTCTAGTAATACTCATGACGACCAGGTATTCTCATGGCTCTGGGCTCTTTATGTATATTACTATGGTGGAGATTTAATGCGGAACTGGGGTATAACAAAACATGTTCTGCGTACTGATGCCGATCTTGAAGAAGCTGTTGTAGATATTGGAGAAGAACAGGAAGATGTTGTAGGAAGTATCGATACTGCAGATAATCCTGATATTCAATCACAGCTTGATGCTATGGATAGATCTCCTGGTAAGAAATCTTATCAAGAATTTTCTAAAGAAGAAGAAGCTAAAGATAATGCATATTTAGCAAAAATTTTAGCAGATAAAAATATAAGAAATACATTAAATAGTAAATTTAAAGTTATGGCTTCTGAATATTCTAATAACGATGGAAGCTCTGTAACTAATATTCCTACAGATGTATTTATGAACTTTAATAAAGATGATAATGAAATAAATCAGTATTCAGTTTTACAAGGAAACTTGTCTAATTTATTTGGAGGTAAGTAATATGCCTATAGCAAATAAAATGAATAAATTACTTGATAAAATAGAAAGACGTCTTGGAACTAGTCAGCTTAAACTCCCAGATTATCTTTCTAAAGATAAATGGGCTAGTGTAGTTATTTCTAATGAAACTCTTGATACATTTAGCAGATATTTTCCTAATACATTAAAAATTAATCTCGATCTTTCTACTAGGCGAGTAGATGGATGGTATGTAATAGATGAATATGTACCAGATGGAGTAGAAATACTTGGAGTTAGAGATATAGACTGGACTACATATAATGCAGATGCTTTTGCTTCTCAGCAAGCTGAAGGATATGGAGTTTATGGAATGCTTGTTAATAACTATGGATTAGATGATATTGCTCTTGCACAAATGAGAGCAGATATGCTTTCTCTTTACAATAATAATATCTTTGTAGATTTTAAAGCTCCTAATCTTGTAAAAGTAAACTCTGTATCTAGAAATGATATGGTTAAGTTTTCTGGTTCTATACCGATTGAATTACTTATTAAGCATGCTGATAATCTTATGACAATTCCTGCAACTATGATGGAGATATTTGAAGATCTTGCTCAAGCAGATGTAGCTACATTCTTATATCAGGAACTTAAATATTATGATGGTCTTGAAACAGTATATGCAAATATTGATCTTAGACTCAATGATCTTGCAGATGCTGCAAGTAAGAGATCTGATATTGTAAGTCAGCTTGAAGATTCTTATGTTTCTGCTGCTAATAAAAATCAGCCAATTATGTTTACAGTATAAAAAATAAAGAGAAGAGCAAAATGCTCTTCTCCTTTTTCTTTCCTATTAAAACCCCATATAATCTATATTTTTATTAAAGAAATGCTCTCTAATAATATGAGAAACAGCACATAATTTCTTTAAATAATATTTCTGATCAAGATGAATAGCTAAATGATTTTTACCATCTTTAGATATGTCTCTAGCTACATCTATATATTTAAATATGTATTTAATGAAATATTTAAATTCTTTTTCTGTAAAACTATCATATTTATCACTAGTTTCAAATAAAGATGAAGTTTCATATCTTTGATTTATTTTTTCAACCTTTAATGAATCAAATTCAGTATATCTTTTAAAAAGAAGTTTATTATAAACATCTTGTGGAAGATCAGTAAGGAATAAATATAATTCATTATTTTTATCTATATAAAAATAATAATTTATATCAAAACTGTCCATTTCTTTAACAAACTGCTGAATTATCATAATTGATTTCTCCCTTTAATTTATAAATATAATTGTAGATTATGTATAAGGTTAAATAAGTTCTCAGGGTTAGGTGATGGAAGCAATCTATAACAAATAACAATTTTCTCTTTATTTTTTATTACATCAGAAAATTCTTCTTTGCTCATTTTAAGTATATCGCTCTTTACCATCTTTTTAATAAATTTAAGATGTTTCTTTACATCAATATTCATATATAGCCATTCGCATTTACAATTTATTATTGGATTCATTATATTTTCTGCATTAACTTTATTATCGTGCAAAAGCATAGTTAAAAATTGATATTCACTATACCAAGCATTAGAAAATATATTTTCTACAGGTTTTCTTTTTCCAGATGCTATATCTTTTATGATCATATTCTTTATAATCTTCATATCTATAGAAATTAATTGATATGTGATATCTGGATATGGAGCGAGGGTTAAATCTAATAGATAACTAAAAAGTTCATTACAAAAATTCTCAGTTCTTATATAATTTGCATATATAGGAATAGCAAACTGATATAGAGCATGATTCTTTTCACATTCATCTTTTAATTCATCTTTAAAATCTCTCGTTTCAGTTTCAAGAGGTATATCTGATATATTAATATTTTGAAATTGCTCTTCAATATTATCAAATGATATTCCATCAGGATCAAATGGTTCTGATGGTTTATTCATGCTAAAGATTTGTTTCATTATAGCATTCTTTGATATATAAAGTAATGCATCATTATACTCTTCTTTATTCATGACAATATCTTTATCAAATAAAGGAATAAAATAATTATCATTCATTTTTATTTTTCAAGGTCTTCTATATTATTAGAATTACTACCTTTAATAAACCGTCCTTCTATTGAATTTGATTTCTCTTCAGGTACTTCTTTAAATGTCCTTCCAGTTGCTAATACAACTTTATTTGTTCCAGGTTCTGGTCTCCCAACATAATTTAGCATATTACTTGCGGATAAATACATATTAAAAGACATTATTGAATAATAGAGTCCCATAATTCTATCAAGATTCATATCACAATAATTATCAGGACTTGATAAATACATTCTTACTCCAGGTTCTTTGTCTGCATTAGCAATTCCTCTGTCTATTATATATGGAACAAACTCTATATATTTTCCCATAGGTAATCGCTTTATTTTACATTCTGGAGTAGGAGTAGTTATTATTAATTTTCCATTATAAGTTGCAAAAAGATTGCTATACTTTGGGCTATTAAACCACTCTATTATTTTTTCTAAATTATTCTTTATAAGAAAATATTCACTTGGACCTATTCTAATAAATGCTTTTTCTGATCCATTAGTAGGTTTAACTATATTTTCTATAGATAAATAATAATCAAAATTTCTTCTTATTGTTGTTAATGATTTTATATTCTCTAATCCTTCTACAGGATATTCGAATTCATTATAATAAAGATTTCGTTTACCTCCAACTACTTTGGCAAATCCTGTGTTAAATTTTAATACAGCATTATTACCAATGATATATACGATATCAGACATCTTATCTATATTATCAATTGGATTACTCATTATTTTTTGCTATAGCCTTTCTCGATTTTTGTTACTTTTAAGTTTTCAAATTTATAAAAAATAATAAAGTAACCCAGATACCTGTAAATAGGTATCTGGGAAACTATTATCTTTTTACAAAGCTGTTACTTCACAAGTTCCATCAGACTTGAATTTGATGGAATATCTCTTTATAATTCCCTGATTAGGAATTCCAAAGAAACATGTTCCATTATCCATAGTCAGATCAAATTCACGAGTTGCTGCATTAACAGAAGTTATTCTGAATCTAAATGCAGCTCCTCTATTATTGTTTAATACATCTGCAAATGTAGGTGTATTAAAATAAGCATTCTCAAGACGAGATGTTATCTCATGCTTGAGATCACTTGGGCAATTACCAATTGTAGAAAGATCTACAATTGTATTTAATTCCTTCAAACGAGAATCATACATTTCTCGTTTACGAATTGAATTTAATCCTCCTGTAAAGATAGATTCAATTAACTGTCGATCAAGAACCTTTTTCTTACTATTAGGATCCTTGGTCTTGATCTCATATATGGGCATCATTTCATAACAAGTATTACCCATATTAATACCTGCTATAAGCTTGCGACGTCGATCAATAATGCAACCCGTATCAATCGTAAAGGATTTATCCGGAACCATTACATTGTTATTATTCAGTGTTATAATCTCTATCATACCTGTTGGTATATTAGAGTTAGGCCAGCACTGAGTTCTAACTTCTATTCTATAGCCACGAGAATTTGCTATCTTCTCAATTTCTGCTATAAAATCTAGATCGGAGTTATTTTCTGCAACCTTTGTTGCAGACTGCGTGGTTGTATTTGTACTAAAAGTAATATCACCACCCTTAGGTCCAAATGCATTCTTTACCATATTAAAAATATCCTTTTGAGTATAATTCTTCTTTCTACCCTCAGGATTCTTTTCTATGATGCTACTGATGTTTTCCTTAATAAGATCTGTATCAGTATCACTTGTAGCCTTATCGGCTTTTGCTTTAGGATCAGGCTTCTTCTTTACAGGAGAAGTTGCTGCTGGGTCATTCTTCAGCCATCCATCACCAGCAGGATTTTCTGTAGCAGCAGTCTGAGTCTGGGCTTGCTGTTGAGTGGTTTTCGGTTCCTCTTTAACTATAGGAGCCTGGTCAGATGTAACATCATTTTCATGATGTACAGTAGTTTCATTGCTATAAATAGCAATGGTTTCAGCACTTGATTCTGTACCTTTGAAAGTAGAATCTGTATTCTCTGTCTTTACAGGTTCTACCTTAGAATCAGAAGCAACTTTAACCTCTTCATATATAGGGGTTGCTTCTTCTTTGACTTCCTCAGATGTAACATTTTCATCAGTCCGATTAGTATCATCGATGATTTTTGTATTTTCATCAGCAGATACCACCTTATCATACTCCTTCTTAATCTTACGACCATAATATGCAATCTGCATATCAAGTATCGCATCCCGAATAAGTTCTCCAATCATTTTTTTATTTCTCCTTTTAAATTAAATATATTTTATGAATCAAATATGTTTGATTCATAATAATAATATATATTTATGAATTTATTTCATATTGATTCATAAATATCATAGGCTGAATTAATTTAGCCCTTGCATTCTCAACTTCAGATAATTTACTATCCAATGTATTAGCATTCATATTAACCTCAACACATTTGGTTGCATATTTACTAAAGACTGGCTTTTTATATTCATAAAATTTTCTAGTATAATAGAATCCATCATCTACTATATCTTTATAAATAGTATTAACGTCTCTGGTACGGCCAAATGTTTGTTGAGCTAATACTCTACTCTTGAAGGGTTCAGCTAAATTAACTGTTTCAGTTAATCCTTTAATATCCATTGCTGCTCCAGCAGATTTAGTTGTAGTAAGAATTATCTTCTTGCTTAATTGCTCTGCTTTAAGCTCTGATGGAATTATACTTGTATAAATACCAACTTGATTTATTAACTCTGGGAAGTTTTCATAAATCCATTTCTGTACTTCAAGTATAGCTTCATTGGTTCCTATATAAAATAGACTCTTACCAGGTTTACGAATTGCTGCATCTACCAAGATATATAGAAGTTTTAAGAAATTTTCATTATGAATTAAATAATCAGTATATTTAATTCTATTCAATCCATAATTATTCTTACATTCTGTAGCTTCTACAGGACTTGGCATACTGTTAAATCTAATAGCAGCATACTTTGTATGAGGATCTTCATTTCGATTAAATAAATCTATAGATGGTACATTCTTAAAGTACAATCTATAAATATTATTTTCAGCCATATCAGATCTTCCAGGTGTTGCTGTAAGATAATAAGTCAAATAAGTATTACTATAGCAATCTATTTGAAACATATTATCAAAATTTAAATGAGCTTCATCATAGAATTTGATTCCTATATTACAATATTTAAAGAAATCAGATACTGTTTCCCAACCTTTGCTATCTCCAATACTTCTTAATGTAGAATGTGTAGAAAGAATAACTTTATATTTTGATACATCTCGATTCATTAATTTCATAAATGATGGAGCACCACTTATCAAATATATTTCATCCGCAGATATATCAGTATATTCTATAAAGAACTTCTTCCACTGTTCTAGCCATCCCACACTATCAGTAATTACAATAGGTCTTAATTGTAAAAATGCTGTTGTAGCTATAGCGCAATATGTCTTACCTTTACCAGTATTTAAATTCACACATAGCATTGGATAATGCTTATTATATGAATACTTACCAGAAGATATCATAAACCGTATAGCTTCAGATTGTGTTTCATCTCTAGGTTTATACTTAAGATTAATTTGTCCTATAGATTTATATGGGTCTACATCATAATCGATTACCGGATCAGAGGAAAATACTCGTGAAAGAAAATCAAGATCTATACCTCTAGGAAGGTATAGAATTTTCTTTTCTTTATCATATATCATCCCTTTTGGAAATCTTTTATGATAAGTCATATCATAAATAGAAAATGTCTTCTCAATTGTAGGTGCATCTCCTAGATTATAATCATATATTTCTATATGAGTTCGGTATGCAACTATTTTATTCATATTTTTATACTCCTTATATTAATTCGAAAAAATAAAAGCCTATATATACTCTCTATATAAGTTGACTAAGCTTATATAGAAAGGTATATATAGGGTTGGAAGAAAATCAGACCGGAGAAATATTTTAAGAAGGTCTGATTTTGTCGAAAATAAATTTGAGCAAATAATCTAATCTTTTTATTTACTCATACTAATATTATATAATCAAAATATCAATTATTTCGATTATTAGAAATGAATAATATTAGTTGTATTATTTGTATCAGAACCTCGTTTAACACCAATAGATTCAATAGGAAATCCTTTTACACTATCATTAACAATTTCTGCTACTGAAACAAATGGTATTACCCATTTCGGAACAGGTTCTGCTATTGGAATTGCAATGGCATCTATTCCATCTGAATATTGTTTAGTTTTTAATAATGCTATTGCTTTATTATATACTTCTGGAAATGTATCTCTGATCTTATCTATATTCTTAGAATTTATATCAACTTTTACAATGTCTATAGGATTTCTAGTTGTAAGATCAAGAGCTTCAGTTCCTTCTTCATGAAGCGCATTATATGCATATGATGCTACTATACCTTGAATACGCATAGGATTCTCATATGTGGATACTGCTTTCACTTGTGCAGGTTTATAATATTTCTTTTCTCCAGCATTTATAGAATCAAATATTTCTTGTTCTACTTTATTAATATCCTTTAATACTCTTACTATATCAATAGATTCAGAATCAAGAATATCATCATAAAGTATTTTCTTTAAATGCTCTTGTGTTGTAGGATTACTTGTAGACTTAACAAATGCATCCATTCCTTTTATATCAAGAGACTTCTCTTCAGGAACTATATGTCCTTCCTGAAGCTCTATCTTAGATGCATAATGTTTCTTTGCATCCGTTATAAGCAATCTCTTAAATAGAAATTCTGTTTTTAAACTCATCAAACATGGATTGGTATTATTTTTATTTGTATTAGAATTAGCACAATATACTTGCATATATGAGTTTACCAATGAACTCATACAATACGTAAATACATTGATAATAGAATATCTTAATCCATCCTGAGGAGTTATAATCATAGGATTAATTTCTCTATCAGCTTCCATCTCTTCATCATAAGCTTCAGGATTATTAGGATCAAGTTCATTTACTTTAAGATCAGATACTTTAGATTTCATTGTGTCTACATCAGTTACCATTTTCTTTATCTTCATTGGTATACCTGCGCACATATTTCTTACGTATCTATACAATCCATCATAACAAACTATAGCACTATCAGTATCCTGAATAATACTTACTTTTCTTATAAGAGATTTCATCTTTGCTACTCTATTTACAATTTGTTTATCATAATAAACAAATTCTTTTAATAAATCCCTAAGTTCATTAATCTCCTTCTTTATCTTTTCCGGAGGTTCATTAGGATCCATAAAAGGTTCATCTAATAATTGAAGAATGTAAATAGTAATATCTTGAACAGGCTTATTATCTATAAAATTATAAAGATTATTTTTATAGAATAATCTATCAAGATCATCTTGAGGAAGTTTCTCAAGTATTTCCCAAATAATATTCATTTCCTGTTCGGATGGTACCCATCCAAATCCGGTAGAATGAAGTATCTGGAAAAATGTTTCTTCTATAGATGCATGATTTGTAATTACTTCATAATTTCTATAATATCTCTTTTCGTTAATTACATTATAAATGAATTCTATAACTTCTTCCATAGATGACATAGGTACATTATTTGCAAGGAAATTCTCAAAGAATAATGCTGCAGATGAAATTGCAGACTGTCCTTGAGTAGTTATTGCGCTTGCAACATGTACATTATAAAACATGGAAGAATACTGACCGCAAACGCCATAAACAAATATGCGATCTGATTTTGTTCACATAGTTCGCTACTCTATGCAGTTCTTTTATGAACTTCTCTAGTATTTCTCTAGACGATCAGACTATATCTTTACCATTTTACAGGAATGAGTACAGGACTTAGCATTTTAAGCCTCTTAGTCGTTGAACCTTCTTAGAACTTTTTCTAAGATCGGCTGCTGATTATACATTCTTATCTACTTAGGGTTGCCCCATATAGAATCTCTTTTGTTGTTTCTGACTTTCGTCCCCATATATAATTTATGGTAAAAGAGCTTTAGCACTTCCCAGCAATTCTCACATTTTAATCGACATTCTTTCGAATGAAGTGGGCTCTATGGCATTTAACCCATTCGCGTCAATCTTATAAAGGAGCTGCATTAGATTATACTTCTCAAAGTTTTCCGATCCTTTTGGATACTTAAACATTTCTTTTTTAGTTGCTTTTCGAGCATCTATAAAACCTTGTATAAGTTCATATATAGGATTAGGTTTATTAGTATGGCGATTAAACATAACACCAGCAGATGTAAATATCGGTTCCCTATCTGCAAGATAATCTGTTAATCTAGTTAATGTAGTTTCTATTTTTGTTTTCTTATAATTATTCTCTATTGTAACTGCTTGATCTTTAAAATGTTTTGTAATAGAATTATCTATTACTGCAGCTAATTCTACTTCGGTTAATAATGGAAAATTAAGATGAAGCATATTCATCATAATATTTTTATATTGCGTAATCATATCATTTTCTGGATATCTAGCTTCTCCAGTTCTAAGTTGATCTCTTAGTTTCATGAAGATCTCTCCTTAATTTATTTCATTATTCATAAGTTTTTTAGACATTGATTTTCTATATCACTTACAAAGTAATAGTATCTAATCGATCAACATTTATATAATTTATGGCCTATTAAGGAGGATAATTATGTTTTTAAACACAAGTAAAATGGAATATAAAGAAAGTGCAGTATTTGGTAAAGGCCATGCTGTACTTGAAGGTGCTCTTAAGAATCCTAATCAGTTTAGAGAAGCTGTTTTATATGAAGCTATTGCTAATCTGCCTGATGATAAGGTAGATGAATTTGTTAAGTCTGATGAAGCTAAGTATATGGTTGATAAGGGCTATATAACTGATGAGACTATCGAAAGGCTTAAGACTAATACTGACGATAAGTGTATGAATATTACTGTTTGTCATATGGCAAAAGAAGCTGGAGATCCACTTTGGGATGAACTTGTTGAATGTCGTCTCCAGGAACGTAGGATAATGGATGCTCTTATTGAAAAATATAAGGTTAAGGCTGCTCCTATTGCAGATAATGTAGAAACTGATTTTATTGAAAATTGTATTCCTAAGTACTTCAGAAAGAAGTAAAATATTATGAGATGAGCCATGCTCATCTCATTTTCTTTTTTGAGCATATAATATAATTATGAAGTACAAAGGTACTTTATTATAGCCCTGAAAACTATTTAATAAACTTTTATATTGAAAGGAATACAATTATGAATTTTGTAACCAACCAATCAACAGAGCAGCCTACTATCAATATTGAAAACCCTGAAAATTATTGGGTTTATCTTCCTATTCTTCGAGGTGAAAATATTAATCTCGAAATAGGAGCAATAAATAGAGATAACTGGCAGCATCATTATGATTCTATACTTAATATTTTAAGGGATGCAATTGAAACTGATGAAGTTCAACATGCATTTATTTCTATTAAATTTAATGATGGAATCACTCTTGATCTCTCGGTTATGGACTATTTACTCAATCTCATAATGTGGAGTATGCTTATAAAAACAGCAGTTCCGATTCAGTCTTATCATGTATTCTTTGATGAAGAGATTAAAAAGGATTCTATCAAAGATTATATTGATAAATTTCTTATTAATGAATCTCGAAAGAAATATAGCAATAAGGAGTTGAATAATATCATCGATGATGCTCTATATCATTTTCATGATATAGATGAATTCTCTTTATATTTATCCAATACTGTAAATCTTGAAGATAATGTAGAATTAATGAACAAGAATCCAGAATTCTATGAGTGTATGCATGCAGATCTTTCTCAGGTTCCTCTTGAAGATGTAAAGTCAGTTGGTATGTCTTATGCAAATAAGGCTATTGATTTAATGAAGCATTCTAAACAGTATCTTGGTTATGATCATTGTCTTGCAGATGCTTGTAGAGCTGGCGAAGGCATTAACCCTAAACAGTTTAAAGAGTTTACTATAAATATAGGTACTAAGCCTGATGGACGTGGTGGAGTATTTGAAAAACCTATACTTCATTCTTTCATTAATGGTGGCGTAGATAATCCTGTAGATTATTTTATCGAATCTTCTACAGGTAGAACAGCACAGATTATAAAATATAATAACGTTGGTTCTTCTGGACACTTTGCTAGGCTTTTAGGTCTTAATAATATGGATTCTCATCTTTGTCATGATTCTCATTATGATTGCGGTAGTACAAACTTTATACAGCTTACAATCAAAGATAAGAAAATGCTTAAGATGCTTGTAAATCGATATTATAGAACAAATCCTAATGGTATAGAAAATTGTATTAAGAGAACTGATACTCATCTTATTGGACAGACTATATATTTAAGATCTCCTATTACTTGTGCATCTGCAGCAAGAGGACAAGGTATATGCTATAAGTGTTATGGCGATCTTGCTTATACTGTTTATGATGCAGATATAAATTTTGGAGTTAATATTGGACGAGTTGCATCTGAAACTCTTTCATCTAGTTTAACTCAGAAGCTTCTTTCTGCAAAACATCTTCTTGAAACATTTATTGAGAAGATTACTTGGAACCCAGAATTCTATAAGTATTTTGAGCTCGAAGGTAATATAATCAGAACTAATGGTGATATTGAAGATTCTGATTTAAAGGATCTTAAAATCATTATTAATCCTGATAATATTGCATTGGTAGATGAAGAAGATGATGATCTTTCTTATGATGACGATGATGAGAAAGGAACTCCACTTTATAATGAATACATTACAGAGTTTGATGTATTAAATGAAGCTAATGGAGAAGTGTCTCATATTTGTAATGATAAGAATGCAAAACTTTATATATCTTCCGAATTCAATACTGAGATTCGTCGTAAAGCAGAAGCAATAGATACTAGTGTAGCAATATCATTTAATGATATTAAAGATATTACTTTATTCATTATGCCTATTGAAAATAATGAATTAAGTAAGACTCTTGATTATCTTAATGATCTTCTTAATAAGAAGAGTACTATTGAGAAATTTAATATTCATGATCTTCTTCAGAATATTATAGGAGCAGTTATAGATGGTGGTCTTAATATAGCATCAACTCATCTTGAGGTTATATTGAGCAATCAGTGTAGAGATGCTTCTAATATATTGGAGAAAGCAAAGTGGTATCTGCATAATCCTGATTATCAGATACTTACTCTTGATCAAGCATTAACTTCTAATCCTTCTGTAACAGTTTCACTCAGTTATCAGAAAGTAAAACGTATGCTGTATAATCCTCTTACATTTAAAAAGAATGGTTCATCATTTATGGATTTATTCTTTATGGAACAGCCTCAATATGCTATTAAAGGTATAGAAAAGGATGAGAATAAAGAACCTGAGCATAAACCTGGAGATGTAATTGAGCCTATGATATTCTTTGAGAATCCTAATGGAATTACTACAACAGACAGTGAAGATGATGATAGTGATGAAGGTTAAGTAATTTAAAAGGGTAGACCAATAATCTACCCTTTTATTTTTTTTGAAATATTAATAGTTTTTGCATATATATTATAAATATGAATAGTATAGGTTGAATTAGATCCTAATAATTTAACCAAAATCAAATACTATTCAAAAGGAGAAAATAAATGAAAAAGGACGTTTACGAAAGAGGAGAAATCCTCGAAAACAACAATAATCAGCGAATACTGATTGTTGGCAGAAGCAAGTATGGATACTCTACACTTGCTATAACGAACTTCAACTCAAATCAGGATATTCCTGATTTGAAAACCGACTTTGGAGAAGTGCTTCTTGGAGGTATGTTCTTCAAAAACTCGACTATAAGTGAGTATTATAGTCTTGTAGGAAGGCTGAGTAAAATTGATTATCTTAGAATAATCGATATAAACTCTGACTTTCAGAAGGGCCTTATTAATCTTGATAATAATGTTCTTCGATACGATGATTGGACTGATAATGCATCGGTTCAATCCAAATATAGGATGATTAAGACATATCAGAAACCTCTTACATCATCCGAAACCAAACAAGAAGTATATAATACTTCTAACAATGTTTCTTCTGAGGCAGAAGAATCTTACTCTAATGAAGAGAAGATTAAAAGTGAATCAGTAGAAACAAAAATAGATACTTCTATCAAAGTATCTACCAAAATCTCTAAGGCAAATGCATCAATCAAATTGATTGATAATCTGCCGAGAGATAATACATCTGTAAAGGTGTATTATAACGATGAGGAAACTCTTAATATTGCAGGTATGTCTGTAAGGGCAATTATGCAAAAATATGGAGTTAAAAATTTCACCGCTATGCAGATGCAAGTTAATGCAAAAGCATATTGCGGCATTAAGACAACAAGAGTCAGAAAGAATGATTTTGTATCATTCTTTAAAGCTGGCGGAGATATTGAAGATTGGTTAAATGCAAATAAAAATGCAGACCAATCTACAATATACAATGCAAAGAAATCGTATAAGAATTTTATCAAGAAAGAATCTTCAATTAAAATAGAAGGTTCTTCAATTGAGAACGTTCTTGATAATCTTCCTTTGAAGGATATTGCCGCTCTTTGCAGTTTAATATCAGATGAGGAAGAAACCAAAGTTAGAGAAATCTATAAGTCGCAGATTCCAGCGGCTATAGATTTCAAGACTAAAGATAATATGGATTTTATAAATCAATATTATCTTTCGAAGTCAATATACTATCAGGCAGGAATCGATCCTGTAGTAGCATTTGACTCTGTCGACACGATGATTTCATATTATAACAATACGAAATCAAAACTCAACAATATCATTCAGGAATTAATTAAATTCTTGAGTGAATTATCTCCGTACTACATTAAGTACTGGAATAGGCATATTGATATCTCCAATAAGGTATTAACAATACCAGAATTGGATGATACTCAAATGCATGCCCTCTGGTATTTAGTATCGTCGAGATATACCAATAGAATGTCCTTTGAAGGTTCATCGAAGGAGAAAGAGCTTCTTACTTGTAGTGGTACTACAATAGAAGCTGTATTATACTTCGGTATAACTCCTGAAAAGTTTTCAAGGCGTAAAACTAGTTATGCCGCAAGATTCCTTAAGAGCTAATTAAATAATTACCCATATGGATTAATTTCCATATGGGTAATTTCATTTTAGTCACATTTTATTTTTTGCTTAACTTTTACTTAATTAATATAATACGGAGGTATAATTTTATATGAGTAGCTTTAATTCAAATTTTATGGCTTATAATATTGTAACTGAAAATGAACTTTCTCAGGTTTTATCTCAATATGATACTAATTATGTAATTGACGTGGTTGAAGATGCAATGAAGAGTAGATACAATGAGGTTCCGATTGTATCTACTCGTCCTAATGTTGTATATGCATGGGAACAGAATTTCAGAGGTTATCAGGCTTATTATGGATCTGATTCTGCTGCTCAAATTGCTGAGGTAAGAACTGAAACTTATAATGAAATTATTTCTACAATTTGTAAAGAATTTAATCTTAATTTTACTATAGATGATACTATAGATCTTTATTCTGCAGCTTCATATCTTTATGATTTTCTTGTATGTAAGTTTAGTGATAATATGGTTTCTTTCTTTGCTAATTATATCTGTAAAGAAAAGAATACTATATTTGATGCACTTAATATGAATGAGCTTAGAAAGAATAAAGATACTTCTACTATTTATAATAAAAAGATTTATAAAGATAATAAGCTTGCCATTATTAATGCAAATATAGATATGGCTCTTAGCTATATTTCTTCTATCGATATTCCTTTCTATACTATAGTATATACTATTTTTGGTACTAATTCAGATGTAGCAAATTATATTCTTTCTATCATATCTTCTGAAGATAATGATTTTTATCATAGAGCTTATACTGATCTTCTTAATACAGATATTAGAGCTGAGATTATTACTGCTATTAGAATTAAGATCAATGATATTGCTGTTTCTCATGAAATGATTAATAATATCGAAGATATTACTAGTAAGACATCAGATGATGAGTAATTATTAAAATTTAATGAAAGGATAATAAAGCAATGAGCAATACTAAAAAATATGTAATAAATACTAAAAATATTTTTGGATTAGAAAAATTTTTGCATATTAGTAAAGATAAATTAGAAGTTCCAGATGATTATTATAGTGATAAAGATGCATGGGATATGATAAATGAAGCGGCACATTTTAGTAACGATCTTTGTACACTTAAATTATTATATCCTCATGCAAATTATAAAGATATTCTTATTGCATCATTTCAGGCTAATCCCAAATTACTAGCTTATATTTTGAGCATGTTTAAAATTTGTAAATCTGAAGGAAATCCAATTGATGCAGATACAATAAATAATTGGATGGCTGAAGCTACAGTAGTAGATGGATCAGCTAATAAAGAATTACTTGCTAATTCATCAATTATCGATAATAAGTTTCCTAGCAAATCTAATAAGTCATATATACAGAAGGAGATAACAAAATGAGTGAAGAAAATAAGACTATTCTTACAGATGAACAGCTTGATAAAGTATGTGAAACTGCAGCAGCTTGTAGAATTCCAGATAATGATATAGAATATAGACCTGAAGATAATAATATTGCAGAAGAAATAACTGATACAAATACTGATAATATAAATAATCTTGATTCTATGTATGATAGTGAGGATTTTATCAAGATTTTTGATGTAGTTAAGCATCTAGATGATCCTAATTATAAAGTATATAAGAATCTTCCTACATGTTTCCAGGATACTGTTAGAAATATTGCTACAGAACAGAATATTTCTATTGAGCATTGGGAAGATGTTGCAAGAGAATTTGCATCTAAATTTAAAGATTATGCAAATGCAGATGATGAATTTGATAAACTTCAGAAAGAATTATCCGAAGCTCTTAAAGTTCCTTCTGTAATGGATATTTATAATGAGCATACTGAAGAAGTTATGAATAAGAATATTCCTGAACTTATTGAGAAGCTTAAGGATAGTGATCCTGATAAGGCTGATCAGCTTGCTAAGGTAAAAGAAATGTATACTAAAGCATTTGATTTTTCTATAGCAAGAGAAAAGTATGATAATAATAGTAGAATTAGAAAGGCTGTAAGAAGATATAATAATGACTTTAATTCAAAGATAGATTATTATAATTCTAGAGTTCTTCATACAGATTTTAAGATGCATAACGCTATGGATGCATATAATGCACTAGTTTCTACTCTTATAAATCATACTAATCATAATTATACTGAAGTAGATGCTAAGAAGTTTATGATCTATATTCTTGCATCTACTGAAGATCTTGATTTTACAAATATTGCAGATGAATCTTATGCATATTATCTTATAAAAAATATTGCAATGCTTAAATATCTTGGTGAAGGTTTGACTGATTTCTCCTCGCAACTTATTAGTAATATATGTGATAATATAGAATATATTACTAATAAGGAGGATGAATCTAATGCATCTCTGCAGAACAAATCAAAGTCTGGGTGCTGTAGGAACTGAAGTTAAATTCAATGGTGTTCAGACAGTAACTTCAGAACTTGGTGAATATCTCAAGATTTCTTTTTTTAATCCTAGTACTAATAAGACCAGTAGTATTAGTGTTTTTCCTGGTCTAGAATATATAATTGCTTATTATGATATAGGAACTAATTCAACTCGACAGATTACTGGTTTGGTTACTAAGATATATAGTGATCAGATTAGGGTTAAAGTAGCTCCTACTGATAATGATACTAAAATTACATGTAATAAAGATAATTGCTCTACTTGTAGCAATTATTCTGCTTGTCTTGAAGCTGGTAAATTTAGTAATAATACCACAAATGATACTACATCATTAGCAGCTTGTAATTGTATATTCAATCCTCCAAATATAGATAAATATGATGAACCTAAAGTTATATTCGTTCCTGTACAGAATATTATTGCAATAAATTATGTAAAAGGAAATTGTGAATGTAATAATGGTTCAAATAATAATACTAATACTGGAGAGGAGAATATTAGAGTTATGCTATTAGGTATTACTGCAGATATAGTCAAAGCTATAGTAATTAGACTTGACTTTATTGAAGAAAATCTCGATGAGGCTCTTAAATATGTAGAACTTCATACTGGTGGTATATATGATCTTACCTATGTAACTAGAGATAATAGTTGCATGAATGGAGGAACTTGTGGATATACTACTTATCAGTCTAGAGTAAAGCTTATGGAAATACAGGAAATTGATGATGAAAGTTGTCCTTGTAATACTAAGGCAGGATATGTAAGGGAGCATGTAGGTTGTTATAATGCTGTCTATACTTCTTGTCATCATGATAAGGATGATTTTATGAAAGCTGATCCTGTAAGAAAGATTAGACTTATAGTAGATACTTCTGAAACATTTGAAGGTAGATATGAGTCTATTATGCTTGATTGTGTTAGAGATTGTACTGAAGTTGATGAAATGGGTAATCCTAAACCATTTATCGAATATGATGATATTTGTAAGTGCTGTCCTCATAAATGTGAAGGATGTAATCCTGAATCTTGTGGGCATCATGATACTCCTGGTCAGGGTGGCTCCTCAGATCCTACAGTTCCTGCACCTGGAGATTCTTCATCTTGTGGATGTGGTCCTACAAAGACTTATGAGTACAGTTATACTGATGCAGATAATTCATATAAAGCAAGTGTAACTGGTGAATCTGTTGTACTTACTATTAAGGGTGCTGATACAAAGCTTACTCTTGATGAACTTATTAAGTATTATTTAGGATTATAAAATTATACCCTGTCCCTACAAGGACAGGGTTATTCTTTCGCATAACTATTTAATAAATTATTAAAATGGAGGTGTAAATATGCCTATAATTTCTGCAGAAGTTATTGATAGTAAGAATTATAGAGTGACTGTAACATTAGGTCATGGTGCTCTTGAAAATCTTGTAATAACTCCAGATGGCTTATATTCTATATTTTATATAAGAAATGGTTGTAGTCTTAACTTTACTGGTAAAATTCCAAATATAGTTTGTAATAGAGCTATACCCCAGAATAGTTATGTACTCTTTGATCATTCCGAAGATAATTCTAATAAGAAAGAGAGAATTCTTTTTTCGCAGATTCAGTATATCAAAGATATTACCCCAAATGATGCATATCGAATTGCACTCGATCATGGATTTGTTGGTACTGTTGAAGATTGGCTTGAGTCAATGCGTGGCGCGCCTGGAAAAGATAATTATGAAATAGCTGTTGAGTGTGGTTATACTGGTACAAGACAGCAGTGGATTGAAGAAACCCGCGGTATGCAGGGATTCTCTGCATATGATATTGCTGTTAAGAATGGTTTTGTTGGTACAGAGGAGCAGTGGCTTAATAGTCTTAAGGGTGCTTCTGCTTATCAGCTTGCTGTTAAGAATGGTTATACTGGTACAGAAGAAGAGTGGCTTAATAGTCTTAACGGAGCCGATGGTAAATCTGCGTTTGAAATAGCTGTAACTAATGGATTTGAAGGGTCAGAAGAAGATTGGCTTAAATCTCTTAAGGGTAAGAGTTCATATGAGCTTGCAGTAGCTAATGGATTTACTGGATCTGAAAAAGAATGGCTTGAAGATATTGGTGATAATACTGAGCTCAGACAGCGTGTTGCTAATATTGAATCTGTCCTTAACTGGATTCCTACTATGTAATTATAACTAACCCTTATGAAAAATCATAAGGGTTAAATTTTAAGAAAATTTTTAAACACCTACTATTTTTAATGAGAACTTATTAAGTAAAGAGTTTTATATTTTAAAATTCTAAATTTTATAATAGGAGGAATTTAACTATGCTTATGCAATGGCATATAGTCACATCTGCTGTATATAAGGCTGGTACGCCGGTAGATGGTGACATGTATTTCATTAGCGATACCCATGAAATTTATCGTGGTGCAGTACCATTCACAGAATCTGTTGTAATGTATACTGATCTCCCGGTAGATGGTATTGCAAAGAATAGACTGTATATTAATTCCACCACGCTTGAAGGTAAGATCCATGATGGCACTGAGTGGAAGACTGTAATCAGACCTATTGACGCAACTGTTACTGCTGATGGCATTAATGCTGTTTCTGGTAAGGCAGTTGCTGCATATGTTGCTGCAGAGATTGCTAAGGTTACTGCTAGCGGAGACGTTGTTAGTAAGCTTGCATGGGATTCTGCTGAGCATATGCTTACGGTTACTAAGGGATCTAATGAGAGTGAGAATATCACTTTCACTGGTCTTGGTGTAAACCTTGACTATGAAGCTGCTACTGGTAACCTTCAGCTTACTGATGCTGCAGGTAACAAGATTGGTGATCCGATTAAGCTCGATCTTGAGCGTTTCGTAAAGTCTGCTGAGTATATTGCAGCAGATAAAACTATCGTTCTTTACTTCGATGATGAGAAGAAGGATTCTATCTCGATTCCTGTTGGAGATCTTGTTGATACCTATACTGCTGAAGCTGCAGATAAGTCTCTTGAGCTTTCCGTTGCTGAAGGTAATGTAATTAAGGGTAAGGTTAAGATTTCCACTAAGAATGGTAATATTCTTACTCTTAATGATGATGGTCTTTATGTAGCAGCTCCTGATATCACTGGTAAGATGGATAAGGTTACCGATGGTGTAACTGGAAACATCCTTACTCTTGGTGCAGATGGTCAGGCAGTTGACTCTGGTAAGACCTTTAGCGATCTTGCATCAAATAATAAGATTTATAAGGGTGCAACTCTTGAAGAGGCTGTAACTGGCAATACTCCTATTAAGGGTGACGTTGCTATTATTAGCAATAAGATTGGTAGTTCAGACAAGGTTGAGCGCAAGGCATATATCCATGATGGTGAAACCTGGCTCCCGATGACCGAGTACTATAATGCCGCTAATGTCATTTTCCCTGAGAATCTTAAGACTACTTATGCAATGGGTAATATTACCCTTACTAATGGTCAGGCTGAAATTAATAGTACGGGTAAGAGCTATCTCGATACCTGGAACATGATCTGGGTTAAGGAGAAGCAGCCTACTGTTACTCAGCCGTCTGTTTCTGTAACTCTTAACCAGGCTAAGGCATATGAGGTTGGTACTTCGGTAACTCCGTCTTATTCTGCTTCGCTCAATCCTGGTAAGTATGAGTTTAACCCGAATAATGGTGCTACTGGTATTACTGCTTCCAGTTGGGAGATTAGTGATACTGCTGGTCATACTGCTACTACTAATACTGGCACGTTTGATGCTATTACTGTAGCAGATGGCATGAATTATAGCATTACTGCTAAGGCTAACTATGAGGATTCTCCGAATGCTCCGCTTACCAACCTTAGTAATGCAGCAGATGCTTCGAAGAAGATTCTTGCTGGTTCTAAGTCTGCAACTTCTGGTAAGATCACTGGTTTCAGAAATAGTTTCTATGGAACTATTACTGAAGCTAATGATACTCCTGCTAGTGCAGATATTCGTAAACTTACAGCTTCTGGCAAGGCACTTGCAAAGGGTGCTAAGATTAACTTGACTATTTCTAATACTGCAAAGAGAATTATTATTGCAATTCCTGCAACTCTTGGTGGTGTAGTGGTCACATATGATGAAGGTATGGGAGCAGATGTTACGGCATCGTTTGCAGCTACTCAGGTAGATGTTGAAGGTGCTAATGGCTATACTGCAGCTGCATATAAGGTATATGTTGCTCCTGCTGCATATTCGGGCACAGTTCATTATACTGTGGTAATTCAGTAATAGGAGGGAATAAAAATGGCTAGTTATGTACCCGTAACAAATATACTCGAATTCCCTATGGCCTTTGTGCCTACTGGAGCATTCCCGATTGATGGTAGATCAATGTTTGGTTCCTATGCTGAAGCAGTTACTGCTGCAGGTACTGTAGGAACTGAAGGGTCCAAATATTATATCGGTATGGCTCTTACTGTATATGAGAATGATACTGTTAAGATGTATCAGATCGCTGCAGATAAGACGCTTCAGGAAGTTGGTTCGGTAACTCTTACTGATGGTAAGACTATTGAATATGGTGATGATGGTAAGACCATCTCCCTTAAGAATTTTGGTAAGGAGTATTATGCATATAAGCCTGCTGATAAGATTATTGCATCTTCTGATGAGTATTCTTATCCGGATAGCATGCCTGCTGCTCCTGCTGCAAATAGTTATGTAAAGATTGCAGAAGCTTGGTATAAATACGATGGCTCTGCTTGGGCCGTTGCTGATGCTGAGCCTGCAACTGCTGCTACCTATGTTAAGACTACTGGTTGGAAGGCTGGTGTTCAGCCTAAGGCAGTTCTTAATGCTGAAGGTAATGGCTTTGAGATTGCATGGTATGAGCCGTCTACTACTACGGTTGAGGGTGTCTCTGAAACTGTAAGCTCGCTCCAGACGACTGTTGATTCTCTTGTTCAGAATGTCAATGAGACTATTCCTGGTCAGATTGAAACTGCAGTTGGTGAAGAAGAAACTAGAGCTAAGGGTGTTGAGTCTGGTCTTAGAACCGATGTAGATACTAATACTGCTGCTATTACTAAACTTAATGGTGATGCTGAAACTGATGGTTCTGTGAAGAATCAGATTGCTGCAGCAATTGCTGGTATTATGAATAACCCGGATGAAACTATGAACTCTATTCAGGAGCTCGTAGACTGGGTAAATAGTCATAATACTGAAGCTACCACTATGTCTAATAATATCAAGAAGAATACTGATGACATTAATACTATTAATACTCTTCTTGGTACTGCTCTTCCTGAGGGCACTACTGCTACTACTGTAATTGGTTATATTGCGGAGGCTGTTAAGGCTGAGGCAGACCGTGCTAAGGATGAAGAGGGTAAGAATGCTACTGCTATTGCAAATCTCAAGACTGCAGTTGAAGCAATTGATGTTACAGCTTTTGCTACTAAGGAACAGGGTCTCAAGGCAGATAGTGCTGTGCAGACTGTTGTTAAGGGTGAAACCAATGGTCATATTGCTGTAGATGGTGTTGATGTTGAGGTTTATACTGCTCCTATAGCATCTACTACTGCGCTTGGTCAGGTTCAGCTTGATGGTACTTCTATTACTGTAACTGATAAGGGTGTAGCATCTGTTGCTGCAGTTGATGCTACCAAGATTACTGGTCTTGATGGTAAGCTTACTGATACTCGGACTGCTGCTACTGAAGCTGCTAATACTTATACTGATGAAAATGCAGTTGCTAAGACTGCTATCGTTGAGGATAGCACTAAGGCAGCAACATCGGTTGAAGCTGCATCTTCTGCAAAGGTTGTTTCTGAAAAGCTTCTTATGCAGTATCTTGAGTGGAAGACTGAGATGTAAAATAAAATTAGTCAAGGGTAAGGAAAATCTTACCCTTGATTTTCTTTTTCAGAACATAATTATAAATCTATGAGAAAAATATAAATCATAGAAAAATTTTTAATTATCCAGGAGGAATTTAAGATATGCTTACTTGGCATTATATAACTAGAAAAGCTTTTGATGATGCAGCAGAAGCAACTAAGACTGCTGACAAGCTTTATTTTATTTCTGATACGCATGAAATCTATAAGGGCACTCAGCTCTTCAATGAGTCTGTTACTCTCGTAGAAGAGTTCCCGGCTGCTGGTGGTGCAGTTGGAAGACTTTATGTCGATTCTACTACGCTTGAGGGTAAGATTTGGACTGGTGCTGCTTGGACCACTGTTATTCAGCCTGTTCAGGCTACGCTTACCGCTTCTGATACTGCTAAGCCGGTTTCTGGTAAGGCAGTTGCAGACTACGTTTCTGGTGAGATTGCAAAGGTAACTGGCTCGAAGGATCTTGTTACTGGTGTTGCATATGATGCAAATGGTAATAAGCTCACTGTTACGATGGCTGATACTACCACGACAGATGTTCCGCTTACTGGCACTGCAGTAGATCTTACTTATGATTCGACTACTGGCGAACTTAAGGTTAAGAATGCTTCTGGTACTGCTCTTGGTACTGGTGTTAAGCTTGACCTCGAGCGTTTCGTAAAGTCTGCTACTTATGATGATGAAAACAAGAAGATCATCCTCAACTTCAATGATGATAGCATTCCTCTTGAGATTGAGGTTGGTGATCTTGTTGATACTTACACTGCAAAGAACTCGACGACTGTTTCTCTTACTGTAACTGGTAATGAGTTTACTGCTGAGGCAATTGTTGCTGCTACTGCTGGTAATATGCTTAAGAAGACTGATGCTGGTCTTTATGTTGCAGCTACTGATGTTTCTGGTAAGATCGATAAAGTTGCTGATGCTACGGCTGATGCAGTCGCTATCCTTATGGCTGATGGACAGATTGCTGATTCTGGTGTGAAGATTGGTGCTGCTGCTCTTGCAGAAACTGCTACTGCTTCGACTCTCGCTACCGAAGCTGCTGTTGCTGCAGTTCGTACTGCTCTTCAGACTGCTATCGATGGTAAGATGGCTAAGGTTGCAGCTTCCAAGGCAGATGAGGTCCTTGTTGCTACTGCTGATGGTAACGCTGCAGTTTCTGGCGTTAAGATCGGTGGAGAGGCTATGAAGGATACGAAGGATGCTTCTACTCTCGCTACTGAAAAGGCAGTTGAGACTTATGTAACTGGTTATGCAGTTGCTAAGACTGCTATCGTTACTGATGGTAATGTTGCTACGACTGTTGCTGCTGCTTCGGATGCAAAGGTTGCTTCTGAGAAGGCATTTGTTGATGCAATGACCTGGAAGACTACTGCATAAGTTAAATACTTATAATTATAGAGGAAGGGCAAAAACCCTTCCTCTATTTATTTTATTTAAATTCACATCATAATAAATACTTTTATTAAAGGAGGATAATATAAAATGGTTGTCCATTATGATATAACAGAAAGTTATTTAACTAATAAAAAGTTTGAAGCTGGAGCTATTTATTATTGTAATGATACTGGAAATGTATTTCTTGATAGTGTGACTGAAAAAACTCGTATTCAGGTTTCAAGAGATATAATTCCGATTGCAACTGAAGCAGATAAGCCTATTGCGCCGCTTCCTAATAAGCTTTATTGTGTAATGGCTACTGGAACTCTTTGTATATTCTTTAATGGTGCTTGGGTAAATCTTGGTCGTCCTCAGATTCATTTTGCAAATGTTATGGTTCCTGCTAGTAGTGCACTTGAAATTTCAGATAATAGAATTATTTCTGCTGATAAGGCAGTATTTATTCCTGATCTTTCTGTAGCAGATCTTTGTACAAAATCTACTGCAACTTGTTCTGATGGAAAAGTTACTATATCTGTAACTGCAAGCTTTCCTATTATTGGAGAAGTAATTATAAACTAATTCCGAGGTGATATAAATGGAATATGGTGTTCCCTCATTCTTAAAGAGAGATGGAGATGCTCTTTTATTTAATGAAGAAGGACAGTTTGTTTTCTATGTTCCTGAGACATATTTTGATCGAGGGGATGCTGAAATAAAAGGTGAATATGTAAATTTACTTGGAATTCTTGATTATAGCATCTTCAAGCCAGATGGAACTAATATTGGTTTAAAGAGATTTAACTTCCCAACTGTATTTCTTGCTAAGCCTTCTAGAATTGAAAAGTTAAAAGGTGTACAGCTTAGAGATGTTGTTGATAAGCAAGATTATAGACTACTTGTTTTTGAAAAGGGAGATGCTGTTGTAGTATCTGTTAAAGTTCCTCAGAATATAGCAAATGTTGAGGACTTTTATAAGATATTCCTTACTGGTAAACTTCCTACTACTATTCCATATGATAAACTTCAAAATTATTTTGTTGATTCTATAGAACTTAATGGTTCTTCTTATGGAATGAGTCTTCAGATGTTTGGAATTATTGTTGGTGAAATGTGTAGAGATCCTAAAGATCCTGCTAAAGCTTTCCGTCATACTAATTTTAAAGATATGATGGAATATAAAGCAATATCTATTAAAGATCTTCCTAAATATATTTCACCTAATTCTTCTATATCTTCTGAGAACTGGGATTTTGGTGTTATAGGTGCTATTATGAATCCTTCAAACGTCAATTCTCCGCTTGAAAGATTGATCATGGGTTCCTAACCAAATGCCCATTATTAACATAAAATTAAAGCTACGCTATTTTATATATAGCCTTAGTATATATCTTATAATTGTAGTAAATAATATTCTTAAAGGAGGAAATATAAATGTATCCTGGCGTAATAGTTGAATACGAGGATCGGAGCGAACGTTCTGATCTTGCTATAACTACCGTACGGAATAGACCTCTCTTTTTGGCACTCTTTACCTCTGAGAAGGGTACTGAAGAGTGGACTAGAATTTCAGGTAGAGATTTCTTTACTATGTACGGAAATACAATTTCATTCAGCAGGCATGGTCAGCCTCTTCTTCAGGCAGCTATGTCTATTAATGCTGGTGCAGAGCTTCTTTGTAAGCGTCTTGTAGCTAGTGATTCTGCTCTTGCAAATATTGGTATTGTTGCTACTCTTGGTACTAAGCAGGTTCAGCGTACTGATGCTGATGGTAATCTTCTTTATACCAATAGCGATGGTAATGAGGTTACTGATGTAACTGATAATCCTGTTATGGATACCGTTAATACCATTTCTTATAGTCTTAAGACTGCTCCTGGTGTTAAGACTGTTGATGCTGCATATGAAGCAATTAAGGCTAAGATGACCGATGATAATAGTTATCTTCTTTATGTAATTGCTGATAATGGTAGAGGTACTTCTAAGAAGAGAATTAGAATTACTCCTAATTATACAATCTCTAGAACTCGTGAGTATACTACTTATAGTATCTCTGTTAGAGAAGGTGACTCTGAGATTGAGTCTATTTCTTTTGCTATTAATCCGAATCTTGTTGTAAATAATCAAAATATTTCTCTTCAGTCTATGGTAAATAGCAATTCTACCCAGATTGTTTGTAAGGCTGATGATGATAGTATCGAGAAGTTTGCTAAGAAGATGGCTGAGCTTAATGGTATTGAAGATGATAGCCTTATCTATAGCTACGATATTCTCTTTGGATGCTCGAATAAGGGTGTAACTCTTGATGGCTTTGAACTTGATTCTGAAGGTATTGATCTTAGATATAACTATGGTCAGATTCTTCAGAGTGGTAACAATGGTAAGTTTGGTGATAAGCCCTTTGAGCAGACTGAAGAGTGGTCTACTCAGGCAGTTGAGGCACTTAATGGTACTTTTGATGAAGTCATCTTCAACCTTGATCAGTTTATGATTAGTGCATGTGTTGATGCAAACTATCCTACTGCTGTTAAGAGAGCTATTGAACAGCTTGTTATGTTTAGAGAAGACTTCTTCTACTTCAGAGATCAGGGTCTTGGAAAGACTTCCATTGAGCTCATGACTAGTGAAGTTCAGAAAGAGGCTAAGAGCATGTTCTGTGCTACTTATCCTCAGTCTTATGATGTAATTGATCCTTATACCAAGAGACAGATTACTGTGACCATGGGTTATTCTCTTGCACAACTTCTTGTTAATCATCTTGATAGAGGTGCAATTCTTCCGCCTGCAGGTATTCTCCATGATATGATCATTACTGATTGTATTTATGGTACTCTTTCATTTACTCCTGTTATTTGTCCTGATCCTAAGGGTAACCAGAAGGAGCAGATGGAAGAGATCGGTGTAAACTATGCATCATATATTGATAATGCTCTTGTTATTGAGTCTCTTTATACTTCTCAGGAGAAGAAGTCTCAGTGGAGCTATATTAATAATGTCATGGGAATTCAGGAAGTTGTACGTGCTATTCGTAGAAGATGCCCTGCTATTCGTTATAGCTTTATGGATGGAGAGGATCTTGAGAAATATCGTAAGGAAGTTGAGGAAGTAATTGCTCCTTATGCATCTAACTTTAAGACGCTTGAGCTTACTTATGTTGCTGATACTACTTACGCAGCTAATAAGATCTTCTACGCAGTCCTTAAGTGTGTCTATAAGGATTTTGTCCAGACTGAATGGTTCAAGGTCATTGCGCTTCCTACGCAGACTACTGTAGTAGAGTAAGGGAGGAATAAATAATGGCTAGTAATTTCAATATGTTTACTGATCTTAAGACCCCGAGAGATCTTAGTAAATATACACTTTATAGGGGTACTACTGATTTCTCGCAGCTTCAGCAGTTTGATCTTTATGAACAGGGTTATCCGCTTCTTGTGGTTGTTTCTGTTCCGAGATTCCTTGAGAAAATGGCTGAGAAGGATGCAACTGTAAAGAATCTTATTGATTCGTATATCCATGTTCTTGAGTACGAGTTCAAGGGTATTTCTGGTGGTATTGATGATATGGGCTCTGATACTGGTGAGGTTACCAATGGAGTTCAGTCTATTAATGCTATTCTTAAGACCAATGGTCCGAATGGCACTACCATTAGTATGGAGTATCAGGAAAAGGCTGGTTCTACTATTACTAAGATGCATGAGCTTTATCTTAGAAATGTAAGAGATCCTGCTAGTGGACTTAAGACTTATGGTGGTCTTATTGGACTTGGCGATACTGCAGATATTAGAGCAGAGGATGCTGGTTTTGATAAGGAAACCTTTAGCTTCCTTTACATGCATACTGATAATACTGGACTTCTTCTTGAGCGTGCTGTTTACTTCGTTGGATGCTCCCCGACAAGCGCTCAGCTTAGTATTTATCAGGGTACCAAGGGCGATGTTTCATTCCAGAATGTAACTTGTGAATTTAATGCATTCCCAATTCATGGTGCTGAAGTTAATAAGCGTGCTAAGGCTGTTCTTGACTGGCTTAATAACGAGGCTAATGATAAGATGATTCATCGTATTTCTTGGGATTACAATTATGCTGCTCTTAGTGATACTGCTGAGGGTCTTGCACAGACCAAGCTTACTGGTGGTAACTAATATAAAAAATAAAGCCGTAGAGGGGGAAACCCTCTACGGTATTTTCTTTTATATTAATATCCAGAATCATTATCATTCTCGTCTGAATGGCTTTCATTCTTTTCAGCATTAACTTCAAGCATAGTCTTATCATAAAGTTCCTGATGCTTTGCCGTATCAAGATGAGTTCCAATATAATATTCAAATAGCTTATTTGTATAAGCATTCTTAAGTTTCTCATCATCGTTTCCAGCCATCTTCATTTCAACAATATTCTGTACAAATTCCTTTGTATTAGTAATAAGCTGATTAGTATTAGTTACATTAATGAAACTAGGTGGAGGAAGAGTAACTTTAATTCTTTCATTCTCACTATACTCATAATTATATATAGGAGTAATGAGTTCAGAAAGAAGATGCTCATAAAGTTCCTGTCTCTTATAGCAGAATCTAAGAACCTTAGAAGAACTCATAGTAAGCTGCATAGCATAATCAACAGACTGACGAGTCTGAATTATTTCAATCGGAATTCCAGTACTATTAATAGCTGCTTCTTCAAGTGCTTGCATAAGTTCTGTAGGAGTCTGAATATCCTGACCTTGCATAACCTCAAACTGAATAGGTGCATCGCCAGAAGCATTAGTAGGAATTACATAATCATTATATCTACCAGTAATATTAAGTATATTATTAATACTTTGGAACTGTCTAATATTAAAATTAGATTGCTTAATCTGATTTATGACATTAAGTAAGCATCCTGCAATATTCTTATCAGCAGTCTGTTTTACATAATAAACTCTCTTGTCTATACTTCTAGTAAGATTTCCTATAGAGGTAGTAATATAAAGAGATGCATAAATCTTTGCAGGAATAAGACCCTTTTCAAGATCAGAAATTCCTCTATGAGTAATAGGATCCTGTTTAAAATAGAAATGGACCATATCTTCCGGAGGAATAAATGTAACCTTAAAATTATTTATATTACCAATATTAAACTGGTCATTATATTTAAGAATCATATAAATTTCTCTAGAAAGATCCTGATTTGCATTTACAAATTTCTTATCAATAAATCTGGAGAGCTGATTTGCTACATACTTAAGAGTTTCATCTCTCCTAATAGCATCTACTCCATTTATCATATTACCATTTCTACTATTAGTAAGAGCATCACTAAAAATACTCTTAAATCCCATAAATGATTCACCATCAAGACTGGGATCAGATACTTCAAAGTAATAATATCCCATACACATATCTTCAATGTAAATAGGATATACCATCTCTCTAGGACAACGTTTTACAACACATCCAGTTGCTTTTACATCAACAGGCTTTTGATTTACACCTGCAATAAGTCCATCATTAGCAACTACATAATCACTATTTTTACGTTTTGTAAGATCTATATCGCCATTAAGTTCAAACTTATCATTTGCTTCATTAATAGAATTTTCATATATAGAAGCAAGGGATTTTACATTAGCAGTTTTATTATGAATTGCATTATATTTATCTTTAATAGCACTTTCAATAATACCCTTAGTACAAATCTCTACTCCAATATTAAAAGATTCATCATTATGAAGATGACACAATGGTTCTATAGTAGCATTATCTCTATTAGAAGCTGCAGATTCAAGTATAGTTTCAGATCTATGCTCATCTTTTATTACACATTTATTCTTATTAAGCGAAAATAAAAAGTGTTCATTCATAGGCATAGAATTATCGTTATCCGAATTTGCTTCCTTCATAGTATTCATAGGTATTTCTTCATTAGCCTGCTTTGAAGCAAGAAGTTTACCTATAGCAATATTATATGGTACTCTATAAACAAAACACTCACCATACTTAGCTATATCATCATACATTTCATCAGTAAGTTCAGCAAGCTTATATCTTGTTTCCATACGCTTACATCTCTCACTAAATGTAACTTCAGATGTTGCAGATGCAGACACTTTCTGGAAAGATAAAAAGTCTTTAGAGAAATGATCTGCAGATAATACACAATCTTTCTGTACTGCTAAAGCTTCTTCAAGCTTAGGCATATACTTACAAATAGTATCTATTTCCTGATCAAGTTCTTTAAGATACTTATTATTCATAAAAGTATTATAAAGATCATCAGTCATAGATGCAGTATCAAACATCTGAGATATATCTTTAACTAACTCGTCTTCACTGGAATTATTGCCTGATAATGCCATTCTTGAATAAAGATTTGACATATTAGGTTTGCCGAATAATTCCATATTTTTATTAACTATTTTATCAAGATTTCTATTTATATCAGCACTAATTCTTTTAATATCATCATTTTGCTGAGAAGAAGACATATATGTAGATCTATATAAGTAATCCATATTATTTTTTACATTGTCTGCTAATTTAGATATGGTTTTATTAGCTCTATTTATGCCTCGCGATTTATTATTTTTATTAGCCATATTATAACCTCCTTATTTTAAATAAGTTAATTAAATGTTCCAGTTATCGATGAATATAAAAAATAAAACCCTATAGGTATTTTGCCTATAGGGTTTATATTCTTCGATTAAAAGTCTATACACTTAATATGAATTTTTTCCTTAAAAGAATAATGATAATTTCCATATGATATAGGATTCTTTTTCTTATTAGGAATAAAAGTTACTGCATATATTCTAGATATATCAGAAAATCTAACTACAATATCAAGTTGATCATTTTTTGCTAATGTAAATAATCCTTTATAGAGTGATATAGTTACATTTCTATTAAATCCATTTATATTACTACAAGGTAAACTTATATATACAGATCCTAAAGAAACTTTATTATCAAATACTTTTCTAACTCCAACCATATTTTGTACATCTGTAAATACATATGGTTCAGATAGATTTTTCATTGATAAGAATCCGTCCAATTCATTATTGAATGCCTGATATACATAATCATTACTCAATAACTTTGGAAGCATTTGAATTTGTGGAATACGACTATTACCAGAATATAATATATATAGATCTTCAGATATTACATATCTAGCTCTTATTTTGCCAAGTCTATATTCTTCATACGTATAATCTGGTAAAATTACCCAAGGAAAATCCTCAGGTATATAGAATGCTTCGGTACTTTGAAGTATATCTTTATCTAAGCATTCTGTTCTAAAAGTAATATCAGTATTCAATTCATATGGAATATCTATCTCGTGAATACAAGCTGCATCTGCAGGTCCACCATATAATTTATTGGTGGACTTGAGAGCAATAAATGTTTGACATTTGCTACATCTAGCAAGTTCACATAAATATCTAAAATCAGAGATTGGTCTTAGAGTTGATGAATTGCTGGTTAGGAGTTGCAGTCGCATAATCTCTAAATTCCTTCCATTTATCATAATCAGGATCTTTCTTATTTTCAATATATTCCTGATCAATTTTTCCTATTTCAATTTTATTAAGTTTCTCATGAGAAACTAATCCAATTTCCATAGGATTAATTAAATCTTCTTTTGGTTTCTTCATAAATATCATAGGTTCAATAAGTTCTGGCTTTACTTTACCATCTACTATTGTTTTATTTATGACTTTATTTTCACCAAAGAATTCCATTACATTAATAAGTTTAGGCATATTCTCAAATGCAAACTCTTCTGCACTATTATATTTTAATCCATATTGCGGTTTCATAATATGAGTAAAGAAGTTTATGACCTCATTATACAATTCTGTATATCCAGCAAGATTAAAATATTTGCATGCTGTAGGAATTATAGATCTAGACAGATAATAATCTGCAAAATCATTATCAAATTCTACTTTACCTATCATATTATAAGACATAATAAGAAATTCTCTTATAATAGATGGATATAGCGAACTAAAGTCACTATCTATCGCATTATCTACTACATCAATTGGATTTCCATATATTTTTATCTTATTATCATCAGATACCTTCATCGGATCTGCAACAAATGCACCAGAATATTTTTCATTAGGTTTAGGATTAAACTTGTTTACATTATTACCCATTATATATCCTAATTTATAAAATTCTTTTATTGCTCGATTTGTAAGATAAACTGTTTGACGATGAACTTTAGACTGTCGAGTATTATTCATTATAGATTTCATTGATGTATAGTCTATATCTCCACAAACTGCTTCAATACAATACTGTACAACAGTATCCATAATATTATAGAATACAAATGTCTTATAATCAAGATATGGAAGCTGCTTAATATCTGTAGTTATATGCTTATAATCAAGCTTTCTAACTTTTGCTATTACAGAACCAATATCATCAAGTTTATATGATTTAAACTTAGTCCGTCCTTTTCTTATAGAAGCAAACTGAATAAGTTGATCAAGATAAACTGTATAAGAAGATATCTGCCCAAAGTCTGTTCTTTCTGCAAAATCTCCTTTATGCTCTTCATCTACAAAATAATATGCAACCTTATTTTCAAAATCAGGATGACACATTATATCTCTTGGATTAACTCCGAGCTGTTCAATTCTTGCAATAATGTATGGAATATCGAAGCCCGCGTTCCATGCCATTATATAGTCTGGTTTAAATGTATTAACTGTCTTAAAGAAATCAGATATTAAATTTATTTCTTTATCTTCATCATAGAATCTAAATACAATATTGAAATCCATTAAAGGTCTATACTTTGGATTATCTTCAGCATCAACTGCATTATATAAAAAGTCTTTTAATTCTTTCATTAATACAGGACCAGTTTCTTTATTTGCCAAAGTGTTATAAAATTCATCTATAAGAGCATTTCCTTTTGTACGTAATAAGAATACATTGATTTGTTTCTCTTTATCAAATATACTACTTATTGCATTAATTGGACATTCTCCAGGTTGCGCAAAATCTCCAACTGCATTAATGCCATCGACCTCAATATCAAAGAATGCTTTAGTTGGATTATAAGAACTATTGACATATTTTTTATCAAATCTGAATCTATAATTATCTTCTATATTCATATCTGAATTAAATATATCTGGTTCCATATGAAGTTTCTTATTATCTCTTGCATTTTTAGTTCTTAGATTGTCATAAAAGAACTCTAACGCTCGTTTTCCAAGATGAGTTGCTATATCTTTTTCAAGATCTTTAAATTTGCATGTAACCTTATCTACATCATCTTTATCTATATACATTCTTGGATAAGATACACGTTTATCTGGTTTTGCTATATAATATTCATAAGTTGGATTCTTGATTTCCTCTTTATATTTTAATCCAGTATCCAAATCTTTATAAACAATTGTTAAATAGTCGTTTTCATCATTTTCCTTATAATTTCCGCGATGATACTCAGTATTAAGTATGGATATATTAGCTCCATCCTTATAATGCTTAATCATGATTTTACTCCTCCTATATTTACCTAATTAGATAAGTTTAGAAGCCTATTTATTTTATTTTTCTTATTATTTAAATATTTGACCATATATAAAATAATATATCTAGGCCATTTGAAGGCCTAGATATATTACATAATTAAGAAAGGGGTTTCATATGTCATCAAAACAATATAGATAGGGACAGACAACTTATCTATATTAATAATATGTTACTGTGCTAGTATTTAACTACTTTAACACTTTTATAAATAAAATTAAGGAGGTTAATATATAAAATGAGCGATTTAGGAATAGATATTTCTTATCTTGTAAAGGATGAGAAAAAGGAAGAAGAAGGCGGCATTAAACTTGGTACAATTAATATGAGTGATAAGCCTCCTGCAGAAGTTATTGAAGATGCTCCTAAAAAGAAAAAGAGAGAATCTAAAGCTCCTGATGTAAATGCTATGGCATCTAATGCAGCATCTGTTGAAACTCAAAATTATGCAGATTCATATAATGAAACTAATAATATTATTCGTGGTGCTATTATTCAGGCTGATGTTCTTAGTGGCGAAATTAAACAGGATATAGATGCAGTTAGATCTAGTAAAACTATAAAAAATAAATATACTTATATTACTAATCTTACAGCATCAGCTAGTGCACTTATCAATACAAAGATAGCTGCTGTAAAAGAACTTAATTCATCTATTACTCAGTCTCATAGATTTAATCTTGATAGACTTAAGATGTTTAATAATGAAAATAAAGATGGTAATGATGATGCTAGAACAATGGACCTTTATAATATGTATCTTACTGGTCCTATGGGTGGTTATATTCCCAATACTCCTTCAGTACAAGATATTAATCTTGGAGTAAATGGTTCATCTACTGGAAATATTCAAGGAGTTGATATGGGTGTTAATAATAATGGTGGACAGCCTCTTACTCCTGAACAGAAGAGAATGAGATTTGAATCAAATCCTGATATCAAAGTTGTAGTAAAATTTGATCAAGCATCTGGAAAAAGATTCTTCGATGTAATTGATGGATCTGGAAAGAGTATTCCTGATTATCCTAGGCCCGATGATTTTCTTCTTGAAGATACAACTATTGATGTTGCAGCAGGAGTTGCAAAGAATAGAAATATTAATCAGATCTGGCCTCTTATTATTATCGGTAGTGGCAATATTAATGAGTATTAAAAAAAAAAGAAGAAGACAGTAGCCCATGGCGGCTACTGTCTTTTTATATTCAAAATCAGATGTATCATCTTTTTATGAGGCATACATGTACATTTATTAAGGCAATCGAAGAAATCTATCTATGACAAAATTCTGTTCAAAACTTTTATATATCTTTTGAAAGGATGGTGTTTACGATTTACGGATTTGTCCAACGAACAAGAATTTATACATCTGATTTAATTTGTAGTTAGTATATTAGTAAAATTTAATAACTCCAAATTATATTTCCTCTATTATAATCAGGATTATTTGCATCATGCTTAAGAAGAATAATATCTGCATTATCTAACTGTAACTCTGAATTATGAGATATCATAATACACTGTTCAGTTCCCATAATACTCATTATTCTATTTAATACATCTGCAAAATAAACTCTATTATTATAATCAAGAGGTCCATCAATCTCATCAAGTTTAATTATATTGTATTTAGTACTACTATTATACAATAAAGAGAAACTTAATATCATAGATATCATTCCAATTTGTGAACTACTCATAGAAGATATATCATCATTTAAATATCCAGATCCTAAGCAAGGAATTCTAAATTCAGATTCATTAATAATAAATGGCTGAATTACATATTCCCCATTAAATAATAATGCTAATAATTCATTTGCTAAAGATATAATCTTTCCCATATATAATTCCATAAATACTAATTGAATTCCTGTTGTAGGAGATGAATAATATTTTATAGTTTCTATATATTCATATTTCTGTTGAAGCTCTTGAATTTCATTATTATAATCTGAAACTAAACTAATTAAGTGCTTTAATTTGTCTCTTTCAGCAATTAATGGATTAATTTCTTTAGTACAAGATTCTATATTACTATTAGCAGCATATACATTAGTTATAGCTTTATTAATCTCATCCATATTTTTCTGAAGCATAGAAATATTATTTAATACTTCATTATCTTCAGATTTATATGAATTCAATTTATCTTCTATCTCAAATATATTAGAATAAATACTTTCAAGATTTTTAAGATTAGTTAATCTAGTTTCTCTCTCAATTATTTTATTCTTAAGAGGTTCTATCTTATTAACTAAATCAGAAATTTCTTTATTTATTTTTTCTATATCTTCATTAATAGAATTAATAATGTCAAATTTGCTTTCATATAAATCTAATTGTTTCTTCATATCATCATATATAGATTTATTCTTCTTATAAATATCATAAAGATTACATATATCTATATAATTATTAATATCTTCAATAAATTTATATAATTCACTATTATCTGTCAATAAAGCTAATACATATTGCTTAATATCAGATGCATAATAACTAATTCTAGGAATCTTAGATAATATTCCAGAGTTCATATTATGCATTCTAATTATATTATTAAAATCATTTACAGCATTATTAAATATCTCTATATTAGAGATATTTGCTTTTATTTGATTTATTTCATCAGATAATATTTTTTCTGATTCTAATAAATTATTTATATAATTTGCTGTATATTTATTCTGAAAATCTAGTGCTGCTTTTATAAAAGGACAATCATCTATATTACAATTAGAAGGACGTTGTTTTATAATATTGAGAATATCATTTCTACTATTGTAATCATTAATACTTCCTCTAATAGATTCAAGCTCTTTCTCTTTCTGAGATAAAATATTAGATAACTGAGATTTATCTTTATAAGATAATCTACCATCATTCTCAATATTATTTATTATCTCATTCTGAATATCATAAGAATACTGTCCTTTAAATATAGAATATGCTTCATAGATATCATGAATAGTCTGAATAGATAATTGGTATTCTTCTCTGCTCATAGCAAGAATATCATCTACTCCAGTAAATTTCTTAAATTCATTTTCTATATCTAAAATAGTTTTATGATAAGATTCACATCTAGATTTATATTCATCATAATTTATTCCATTAGCTAAATTTTGAATTTGCTGAACTTTTCTACTAAGTTCAGCAGCCTCATCATCTTTTTTATCTATAAATAAATCTAATGAACTTCTATCTATCTGATTATCTATAAAAATTTGCTTTTCTTCATTTATAATCTTTTCATAATCAAATTTATAATTATCAGAAAGATTATAATCACTCTTTATTTTATCTAAAAGAGATTCATACTTATCTATTTCTTTTAAATAATTATCATGAGTATTATTTAAAGTCTCATATCTATTTTGAATAGATCCATCTGGATCAAGTAATTTTATACGAGACTGAGCTTCTGCTAATAAAGATATAGCATAATCTTTATTTTTCTGAGCATTGACAATCTTAATCTCAATAGCATCTAATTGTGATTTAAGATTATTAGTATCTCCCATCATCTGAAGTTTTGATGCTACAGATGATATCATAGATTTTAGATTAGAAGATTTCTTGCTAAGAACTTTATAAATATTATTATATACATCAAGAGAATTTATAATAGAATTTACAAATCTTTTTCTTTCAGCAGGTTTTTTATCTGCTAATCCTCTATCATCATTTGATAATTGAGATAGTGCTACAAAGTTAGCATCTAATCCTAATTCACTAAAGATAATATCTTTATAAGATGATACATTTCCATTAGGATTTAATTCTATAAATTCAGGTCCATGAGCTTTAGATATATATGCTTTAGTTGTTTCTCTATCACCATTTTGTTTAACTTCATGAACAAAAGAAAGTTTATAGATAGATTCCGAATCGCCTAAATAAATTTCTTTAAATGCAGGTAATCCAGGTATAAAAGAATCATTAGGATCGGGAAATACATTTAATGATTTCATAAGTGTAGATTTTCCAGATCCGTTATCTCCACGAATAATTATTATATTATTTTTGCATTTTGCCATATCTATATGAATCTCATATAGTCCCATACCATTATAAATACCTATATAATTCTTAAGGTATATTGATATAAATTTCATTATTCTCCCTCATTTCAAGCGTTTAGGAATGCTTTTATATTTTTGTTATGGATAACTTAAAAAATAAATAGAAGGAGGATAAATTCCTCCTTCTATTTTCTTTAGCATTTATTCAAAAATCCATATAAAAAGTAATTTAATTTATTATTGTCAAGTAGTGGTTTTGGAAAACCAGAAGACCAATCTATCATATATTCTTTATTGCAAGATTTACATTTCATAGATCGAATTTCATACTTGTCAAAATAAGTCATTTTTCCTTTTAAATAATTTGTTACAGCTTCTGAATAATGCTGTGGATAACCATTAAAACTAATAAGTTCTATTCTCTGAGCTTTACAATTTGGACATACATCTGGTCTTATAAATTTAATTGGTTCAATCATGACTGATACTTGTACCAAGCACCTATCATATTTCCAAGTGTGTTCATAAGTGTAAGCTCAGATACGCCAAGAGTATTAAAACTATTCTCGTTAGCTTCTATAAGAATTTCTTTAATAGAAGAAATATTATTCTTTAATTCCTTCTTGATATTTACATTCTCAGCATTAAATCCAGCAGATGATATTGTAGATTTAGTACTGCTAAGAGCATAGCAAATTAAATCTACAATATAAAATTCATCTGTAATATTCATATTAAAAGCAAATTTAAGAGCGATATATAATGGAATTGTTCTAAGAGTCTTTGCGACAAAATTCTGTTCCCAAATGTCTAAAGTACTATAATCAATATATATGCACTTTAAACTATCAAATATGATTTTAAGAAAATCATACTTTTCTTTATCAGAAATATTCTTATTAGTAATATTTACATACTTATCCTTAATCATATTAAGATATCCAACTCTTAATACATATTCTTTTTCAATAAATGCGTTATTATCACTTCTTATAACTGTCTTAAAATTATTCAAATTAGAATATCTAGAATTTGGAGTATCAGTATCTTCATTATCTGGAGCTATAAATGTATAGATCTCACTAATCCTAGAGAAATTAGAGTCTATCATAGATTGTACTAATTTACAATCATCCAATTTGTATCCAAGTTCATCAGCTATACATCTTGTTGGCTCCATATAGGTCTGCTGACCTATATTACCATTTATAATTCTATTATAATGATTAATAATCTGAAAATTATAATTATTTAAAATACTCATTCTTCATTTTTATCCAAAGGATTCTTTCCCAATGGCCTTTCATTTTTAAGTTGTTCTAGAAGTTTGCCTCTAATGAATATTAAAGATGCTCTGGTATATGGAATATATCCGCCCTGCCATCTAATCATCTTAACTTGATATCCACAATTCTTACAAACTCCTATACATTTAATTTCAGTATCTTCTGATATAGGATCACCATCATCTGTTAAATCCATAACTGTAACCTCACTATCTACTACAGTTAATGGAGATGAACATTTATGACAGCATCCTGGTCCATGATATATAAATGGATTAATTTCTATTTCCTTTTTTCCCATTTTATATCGCCTCCGGTTCTGTATATCTCATAGTTTCAACTTCTCCTTCTGCTACTAACTTTGCATCAGGATATCTTGAACTATCTTTAGATGTCAGTTCAGTGAATGGTTTTTTAACACCATTCACTATAACATGGCCTACTATAAAATTTCTACCTCTCTTCTTTTCTAACTCTACTCTAAGCTTAAGTTGTTCAGAAGAATAATAAAAATATTTATACATTGCTTATCTCCTCCAAGCTTACAATTTCACCTTCATCAGCATTAATTACAGGTTTAATGATAGATTGCATTGTAGCAATAACTTCATTAGCAACTGCAATTTGATCAGAATAATCTTTACCTGTAAGTTTGGAATCAAATACCATAGCATCTCGAATATTAATAGTTTTCTTATAGCTTTCCATAGCTTCAAAGAATTCTTTATCCCAAGTATTTGGTTCTTGATAATCTTCAAAGAATCCTCCTTCATATATAGGAGCATAAGGACAAATAGTTCCAGTAATACCCGGATTACCATCTGATGATGAATCAAGATCTACTTTACCAATGTGAGATGGATAAATAGATCTATAAATTTCAGGAATAGAGTTATTAGAACCTTCACCTAATCCTGCTATTCCTTTATAAGTGAATTTAAGAGCTTGCATAGCATCCATATCAGATACCATATTTCTGTAAGAAACCATTCTAGATGTCGATATTGCATTAAGCAAATAACTAGGATCAGTTCTTATAGCTTTCTTTATACTTGCTATACTAGCTTTTTTATTCATATCAGAAACTCTATATATACCTTTTACTATCTTAAAAGCATAGAGAGAAGCTATATATTCTGCGAATCTAATTCTCTTATAATTGATATCAAGATTATCTTTAAGTCTAAGAGCATTAAATTCTCTCATTATCCATCTGAAAATATGATAAGTTGTTGCTTTATCTTCTTCAGGAAGTCTGATAGATTTACGTGTAGATATATCATATATAGATTCAAAAGAACTTAAAATACTATATCCTTTTTCAAGAGGATCTGCTATAGTATCTCCATCTTCTGGATTATAAAACTGATATATTTTTTCATTACAATGAGAACCAAATTCTGCACCAAGGCTTCTAACCCAATATTTATCATCGAATATAATTTCATATGGAAGTCCAGGAACTATATTCTTATAAAGGGTTAATACCAAAGTCTGTATAATTGGATTCTTATCAAGTAATACCTTAGGACTACTAATATATACTCCTTCAGAAGGACTTATTGTATACATATTTTCATCCTTAGGATCATAGTCAGAAAGATATATAGCACCATTTAATTCAAGGAAATTAAGAGTGCCATAATATCCAAATTTTGCGAGAATATACTTAACTGCAGAAATACCTTTATTAAATATTCTCGAATGATAATAAGTTAATTTAAGATTCTCTCCTGCAGTTGTAGTAATACTATTATCAAAATATCTAGTGACTCTAGCTGCCATAAATACTATCTTAAATGTAATTGATGGTACCTTTGCATTAGAAGTTCCATTATTATAAGTAGAACCATCTACTATCTGGAATAAAGTGGATCTCATAATACCATTAATCTTAAAATAATATTTCTCAACTATTCTAGGAATTGCTATAAGAACATCAAAATATTCTTCACTAGGGTTCTCTTCAGTTCCACGAGAATCCTTAGCATAATAAGTTACTATAAGAAGTCTTATAGCAGATTCTTTAATATTGATATAATCATACTGATTATCACGTTTCTTCTTCTTATTCTTATTTTTATTCATATCCTCATAATAAGAATAAAGAATAGAATTTATTTCATCATAATTGTCTACAACTCTATATGAATGTACTTTTATTGTGAAATAAGGATTTTCTCTTTCACAAGAATAAATTACATTCATAAGTTCTGTTACAATTTCATCTTCATTTCTCTGAAAGAATATCGGATTGAAATGTTCTCTACTATCTTTTATATACTGAGATATTGCTTCTCTTGGATTAGTAGGATTATTCATCATCACTTTCTCCTCCATCTCCATAAGAACCTGTAAGTTCTGCAGATATACTCGTCCCAATTGGATTAGGAACATCTGGTGCATTATCTTCAAGAATTAAGGTTGCCTTAATATCAAGGGCATTACATATATCTTTAAGCTTTCTAAATGTAATGCTACCTTTTCCAAGGAGTCTCTTATCATTATTATAATTAACTCCAAATCTTTCACCATATTTATCAAGATCTATATGTTTAGATATAATAGCTTCTTTAATTGCCTTCATTTCAGGATCATCATTTGCTCCTACTTTTGGTACAAATAAATTATCTATTGTAGTCAATATAGATCTTTCTTCAGAAGCTAATTTCTGTTGACTTTGTATAATCTCTTTTAAATTACTAGCTTCTCTAAAATTTATAATATTCTGCTCACTATACATAGACCTTTCTGAACCCTGAGGCTGAACATAAATATTCATGCCGCCAGTCATATAAACACCAGGTCTATTATCAAACCTATTTCTTACTGGATAAATATATCCATCATTATTTCTTACAGCAGTATACTGGCCAAATAATTCAGGATGTTCCATCAATTCTTTTTCGGTGGTGACATCATATATAGCATCACCTATTTTAGCTTTTTCTAATGACATTTTTATCCCTTTCTTATATATCAATATAAAAATAAAAGAGGTGGGTTTTTTCCCACCTCTTTTTTACTTTGAAATTATCAAAGGCCCTTATCGTTCTTAATAATCTGCTTAATATACTCACCAGGAGTAATTGTATATATCTTTGTATCTCCATCTACAGATACTCCTGCAGTAAATACAGATCTGAGAGTTACCTGAAGCTCTTCATCAGGAGATGCATTCTTATCGAGGAACTTCTTAAGAACATCGATAAGAGTACCAAGCATCTGATCAGTATGCTCAAGTGTTACGAATCTACCATAAAGAATAGATTCAGCTTCATGGTCACAGCATGTAATAAAGAGATCAGAATGATTATCAATCTCCTTATCAGCATCCTTAAGATCATCTTCATTAAATGTAAACGAGAGGAACCAGTTACCCTTATCCTCCTCATCTTCATCCGGCTCAATGAATTCAAGAGCTGCTCCAAAGATAAATTCACCCTTAGTATTCTTATACTTAAATGCAATCTTCTTATAGCTCTTATCTTCAGACAGCTTCAGTACATCTGCTATTGTACTGAAAAATATACGATACATATCTGCGGTTCTAGATTCGACCCACATGAAATTAAAGTTGTCATGGAGCTCGATGCTATAGTTTGCTGCAATGCTCGTGTTTTCAAAGTTAAATTCTTTCATGATAAATTTCTCCTTAAATATAATAATATTATTTTTAAGAGTCTTAATCATATTGATTAAGACTCTTTTACACAAATATAATATCTACTTATCTAAACGTTTAGTTTAGATTAAAATTTTACAAATATTTATCTGGATTTGCTTTAAATGAAGCCATATCTACAATAATTGCTTCAGGACGTATTTTAGAAGTTTTGGAACTACTAAATCCTATATATGGTACTACCAATATATCAGTTGTTCTAGTAACTCCTGCATCTCCTCTAGCATCACATCCTTTACTATCAAGATATGACTGAAGTTCTTCATCTGGTCTACAACCAGTAAATCTTATTACCTTTCCAGTATCAATTGTTCCATATGATTGAATTATATTATTCATATTAGATATGAATAATAAATCTTCTTTAAGATCATTTCTTTCAGAAACAATTGTATTAGCTATTACATTTCCAATTCCATGAATAGCTCTTAATTTCTCATAAAGTATTTCATCTGTATCTCTTATAATTTCTTTTAGAGTTATACACTTTAAAATCTTTTTCCAAGTCTCAATTGCTATTCCTGTAAACCCAATACTTCCAATAAGCTTATAATCTTGAATAGGTGTATTCTTTATTACATTTATTCTTTCTATAAGAGCTTCAGAAGTTTTAGGACCAAGAAATTCAAGATCTTTAATTGTATAATTCATTAATTCACTAAATGATGAAGTCTTTAACGTTCTAAAAGTTTCTTCTCCAAAATCTTTTAGATTTAATTTATCCATCATATTAGCCATTTTAGATATTAATCTCTCAGGGCATTTCTTATTTGGGCATATTACAGATTTTCCTGATTCATTTATAATCAATTCAGTTCCACAATATGGACAAACTTTTGGAAATTCTTCTGGAGGATTTGGATTATGAAGATTATTATTTGTATACAGCTTGCTTACATATGGCATTACATCATTTGTATATTCAATCTGTACTACATCTCCAATTGCTAATCCTAAATCCATAAACCGTTTATAAGAATGACCACTAGATTTTGTATGAATGGTTCCATAAAATTCTACTGGAGTATAATGAATCATTGGGGTTACAATTCCGTCTTGTCCAATGGTATACGTATATCCAGTAAATATAGCTTCTCTTACTAAAGGATTAAATTTGATTGCTATACTATATTTATTTATAGAATTTTCTCTTCCAAGAGCTTTAATAATCTTTGGATCTGTATAAGAAATTACTACTCCATCGTACATAAATGGAAGTATATTTCTCATAGCTTGAGCTTCTTGTACAAATTTATATACTTGGAATAATACTTGTGTATAGGTTCCTCTAAGAATTGCATACTTAAGATATATTCCAGAATTATAATATTTATTAAGAAACTCTATTTCTGTTATTCTATCAATATCATCAATAGAAGTTGCTAATGGAACAAGGGTTATAAGATCTCTATAATCATATGCATCAGAAGATCCTAATAATCCTATTATTCCATTTCGTGAATTTTTATATGCTTTACCTCTTAATCTTGACATTTTATCGAGATTATTATAGGTCATAATAGCCTCAAATTTCATACCAAAAGATTTATCTATAGGTTTAGCATATGGGAATTTATATCCACCAAGAATATCTGTAAGATCTGCTGCTATATCTTCATTAGCATCTCCTCTACTTCTTGCTGATATAATATGATCAGTTACATCTGCTTCTACAGATACACCATCATACTTTAATTCTGCTACCATTTCAAATGGAGTTGTCATATCAATGAGTCCCATCTGTAAATGTTTTCCAAGAAAATCTCTTTCAAAAACTTTTACATTTTCATCATTAAATACTCCACGATCAATAGCTTCTTTATCCAAAGTAAATTTACACTTATCAAGTGAGCCAACTAACTTTGGATATTTATGAGGAATATTTATATTACGTTTCGATATAGTTTTTCCACTTGAAATAAATTCTTTATCTATATAAAGATTAGGGTCTATTGGTGGACTTTTTATTATATCATCATAATACAAACTATCATTAACAAATTTATCAATATCTGGAGTATCTATAAATACCATAGGATCTTTCATATCCTGATTGGTTACAAGTTCTCCATTTTGATTAAATTCAATTACTGGTGCTCCTATTTGAAAATTCTCATTATATTTTTTATATTTTTCAAGCAAAAGATCATAAACACCATCATCAAGAAATAATACAGATTTGTCTGTATTATTATAAACTATCTGACTTATAGAAATTATAATACTTGCATTGGCTACATCAAAATTATCTAATGTATCTTTTGCTAATATCTTCATAGTTTCATCAGAAACTAATTTAATATTAGTTGCATTTAATACACTTAAATCACCAGACATTAGTCTTTGTAAAATATTATTTAATATTTCTTGCATAAAATTATTCCCTTCAATAAATTAATAGAGATAGGATGTTATTCCTATCTCTATTATAATATTTATTTGAAAAACTTCATCGGATAAATTACTATTGGATGCTTCATATCCCTTTCTTTAATATGCCGTGCAGCTTCTTCTCTCCAATCCAATTTCTCATTCTTATCAAAGAATGTAAATGGGCTAATGAGTTTATCTTCTGGCGGTCTATTAAATACCATAGGATAGATTTCCATTGATACAGCTTTCTTTTTAGGATGCCTTGTAAATATTAACTTTAGACCCATAGATTTTAGATATGCATTAAGAATTTCAACATTTCTATTCTTAGATTCCATATCAAGTTTAATATCTATATTGAATGGGTCATCTGTTAATAGTGCTTCAGTTAATCGTCTTGCATGAGGAGATGTAGAATAAATCATAAGCATCTGTACAACAAGTTCTGCACCAAGATGAATAAGATTTCCTGTCTCCATATTACCGAATCTAATCGGTGTCCTAGCAAAAATTGATTTATAGTTATTGCTACTCTTACTCTTACTATTTTCATTTCTGACATTAGTAGCAGAAAGAGAAGTAACACTAAACTTTTCCTCGGCATACTGCTTAAGCCTATAAATATATTGATATCCATATACCATAGGTCTTCTGGAACAAGCATAACGTATTTTTCCATTAGAACCTACAACAGGCATATACATATATTCTGGCTTAATCCAAGGAAATGTTTTATAAAGTTGATCTACCTTATCAATAGTCATATTCTCAGACATTGGCTCTATTGCAAGATAGAAAGATTTCTCATTACCCATAAGCATATGCATATATTGGATACAATCAAAGTCACTATGACTTTCAAAGAAATCCAGTGAATATTCATACATACTGGGTGATACTATCTTAAGAAAATCTAGATACATTCTAATACAATCGCTTATGTCAAAAACGTTCATATTAAAATATTCTATAAGTTTCATTGAGATATAGCTTACAGTTATTTCAAATAACTGACCTGCATTTTCTCGTCCATAGACACCACACATATTAAGTATGACATCTACAACTTCTCCAGATTCAGTTCTAGGCATTTCATCATCAGGTTTTATCTTTGCAGTAATTCCTTTGCCTCCATACCTATTACTAAGTTTATCTCCTTGAGCTACATTTATTTCTTCAACAAGTGTAATCTCAAGTACAATATTTGAGAATGCTCTTTCAGAATAATATTGTTTTCCATTAAGAGTATTCTGTGCTATAGAATAGAGTCTCTGAAGATCATAGTCCATCTTATATCCAGTATTTACAAATGGAGAAAGAATTTCAACTATCTCTTCGCACATTCTCATATTCTCTTTATAATATTTATTGATCTGTGCATTATATGCATATTCCTCAAGTTTCTGAGGAGCATTACAATAAACATCAATATCTACCACTCTACCAGCTACAGTATATCTTTCATCAGAGATCGATAATTCTCTAAGTCTAGCATAAGACTGGCTGTATAAAGATTCTTCTCGCTTCTCTCTTCTTAATCCACAAAGAATACTATCTTTAACCTTTTCTCCTATATCAGGGAAGATTTTATAGATATTATTATCTCCATAAAGATTAAGAGGAATATCGTTATCATTAATAACGATAGAAACTTTCTTTACAAGAGGAGATGCTAATTTCTTTGAAGCTGATTCAGAAATTACTATAGCATCTTCCATAGTCTTCTCACAAGCAGAATACATTGTAAGAAGATTCTTTCCATCCATTCGATTATCAAATTCATCAAAAGCCATAGACTTCTGAATTATTGTTCCTTCTGGAATACGTTCTCCAACCATAAGACTATCTATTTTATTATTATCAAATAAATAGCCATAGTTTTCAGTTACATGTTTATATTCTTTTCGTTCAAATACATGAATATTATCATCAGTATCAATAGTAAATACATAAAATTGATGCTTGGGATCATAGGAAAATTTAGGTACAATGCCTATAACTTCCATATCCCTGTCTACATCAATAAATGATGATGAATTTCGTCCAAATTCCATTTCATATCCAGTTTGGATATATGGAACATCTGGTTTCATTAGTGGTAATCTATGTTCAAGCTGCGTACCAAACATAAGTTTTCTTGAACCAGAGTTAGATGCATTAAATGGCATCTGTAGTCCCTTGCCAAGAATGTGATCAATATTATCTACTTTCACATTCTCAACTTGATTCAAAATATTAAGTGACATATTATTTCTCCTTTATATAAAAATAATTCTGATGGAGTATATCCATCAGAATTATAATATCTCTTTAATATTTAATTTGACAAACAAGGGTTAAGTTTGTTAAGAATGCTTCTACTTACATTAAATTCAGACTGTACTTGTTGTTCATCTTCTATATCATATTGATCAAGATCTTCTTTAAGATATTTAAGTGCTTCATTAATAAACACTTCTCTAAATTCTTCATCGCTATTAAGCTTTTCTTTAAAGTTTTTCTGAGCAAACTTAAGATCACTTCTATCTCCAAAATAAAGATATGCTCCTGCTCCATTTACTCTCTTTGCATTCTTAAGCTCAAGGAATAATGAAAGATCTGCATCAAATCCTTCAGCCTGATTAAATACCATAGTACAAGATTTACCAGCTCTATTATTTCTAGATTTTACAAGAGTAATATCAACAAGATTTCCAGGAATACCAAATGCTTCATCTTCCTTAAGTTTTGTATTATCATCAAATCTAAGAAGAAGATTTGTAAGATATATAATTGTATTACCGCCAGGAAGAGATTCATCCTGCTTAAGATAAGAAAGCTGTGCTTTAGATCTCTGCATAGGATTAATATCTATCTTCTTATTAATATGATTAATCATAAGAAGAATAATATTAGCAGATTTAAGCATAGGAATTATTCTCTTAAAACTCATAGAGTTTACTTTAGCTGCTGCTGTAGCAGACATTGAACCAGAAAGTTCCTCTTCTTCTGTATACTGTTCAGGCATAAGAAGTGCAACTGAATCGAGAATATATACAGTAGGTTCAAGTTTAAATATTCTTTCTCCATGAGCATCAAATAATCCAGTATCATATTCGTATGCTTCACGATTATTAAGTTTCATATCATGAATCATACGAATTCTTTCGTAAAAGTTTTCTGCAGTAATACCAGTATTTCTAGAAATATATCTATTCTTTAAATCATCTCCATGGAATCCAGAAAGGAGTTCTTTTCTATATTCAGTAAGACCTCCTTCAATATCATCATGGAAAATACAAGCATTAGGAAAATCTCTTATAATATTAGATGCTGCCTGAATTGCAAAAGTGGTTTTACCGCATCCAGAACGACCAATAAGCATTACAAGGCATCCATCTTGAATACCTACAGAATAATATTTTGTATGTCTTACATCAGAATTAACGTGTACAACAGTTCCATTCATAAAATCAAAGTTAAGAAATCCAGTAGAATATCCTACACTAGATGTGGATTCTTCCTTCATTCTAGTATCCTTATGCTTAGAAACTGCTTCTCTAAATAAACTCGAAAGTAATCCTGCCATTATAATTTCTCCCTTAAATATATTTTATTATATATTACTTCTCTGCTTCCCAATCATCATCAGATATAATATTATTTTCAGTAGAAGTATCATATTTTACATCATCAGATGTAGATGTTTTTATATTCTTAATACTAGTTATCCATTCAAGAATCTTACTAGCATTTTCTTCACGCTGAATATTCTTTTGTGCTTCTATCATAAAATTAAGAAGATTTGCAAATACTGCTGCAGAATTTGGATAGAGTTCCATAAACTTCTTATATTTATCTGCAACTTTTTCTATAGTAATATCATCTTCATAATGAGTATAAAGATTTTCAGTATTCTTAATAATACTGGAATCAGATTCCATATAATTAAGTAATTCATTAAAGATATCTACTTCTTCAGGATGCTCTTTTGCTTTATCAATAAATTTGCTAAGATCTTCATTCATCTGAGGAATTTCAAAAGATGCAATTATATTAAATGCATCCGGATTGCTTTCATTTCGGGTAATTGAAGGTGTGAATTCATATTTCATGATTAAGTTCTCCTTTGATATTTTATTATGAATAAGTTAAAAAACATGTAATTTTGAAAAAAAAATAAATAGGGAGAATAATATATTCTCCCTATAAATTATGGAACCATTAAATTATTTTTATTCATATCTTCAACAATATTTAATACTTTAGAATAATCATTACTGATAGATCTAAGATTAAATCTTGTTTTAGGTTTACCTTTTTCTATCCACATTTTACTATATTTAGTAAGCACTAATTCGATTTTATCTTCAGGCATATTGTTAAGAATAATAAGAACAGCATTACTTACAGATCCATAAATTTCTGTAAATGAATCTCCAAAATCATCCTGTTCAGTTTCATCATATGTCTCGAACATTGTGCCTAAGAAAAGATCTGTAATAGAGTCAAATAGTTTTTCATAAATCCAAACTATTTTTTGTTCATCCATTATACAAGGATCTCTAAAATATATAGAGAAATTTAATCTCTTTACATTAGTAATTTCATTCTTTGAAGAGAATCTACAAAGAGCTAAATTACAAGCTGTATTTTGATCAAGTCCAATAGACTTAAGTTTTTCTATATAATTATTATTAATTATATTAGACATATCCAAGTATTGCTGTTTAATTATAGCATCAGGATTTTCTGAAGTAAAATAATCATATGCTATTTTATTGCACATTAGTCTTGTAGAATATTCAAGAGGTATGCTTCTAATAGCTTTGATAAAAGGTACAATAAATCTTATATCTCTAAGCATATTAGAATATTTTGTTTCATTCTCAAGTATGTCATTAGAGATGGTTCCAATATTAGTTTTAATAGTATTAATTAAAGTTTCTTCATTCATGTAAGGGTAATTAAATAATTGATTGATCGAAAAATTATTTGCATAATTTGTAAGAGGAAACAAAATAAAAACCTCCTTTATAATATAATACAAATCCCCTAGCTATTACACTAGGGGATTTGTATTGTTAAAACTTTTGCAATAACTTGTTTTTAAATAAGACACGTATATCGTTTTTATTCGATAAATCTATATTTTTATAGATTTATTTAATTGTTTGGTACTATGTAAACATTTACTCCTCTCTTAGTTACAGGACCACAATCTTCATGAGTAGGACAGCATATATCTATAAGACCATCTCTAGGTCCTCTATCTTCTACTACATAATATCCATATCCTTCAATATATATTGTGGTTCCAAAAGGTAAAGATGGACCAGCAGCTACTGTATATCCATTTATAGCTTTTACTCCACTTGCAGTTATGCCTTCAGCAGATTCACAGCAATGAACGCATCCTGGAGTATATCCAGTAATTCTCCATGCACCTACTAATTCATAACCAGATGTATCTACTTCTCCTGTGTAGTTTTTCATATCACTACCATCAGGTACAGTTATATCAACAGCAGGATTCATTCTAGTTCCATATTGGTATTCTCCATTTGTTCCTGCTTTAATAGTAGTTCCTTTTACCGAATCCTGAAATTCTTTAAGAGACTTTGCAAATTGATTTGCAATATCCTCATTTATTTTTAATAATTCAGGATCATCTTTAGAAGGGATAATTATTTCCATACCAGCATGAATATATCCTTCTATTTTATTATATTTCTGAAGAGCTTTAAAAAGTTCTCCAGTTCCATAATATTTTGTAGCTATAGTATACCAGTTATCTCCATTCTGAATAGTATACTTAGTTCCATTATTTGATACTGTATAATTTGTAGGTATTTCTGCTTTTACATCTTTTATTTCAGAAACAAGTACAGAATTATCAGGTTTTGGTTTTTCTACAATAGATGGCTGTTCAATAACTTCTATTGTTTCTTCTTCTGGAAAAACAATTTCTTCATTAATAGATTCTTCTAGTTCAGAACCATTATCTTTTTCAGATAATTCGATATTTGGTTCATAACTAAAATCTGCTTCTATATTAGAAGTTATTATTTCTTCTTCAAATTCAGGGTTATTGAAATAAATCGCTCTAAATCTTACCGATTCTTTTATATCCCCTTCTATATAATCAGTATTAATAGATTCAGTAGTTTCTTCAATAATGGTGGTTTCTGTGGTGTCATTAATACCTATGGAATCTTTTCTTTCATCCGTCATTCCCATTATACAGATTATCATGCATATTACTATTATGACAGTCATTATTATAATAGAAATATTGAATTTGGTAAAAATATTCATAGTTTTTAAATCTCCTTTAATTTTAGACAAAAAGATACACCTAGAGTTTTCTCTAGGTGTTTTTATATTTTACTTCTTGTCTTTATTTTCTTTGTTATTAGATTTTTCATCTGCTTTAGACTTAAGGTCTTTTTTCTTGAGCTTGTTTTCGGCAATAGGATTAAATCCAAGTCCATTACCTGCAACAAAACCCTGTTCAGTAATAACTCCAATATTCTTACTCATATTAGAATTCCTCCTTTATATAAGAATTTATTTTATGAGTTTATTTCTATGTATAACTCAATTTTATAATATCCAATTATTATTTAACTTTCTCTACTTACCTTTGCCTGTTTATCTGCTAAAGTCTTAGGAAGCATATAATCATTATTAAGTATATTAGTATTAAGTAATGAAGATATCATATATGCATTTAAAGTGTTTTTAGCAATAGAATCTGTTTCAGATATTTTAATATCTTTTTCAGATATCTTTCCAAGTACAGAAATAGTTTGATATGCTTCAGATTTAGCATCCATATAGTCTGCTCTCCAAGTAGACATTTCTTCCATAGTTTTATCAAGACCTATAACTGCTAATGCTTCCATTTCTCTATCTGCAGTTTTGCCACCTTTATCATGTCCTACAAGTAATCCAGATTTCATATCTCTATTATCTATATTAGAAGGAGTAGAATTTTTCTTTGTAAGAAACTGTTTCATCTTCTTTATATGAATATAGATAACCATTCCAGGTTTAGACCATACTGGATTTCCTTTGGAATCTGTATATAAATATGGTAATGCTACTTTTTCAAGTAGAGGTACATTTAATACTTTTAATGCATCTTCTATTTCATACATTTTAGGTTCTATTTCAAAAGGTTTGGTATGAAATCTAAAAGGTAAATTCTTTTTACAAAATTCTAGGAATTGAGTATCTGTCATAGAAGAAAATAACTTTTGGTAATATGCACTATTATATCCTTTACTATCTAATTTATCCATAACAGAATATATTAATTCTTCTGCTTTTTGTCTTTTACTATTCAAAGTTATTGGACCTCCTTTATATATAGTATATTTTAATATAATGTCAATAGAAATAATTAATTAAGATAGATTATTAAAAAATATATGTAAAATGTAATAAAATAATAAAGAACTAACAAAATTGTAAGGGCCAAAAGGAAGGGCTAGGGGTAAGGAGAAAATAGAATAAAATATAAGATTAAAAAATATAAAAATAGAATAAAATATAAGATTAAAAAATATAAAAATAGAATA